GTGCTGGCCATGACCAACCAGTACTGGGACCAGAACGGCGACCCCATCGAGTACGCCCTGGACTTCCTCGGGGCTGGCAGAGAGTTGTCCGCTGAGTACAACATCTGACCACAATGAGACGGGGGGCCGGTTGCAGGGTTGTGGCCTCCCTGCAACCGACCCCCTCAGTACTGACGGAGCGGCCTTGTACTGCCGTGGGGCTCAGCGCCTCACAGGCTGTTGTGAAACGAGAAGCGGCGCTTCCCGTCCGCGATCTTCACGCCCACCTCGACGACACGGCCGTTGGCCAGCAGGACACGGCGCACCGCCTCACCGACCGTAGGGTAGGGGCCCTTCAGGTCGAGCAGTTGACGCTCCTCGTCGCTCGCCAGCCGCGAGGTGACATCCGTGAAGACCTCCGCCTGCGTCGAACCCATCCGTTCGGCGGCGAGTTCCCGGGAGCCCGACGGAATGGACTCGGACCGCGCCAGCTCCGGTGTCACCGCCGTGACCTCGGGCGGGTAGTACGAAAATCCTGTTGCCACCGGCTTGCCGTCGATCAGGTTCAGCCGCTGTCGGCGCAGCACCTCCTCGCCGGGCTGCACTCCCAGGTGGTGTGCGATGTCGGGCGGGCAGGGGACCATCCCGATGGACAGGATCTGCGTCGTCTCGTTCTTGCCGAGCGCCCGGCCCGTGGCTGCGCGGTTCTCTGCCCGGTTCACCACGGTCGCATTGCGGTGCGAAAAATCCGCAACGATCGGCGGCCGATTGCCGTCCGACGGCTCCAGGTAGCCCTCTGCTGTCAGCAGTTCCACGACCTTGTCGATCGTGGCTCGCGACGTGTTGTACTCCTTCACCATCTTCCGTCGTGCGATGAGGGCAGTACCGGGTTCCAGGGCGCCGGACGTGATCTGTCCGCGCAAACTCTGGGCAATAGCCCTGTACTTGGGGATTCGCTCACTCACGCTCTCTCTCTCCTTCACCTTGTGGCCTAGGCCGTATTGTGTCATGCTGGAGTCCGCAACGCCAGCCACGAAGGAGCGTTGCGGAGAACGCAAGACACGAGTGAGAACCCTTGCGGCTCTCTGGGTGAGGACCAGCCTCCCTTGCAAACGGCCCAGGCCAGGATATCGCCCTGCCTGCGGAACGTGTCAGGAGGCATCCAGCCCACTCGGACGGAAGGAGAAACGTGACAACGCCGGTGACGGTTCCACCGAAGCCGACTCGCGACCCCGACGTCCACCTGAAGGACCGTGGCGCCAGCAAGAAGCCGCGCACCCTGAAGGGTGACATCGAGAAGCTGAGAGGCAAGGCGTCGGAGGTTCGCAGCAAGTGGACCACCGGACGACAGGCAGCAGCCGGAAAGAAGAGGGAGGTCAGACGGAAGGCCGGGGACGTCCTGGCCCCCGCGAAGAAGAGGGTCAGCGAGGAGAGGCAGCTCGCCGACGAGACGGTGAAGTCGATCTACAAGGCCATCGGTTCGGTGCGTTCGGCACTCGATCCGGCCAAGGGGAAGGCTCGTCCGTACGTCACGTCCTTCCTGATCTCGTGCGTGATCTCGTGGGCCCTGGGGCCGCAGGTACTCGTAGCCATCTACGAACGACTCTGGTTCCACACGAGCACGACGAGCTGGGGTGTGCTGCACGGACCGGGGCGCTGGTTCCGGGACACGGTGGGCATGGCTGCCGAGACGGGGCAGATGTTCGGCCTGATCGCCGCGATCTGCCTGGGGGTGACACCCATGTTCCTGTTCAGCGTGAGGAACATGGTGGCGAAGTACCTCGCCGAGTCGCCGTACTACGGCAAGGCGGGCAGGTTCGCCATCAGGTGGCTTGCTCGGGCCCCTTACCTGGTTCCGACCGTCTACCTCATCGGCGTGGCCTACCCGCAGTACGTCACTCCGGTCTTCGGCAGCCCCTGGCGGCTGGAGATGTGGCACTTCTACGTGGCCGGACTCTTCTGCACTACGTACTACTTCACGATGTGGGTCTTCGATCGAATCGAACGGCTCCGCGTCGAACGGCAGGCCATGTCTGCCGAGGAGCAAGCCAGTACCCAGACCATGGGGCCCGGCATGTTCCACGCACTCCTGATGGTCCCGCTGGCTTCGATCATCTCGGGTGCACTCCTCTACACCCCGAACGCTGCCTGGTAGTAGAGGGGCCTCCGTTGCGGAGCGAGTCGCTTGGATTGCAAACCAAGCGACGCCGGGTCAAACCGGCCGGAGGTACGAAGCGGTGAAAGGCGCCGCTGGAAAGGAGAAGAGGTCGTGAACTTCAAGGACGACGACCACAACGGAATGCCGGTGCGCGAGCCGCGCCCCGGTAACTGACGAGGGGGCAGAACGCCAAGGGGCGTTCTCTTCGAGAAAGGGAGTAAAGGTGTTCCAGGCCATCGTGCAGCAGCAGCGGATCGAGGTTCCTGAGACCTCGTGGCTCGGCCACATGTCGATGGCGGGATTCGGTCTGGCCATCTTCATCGTCTCGGTCCTGTGCATCAACGGATCGAAGAAGACGCAGAAGCAGATGGGGCCCTGGGGTCCATTCTTCACGGTCGTCATGAACAAGACCGTGACGGAGCCGACCAAGCGCATCGCGATGAAGTGGGGAGGTGGAGATGAAGGGTTCGACTGGCGCTCACTGATGACATTCCTGATCGGAATGCTGGGCATGACGGCGATCCTCAGCTCCACCGGCGGCTTCGTCCTGACGCTGGCCGACTTCTTCCAGGGCCTGCTCATGAAGATGTCCGGCTGGCCGGTTCTCGCGGATCTCGGTGCAGGTGGCCTGTGCTTCATCCTGGTCATCCTGGCGATGCGGAACCGGGGTGACGACAAGGCGGACCTCGGCTACGGCGCGGCGTGCGGGTTCATCTTCCCGCTGGGCGGCGGCACGTGGTCGGAGATCACCCTTCAGGTCGGGCACTGGATTCCGCAGATCATGCACATCGGCTGAACCTCGCCACAACGGCCCGGAACTCAATCGAGTTCCGGGCCGTTCCGTGTTTTCTTGCATTGCTAAACGGCCTAGGCCAGTGTTAGTCTGGGGTTTCACTCGGAAAGGAGGATCGAATGCGCAAGGTCGGAGGAATTTTCGTCGGCACGTTCCTACTGGTCGGCGCCGCCCAGGCGATCACCGGCTTCGTTCCAGCCGCTCCCTCAGCGGCGAACGAGCTTCCAGCGCAGAGGGTTGGCGATGCACAGGACGCGAAGTTCACCGGAAGCAGTGCGCCGATCCGTGCCGGATCCGTCCCGAACAAGCGGTGGGAAGAGCTGATCGACAAGTGGGGCAATAAGTGCAAAGCCCTCACTCCGGCAATTCTGGCCGCTCAGCTCCACCAGGAATCCATGGGATTCAACCCGCGCGTCGTCTCGGGTCAGAGGAATTCCCCGGTCGGTGCTCGTGGCATCGCACAGTTCATGCCTGGAACGTGGGCAGATCATGGGGTTGACGCGAACAAGGACGGTAAGCGCGACATCATCGACCCCGAGGACGCCATTCCCTCTGCCGCTGTCTACGACTGCAAGGTGGCCCGAAGCGTCCGCCACGTCTCCGGCAACGTCACGGACAACATGCTCGCCGGATACAACGCCGGATCGGGCGCAGTCCTGAAATACGGCGGCATACCGCCGTACAGCGAAACGCAGAACTACGTCAGGATCATCAAGAAGAAGGCGGGAAGGTTCGAGCGGTGAGTCGCAGGCATCATGGCGCTCTGGCTATTTCGGCAGTTGCTGCGTGCGCAGCCCTGTCCACCGGGTGCGGAGCGCTGCACGCTGCTCCGATAACCAACGCCAAGGCCAACGACAACCCGGCCATCGAGAAGGTCAACTGGTACTCGCCTGAGCAGCGGGCGAAGGAGGCCGCGCGACAAGAAAGCGATGCGCGCGTGGCCCCTCGCCTTCCAGGAGATGCGGCTGCCGTAGCCATTGCTTACGCTCGCACAAAGATCGGAGTTCCCTACCTCTGGGGCGGCACTGGAACGAAGGCGCAAGGAGGACGGTTCGACTGCTCCGGACTCACCCAGGCGGCGTATGCGAAAGCAGGCATCAAGCTGCCGCGCGTAGCCAACGACCAGTGGAACGCGAGCGACAACCACCCTTCCTGGAATGACCTCAAGCCGGGCGATCTCGTCTTCTTCGGTCAGAAGGGAAACTCTCGCTCCATCCATCACGTGGGCATTTACATCGGCGACGGAAAGATGCTGCACGCCCCGCGTACCGGCACCTTCATTCGGATAAACGGAGTGCACTACATGTCCGACTATTTCGGGGCCACGCGAGTCGCCTAGCCGATCAAACAGTCACTGAACCAACGGATCGAAACGGAACACTTCATGCGTATCGAAATCCGCAACACGTACGGCACCCCGCACACCTGCGGGACCAGCCCGGCCCACGTCACGGGTTGCGACCGCTACCGGTTACCTCTGGTCGGCATCATCACCCCCGACAATCCAGCCTACGAAGACATGGTGCAATGGCTGAAGGATGACGGCAACGATACCCGTCCTGAAGGCTACGGACTGATCTTCCTGGAGTCCGAGGAGTTTTCTGCCACCTACTTCGGATCGATCGCCCAGATCGAGCAGTACCAGCGTGAAAACGTAGACGGAACTGCAACCTTCGACGCCTCGCAGGGTGTCATGTATGCCCAGTGGCCCCACGGGAAAGGTTGGGACGACTACATCCCTCGCGTCTTTTGGAACACCCAAGCGCGCGGCGCCATTGCCGACGGCGTCGGTCTTGTCACCGCTTTCGCACACACCGAAGTCCAGGGCGCGGACATCATCGTCTACGAGTTCGAAGGTGCATGGACTTACGGCGGCGAGACGGAGCGAATGGTCACATACCACTGCACCGCCTGCCATAAGGACACCTTCCACGACTCCGGCCACGTCCACGAGAACACCGGCCCCAGCAGTCGCCGCTGGGCTGCCCGTCAGGCACGCGAGCACATCATCAGCGCCGCCCGGCACGGCGTCGGCGACACCAACAGCGCCTGCCGCCCCGACAACGGCGAAATGCTGCGTGTCGTGAACGCCGTGGCGCGAGACAAGCTGGGCACCACAAGCAACGTGCTTCCGGATACCGACGACGCGTACTGCGCCACCAAGGGTCCCTGCTCGATCCTTCGCAAACTCCGCGCCGGAATTCGTCCGCCTGTCTACCGTCAGATCTGAGGATCAGGAAAGGGGTGTCATTCATGGAAAGCCTCAGGGAACGCCGAGGTGTCCTCGACTTCGAAGTTGAGGTGATGAAGCCACTCAGCAAGAAGCGGCTGATACGCATGGCTCTCCAGTGGGACGACATGCTACGCCTCCCCCTGTCAGGCGACATCGTCACCGTGGGCCGCTGCGGGCTCAAGGTGGTTCACGGTCCGGCTTCAGACGAGATGCTGTTGAACAGTCCGACAGTGGCCGTCGACCCCTACTTCGCACCCCCGTACTGGTACGCGAGGTACGACGAAGTGTGGACGAGCGCCGAAGGGCTGGCCGCAGCGTTCGCCGGGGACCCCCGGCACCTCTCCGTCGAGGTGCTGGTGTGAAGGGGTCGGTGCACGCGGCCATCGGCGCCTCGGCGCCCGTCACCCTCGTCGCCACGCAGCACGTCTCACTGGTGCAGGGCGCGGTCATGGCCGCCGTGTCGGCCGGATATGCCCTCCTGCCGGATATCGACCACCCGCTGTCCTGTGCATCGACAGCGCTCGGTAGGGTCACCCACAAGGCCGTCCGCAGTCTCTGCAAGGCGACGGTACGCGCGACTTCCACGCACAGGGACTTGGGATACCGGCAGCACATGCGGGTGCGCTACCCCTCGAAGGACTTCTATCACCGCACCCTCACCCACACCCTGGCCGCAGCTCTCGGGATCGGGGTGACCGTCTACGTGACGAGCTGGATGAGCATGGCGGCGTCTGGTCTCGTGGCGGCCCTGGGCGTCTACTTGCTCTGGCCCTTGAGGAAGGTCACAAAGGGAGTGGTGATCCTGGGTGCGATGGCCGCAGCCGCCGGATCCGCCCTCACCTTGACGCCGTGGCTGATCACGCTCGCCGTCACATGCGGGTACATCAGCCACGTGGCGGCCGACGCCTGCACCAAGTCGGGCGTGCCAGCACTCTGGCCCCTCCCGGTCAAGGGGAAGCGCTGGTGGAACATCCGGATCCTGGACAGCATGGTGACCTCCGGGTCGGCTCTGGAGAAGGGCCCGGCGGTGGGGGTCTCGGTGTTCGCGAACATCGCGCTGATGTTCCTGAAGTTCTGACGAAACCCCGGCCTCGGCCGGGGTTTTTGGCTCTTTGCGCACAACCCCTTCATGCCGCACAATCGAAGGCGGAAGTGGAGGGAAAGGTGATGCGATAACCGTGACGGATGGTCTCTACGAGAGGGATGAGGTCTGGGGTTCGACTGCCCGTCGCACCCTCCGTTTCGCGCACCCTGACGCGCACGCATCGGTCAGCCCGGAGACCGGCGCTGACCTCGGCCGGGCCTCGGTGGAGGCGAACAGGACAGACGCCTTCGGTCCCGAAGCGGTGGTGCGTGCCCGCGCGATGGACTACGAGCTGACGACGCGCATCCAGCAGGAGTCGCCCTACGCCCAGGAGACCGTGGTCGAGCACCGTGTGCACGATTACCGGCTCTACGTCGGAATGTGGGTCGTCGCGGGGCTCAGCGGCGTCTCAGCGTTCCTCACGTACTCCCTGTGGCATCTGCTGATCACTGTGGTCGCGGTGGCCTTCGCCCTGATGTCGTCACCGGGGCGGCAGTACGCGGACTGACCCGGCGCCCACTCGAACCAACCTCTTGGCACCCATTGTGGAATGGGTGCCATTCTGCTTAGAATTGGCCTAGGCCGTTTTTGAGGAGGAGGTGGCCATGGCTGGACGACCCAGGCAGGACGGTGCAGAGGTCCGTAACCGGCAGTTGTCGGTCCGGTGGACCAGTACCGAGTACGACCTCATCAAGGTAGCCAAGGAGCAGAACGGCATCCGCTACCTGGTGGACGTCCCGCGCATCATGACCCTGCGGCAGATCGAGCTGGAGAAGGTCATCGGCAAGAGTGCCGACAACCTGGAGAAGGTCCGGCGCGTCGCGGAACTCGCCTCGGCAGATGAGGTGCTGAGCCTGACCCTGAAGCAGATCAAACTTCAGGACGCCATCGGGGACGGCATGAAAGACGTCGAATCCGTACGACGAACTCTCGGGCTGGAGACAGTGGAAGACACGCTCTGGGCTCTCGCGAAAGCTCAGATCGAACAGATGCGTTCCGCGCTCGAAAGGGACGTGGCAGAGTAGTCACCATGAGCGCAAATCCCAACGACCCTCTGCTCACCGTCCCTGAAGCCGCCCGGCGCATGCGCGTAAGGGAGAGGCAGGTGCGAAAGATCCTCGCCCGCAATCTCGTTCAGGGCGTCCGGACGCACCTCGGGATCTGCTACAGGCAGGACGACGTGGACGCGGTCGCATCGATAAAACGCCGATGAAGCCAGGCGACGACAGCCGGTGGAGCGTTGCCAGTAGGAGCACAGTCAGCTTCCTTCGCAGACTGAGCGCCACGCTGCTTCAGTACATCGGCATCCTCGCAGTGATGTCTTTGGTTTACATCCTCGGGTACTTGGCTGTCTATCAGAAGCTGCCCCGCTGGAAGTGAGACCGGAAAGGAGAGGACGTGACCCCGGAACAGGAATTGCGTGCCCTCGCGATCCAAGCTGCCGCGTCGCACTGCGCAGCCAGGGATGTGAGTCTGGAAGATGTAGTTTTCGTGGCCGACGTCTTCTGCGGTTACATCCAAGACGGGGCGGAGCGAGCGCTTCAGATCGACGCGGCTGGCACCCGTCAGGTGCAGCTCGAACCGGGCATGGGTGACACTTCCCCCGCAGAGGGTCCGGCTCCGGTGGTCAGAGATGTTGAGCTGCGAGAGGAGCGGTCCGTCGAAGATGTACCGGTCTCCTTCGACCCGGATCCCGTCACGGTAATGCGGGCCGTGCAGGACACGGAGAGCGCCCCGGTCGAACCGAGCGCTTCGGGGCCGGAACCCAACCCTCCTTCGGCAGACATCATTCCGTTGGCGGCGCGCGGGTCCACAACCCCGCAGCAGAGCAGCGCACGCCACAAGATCGAGAAGCTGCGCCGTGAGGCGGCGAACAAGATTCTGGCGGAGGCCAAGTCGGCCAAGGCCCTGGAACACAAGCGACGCCTGTACGAGAAGGCGGAGGAGAAGGGACTCTGCAACCTCCTGCTTGAGATCGACGGCCAGACGCGGGAGCTGGGTCCCTACCTCGAATCACTCGCAGGCGCGTGACGGCTGGTTGCGATAGAATCGCAGGATAGCGCGAACGACAGGTATCTTTGAGTGATCCATTCACGAGGAGGAACCTGTGCGCACGACCGGCGACGTCATCAGCCAGACCGTGAAGAACCTACTGATGGAAGCTGTCAGGGAGGATCAGGACGCTCTGATCGTCAGTACACCCACCAAGGAGTACAACCGCAAGGTGCACGACCTGGCCGACTTCCTCGGGGTGTCGCGTCCCTACATGCCGCGCAAGATCCAGTCAGGCTCCTGGAGTGCCAGAGACCTGGACAGGCTGGCCATCTATTTCCGCAAGTACCCCCAAGATTTCGTCCCTGGTCCTCACGACGAGGGATGGGCGCTGTCGGACCGAGCGCCAGAAGGTAACGCATCGACAGATGTCAGTGCCTCGGGTGACAATCCGGAGATGCACTCCGGAGCCTGATGAACCGAAAGACGGAATGGAGAAGACCGTGACGGTGAAGTTCACGGACGAGCAGCAGGCTGCAATAGACCTCGCTGCCAAGGGTGAGTCGTTCTCCCTCATCGCCCCCGCCGGGTCGGGCAAGAGTGCCACGGCGGTCGGCATGGGTCAGGTGCTCCGAAAGAAGAAGGTGCTGTACCTGGTCTACAACACGGCCGCCCGCAAGGAGGCTGAGGAAAAGTTCAAGAAGGCGGGCATGACCTGGGTGGACGTGCGCACCACCAGCCAGATCGCCTGGAGGGAGTACGCCTACATCCAGGGCGCGAACTACGGCGAGCGGATGAAGCCCCGCGCAACGCACGTGCCCGCCACGGAGATCAGGGACACGCTCGGCCTGCATGACATCGACTTCGGCGGCAACCTCGTCCTGAGCGGCTACACGCAGGCGGTGCTGGCAGAGCGGGCGATCGAGCGCTTCTGCAACTCCGCGCGCCCGGAGATCACCTACAAGGACGTCGACCTCGTGGTGGCAGGTGTCGACGACATCATCCTGGACGCGGCACGCAAGCACATCGCCAAGCTGGCCAACCGGCTCTGGAAGCAGTGCGTCCGGCCGGACTCCGGACTGCGGTTCACCATGAACCACGCCTTCAAGCTGGTGGCCTCCGGCGGTGTCAACTACGGATACGACGTCGTGCTCGTGGACGAGGCGCAGGACTCGAACGACGCCACGATGCGGTTCATCACCAACCAGGTGGGCGCCCAGGCCATCCTGATCGGCGACCCGGCCCAGGCGCTCTACTGCCAGCCGCTGGGCACTCAGGTCGAGGTGGTTGACGGCGTGAGTGTCGGTTCGCAGCCCGCGAAGACCAAGTCTGTCGCCATCGAGGAGCTGAAGGTCGGCGACCGTGTCGTCACCTACGACAACACGCACCTGTGGCGCCGGGGTCGCGAGATCACGCACATCACTCGCTTCGGGCACGACGGCGAGATGGTGAAGGCGACGACGGAGTCCGGCCTGACGTCGTCGTATACGCCGAAGCACAACTGCATCGTGCGTATCGACGACAACCTGGCCGACAAGCATGTGGTGTACCTGATGCGGCGCGGCGATCAGTACCGGATCGGCCGCACGCGGATGATGTACAGCTCGCAGCACAAAGGCTTCGGGGTGGTACTGCGAGGCCGACGCGAGAAGGCCGACGCCGTCTGGATCCTCTCGCTGCACGACTCGGTTGGCGAGGCGTCTCTCATGGAGATGCTGACGCAGCACGAGTTCAACATCCCGGGTGTCCACTTCGAGTCCGTCGATGGGGATGTTGTGAACGCCGCTGAGTTCTGGCGGAAGCTGGGGTCCAACAAGGACAGTGGCGAGAAGTGCCTCGCTAGCTTCGGGCGGCTTGTGGAGTCCCCCCTATGGACGCCTGACATGCAGCACAGGATGGGCATCCGGGTGGCGTTCCCGACGGCTGCTGCCAACGTCATGGACGGCATGAAGATGCTTCCGCTTCGCAACGTCGACCGGAGATTCAAGGGCAAGGCCCCACGCCACGTCTGGGAGGAGGTGACGGTGGAAAAGTACTACTACGTCGGAGACGTCGTATCCCTGGAGGTCGACGAGCACCACAACTACTTCGGCGACGGGATCCTCACGCACAACTCCTGGCGTGGGGCGACCGACCAGATCATGCGCCACAAGGGCGAGAAGCTGTACCTCACCCAGTCGTTCCGCTTCGGAGACGCTGTCGCCGAGGAGGCGGGCAAGCACCTGGTGCACACCGAGACGGGCGTGACGATCAAGGGTCTCCCCTCCATCAACGACCAGGTCACCGAGGGCGACATGGTCAACCCGGACGTCGTCCTCACCCGGACCAACGGCGGCGCCATGGAGTGGGCGATCAGCTACCTGGCTGCCGGGAAGAGGGTGGCCCTGGTCAAGGGAACCGACACGATCCTGAACCTGGCCTACGCTGCCGCAGACCTGATGAAGGGCGTGAAGCCGAAGAGCCTCGAACTGAGCGCCTTCAAGACGTGGCAGGAGCTGGTGCAGTACACCGACGAGCCTGGCGGCGCCCAGTTCAAGCCGCTCGTGCGTCTCGTGCAGACCCATGGCGTGCACACGCTGATCGACGCGTGCAAGAAGATGGTGAAGTACGACGCGAAGTACCCCAGGCACGACGTGGCTGTGACCACGTGCCACTCCATCAAGGGCCTGGAGTGGGACAACGTGCAGATCGGGGACGATTTCTTCGAGCCCCGCCCGTTCGAGAACCCGCTCACCAACAAGATGGAGCCCGGGGTCATCGACAAGCACGAGGCGATGATCCACTACGTGGCGGTCACCCGTGCGCGCCGCCACCTGGACCGGCACGGGCTGGCCTGGATCGACGAGTACGGCACCCCCGCCGGGGCCGACCGGATCGCCGTCGGTGGCTGACGAACGACGCCTCACAGCCACGCTGGCCGACTCTCTCGGAGAGTTGCGCCAGCGTGGCTGGCGCACCAGCGAGCTGTACTGGGCACGCACCCGGCAAGGCTTCATCCATGCCTGGACGCGCGTGCCCGGCGGCGTGGACGAAGTCCTCGTTCTCGCGGAAATCGGTGAGCGCGGCGACGTCCAACTCCACCGGTTCCTCCTGCTGGAGGGACGGAAGGAGTGGCTGGAGTGCGACGAGAGGGCTTTCCTCGGCTTCCTGGAAACCGGGCCGTCCGGCCTCAAGGAGGGGCGCAGTGAGCGAGTGCCGACAACCTGCCGGTGTGAATGGATGGTGCACCGCTCCGGCAGACGGGCATACCGGTACGCACGAGAGCTGGCCCGGCGGTACGGCAAGACTGGAATCCAGAGGCCTTACCGGTGTCACGACAACCCGCGCGCCTTTCACCTGACGCTCATGCAGAAGGGCAGCGATGAGCTGATCCCCGATGCCTACCTGGATTCCGGAGTCCACAAGAAGTAACGGCAAGGAGGGGGCGCCGTGATCACGAGACTTGATCAGCACCAGGATCTCGCCAAGTCCGGTTTCATCCGAGACGTCAGTGAACGCCTGTACTTGCTCGGGTATGACGTGAACTATAAGCGGCTGTCACCCTCGAAGAAGAAAAGCAGGACTTCGCCGCGCGATGTCGTGCACGCACAGAATTCCTGGTTCACCCAGGCCGTAGTGACGGTCATCTACCCGCCCGCGAAGGACCCCCTCGTGGTCCTCCAGGGGTCGGTGCGCGACCCTGAGGGTGACCAGTTGGGCCGGTTCGAGATCGCCGACCTGGAGAGCCTCTGGCGGTTCGTCGAGGAGAACGGGCAGTGCCCGTGCGGTGAACAGATGTACTCCGAGACGAGCGCCCGCAAGGTGATAGCCCGGTCGCTGCACAGGCGTGGCAACAGGGGTGACGAGCGCCGCATGACCGCCTGCCCGGCTGGATGGGCGACTGTCTTTCATCTGAACTGACACATACCGAATGGGGGGCTTGTGTCGAACCTGCCCAGATATCGAGTAGAACGCCCCGTCACTGGTCGCATCGCAATCAGGATGCCGTACGCGCCGAACAACCGGGTCTGGCTGAAGGATGTCCTCGGCGAGCGCATACGACCTGACTGGGACAAGCAGAATCGATGCTGGTGGGTGGCCCGCAACCACTTCGCCAAGGTCATCGAGGCGCTGCGTGACCGGCTCGGCCGGATCGACGTCTACGTGGACTGCCGGAACACCGAGCGTTGCGACACCCGCTGCAAGAACGCCCGCAGCCGTGAGTGCACCTGCCAGTGTCTCGGCAAGCATCACGGCCAGGGCATCACCTACGGCTGGAAGGTGGTCGGTGACACCACCGAGGTCCGCTCGGCCGGTATCGTGCGGCGCCACTTCGTCGTAGTTCGGGAAAGGGGAGAAACGCATGAGCAGCAACGGTGAGTCGGCCTACGAGGCACACGTCCTCGCGACGGAGGACTGCTTCGAGAGGGCAGGCGATCGAGACACCGTCAATCCGGCCGTGGAGATCGGTCAGGGCATCATCTCCGCCCTGCTGGCTATCGCCGCTGCCGTCCGTGAAGGTAACTCCGGACGCGGTGGCCAGACGTGAAGGCCACGAACCTGACCAACGAGCAGATCAAGGAACTGCGCGAACGGGCGCGACGTGAAGCCGGACCGTTCGTCAACCCGGCTATCGCGACGGGCTTCACGTCACACAACCCCGAGTGGGCTGCCGAGATCCTGGGAGAACGAAATTCCGCCATGGGCCTGACATGGCCGGAGGTCTACCTCCTCCACATCGCCAAGCAGGCCGAACCCAATCCACCCCCGCCCCCGCTGGCCACTGCCCGACACCTGGCGTACGAGCAGGAGGAGCAGAAGCGCTGGGAAGTTGAACGCGAGAGGCAGCGACGGAGGTTCGACGAGTGGCTGGAGCTGAAAGCCGCTCTGCACAGGGCGGGCACCGAGGTCACGGTGCGGCACAACTACACCTCGCACCGGCACCTGGACGGGTACACCCAGGGCGGCGACCACATCTACCTGCTCAAGCCGCTCGACTTCGGCCGCCTGCACCGGGATGCAGAGATCGTTCTGTGCTGGACGCCGAGCCGGGCGAAGGATCTCGACCACTTCCCGGTCGAGGGTGAGTACGACGACCGGGTGCCCACTTGTAAGGCGTGCCTGAAGACGGCGCGGTCCATTGCGAACCGCCTGCCCGCCGAGGCCTGACGCGAGAACACCGGAAAGGACAGAAGAAACGTGACGAAAGATCTCTACCAGGACGGCCTCTTTCAGCCCGACGAAGGTGAGTTCACCCGGCTTCCGCAGCGAGTCAGAACCCTTTGGAGGATCCAGACGGCCACCTCGGCCGTAATCTACGCAGCCGCCGCCGGTGTCGTCCTCGGGCTGCTCATGCCCCGGCTGTTCAACTGGAGCTGGGCCTGGTCACTGCTCGCCCTCTGCTTCCCCCTCCAGACGGCCTGGATCTGGTCCCGACTGAAGAAGCGCTGGGAGTTCACCGGTTACCGCCTGGACCAGGATGAGGTGCATTTTCGGTACGGCCTCATGCGCCGCAAGCTGGAAGGCTTCCCCTACGGTCGCATTCAGCTCGTCGAGGTCTCCTCTGGATTCTGGGCCCGTCGCCTCGGTCTGGCCTACGTCAGCATCTCCATCGGTGCACGCGCACGGTCCGGCATCGGGCCGGTCTCGGCCGAGGAGGCATCCCGACTCCGCGCGGAGCTGATGGAACTTACCCGGGCAAAGGCGGTCGAACTGTGAGCAGTGTGATCGAGTCCGGGCGCCTCCATCCCATCACCGCCATTCGGCAGGCCTGGTTGCAGCTCAGCGTCTTCGTGTGGCTCGCCTGGGATCACCGCGACATCTTCGACGATGTGACCGACAAGTTCGGCGTCCGAGGTCCAGTCGCCTCAGTCCTCACCTTCGTTGCCCTGGTCAGCCTCATCGTGTACGTCTCCTGGCGCAAGACCGCTTTCACCATGACCTCGGCGTACCTGGACTACCACTACGGGTTGATGCGGCAGGTGCACCGCCGTATCAACGTTGACCAGATCCGCACCGTGGACGTCGAGCACCCCTTGTTCGGGCGCCCCTTCGGCGTGCGAGCCCTGGTCTTCTCCACGGCGGCCGGACCGACGAAGCTGGCCTACCTGGGGCCGCATGCGGCGGCAAAGCTACACGACGCCGTGGTGACTCAGACCGGTGCGACGTCCACAAGGGCGAGTAGTGAAGGCGTCGTCGCGCGCGTCACCGCCACTCGTCTCGCCCTGTCGATCCTGCTGGATGTCGAGGAGCTGCTGGGTCTCATCATCGGCGGCGCGATGAGCTTCATTCCGTTCATCGTCTCCGGGCATGTGTTCACTCTGGGGCTTGCGCTGCCCTGGCTGAGGACGACCTGGAGGGCGACGGGCAAGAAGTTCCCGAAGTATCACGGCTGGACCGTGCGTGAAGTGGCGGCGGGCTACCGGGTTGAATACGGGCTGTTCAACAAGGAGCAGTTCACCTGGCAGCGCGACCGGATCTGCTCCATCACCCTGCATCAGCCCCTGCTGTGGCGCTCACGGGACTGGGTGAAGGTCACCGGCGGATTCGTCGGCAGGGAAGGCGGTGACGGTAACGGCCCGGAGGACCCTGACGGACTCCTGCTCATCCCCGTGACAACGCGAGCGCAAGCCGAGAAGATGCTGGTCCGCATCTACGGACCCGAGGTTCTGAAGTTGATCGACGAACCAGTCCGGGCGCCACGACGAGCCCGTTGGTGCACCCTGTGGCGGCGCGGCTGCGCGCTCAGCCATTCGCGGGACTTCGTGATCGGCTGGAGGGGGCTGTTCCTGAAGCAGACCGCCACGATCGCCCCCCTGGCTCGGGTGCTGGGCGTGAACGTCCTCCAGGGGCCCTGGCAGCGGGTGCACCAGCTCGCCCACGTCCGCCTGAGCCTCCCGGGCGGCGACGATGTTCTGGCGGCCCATCGTGACATCCATGAGGCCGCCAGGGTGGCAAGCATGATCCGTGCCTCCACGGTGAACAGCGTCCTGACCGGCACTCCGATCGCTCGCCGGTTTGTCGAGAAGATCATCAAGGAGAGCCGGTGACCCAGTCGAACGAGCCGCCCAGTCCCGCTGAGGTGGTCGGACCGCTGGTCCAGTACCTCGGGTGCATCCTCATCGAGGAGATGACAGGGGCAACGGGGGCTGACCTGCGGCGCTGGCTGGAGGGCGGCTTCCTGAATATCGATCAGGAGGCGCGACTCCGTACCGGTCACAAAGCACTTCAGATCGTCGCCGAGGTCGACGGGGCGTTCGTTGCTCGGGCCTGGATGATCGGGATGGACCCGCACCTCGGCGACGAATGCCCGCTAGTTCTCATCAGGCAAGGGCGCGGGCGGGACGTCCTGGTCGCGGCCCGCGCCTACGTCAACGGCTGACAACGGAAAAGGAGAAGAGAAACAATGAAGGCGTTCTACCCTGGCTTCACCTTCGTGTACGGCGACGCGGAGTTCACCCCGAATCTGCACACGCCCGGCGGCCTCGTGTCGCTGGCGCTTCACTCCGAGCGCGGCAGCGTCTACGCAGTCAACGCCGAAGCTGACCGCGACGCATTCTGCGCCAGCCCCTTCCGCCGAACCCACATTTGGTCCAAGCTCCCGCTGCGAAAGGACGGAAGCCTCGACCTCAAGCACCCCGCCGTCATGAGCTACAGCGACATCGCCGACATGGTCGCCGTCCACTTCGACACGCTGACCGGAGGCCGGAAGTACCGCAAGCACGTCGGCTTCATCGCCAACCACGGCACCCAGGACATGGGGCGGATCCATGCCATGTTCGACGACGACTGGTTCGACGTGATGCCGCCCTCCGTGCCTCGGCGGCCGTTCGCCGACCTCGCCACCCTGGAAGACCTCGCGGGCGTCGAGGACGATCATCTGCCCAACGGTCTGCGCCTGCCGGAACTGCCCGCCGACGAGGCGCACCACGCCCTGAGGGACGCCAAGTGGGACCGGGAGGTCCACGAGTTCTTGATGCAGCACTCCCAGGCCGTGCGCATCGCCAGCGGCGTCGAGCGCCTGGAGAGCTGATGTCAGATCGACACGACACTTTTCGCCCGTTGATCGATCCGCTGGAGTTCACGGGAGTCACTTACGACCTGAACTCCTCTTATGTGGACCGGACCGGTTCCGTGTGGTCCTTCGATGACACCATCAGTGCCGTGGACGGAACGTGGGACATGCGGACATCCGACCACTGCTACGCGGAGTCGCTGGCCGACGTGATCCTGAATTGGGGACCGCTCAAGGCGTGCAGCACGAAGTCCAAGGCTTCGCTGCACTATCGGCACCTGCCGGAGTGGATCGAAGAACTCAGGGCCGCGACAACCTGTGAAGAGAATGGCTCCAGAAGGACCGAGGTGAGCCCGTGACGCAGCGTCCATACGGCAACGACGACCTGCGCGCTCAGGCTGCGCTCTACATGGACCATGTCGAGGTGAGCCCCCTTGTGGTCCTCTCCGACATGGCCGACGAGGAGTCCTGGCGAGAGCTGGGTGCCGACGACTTCAACGGCGCTCACTCCGCCGCCCTGAAGCTGATCCGGGACGGCGGAGTCACCCGGACCGAGGAGGATGCGTGACCGCCAGCGAGACCCTTCCGGCCGCACCGCTTCCCCGCCTCGCCCTGTGCCCCAACCCGTACTGCGGACAGGAGGTCCGAGTCCGCAACAACCAGACGCTGTTCAAGCACGACTGGCCGCTCGGTCCGAACGGGCCGATCGTCCTCGACAGCAACGGCTTCATGATCACGCAATGCCCGAACTCCGGATGGCGGGTGAAGGAGCTGCTGGAGCCCACGTTCGCACGCTGGCTCTGGATGCAGTCGAAGCGATCCGACGGCGACACCAACGAGGTCACGCGGCTTGCCCAGTGGCGGTTCCAGGGCTGCACTCGCAGCCCCAAGCGCACCGCCCGGGATGTCGAATGGACAACAGCGGAAGAGTTGCACGGCCATCTGCATCTGATCCAACTCGCCCGCGCCGGAACGCCCGACAGGCGTCCGGGGTTTGGGCACTGCGACTTCGAGTGCGAGTACGTGATGCAGGCCGATCAGGTGTATCAGCGGCTCCTTGCCGAACAGAACGAGCAATCCCAGGGGGAAAGATGAGCACCATCTACTGGCAGGACGCCAGGCAGATCGACATGAAGGACTACGACGGCGCCTGCGCGATCCTCCGGTGGTGCGGTGGCACGGCTCTCGGTGAGGACTACGACCCCTTCGTGATGTCGGTCCCCGGTCCGGATGGCATTCAGTACGCCCAGGACGGGGACTGGGTGGAGGTCGCCAGCGACGGCTCCTTCTGCGTCGTCCCCGGCTCCAGCCGCACCACGTGCCTGACCTGCAAGGGAAGCGGTGGCGACCCGGACGATCCGGGCGAGTTCATACCCGAAGCCGGAAAGTACAAGCCCACCTCGCCGTGCCCGGACTGCAAGGGCCTCGGCATCAAGGTCCAGCAAGGAGAGAAGCAGTGACGATCTTCCGGCCCGGCGAAGTCCAGCGCATCCCCGAGCAGATCTACAGCGACATGGAGTCGGCCGTCATCCGCCTGACCGGACTGAACGTGGAGCAGGCTCAGCGGGTGGTCGATGCGGTTCTCGGCCCGCTGCGGCTCGCGCCGGGGGTTGAGCCGAGCGAAGACATGTACCCCTGCGAGCATGCCTACTGGACATACGAGGGCACTTGGACCCTGTGTACTCAGCGGAAGGCGCATGATCTGCACCAGGGTCTCGACGGCACGGACTGGCGCACCGGGGACGCCCGTGACGTCAACAGGAAGAGGTTCGCGCGATGAGCATCCCGGACCGTTCCATGCATGCCGTTCTCCGGGTCGACGTACGGACCCGCAAGGATGGCGAGTACTACACCGACCTGTCCGACGTGCTGCGCCACGCGAAGATGTGGATCGAGGCCGGGCTGTCGGACCGCAACGACTTCACGGACGTCATGGTCACGGAGATGCCGCCGCCTGCCCCGCAGGTCACGCTGGGCGACCTGGTGAAGGATGCCTTTGCTGTGCGGAATGCGGGATGCCCAAGTTGTAGCGACGGTACCCATCCGTCTGCGCCCTGCAAGTGCGGTCACGACTACCACGGGCACAGTTCTATCGGGATGAACGTCCGACGACCGTGCCTGAACTGCAAGTGCGAGGCGTATCAGGAGTCCCAGAACTACCCGCGCTGCGGAGCGTGGGGTGGTTGCCCCATGCCGCTCGGCCACAACAAGGGTCACGCCGACCTGCCGGAACGACACCGGGCGCCCGACGTCGAGATGAGCGAACCGGACAACCCGGCCGCCCATGCTCTCGCCGAGTACATCGCCAGCCATCCCGCGAGCACCGTCATGGCGGCCTGTCGCTATCTCGGCTGGAAGCTCACGTTCGACATCCAAGAGGACACCTGCTCGCACGGCCCTGAGCGCCACGGCCCCGAAGCCGGATGCATCGAGTGCCGCTGTTCATCGGCTACAGGGCATGCGACGGAGCGCACCTACGCGTGCCTACAGTGCAGGGACACCGGCGCCTGCAATGGTGGCCCGTGTCCACTGAGCGCTGAGTCCTCGCTCTCGGTGTGCTCGGTCTGCTCCGGCGGTATGGAGTGGATCAACGGGGAGACGGGTGGATGGTGGTCCCACTGGGACGCTTCAGTCGACGCCGCCCACCGCGCAGTACCCACACCGAGCGAATGTCCGGCAGCGCTGCTTCCCGCCGGATCGGATCCCGCCGAGCCGTGCGTAGTGGGTAATCCCCGGAACCCCCTGCCGCACCGGACACACCGTACCGCCCAGGGTGAAGCCTGGATTCCGAGCGATGAACCCTGAGACCGGAGACCCCGGGCCGGTGGGGGGCGTGGACCGCAACGATGAGACCGAGGATTTCGGCCACAGGCCTGTTGTCAGTTTCATCGACGGACGCGCCCTCAATCGGGTGTGCGCCCGCTGTACTACCCATACGGCTACTGGCATCTGGGGAGTCCGATGGCCCTGCACCAGCGCCATCATCCTCGGACTTGTCCCACGACCGGTCAGCGGATCACTTCGGTGACCGGCCCGTAGGCCACATCGAGGTCGAACCACACATGGTCGCGGATACCAGCCCGCTGGTTGAAATCCTCGGCCCGCATCGCCAGCAACTGCTCGGCCCGCTCCTCCACCGTTCCGGTCAGCTCGGTTCCGTGGCGGTGCGGGCCGTTGTTGTATCCGTCCCGGACGGTGTTGCCGTTGCAGGCCCCGCCTTCGCAGCCAGCACCGATGAACCCGGCATGGTAGGCCCGGCCCACCTCGGGGAAGACCGTGAGGCGGTCCATCCTGTGCCGCACTCGGCCCATGGCGCCGTCGATTCCGCTCCACAGGTGAGGTGCACAGGGGTGGTCGGGGAACGTCCGGCGAAGGTGCTCCATCCGGTCGTCCAGGTATGACATCGGAAGGTAGTCCAGCACCTCCCGCAGTCGTTCAGGCCGGAAGCTCGTCCCGACCGTTGGCGCAAAGGGCCGCAGGGTGGCCTGGTGGGCACTCTGCGGGGTCGGCGCTGGTGCACCCACGTCCGGCTTGCAGGCGGTCACGCAGAAGGCTTCAGGGGCCAGTTGGTGGGCGCTGCGGTGGTAGGTGAAGTAGTCGACGCAGGTGAAGATGTCGTCCTCGATCATGTGGATCAAGTCAGCGTCGTATTCCATGGACTCGTGCAGGGCCTGGAGCATGTTCCGTGTCGGCCCCTGATCGGTACACGGCTCCCGGTGGACGACGTCCACTCGCTTCGATCCCACGTTCCAGGCGAACCGGCTGATGACCTCGGGAACCAGTGGATCGGGATCGTGGTCGACGTTGATCCGGTAGCGGAGCCCATACTCGTCCGCCTTGGCCAGGCGCATGAGGGTGGCCAGCAGGAAGTCAGGCCTGCGCCACGCGACAACGTTGACGATCTCCATGCCCCCTCACTCTACGGGTCCCTGCCCACAGAAGAAGCTGCGAAAAAATCGCAGAGCTCCGCGACTAGATGGTAAGATTGCTCCAACGGGCCTTGGGGACAGGGCCCTTCGGAGAGGAGAAGTGCTGTGCCCGGCACGAAGAACAAGAACTCGCGCTACGTCAACGTGCGAACGAACACCCTCGTCGAGGTCTTCGCGGAGGGTTCGGGAACGCTGCGGATCGCCACTGTCAGTGTCGACGGCTATGGTCGTCGCCGCACCGCCCCTGCTACCTCTTTCCACCCGCACTACCTGGACGGAAACGGTCGGCCCCGGTCCTCGGGGTACGTCCCGGTGAACTCCCTGCCGGGCGACCACCCGCGCGCCATGAAGACGGAGATCGACAGGATGGAACTGCTCGAAAACCTGGACAGCCTGAGCGACGACGAACTGCGCGAAGTGATCGCCGAACAACAGCGGATCTTCAACGACACCAAGACGCTGATCGAGCGGGCCAAGGAGATCGCCAAGAAGCGCCGGAAGGTGCCGGGCCTGGAACTGCACGGCGACACCGCCTTCGTGTACTCACCCAACAGGAAGTTCGACGCGGCGACGGCGAGGCGAGTCCTGGATGTCAAGACCCTGGCGAACGTCTCGGTCTCGAAGCCCGACGCAACCCGCGCCAAGCAGGTTCTCGGTGAGGACTCGGACCTCTACAAGGCCTGCGTCAAGGAGAGCGGCCTCAAGCTGGAGGTCCGTGAGGCGACCGACGAAGACCGCCTGAGGGTGCTCGACGAGCGCACGACGGCAGCCCCCGAGACGATGGACGAGGACTTCGATCCGGACGAGCCGCCGTTCTGACGGACCGGCAGAAAGCGGGCCCCGCCGCCCTCTGAGCGGAGGCCCGCTTTCATGCCAGGATAACCGTCATGAACGACATTGCCGTGCTCATACCTTTCGGCAACGGAACTCCGTGGCGCAGGAAGGCTCTTGACTACACGCGATCCTGGTACGCCGAGAACCTGGAAGGTGCCAGGATCCTCATGGGTCACAGCTCAGGCGCCTGGTGCAAGGCCGATGCGGTCGCGAACGCCCTGTCCCGCTCCTCCGGGGAAGAGATTCTTCTGATCGCCGACGCGGACTCGGTCACGCCCGGGGTGAAGCAGGCGGTGCGCGCCGTGCAGGACGGGGCGGCGTGGGCCGTTCCCCACCTGAAGGTCTACCGGATGAGCCAGGAGGCCACCACGGAGATCTATCAGGGGGCGGCACCCGGCTCGCTGACGGGTCAGAACCGGTGGCTGGACCAGAGTCCGTACAAGGGGTACGAGGGTGGCGGCATCACGGTCCTGCGGCGCGAGGTGTACCTCGACTGCCCGCTCGACCCGGCCTTCCGGGGGTGGGGCCAGGAAGACGAAGCGTGGGCCATGGCCCTCAACGGCCTGTACGGGCCCCCCTGGCGGGGCAAGGCACCGCTCTACCACCTCTGGCACGAGAAGCCGGTACGTCTCACCCGGTACGCCGGGTCCGCCGCCTCTCTGGCCAGGCTCCAGGAGTACCGGGAAACACGTATACACGGCACCTGGAAAGAGCTTCTGGGGGAGGCAAGAACCACTGCCGAGGGAGGAGGCAATCCGTGTAAGGTTGCGATATGACAGCAGAAGACGGTGAAAACATTCGCACTTTCGTCGGCGGTCTCGCAGTCGCGGCCATCATGCAGCCCTCTGCGCGCGACAAGCAGGCGGCGCCAGGCCCCAGCGACCTGGCCGACAAGTGCGATGTCTGCGTAGCCCGGAAGATCGCGGCCTATCTGGGTCTCGGCGACCGGGGCGCGCGGGGCTTCAGCCTCAAGGCGTGGATCGGTACCGCCGTGCACGAGAAGCTGGAGCGGGACCTCAGGCACATCTACCCGCACGGAGAGCAGGAGATCGAGGTCATCATCGGAGAGGTCCCCGGCCTCGGCCTCGTCAAGGGGCACGTCGACCTCTATCTGCCCCGCAAGCTGAGCATCGTAGATTGGAAGACTACAGACCTGAAGAAGCTGAAGGGCTACCGCCTGGCGTCAGGTCCGGGTGCCTACACCAGCAACCTGACGGCCCAGGAGCGCGACGAGCTGAAGGATCTGAAGGAGCGCGAAGGAGTCGGCCTGCTCACGGAGGCTGAGTTCGGGCGGCTGACGCTGCTCATGGCCCAGTCCGAGGAGCATTCCGGCGGTGTTCCTGCGGAGTACCTGGGACAGACCATGTTGTACCTGTACGGTCTGCGCGCTTCGGACCGCCGAGCGGATCACGCGGTCCTCGTGTTCATCCCACGTGACTCCAATGATGTCGCGGACATCTGGGTGGCTTCCTGCCGGTACCGCCCGGAGATCGCTGAGGGTGTCCTGCGCCGCGCAGCACACCTGACGGCCGTCGTGCGCAGCGGAGGCCTTGCCGGTCTGAAGCCCCACGCCCAGTGCTTCCCGTGCTCGATCCAGCCGAAGCTCCGTCGTTGAAAGACGTACGAACTGGCCTGCAAAGTGGCCTAGGCTACCGGTTCAGAAAGTGGTAGGCTGGAGCTACAAGAACAAGAACAAGCCACTTCGAAAACACAAGAACGAGACGCCTGAAAACACACAAGAACGAGAACAGGAAGCTGGGTTGGATGGGAACCACTGAACTTGCCCAACGCACCCCCCGCCCGGTGAGTCCGGCTGAAGCAGTCCGCCTCTCGAAGTCGAAGCTCCTTCCGGAGCACATCGCCGACGACCCGGCGAGCGTCGAGTACATGATGCGGATCGGCGAGTCCCTGGGGATCGACCCTGTCGCCTCCTTCCAGCACATCTTCGTCTTCCCGGACAAGAACGGCCGCCTCAAGGCCGGGATGTCGGCCCACCTGATGGTCGCCCTGGCCCAGGCGGCAGGCCACGTCGTCCACGTCGAAGGCAACGCACTGAAGGCGACGGCCCGGCTGATCCGGAACACGTCCCTGGAGGACATCCACCGCTTCAACGCCATGGCGGAGATCGAGCGCCAGCAGAAGCGCAATCTCCTGGCCAACACGGAGAGCGTTTACAGGTCCCAGCGGGACCTGATTCGCGACCAGATCGATGACCTGAAAGCCCTCGCGGAACTGGGCGGCGAAGGTCTCCAGGAAGAAATCAAGAATCTTCAGCGGCAACTCCTCGAACTGCGGAAGCAGTACAACTTCCAGGAGCTGCGCGACAAGATCACGGAGACCGAGTTCGACCTCGCCAAGATGGTCCACTTCAAGTCCGAGTGGACGAAGGCCAGGGCCGACCAGGCGGGTCTCACCGGCAAGTCCGTCTGGCAGAGCTTCGGCCCGGAGATGCTGAAGGCCCGAGCCAAGGCCAGCGTGGTCCGTGACGGCGCGATCGACGTCATCCTCGGCATCAAGCGCATCCTGAGCGACATGGGGCTGGAGTTCACCGACGAGGTGGACGACGAACTCGCGGTGGCCGGGGTGATCTACCCACCTGAAGAGCTGGGCGCCGAGGTCGACGAGGACGGAGTTCCCATCAAGGGCCGCGTCGTCAACGTGACGGCACCCGGGGTCAGCAAGGAGCAGGATCGCCTCGTGGCCGCCGGACGAAAGCTGATCGACGGCAAGAGCGCCGACGAGATCAGTAAGGCCATCGAGCAGTCGCTGCGCAACCCCAAGGTCGACAAGGACACCAAGATCTCCCGACTCGACGCCGTCCTCAAGGCGGTCAACGAGGCGGGCCGGGGCAAGGAGGAGGTTTCGCAGGACGACGGAAGCTGCGAACTCTCCGCCTACCTCGAACGCATGATCCAGGAGCTGAACAGTCCCGTACAGCCCTGACGCAACTGACACACACAACGCGAACACGAGAACAAGGACGAGAGGCACAAGGACATGAGCATCGACGCCACCGAGACCCCCGGCTACGACGAGACCGAGGACCCCTGGGCGACCGGCACGAGCGAGCCGCCCGCCGAGGACGCGACCGGCGAGTTCGACGAGTTCGACGACATCCTCTCCGGGATGGAGGAGGTGGAAAGCGACGAGCCGATCATCGCCCCGAGCAGCGCCCGTCGGTACACCAACCCGTACGACGTCGGCCTGAAGAACATGCAGTGGGTCCCGATCCGCATCCTCTCGGCCATGGTCGACCCCAAGAAGGTGCCGCGCCTGTCGTCGAAGACGTGCGTGGCGAAGATGCAGGTCCCGGACCCGGAGACCGGCGAGATGAAGACGAAGAGGCTCTTCCTCTTCGACCAGATCGAGGAGGCGTTGAAGAAGGGCGCCACCGAGGAGCAGGTCGACGCCCAGCCGCTGCCGTACTTCGTGTGCACGGCGAACCACGCCTCCAGCGAGTACCAGCGCACCTACGACTGGGAGATCGAGGTCCCGGTCTTCTCGATCAAGACGGCCCTCTTCCGCCAGCAGGGCAACGGCCGCACCGGCTACAAGAACGAGTCCGGCCGCTCGCTGCGCGTAGCCGCCGGTGCCACCTCCTCGGGTGAGACGGTGACCGCCAAGAACCCGGCGCCCGAAGGTCAGATCAACATGCACGACGTCGCCGCCCGGATGGAGGAGAAGATCGTCCTGGCCCAGCTCAACATCGTGCAGGGCAAGAACCCGCGCTACCGCCAGTTCCTCGACGAGAACAACCAGACGATCTCCGTCCAGCTCGACCCCGAGACGGGCGGCCAGGTCACGCTGCTCAAGCCCGACGCCGACTCCAGCTACGTCTACGACGACGGCACCGGCCGGATCTGGGAGGGCGACGAGAAGACCCTGGTCGCCATCCCGGGTACCGCCAACCAGTTCGCCATCCGCGACAACAGCGGCGGCGAGGGCACGGGCCCGCTCCAGGAGAAGTACTTCCCGATCAACGACTACCTGAAGACCACGTTCCTGCCGCTGCCCGAGCGCAAGATCGAGGTCGAGACGTTGGACGGTTCGACGGTCGAGGGCGAGATCACGCTGGAGACCATCGGCGCCATCGCGCAGGGCAACGTCGTCGGCGCCCAGGTGGACGTCTTCCTGAAGACGGGCAAGAAGGTCACCGCCGTCTGGCTCGGCACCCAGTGGAACGAGAAGGAGCCCGACAGCGGCGTGGAGGGCGGCCTGGACCACTTCGCCGGTTCGAAGGACCCGGTTTCCACGCTCTGATCTCCAGGAAAACCGGCCGGGCAGATACGATCGTTTTCTGCCCGGACGTGACGGGCGGGGTCCTATCGGGCCCCGCCTTTTCCGTACCGGAACGTCGCACAGAAAAGGAGGGGTGCCCGTGAGCTTCGTCTTCTTCGACGCCATCTTCCCCAAGGTGTCCAACGACGGCAAAGACCTGGGCTTCGTGGCCATCTCCCTGTACCCGGGCGGCAGGTACAGCGACAGCGAAGGTCCCACGCAGACGATCTTCTTTGCGTGGCCGTCGCAGCGGGAAGATCTCGTCGCTTTCTGCCTGCACAATTCCGACAAGGATGTGTACACGGTTCCGGCGCTTTTCCGCGACCGAACCAGCCGCAAGGGACACAACATCGCGCACCAGTGGGTCGCCTACGCCGACGCCGACTCGCTACCCCTGGACAAGGTCAAGACAGAGCCCACCATGGCCGTGCAGACCTCGCCCGGTCATCACCACCTGTTCTGGGTCACTGAGACCGACGACCCCCACCAGCTCGTCGACATCTCGCGCACCATCGCCGCCGAGCACAAGGACGACGGCTGCGACCCGAGCGGCTGGGACGCTGGGCAGCTCCTGCGCGTGCCGGGAACCAGCAACAACAAGCCAGGACGCGACCACTGGCTGATCCCGCAGCCGAAGATGGGGCCCACGTACACCCTGAAGGCGCTCGCCGACATCTACCCGCCGTACAGCGCCGAAGAGCGCCCCTCGGCGGCCGTGGGCATGCCGCCGAAGAGCGAGTGGTTCTACACCGCCCAGTCGATCCGCGAGGCGGCTGACGTCTTCCGCGCCAGCCCCGAGGTGCACGATCTGTACGTCTCCGCACTGAAGCCCAACCAGAACCGCTCGGCGACGCTGTGGAAGCTGCTCAGCCTGCTGTCCCGGATGGATGTGCCACGTCACGCGGCCATGCACATCGCCTGGGAGGCCGCGTGCAACAAGTTCAAGATCGACGGCCGACCGGAGGAAGACCTCTGGAAGGAGCTGTGCAAGGCCTACGAGCATCCCGACAACCAGCCGGTACGCAACTCCCTGACGGACACGAACCTCCTGCGCAAGGAAGTCGACCGGAGCGAAGAGAACCCCGAGAACAAACTCGCCAGGTTCACCGAGCAGGTCACCATCCTCGGACCGGAAGACCGCGACCTGATACCCACGGACACCTTCGTGGACCGCTATGAGGCCTGGGCCGCAACCTGCACCGACGCACCGCGCATCTATCACCGGGCCGGAGCGGCGGCGATCCTCTCTGCCGTGTTCGGCGAGTTCGGGAAGTGCCCGACGCCGCACGACACGAACCTCACGCTCTGGTTCTTCATCCTCGGTCCCACCACCCGGGCGAGGAAAACGACCGCGATGATGATGTGCATCGACTTCCTCTCCGACCTGTCGGGGCCGGACTACCCCTACATCCTCGGATCGGACGTCACGCCCGAGGCGTTGAACATCCTCCTCCCGGAGAAGAACGGCCGCACCTCCGTGTACTACCGGGACGAGGCTCACGGACTGCTGCTGGAGCAGTCGAAGAAGCGCTACCTGGTGGGCTCTCAGGAGTACGAGACGGAACTCTTCTCCGGCCGGGTCCGCAACTCGCTGCGCGTCGACACCGTGAAGGGGCAACAGGGCGAGCGCGAGGAGAGCGAGTACAGGAAGACCATCCGTACCAATTTCATCCGGTTCCTGTGCGGGACGCTGGAGCAGGTGTCCAACGCCCTGACCATCGAGAGCTACCAGTCCGGTCACATGGCGCGCTTCCTCGTGGCGGAGGCCGACCCGCCGCCGCTGACCGAAGAGGCCATGTACACAGAGCAGTTCGACGGGCAGTACCTCGAACAGGACGCGATGCGCCAGGGACTCCTCAACGACCTCGCCGCCGCCCGGACGTTCTGGTCTGGCGTCACGGAGCCCGGCAAGGTCATCATGATTCCCTGGAAGGACGACGCCTGGAAGAGGCTCCAGAAGGCGAAGTACCTGCTCTACAAGGCGGCCGAGGGGCACGAGCTGGCAGAAGTTCTGCTGCCCACCATGACCCGCATGGGCGACAGCATGATGAAGATGGCCATCCTGCTGGCCATGGCCGATCGCGAGAAAATCGTCACCATGCCGTACCTGCTGAAGGCGATGAGCCTGACCGAGGAGTGGTACCGCTCGACAACGCGGGTCGCCGGAAAGATTCTCCACTCCCAGTGGGCAGCCCGGCAGAGCGAGATCCTGGTGGCGATCCAGTCCCGCAGAGAGGGCGTCACCGAGCAGGACATCTACTCGCGATTCCACCTCAAGATGCACGAAAAGGAAATCGAGTCCGTCCTCCATGTACTCGCGAAGGCGGGCCGCATCACCAGGGTTCTGGACCGTGGAAGGGTGCGCTACGTCCCCGTCGCAGGAAACTGACGGAGGGACACTGTGCCCCGACAGGCAACGGGGCGGCCCCCGGGACGGCCTCCAGGAGACCGGTACGGGGCGCCCCAGGAGAGGATCAGCAGGGCGAAGACCTTGCTGCCCTCCCTGGGGCGCTTCCCGCACCTCCTGAGGGCTGTCGACAGGGTCATGGCTGACCCCAACCGGACGGTCTTCCGCAGCCCGTACAACGTCAACCCGGCCGATGTCGACCTGCTGCACGTCTACAGCCCGGCCGAGCGAGGCCAGATCCTCTCCTTCACCTGGTGGGCCTACGTCAACCGCAACGCCTGGAGCAGGCGGCGCAAACTCGCGGCCGTCACGCTGCTCAGTCCCCTGATGATGTTCAGCTCGGCGTTCTTCGAGGAGATGACGGACATCCCCTACAAGAGCGCGTCCAAGTGGATGGTGCGCCCTGAGGGGATGATGCCCAGCCGCGTCACGGGCTCCTGTGACATGCACATCGTCCACCAGGCGCTGGAGGCGGCGGCCCAGGGTGATGCCGAGTTCAGGCTCTTCACGGCCGACATGGTACGGGACAAAGGAGTACCGGAAGCCATGGCTTCACGGTTGAGCGGAGTGCCGAAACCTGCCCTGCTCGACCCCGGCCGGGGTGTTCAGTTCACGCCGGTTGGCCCTGATCTGATCACGCTGTCGGTCCGCCCGAGAGAAGAACACTTGGCCTGGTGGGGCGCGGCAGGTGAGCGGGAGCGCGCCCTTTCCCCGCATGTCTACGGTCAGGAATGGGTGCGGGATCTTCTGCCCGAAGTGCTCCTGAAAGAAAGCATTTTTACCGCCACTCCCGTACCTCGAAATGGGGAGGAATGTTACCATCTTTGCATCCCCGGACTGCCCCAACCTCACCGGGCAAAGCATCTCGGGGCCCGCTACTACCAGATGCTCCATGCCTGGGAAGAGAGGTACATGCTCCCGGGGCTCACGGGCACCACATGACCGCCGGGGGGCAACGGTGCAGGACGACATAGTCGGGTTCGACATCGAAACAGCAGATGCCGAACTGCTGTTCAAAGGCGGGCATATCGGGCCGTTCGTCCGGCTCGTCGGCTGGGTCATCGGCGACGGGGAGCCGCAGACCTCCACCAACCCGGCCGACCTGCTCGAAGTTCTCAGCCGGGCCCGGGTCATCTACGGGCACAACATTCTCGACTTCGACCTGATCGCGCTCGCCTGGCACTGCGGCGCGGACTACCCGTCCCTGGCCGCCAGGAGCATCGACACGCTCGTGGGCGAACGCACCATCAACCCGCCCTACCCGAAGTACAGGAAGGACGACGCGACGCAGCAGCGGCGCACGGCCATGGCCCTGCGCAGGCATGGTATGTCCTTCACGGACCTGCGCATCAGCTACCGCCTGGACGACGTGGCCGCGCGCTACGGACTGCCCGGCAAGACGGACGACCTGGCCAGGCTCGCCGCCCAGTACGGCGGCTACGACAGGATCCCGCTGGACCTGGAGGAGTACCACGACTACCTGCGTGGCGATCTCTACGCCTCCCGGGCCGTCTATCGGGAGATGGGCCGCCGGGCGCAGCTCAAGGGTCTCCTTCAGCCAGCAAAACGCGAGATGGGCATCGCTGCCATCCAGGGAGGCATGCACCTCAAAGGCATGCCCGTGGACGAGCCGGAGGTGGATGCCCAGGTCGAACTGGCCGAGCAGCAGCGCGCTGAGGCCTACGCACTGCTGAACAAGAAGGCCGGGGTACCCCTCCCCAACTCCGAGATCCGCTATCCGGTCATGTGCGAGATCCGCATCCCCCGCACCACGCCACGCGGCAAGGAGATCCGCAGGCGCTACGAGTCCCTGTTCAAGCGCTCCTGCCCCGACATCCGTGAGGGCGTCCGGTGGCGCACCAAGGTCATCGGCGCCTCCCCCCTCACCACCACCGAGGGCAGGGCCGCCTTCAGAGAGGCCCTGCTGGCCGCTGGAGTCGCCCCCAACGACGTTCCCTACACGGAGAAGGGTGCGCTCGCGCTGTCCCGTCACGCGCTCGGTGAGGGCTCCTGGCTGCGAGGCAAGGAGTCCATCCCGGGCCTGCTGGCGAAGTACCCCGACAGCCCCGAGATCCGCGAGCTGTGCGAGGCGGCCATCCTCATCACCTCCGCAAGCGCCAAGGCGGAGGAGGTCAAGAAGGCCATCTGCCCGGACGGTCGTGTGCATGCCCGCATCGGCGACATCCAGGCATCCGGCCGGTGGGCGCACGTCGAACCGTCCATCACGAACATCGGCAAGCGCGGCAAGGCCCAGAAGCGGCAGCGCGCCATGTTCGCGGCCCGGCCGGGTTACGTCTTCATCGCCATCGACCTCGACCAGGTCGACGCCCGCGCCATCGCCGGATGGTGCCAGGACCCCGAGTACATGGCGCTGGCCCGCCCCGGCATGGACATGCACTACGAAGTGGCGCTGCGCGTCTACGGGCCCGGTTCCTGCAACGACTGCCGTAACTGTGCCGAGTGCAAGGAGCGCCGGAGCCGCACCAAGGCGATCACGCACGCCTGGAATTACGGCCAGGGGCCGCAGGGTGCCTCCGTGGCCACCGGTCTGCCGATCGGAGTCACCAGAGCCTTCGACGAGGGCATGCAGAAGGCGTTCCCCGTCCTGTGCGCCTGGCGCGACCGGATCCGCAGCTACGCCGAGCGCACCGCCACTGTGCCCAGCAAGTGGAAGCGCCCGCTGCGCGTCATCCCCGGGCATGAGTACACGCAGGCGCCAGCGCAGGTCGGTCAGTCCACGACACGTGACCTGATGTGCGACGGGCTGTTGCGCATGGACCCCGAGGTGCGCTCCATGCTCTGCCTCGTCATCCACGACGAGATCGTCCTGGAGGTACCTGAGGACCGGGTCGAGGAGATCGCCGAGAAGGCCATGGCCGCCCTGACGACAACCTTCGAGGGTGTACCCATCACGTGCGGCGTCTCCCCGGCGGCGAAGTCATGGGTCGGCTGCTACCCGGACTGAGGTGGCCCGCTTGCAGGTCACAAACGGGTCACAACCTCCTGCATCGACAGGAAGGGCCGAATGACGCTTGGGGCCGTCCACGGTCCGAAGAGAGGGCGATGATGCGCGCAACACGTGAAGGATTACCCTCGGCCGCCACTCATCTGCCCTGGATTCGGCGTCCTCAAGTAGCCGCCTGCCGAACGGATTCGAGGATGACGGCCCGGGGGGCAGCGTGCACCATGAGGGCATGAGCGAGAGCACCGAACATGTGACGGTCGTCCCGGCCGAGTTGTACGAAGACATGATGAACGACGATGCGCCAGCGGAGCCGGACCCTGCACTCCAGGAAGCAGCTCAGCGCGCCAAGGAGCTGATCGACCGAAAGTAGCCGTCACCAGCACAAGGCTCCGCACGCAGACAGCCGTGCGGAGCCTTGTGCGTGCCGGTCGCACCGATGTGCGGGCTTCCGGTTATGTGCGCACCCGAAAAAGAGGCAGCAGGCGACGGGATTTTTATACAGGAAAACCTAAAATTGAAGGCATGGATGCTCACGCGCGCAAGGACGCTGACGGCTACTTCCTGAACGCCATGGACCCCGGGGGAAGTACCGGACTATCCCTCTTCCACGTGAAGCCCGACGGCTTCCGCCTCCTGGAGTACGTCACCGTGCCCTGGGATCCACGCAGTGGCCTCAACCCGACCACCACGCTGGTCCAGTGGCGCCTGGAGTACCCCGGAATCCACCACCTTCTCTACGAGGACTTCCACATCCGGAACACCGAGAACGCAGCGGCCACCGATCCCACCGCTTTCCTGGTCATCGGTGCCGTCGAGCAGGTGATGTTCGACCGTGGGCACACCATGTACGAGCAGGTCTTCACGCAGGAGCCTGTCGCGGGCAAACGGATGGGCACCGACGAAGTCCTGGAGAAACTAGGTCTCCACATGGACCACCGCCATGCTCAGCGCCACGTAAGGGACGCGAACCGGCACGTGGTGACTCATCTGGTGAGCCGCCGGTACCTGCCGGTGTGCCAGGTCGCCTTCCCCAGAAGGTCCGTCAGGACCCGTCAAGCAATACTCCCTCATTCGCACCTGTGAGCCTGTTCCACTCCAGCCAGCTCAGCACTTCTACGGTGCCCACGTTGATCGTGGCTGTCATCGAGCTGGACTCTCCGCCCTCGTCCGGGTTCAGAGCCCCTGTGCCGCTCTCCGTCTGAGCGCCCCAGGCGTAGACGGTCACTGTGTTGCCGGGATCCAGGTGACCCCACCTGTTCACCGTGAGAGTCGCCCGGAGCGGAGCGGGGGTCGTCTCGTGGAACTGGCTGATGTAGATGAGGCTGCTCACACCGGTCGCGGTCTGCACCAGGTCGCGCTGGACTCCGTCGATTTCGAGAGAGACGGAGAAAGGCCCCTCCGGGCGCTTCTGGGCGAAGGTGAAGTAGAGCCGGATGCCGCCCAGCGTATCCATGCCGTCGGGAGCGGGGACGTCGAAGTCGAAAGTGGCGGAAGCGCCGTCCGGGGGGATCTGGACAGTGGTCATTCTTCTCCCGTCGAAGTGGCTCCGGTGTCGGTACCTTGTCCTTGTCCGCTGATGTGCTTGAGTGCCTTGGCGAGCTTCGCCTCCAGTACCGCAATGGTGTGATGCGCGTCGGAAAGCTGTCGCTGATATGAAGCGATCACGTCGTCCGACGAAACAACCGAGAGGTTTGTCACCGTACCGCCCATTTGTCTGGAAGAAGTCCGTTCTGTACGACGTGATTCACTACACGCCTACGCATGATCTCTGGAACCTGTGCCTGCATCAACGCCTGCTCCACAAATCCCTGACGCACGCCCTCCAGCTCGGACTCTCGGTCGGTCAGAAGCTGCCGTATGTCGTCGAGCGGCTTGGAAGAGACCAGTTCGATCTGCTGCGTCTGTTCCTGCATGCGGTCGGAGGTCTCCGAGCGCGTTTTCACTGTATCGGAGGAGAGTCCGGTCATGCCCTTGCAGGGAAAGGTCTGCTTCTCTGATGAAGACAGACATCCCTTCACGTCCTCGACCCCGGAAAGCACCGTGTCGATGCACATGCGCATCACTCCATCCGTAGTGGCAGGCATGACGGCAGGCATGATGCGCTGCATCACGTAGGAGGGAGCGAATGACTTCATACGGGATGGGGGGGCCTCGAAATAGTGCTCCGTGATTGCAGCAAGAGGATGAGGTCCGTAATCGATTTCCTCCTGTGGATGGTAATACCGCTCCAGATCCTTCAGCTCCATATCGATGGTGCTGGCGTAATCAGGGAGGCCCCACATCTCCTTTCTGTAGGCAATCCCCTGCAAGCGGATGTGGTGTCCGAACTCGGTGGGATCGTCGAGGTTGTTCGGATTTTTGTGCACCACGATGAGCATGTCGGACGCCGGATCGTACTCCTCCTGGGGGCGCGGCTCATGAGGTCGGAGAACATATCGAACAACGTGGAATTCAGGCATGGTTCCTCACGGTGTGCCACAGAAGGCGACGAAGAAGACTTCGGTTGTTCCGGCGCTGGATGCCCACTGAAAGCCGCCTTCGGTGCCCTTGGGGAAGGAGACGATGGATGACGTGACTGGTGTGTTTCCTCCATTGGGGGTGAGGAGTGGGTAGTACTTGCGCGTTGTCACCACTCCGTAGGCGTACGTCCCGTTCTGGAATGCCATCCGGTCAAGGCGCATCATGTCATTGCTGGAATGACCAGTATTGAACATGCCGCCGATGCGGAATCGGGAAGTGGCGTTGTCCCAGAATATGCCTTGCTGGCTGATGGTTTCAGATCCCCAGAATCTGGATATGGTGGTTTTGGTCACGCCATAGGCAAGCTGGATGTCGACACGGCCGGACGAGTTGGCTGTAGCTTCTGGCGCACTCAGGACGAGACCCTTGGGGTCCCAGCCTCCGGTGCCCGCATTGTCCACCTGAAAGATGCGGGGAGGCAGGCCCGTAGAAGGAGTCAGCCCCTCGAATCGAATGCCCGCCTGACCGTTGTAATTGCCGTTCTCGGTGATCTGAATGGTGGTTGCGCCCGAGGATTGGCTCTTCATCTCGTAATAGGCGCTGCGGATCGAGTGCTTGGCCGTGATGGCGTCCGCGTTCAGGACGTCAGTTGTCACTGCGTTGGCTGCAAGTAGCGGAGTCTTGATCATCCCGTTACCGATGAACACGGACGATTCCTGCCAGACCTCGATCTGGCTGAACTCCAGGGCGACGCCTGGCGGTACGCCGTTTTCGAATCGGGCGTATATGTACGGAATGATGCCGACGACGCCATTGAGAAGGGGGTAACCGGCGGCCGACTCAATCGTATATGTGCCATTCTGTGTAAAGGTGTAGTCGCCGGTCAGTACGCCCGAGGTGCTGAGGGAGACGCCGGTGCGCTGATACTGCCGCGCCAGCATGGAAACGGTGATGATGCCGGATCCCAGGCCACCGGCGGGGATGCCCGAGACGGTGACCACCATGCGGGCCTTGTAGTTGCCCGTCAGAACTCCGTCCGTTCCGCCAGGGCGGGTCACCGGCCACGCCAGCTCCGGGGTGGTCAGCGTGTCCCCGGGGAAGGTCTGGAGCCGCACGAACAGTTGGGTGTTGTTCGAGAAGCCGAAGCGGTTGAATGCGTTCACGGAATTGACGTTGGTCAGCTTGACGGAGCCGGTTCCGGGATAGGTCCACGTCACCCCACCCGCAGACGACGCTACGGCCATGGCGAGGCGGGCGTCGTTGAGCGGTCCGGAGGTGAACGTCGGGTCGACCATGAGGTTCGACGAATCGCCGACCGCCAATGACTGCACGCTGAGACTGTGCGCCTTGATCTGCTCAGCGGTCAGAGTGCCTGCGGCGATATTGTTGGCTGTGATGCTGTTTGCGGCAATGTCCGGGCCGGTGACGCCTTGCACCACAATCTGGCTTACATTCGAAATGCCGGAGATGACGGCTGCACTGTTCATTACCTTGAAGCGGACATAGACGGTATCGCCGACATTCCACGTCGGAGTGCCACCCTTGCCGCTCATGATGATCGAGGATCCCGGGGAGAAGATGTCGCCCGCATGGAACCAGTTGGTCTGATCCCGCGACACCTCTACCTGTATCTCGCGGAACTGGGCGGGATACGTCCCCCCGGCTGAATCCTTGCCGTCCCATTCGGCTTTGACCGTGCTGAGTTTGGTGGACAGCACTGGAGCTGAGGGATTATTCAGGGCTGCGGTCGAATAGTCCATCCTCCGGGTGATCGAGGACGACCAGTCGGAGGGGTAGCCGGACTCACGGATCGCCTGCACCCGGAACTCATAGTCGTAGCCGGAGTCCAGCCGGGGAATCTTGCCGTGGATGATCTGCCCGCTGGACGGCGAGTCGGGCTGGGCCACCACCACCGTGAACGCCTGTGACCAGTTGAAGTCGGAACGGCGAGCGCTGACGTTGTAGCGCGCTACGTCGATGTTTTTGCCGAAGATGTCCTTGGTGACCACCGTGAAGGCGACGTCGGCCATCGAGACCGGGTCACCGATGGATGAGAAGTAAGGGTCATTGGTGACGGAAGACAATGTCGGCTTGGCGGGCTTGGCACTGCTGACCGGCTGAGATGGCTTGCCGCTCCCGGCGCCCGTACCGCCGCCGCTGACGGGTCCTCCACCGTTAGTGCTTCGGGCTATCCAGCGTTCAGTCTGGAGCGCCCGGTCGGTGAAGCGGTCGTTCAGAGTGAGGGAGATGGAGACGCCGTACGGATCCTCGCCCGAGAGCGTGATCTGGTAGACGCGCATCGCGGCCTTCTGGGCCCCTGTGGGGGCATCGCTGGTCGCTCGGATCCAGTCGCCTGGACGGTAGTCGAACAGGGGGACCGGGGCGCCTTCGGTCCACATGAACTTCTTTGTGTACTGGGTACGGCTTTTGTACTTGGTGGCCAGCAGGTTGTCGGTGATCTGCGCGAGCACCTGAACGTCGCTGACGCCGCTGGCGGAGATCGCCTCGTCCCACTTGCCCCACGGATAGTCCGTCGGGTTGTCGGGCATGACGACCATGCCTGCCGTCAGGCCGTTGTCTCCGATCGCTACGAGCGTTCCCGCGACCTCTTCCCAGGTGCGCTCCACTGGCTCCTCGGAGGTCGCCAGCATGCCATGAATGTGGACGCCGGTGTCCGTGTCGAGTCTGCGGGCAAGAGTGCCTTCCGTCGTGTAGCACTCCAGGGCCCGCTTGTTCATGCGCCAATCGAAGAAACCCTGCCTGGCGAAGCTGTCCAGGATCGACCAGGCGTCCTGCCCGTAGTCGAAGGAGACGTTCCGGATGACTTCAGGCCAGCCGTTGCCGTCCGAGTCGAACAGCGGAGTGAAGGGGATCGTCAGCTTGGGCACGTTACCTCGCGCGTGAGCGAGGACAACCATGTCCACCAGAGGCCTGGCTGCACTCATGGTGACCGTGTAGACGACCTGGTTGTCCTTGTTCAGGCGCGGGTTGTCGGGATCCATCCAGCGGACCTTCTTCAGCATCCAGCCATAGCTGGGCATAGTGAAGGAGAGGATGCGGGGTCGCGTCGCAAGGTCGACGGAACGCCGGATGTTGATGAACCGGCACCCCGGGTGCTCCACGAACACCCCCGTCTCGGGGTGCCTCAGTTCCAGTGCCACCTCGCACGGATTCTTCAGCGTATCGGCCGCTTCCGATCCGTCGGGATACGTCATGGTGAGCGAAGGCATGTCGTTGTGCGGTATGCCCGCTTCCCAGGAAAGCGGGTGCGGGAGAATGCCCTTGGACTCGCCGTCGGGAGCGTATACCCGGAAGCGGGGTATCAGGGTGTTGACGCTCACTTCACACCACCGCGTAACTGGATCGCACTAGCACTCCGTTGTTGCCGCCCACTGTCGAGACAGTAAACGTACCGGACCTGTTTCCGAAGGGGCCAGATCCACGAGAAGTGAACGTCAACGGACCGTTCCCCCTGAACTCCAGGGCGCCCGTCACGTTGGTTCCGGTGGTGAATGAGAAGTCCGACGTCGTTTTCAGGCGAGCCCTCATGTAACGTGGATCGATCAGAAGCCACTGACCGGAGCCGACAGTCGAGGATCCGTCACCCCAGAAAATGACGGTTCCTGACGTGTTGTCGGTGACCGTCAGAGATGTTGCGGGCCCCGTGAGCAGCAGCAGTGCGTCTGCAATGGGGACGGTCGAAGCGACGGCGTTGGGCAGGGTGGACGCCCCGTTGAAGAACGCCTGGTCGGTCTGCGGCCCTCGCCATGCACCCCCCGGGATGTTGAAGATGATCGTCGCGTCCGCCCGGTCGGAAGGGCACGAGAAGTCGGGGGTGTTCATGGAGGCGAGCTGCGCCTGCGCCGTCTCTTCGATGCTCCCCCGCACCCGGGTGAGGGTGATGGGCTGGTTGGTGCCCATACCCAGTAGGCCCATCAGTGTGTTCCAGCGCGACGCCAGCCCCTCGGGGGTCCTGTCCACCACCCTGATCTTCAGGGAGACCGTGATCTGGGACAGCGGGTCGTTCCACATGGGGATCGCGTAGTGCACGCTCGGGATCTCGACCACGGCTCTGCGTGGCGCCAGGGCGGGCGCGTACTCAGTGCCGTCCAGCAGGTACATGCCTGAGGTGACGGCCTTGCCGCCGATGGTGAATCCGTTGATCTTGTACGCAGTGGCCACCTGTCACACTCCACTGATGGTCGCCGCGTAGGCCAGCGACCGGTTGATCGTCACCGACGTCGGCTCGGCCTGCGGGTACTGATTGTTGATGTTGAAGACGGTCGTGGCCCCGGCCTGCGGCGTGGCCATGCGGGCGATCGACACGGAGATGGACTCGGGAGGCGTGCGGGCCATCATGCCCGCCCCGAGCATCGTGGTGCCGGAATCCCCCTGGGTGACCCGGACCTGCTTCGAGCCCCCGGTCAGGCCTGCGTCGTACAGCCGCTTGGCCACGCCGGAGAAGCCCCGGCCGCCGCTACGATTGATGACCTCCAGCAGGGCGCCGAAGCGCTTGGCGGCTGCCGCGTTAACGACGAACTCTCCATTGGAGAGCATCATCGGAATCACGTCGGACTTCGGGCCGCCGGGTCCGTTGATCCAGCCGCCGGTCGCAGCCTGCCCCACTCGCGGCGGGCTGTTCTTCTGGTAGTAGTAGTAGCCCACCGAGACCGTTGCGGAGCGGTTGAGGGCCCGGCTGATGTTCGAGCCCGCGTTCCAGGCGGCCTGGACGATGCCGCCGAGCTGCCCCTTGAAGCCGCCCACGTTGGCCAGGGTGACGGTGCCTTTGGGGCTGAGCTTGCCCCGGTTCGCGTCGGCGACGGCTCGCTTCAGGGCTTCCAGCAGGGCGGTGAACTCGGAGGTCGACAGCTTGCCGTCGCCGTTCACGTCGAACTTCCCGGCCGCCTCGTCCCCGAGGATCAGCTTGGCCAGCGATTCGATCTGTGCACGGTAGTTGGCGTCGTTGAGCTGCGCCTTGCCCTTGGGGTTGAGCAACCCGGCACCTTCCGAAGAGGCAAGGAACTGTGTCAAGGCGAGAACCTTGGCCCGGTACTCTTCGTCGGAGAGCTTGCCCTTACCTTTGGCGTCGAGCTTGCCTTCGGCTGACAGGCTCTGCACGGTCTGGGTTAGCTGAGCGAGCTGTGTCTGGAACAGCAGGGAGTCCAGAGCGGCCTTGCCCTTGGGGTCGAGCTTGCCCGACGCCTCGGCCTCCTGTACGACGGCCGCCAACTTCTCGACGTCCCCCTGCGCCTTGATGATGTCGATGGCGACCTTGGGGCTGATCTTCTTGGAGCCGACCAGGTCGATGTACAGGCTCAGATCCTGAAGCGACTTGAAGGCCTTGGCGTCGTTGGCCGAGATGTCGATCTTTACGCCCTTGAGCCCGTTGAGTTGGGTGAGCAGTTTCTGGTACTGGTTCGACACGTCGGCGAAGTCCTGCGACGTCTTGGCCTTGTCGATCACATTGCCGAAGATGTCGGCGATGATCGTCTTGGTCTGGAGGGTCGCGTTCTGGATCTTGCCGGAGTTCTGGATGATGGCCGCAGCCAGCTCGCTGGTCGCATCCCCGCCGATCTCGGCCAGGCGGGGCCCCAGCTTCTCCAGCTCCTTGGCGGAGAGATTGGCGAGCTGAGCCACAGCGGGTGCCGCCTCAGGTCCGAGCTTACGGAACTGCTCGGCGATCTCCGGGCCGAGCGTGGTCGATATCTTGATCAGGTTGGCGGACCAGTCGCGCTGCGCTTTGGCGATCTTCTCCAGCTCACGAAGGTACGCATCCAGGCCGCCCTTGCTGGACAGGTTGAACTTGTCCATCGCATCCTTGGCGCCCGAGAAGGCGCTCTTCGCCGCCTTCTTGAAGGCATCGAGCGGCGTACCGAACTTCTCGAACTGCTGACCGAGATCGGTGATGGCCTGCTGAGCCGAGTCGGCGTCGGTATCGAGATCTTCCAGGGCCTCCCTGGTCAGCTTGATCTTGCCACTCGCCGACGAGGCCGACGCCCCCGTACCGTCCAGGGCATCACTCAGCAGCTTCTTCGCCACCGCCGACTTGGTGGCTTCACTGGACTCCGATGCGACGACCGTACGAAGCGCCTCAAGGAAGTTCTTGAGCCGGATGGCCGCAGCCGCCTGGTCGTTGATCTCCTTGGCGTACGCGCCATTGACGTTCGGCGCATAGTTGTCGGCTGTCTTGCTGACTTCCCGGATCGCCGTATCCAGGTCCGTCAAGGCCCCCTTGGGGTCATTCAGCGACCTGGACAGCACATCGCCGACATTCAGTCCGGAGTCGGCGAGCTGATCCAGGGCGTCCTTGCTGATCTTGCTGTTGTCGGCCAGCTTCGACTGTGCGAGAGCCGCCTGCGCGGTGTCGAGCAGCCACTGCTTCACGTTGTCGCCGATGGCCACGGTGTTCTCACCAAGGGCTCTCGTCGACTCGTGAACTGCTCCGCTGGCAGCATTGATCTCGCGCAGGTACCGGCGGGCTGCCTCCGCGCCTATGTCATGGCCGTTGGCCTGCTTTTGCAGTTCACCTTCCTGGCCCTTGACGGCTTCGATCGCGGTCTTCGTGGCCTGAGCCGAAGACCTGGCGTGCTCCGCCGCCCGCTGATCTGCGGCGGAGAGGTCGTTCTTCGCGGTGGTGACCGTGCGGTAGACGCCGATGGAGTTCAAAGCGTCCTGGTTACCACTGCGCACGATCTCGTTGTACTTCTGGATGCCGCCAGCCGCCTTGACTGCCGCATCCGTGTCCGCCTTGATGGCGTTGGCCAGTGCAGTCGTACCCCCCGTGGCATTCATGGCGGCACTGGAGATCTTCTCCGCTTCGCTGCGGAAGTCGACCATCTGACCGATCATCGGTCCGAGCAGGATTGCCGCAGCTCCGATTGCCATGCCCCAGGGGCCAAAGGCAAACGAGGCGATCCGCGCCGCTGTGCCCGTTCCGGCGATAGCTGTCGTGGCTCGCGCTGATGTTGTAGAGGCTGCTGTAGTGGCGGCAGCGAACTGTGCCGTTGCGGTGGCGAGACTCCGCTGAGAGACGGCAGATGCTGCTGCAACACCTGTCTGCTGCCGCAGGGCATTGGTCGAGGCGAAGGTTCCCGACGCCAGCCCGAGCTGTGCAGCGGCCGACTGCTCGGATGCCAGTGCCTGCTGTCGCATGGGTACGGCAGACAGCGATGCGGCTGTGGCCAGAGCACGCGTGGACGGCACCGATGCGGCGTTTGCGGCGGCCAGGCGCGCAGCCGAGTTGGCGGCCTGATCTGTGGCCGTAGCGAAGGCGCGGAAACCCGGCAGGGCGCTGATGACGGCTTGGCGCTGGGCGTTCTGAGCGGCGACGGTCTGCACGGCAGCAATGGCGGCGCGCTGGTTGGTCACCATGTTCGCCTGGTAGGAGGCCGTGGCGGCGCGCATGGAGAAGCCCAGCCGTTCATTGGCCGCAGCCTGCGCGTTAGCCGCTCCGATCGCTTCGGCGGAAGTGGCATTCGCTGCGGTCAGGCCATTGCGATACAGGTCAACGGCAGTTCGCAGGCTCAAGGTGGAAACGCCGAGGTTCTGCTGTAGCTCCCGAGTCGCGATCAGGCTCTGAATGGTCTTGGCGAGGGCCACCTGGTAGACCAGCCAACCGGATGCTCCCGCCACGGCGACCGCAGTGAGGGTGCCGAAGATTGGCACGATCGGCCCTACGTGGGCAAGGGCTTCGATCACGTTGGCCAGGCCCGATGCAATGGATCCGATCGCCTTGGCCAGGGGACCGCCGAGCGTAGCCAGCAGGGTCTGGAAAGCGTCGCCGAGGTTCTGGAGTTCGGCAGAAGTGGTGTTGTAGATGCCTCGGGACTGGCGTTGCAGTTCCGTGCCTCGCGCGAACTCGACGTTGGCCCTGTCGAAGGAGTCCCGGACGACATCGAAGTTGTTGGCCAGACGGGAGAAGACGTCGATGTCGCGGACCGCGTTTACGCCCAGCGCCCGGAGAACGCCCTGGACGTCACCGCCGACACCGGCTGCCCGGCTCAGGCCCTGGATGAATGCGAGCAGGAAGTCACCCCGTGTCGCCGGGTTGTTGTAGAGCTTCAGCACCTCCGCGTCGGTCATGTTCATGATCTTTGCCAGCTTGGACAGCTCGGTTCCGCCCGACGAGACGGCGGTGGACAGCTCGTTGAAGACACGGGTCAGGGCGCCACGGGATAGTTCGGGACGCACCTGAAGGGTGGCCAGGGCTGCCGACAGACCAGCCGTCTCCTGGGCGGTGAGGCCGAACAGGTTGGAGACGGTGGCGATCGAGGCGTTGACGCGCAGAATCTCCTGGTCGGTCGCGGCCGACGCGGTACCCAGGGCGAGGATGGCCGAGCCGAGCTGTTCCATCTCGGAGATCGGCACGTTCTCCATCTGGGCTATTCGGCCCAGCAGGATCGTCGCCTCTTCAGAGGCGACACCCGTGGTCAGCGAGAACTTCACAATGGTGTCGGTGAAGTCTCCGAGGTTGGCGGCCGAGATGCCGATCGCAGCACCGAGCTGGCCGATGCGCGAGACTTCCTCGAAGGAGATCGGGGCATTCTGTGCGATCTCCTGGAACCGCTGAAGCAGGCCGACCGATGAGGCTTCCGCTTCACCGACAACACGAGCCACCTGGGCAAAGGCCGCTTCCTGGGAAATAGCTGCCCCGGCAAGCGCCTGTGGTACCTGGAGCAGCGTCTTGAAGAGCTGCTGGAAGGAGCTTTCAAGCTCGCCAACTGTGTTGCGCAGTGCGAAGGTTGAGGCAGAGAAGGACACGTTGGCGCTCGACGCCGACCTGGTGGCCGAGCTGAGGCGCTGCCGGGACTGCGACAGCTTCTCCTCGTTCTGCGCCATGCGGGCCGCAGACTGCGCCAGCTTCTCCCGTTGGATGGCGAGCTTCTGCTCTTCGATCGACAGCCGCTGAGCCGTCTCGGCGGCCTTCCTCTTCGATTGTTCTTCCTTCTGCTGTGCCGAGATCGCGTTCTGCGTGATCGACGACATCTGCTTCTGCGCCGACGCCAGTGTGCGGACGGCGTTCGCCATCTTTTCGTAGACGGCGACCGTGCGCGTGATTCGCTGATATTCCTTCTCGCTCAAGCCCTGGACTTGGGCGAGCGCAGAACGGAGCGAGCCGAAGGTGCCGACAAGGGTCTTCGTGACCTGCGACTGCTTCAGCTCGCTTTTCTCAAGCTGCTGAGTGACCTGCGCGAAGTTCTTGACGACCGAGAGGGCGGAATTGTAAGCAGAAGCGGAGGTGCGGATTTTTCCGGCCAGGTCCGCGTTGACATGGGCGACCTTACCCATGACGGTGTTCAGGTTCTGGAAGACCTTCTCCATCTGGCCGCCACTCTTGGTGACGGCCTGAGCGCCCTGCGCGAACGACCGGATGTCCAGGTTGATGCGGGCTGTCGCATCGAACGAACTCGCCACCTAGCCCTCCGGCATGTCGTGCTGGTAGGAGTGCGAACGTGAGGGAAGCCGACGACCGTCGTTCCACACGTTGCGCGCCTTCGCAAAACGGGTCTCGCCCTTTTGCCTCGGCCGCCCACCCCGGCCTTTCTCATGGTTCTCGCGGTCTTTCTCAACCTCCGCGCAGGCGTAGCAAGTGACCGACTTGATATCGAAAACTATTTCGTTGTTGGTTGACATCCCGATCCAGGCAGGCGTCCCGCACGACTTGCAGGTCTCCTCTTCCAGGATCGTCACTGCCATTGCCAGCTTGCGGTTCTTCTCGTCACCCCAGTCCGACGGGCGCCCGGTCAGCATCGTCAGCGGCGGCACTCCCCAGGACTTCGCCGCGTTCAGCGCCGTCCTGATCCAGGCTGACGTTTTCCACGTCAGGGCTTCCGCCAGGAAACCCGGCATCGAGCTTGTTCGCCCATTCCTGAGAAGCCGACAGCCCGGTGCCGACGGACTCCATCAGGCGCATCAGTTCCGAGGAGATGAGCTTGCCCAGGAAGGCGTTCGCACCCTTCCGGGTCGGAGGCGGCACCTTACGGTTGTCGCGGTGCAGCACCATGCCCGAGCAGAAGTGCGCGATCTGAGCGGCCAGCATGAACCTGGTCCGGGCGGTGATGTGGTCGAGGTCATCCTCCTTGACACCCTTGAACTTCGGGTGCTCCTTGTAGAACTCCCGTGTCGCGTCACGGGTGACCGTCCCCAGCTCCTCCGGCGTCTTGACCTGGAAGGTGAGCGTGACAGCCGACTTGAAGATCTGGTCCTGAAGCTGGTCACGCCAGGCTTCCAGCTCCTTGACCCGCATGCCGAGAGCGTCGCGTCGCTCCACCAGGCCATCCAGCTCGGTGTCCACGAACGCGCTGGCCGACTGCTGGTTGCGTATCTCGATGCGCTTCTCCAGGCCGGTGACCTCTTGGGCCACCTCCTCCAGCTCCTCCAGCACGCGGGCGAGTTCCGCACCGCTTCGCTGGTCGAGATAGGCCGTGTGCTTGAACTCGGGGAAAGTCGACTCCCCCTCCAGCCACGCCTCGAAATCGAAGTTGTCCGGGCCGGGCTCCGGGGCGCCCGACTCGGTGGCGATGTCCTGCTCGGTCATGCTCGTTCCGTCCCTTGGGTTGAGCGTTTCGTCAGCTACCGGTGCTGCCGACCTGAACCAGGCCCTCGGAGGACTGGCCCTGCGGGTAGAAGGTCGGCTGAAGCTGAAGCGGAGCGGTGGCGTCGTTGACGACGTTCGGGTCACCCGAGAGGAACTTGAAGATCGTGACCCAGTCGTTGTTGGCCGCCTGCGGATCCCTCACCGGGTGCTTCGAAATCCGCTGTACGAGGTAGCCCGACCGCAGGGGCTTCTTGAACAGCCTCATCACGTCGTTGTAGATCGACGGGTCGAGCTTGTTCGGGTCGCGGTCCAGGAAGACGCTGAGCTGTCCCTCGTAGTTCTTGGCGGTCGGTGTCGCCACGTTCGAGTCGTCGCAGAGACCTCGGGTGTCATCCGTGTCGCGGTCCGTCCAGCCGAGCGTGATGTCGGTGGTCAGTGCGCACGAAATGTTCAGCCCGGCGTTGATCTCTGCGGCGGTCGGGTGGTCGAGGTCCGCAAACCCCTGACCGTACGTGCCTTCGTAACCCTCGGACGTCTGGTCCGACTCGTCCACCCACCAGATGGTAAGACTCGGTGGTAGACTTTTGACTGCTGCCATATCGGTGTTTCCCTCCGGCCGGAAGGTGTGATCCTTCAGCCGGATCATAATGGGAAAGACCCCCATTTGAGTGAGTGCCAGCCACTCAAATGGGGGTCCAGGGAAGCGGGTTCTGCGAGTTCGTCGTCAATTCCGTGTCTGGGTATGGCTATTCATCCAGCGGATGATTTCCTCTCGAATGAAGAGAGATGGCTTGCCGACCCTGACTGGCCGAGGGAAGTCGGCCTTGCGCTTCCTGTAGGTCGGCAGGTAGGTACGTTCGATGCCGAGGATGTCGGCAACCTCGCCTGACGTGATGCAGCCCTCGCGCTTCACCCCAGGCGCTACCTCGACAGCCTCTCCTCCAGCACGTCTTGCATAGTTCCTCGCCGACTTTGCGTTCACGCAGATCCGGCACCGACGAACGTAGGAGACTTTGCCGTTCCGGGTGCGCTTCTCCAGGATGAGGTTGTCACCTTCGAGCTTGTGTCCGTCATCGCATCCATCGCGCTCGGCCTGATACTGACCCCGGCCTCGCACCCCCGTCTTTGGCTTATACGCCTCACGTCGGGCCGCCTTTACCTCAGGACGTGCGTGGTACTCGCGGTTGTACGTCTGGCTGTAGGCTCGCTCGCAGGTCAAGCAGGTTCGCCATCCACTTTCACCGATCCGCGTGTTTTCTGGCGCGAACGCGTGACCTCTGTCGCAGTGCGTCTTCCGAGCGTTCTGAGCGGTGGGGCTGACGCCGCGCAGTGTGTTGACCTTCTGTGAAACTTGCTCCAGGTGCTCATGGTTCACACAGGGGCGAAACCGGCACAGGTGGTCGGTCTCGCGCTCAGGGTCTCGATCTCGACCGCCGACGATGACCCAGGCGTAGAGGTGCCCGAAGGCTGACCCGCCTTCAGTTTTCGACCAATCAGATCGGAACTGACTGTACCCCCAAGGGTTAAGCCCTCCGCCCCAGATGACGCAGTCCGGCTTGGCTCCGAAGATTCGCTGAACTTCCTTCGAGGGGTTCTTCAGAGTGTAGTAGTCGAACCGGGCAGCATCGCCAACTATGCGACTGCGCGGGATTCGGACGAGCTTTTTCCAGGCTACGAGATGGGCGGTGCACATTCCCCACGAAGAGGCGGCGTAAGCGCAATCACCCACCCAGCACGTCATGTTGGGCATTTCCTCCCCCTTTCCATGAGTTTCGACGCTAATGGAGAGGGGTGCCATAAGTCAACCAATCATCACTTTCCCTTACCATTTGGTGGGTGGATGCATGTCGCCAAGCCGCTTCACGATCCGACGTCGCTGAACTTGCTCACGTTCACCACACCCTTGTAGCCGACGGCGAGATAGAACCGCAGGGTGTCCCCGATGCCGACGGGATACGGGTCGCGCACAGTGCCGGATCCCGCCTCCGACAGCTCACCCTGGTCGAGCGGAGCGTAGCCGTGAAGCAGGTCGCGGACCGCCTGGGAGAGCTGAAGGAGAGCCAGTCCCGAGGGGGCGACCGCCTGCACGATGAAGGCCGCCTGCTTCGTGGTCTCACCGTCTCCCGCCAGCCCGCAGAGGTCGGCAACGGTGATGCGCCCGCCGAACCCCGAAAGGTCAAATGCCTGGCCGAACCAGAGGATGACTGTCGGCTTGTACAGACCAGAGGGGTCCGGAGTGATCTCGTTGCTCTCGCCGATACCTTCGAGGTAGACGGGGGTGTTCGGCAGTCCGAGGTCCACCCGGCGGTAGATGTCGAGTTGCCAGTCCAGAAGGGAGACCACCTCAGGCCTCCTTGCCTATGAGGTCCGCCAGAGCCTGCGGCCAGGACGTGAAACGCACCGCCCGATCGTCGAGGTAGCTCGTCGCGGGAAGCTTCCGGTTGGTCACCAGCAGAACGCCCCGCTGGTTCCAGAAGTCCCAGACGTAGCTCGGGGGCCCGTCAACGGTCACATGGAAGCCGTGCTCCCTCAGCCAGGAAGCCACCTGCCACTTGTCGCGGCTGGTGAGGATGAACACGGCCTCCTCGATCATCAGCGACTTCAGTCCTTCGAGGGCACCCTCCACTGGTTCGTCGTAGATGGAGCCGTCGTGCCAGCCGCGTGAGTAGCGGTGCACGACCCCGTCGAAGTCCACTGCGATCGTCATGCTGCACTCCGTTCGCCGTGCGGTACGCGTGCCAGTTCGCGCATCCGGACCAGCCGCTTGTCGCTGACGCCGAAAGGGCGGTAGTGCAGACACCGAGCACAGCGCCCGCAGTCGCTGTTCGCCAGGACGGGGTGCTCGCACGTGCAGGCTGCGTGAGCCCTCTCGATCGCCGAGCAGTCTCCGTGGAACAGGCCCGCCTCTCCGCGCCACCACGGCCCGCGTGACCCGTGCCAGGAGTGCGAGACGTTCACGGGGTCGCCCTTGCGGTCGCGCCCCTGGCACCAGGCGCACCGGGTCAGCAGGCGGCGCCGCAGAAGCTGGAGGGGGCGGATCTGGATACGCCAGTGGTGGAGGTGCAGTTTCCATCGCTTGCCCCGGCAGGTGACGTCGTCATGGCCCGAAGGGTCCCGGTGCCACACCGTGATCATGCCGGGCCAGTACAGGCCTCTCCCGGCCACGGTCCAGTAGGCACCTCTGAAGTCCCACCGGATGCCCTGCTTCAGGGCCACGCCGGTCTTCCAGGCGCTGCGACGGGGCCAGGGACGGGGGATCTCCACCACCACGGTAAGGGGATCGTGCATCAGCGGCCCCCCAGGCGTGCGGAGAGTTCCGCCGTCACGGAGTTGAAGGCGTCGAACACGGCCATCATGGGCGTGATGCCGGTCCTGGTGCCGAACTCCTGGAACGGGGCGTAGAAGGGGTTCCCGTACTCCCAGCCGAAGGAGATCTTCAGGATGTCCGTACCGAAGTCTCCGGTCCCGGTGACGGAAGCCTTCATCTGGCCGGTGTCGACACGGGACTTGGCGCGCACCATCCCCTCACCCCGCCGACGGGCATTCGACAGGTCGAGCACCAGCCGCTGGCGCGACTTGTTCAAGTGGTCGACAACGAAAGCCGACAGGCCGATATCGAAAGCACCGCCAGGCGTGCCTCCGCCGTAGTACCGCTGCGCACCGCCGAACCGGTAGTTGTACTTGATGCCGATGTAGGCCATCCCAACCTCCTACGCCTGGAGAGCCGCGCCCAGGGCTTCCTCTTCCGGAGCGGTGGGCAGGTTTTCTTCGAGGTCTATCACCTCATGATCCTTCAGTTCTCCGGCGAGAGCGTTCATTTCTTCCGACCGCATCGCGAGGATGCGGGCCGAACGCTGCTCCACCGTGCCTTCCGTGAGCTGAGTCCCCGGCCTGTTGTACCCGTGGAACCCGGCGTGGAAGGCGCGCGGGCGCGTCGTGTAGACGGTCTTCGCTCCCATGGATTCGCGAATGCGGTTGATCAGGCCGTCCTGTTCGGCATGGCCCGCCGGAATGATGCTTCCGGGGAACATCCGCTGGCAGTACCGGACCATGTCGCCGTAGTACCCGGGCCCGTCGTGCGCCGTGATCCTGTCGGCCACGTCACGGCGCATGGAAACCCCCAGCGACTGATACGAGGGGTGGAGGTAGGCGGCCTCGCTTCTCGGCCTGATCTGGTTCTGGTTGCGGCAGGCGCTCACCGCGAAAGCCGAGGGGGCTATCCGGTGCATGGCTTCGTGGTACCTGAAGTACCCCCGCGCGACCAGGACATCGTCCTCGACGATGTGGAGCAGAGACCAGGGCAGGCGCATGCAGTCGCGGATGCCGGACATGACGTTGTAGGAATTGCCCCGGTATGGGTGATCGTGCATTTCCCGGAGGTAGATGGACGTGAAGCGCCGGGAGAACTTCTCCGCGACAGTCCTGCATTCCGGGTCGTAGGAACGGTCGAGGCTCACCACGACAGACACCCCGTCAGGAGCTGCCTGCTCAAGGCACGTCAAGCAGGCATGCAGCATGTCGGGCCTGCGCCAAGCGGGGATGAGAACGACATGCTTCATGTCAGTCCACCTTCGGTAGGGCGTGGAACGAGCCGTCTGCCGCGAAGACGGCCTTGATGTCAGCCAGTGGCACGTCGGTCAGCGATAGCCAGCAATCCCGGCACGGGGTGCCGTCCTCTGGCACAGGTTTGCCGCAATATCGGCACGGGGTGCCAGGTTCCTCCACGGGGCGGCCGCACGGGCTGGCATGGTCCGGATGATCGGGGAAGCGGCACTCCTCGCGCCCGCCGGAAGCGCACGACCGGCACACGCCCGGGGTAATCCGGTCCAGCCAGGCCGGATGGAACACCTCGCCACAGAAGGAGCACGAGAACGGCACCCCGTGGCCAGTTCCAGGTCGGGTCATGGGCACTGCACCAGCTTCAGGGCCACGTTACGAAACTCGGCGTTCCGCTTCAGCAGATGCTCCCTGGCGGCTTGGCCGACCTCACGCCTCCGGTGGGGAGTCAGTGCCGCCGCACGCTGCACCGCATCGATGATCAGCCCGGGGTCCGTGTAGGTCTGAAGGGCCTGGTGATGGCTTCGGGTTTTCGTCACTCCGAGCAGATAGCCCCACTCCGGCCGGATGTGCTCGTTCATCGGCGAGGCATCCGTTGTGATCACAACTGCTCCGACGGACATGGCCTCGGTGATGTAGTGCCCCCAGCCTTCAGCGACTGAGGGGCAAAGGTGGATCTCGTGTTCGTTCATCAGGCGGTCCAGCTCCCGCCCGGTAGGCGAGATGACGACAGAGATGTGATCCGGTACGCGAACCGGCTCCTTCGAGACGATGGTCAACGGCGGGAGATCCGGATTCCGGCGCCACGCCTCGACCACTTCTTCGGTGCCCTTCATCTGCGACTTCCCGCGTACGTGAAGGCACTTCAGTTCCCTTGGAACCGCTGGGTCCATCCGGTCGCAGCCGAGGAACCCCGTGAGGCGCACGTCGCGGGCTCCCCGCTGACGGCAGAACTGTGCAGCGTATGAACTCTTCGCCCATATCTGGTCAAAGGCGGGCAAGTACTTCAGCCACTCGGTGGGGTACCACTCCAGGTTCAGCACGGCAATGTTCCGGTCGGCGCACTTGGCCAGGTTCCGGCTGACAAGCTCCAGGTGAAAGGCGACATCGGCGTGGTCCATCACGTCCGACTGCCAGTCCTCGAAGGAGACTTCATGTCCCGCCGACGTGAAAAGGTCCGTCAGCAGCTTCGCATCCAGTGACAGGCCGACACCGTTATCCCGGCTGATGAGGGCAATTTTCAGCCCCACGTTCCCCCACCTTCCCCCGTCAGGGTCCCGTGACCTCGGGATTCCAGACAATCGGCTGCATCGAATACGGCTCTGGCAAAGTCTGCGGATGGCCCGCGTCCACGTCGCACAGGAGATTCCGCAGCCATGCGTTCGAGGACATCAGCGGGTTGCGCACATGAAGAAGATAGTGGCCAAGTTCTGGATCGCCCATGACAAGGTGACCGAGATCGGGGTCGTCCGGGTCCGGGGTGAAAGGCCTGACCAGGTCATTGGCATGGATGGGCGGGCACTCGCGGATGGGCGTCTGAACCCGGATAGCGTGATCGGTGCCCATGTCGCCGCGCTGGGTCCTGACGCGCGCACGCCAGTCCTTGTTGTTCGCCAGCCGGGCTCGGCCCCGGTACAGGAGGACCAGCTCTGGATACTTCTCGCCGCCTTGCCCGTCCGGAATCGTCAGGCCGCCGGTGACGGGATCAAAACCGTACTCATTACCTCGACTTGGTCTGCGGAATATCTCCACGGCGGCGTTCATGTGCCCGCGAGGAACCGACCGCTGATGCCATGCCCAGCGTGGATCCAGGGCCGTCCGCCTGTTGAGTGCAGCCATGCACCCATTCTGCACGCAGATCTGGACAGAGATTGCTGTGGATTTCGATTCGGTTTACAGCCACCTGCCCACGGTGCTTCGACCTCCGGGCGTCTCCCAGGCCGGAAAACCGTGCAGGGTGTAGGAGAACCCGTCCACCGGCACCGGCTGGAAGTCGACGATCATCATTCCCTCGGCTTCCTCCTCGACCGCTTCCGCCCGGTCCTCAAGGGCCTTGGCTCCAGATAGAAGCGCCGAGGCCAGCTTCGCGCCGTCGGTCTGAAGATCCTCGGTCCGGATCACCTTCTGGATCAGGGCTTCGGATACCGCAAGAGCCCTCAGTGCCGATGCAGCCGCACGGTAGAGGCGCGCAACGCCCTCACCCTGAGCAATCTCATAGAGGCGCTGGAGGTGAAGGTCGGAGAACATGTACTCCGCATTGCCCTCACCGGCGTAGTCCACTTGCTCCACGTCGGGGATGAGGGCCCGGATGGTGCCGACCGTCGTGGAGAGGTCCGGCGGGTAGACGTCCTGCCGAGCGGTGGTTCCGATGGCGGCCATTGCGTCACCCTCCCTGGATCGACACGCAGCGGGCCTTTCGGAGATCACTCTAGGCGTCTCGCAGCGCCCACTGAAGGTGTGTCCGATTTGGTAATTATGCACTAATTAACGGTAATTAATACCCTCCACTGGTATCAGGCATCCTGACCTGGGCGGATGCCAGCCGCGACGTTCGGCATCCTGAGGTCGAACAAGGGCTTGCTCATTTATAGCAAACCTTTTCATGAGTGAAATGGGTTATCGCAGCAGGTCAAGCCAGTAGGTGCTCAAGCCCTGGCAATGCATGTCGAACCCCCTTGCACATGGATCGACAAGGAAGGGTATCTGGTGTCCCCTTTGGGTCGATTTGAGAGTTCTCGGAATGGCATCCAACTCTCGGAAAAAACAGAGATGCATCAGGGGTGACCTGCTGCCACCCGGACCTAAGAACAAGAGATAGTCCTCATCGCCGTTGTCCTCTACCGGTAGTAGGGGGCGTGGCGCCGCGAACTGAGGAGGCAATCGCTTCGCTCGGGTACCAGTGGGGGCTGAGCCAAGTCTGTGTCTGCGGCCACGGGGTGCTGAACGCGCGCCTGAAGCGTCCCGTAGTCATCGGTGGGGGTGCGGGCGGACGTGAGTGCTGCGAGGACCGCACAGGGCCGCACAGGGCTTCCCGGGCCACGCATCGAGGGTTGCGTGCCTCATGCCGAAGAGGGAGACTCGTTCCAGGAAAGGAGAAGGCATGCACTTGACTACGGAACGGGTCCTTTCCGCCGCCCGGATGCCCGGCCTGTCGCACGGGGCGTTCCGTCTCTACGTCATCCTGGCCGGAGCTGCGGCTCAGCGGAGCGCCGAGGGTGACTACTTCCCCGTGACGCTCAAGGGCCTGCTGCGGCTGCACCCGGGCATTGCCGGACGCTGCGCCGGGACGACCACCGTCTTGAAGCAGATGGCCGAGCTTCAGCGCAGGGGGCTGATCCTGATGGACTCCGCGCTACACCGTAACGAGCCGGAACTTCCAGTTCGCGTGAAGGTACTGGAGGCCGGGTTTTCCGAGGAGTTCCAGATCGCCCTGGCGGACATGGTCTGCCTTCAGTGACGTTGCGACTACTCAGCGAACGACCTTGTGGCGTCCCTTAGTTCACTTGTAAGCGTGGTGTATTCTCCGGCCGTTCGCACCTGCCGGATACGAAGGGAAGAGTGGATGGTGATGGCGACCGGACCGGAAGCTGGATGTCCGGAGTAGAGCAGGCCCGGAGCGGCGGCAAGATTCTAGCGCGCTCGTAGCTATTACCTCCCTCGGAAAGGAGAGCGGATGAACGCAGTTCATTCGCAGTGATTGCACTATGAAGAACGAGAACCTGCGGCTCACCAAGACGACGATTGCGGTACTTCAACAACTCTTGGCCGCCACGGACGAACACCCTGCATACGGATCCGAAATTGCATACCGTGCAGACCTTGAAGTGAGCACTGTTTCATACATCTTGAAACGCCTTCGCGAAATCGGGTGGGCCGAGGGGTGGCACGAGGACGACGGTTTGCACATTCCGGGTCCCGGACGTTACTACCACGAATTGACTCCTGTTGGATACGAGAATGCCGTGAAAGCCCTACTCGCTCGTGACAGGCGTCGCCGCGAACAGTTCCGGAGATTTTACTGATTCACCACCTCGGCGCTTTCACGGAAGCGCTGGCCGGTGGAATCTTGTACGGATTCAGCAAATACGGAGGCCCCATCGTGAATGCCGATGAACTGACCAGCCTCGGCGAACACCTGCACGGGCTGCTTCGGGCGGCCCAACCGGACGCCGCCTCTCGACTCAGTACCGACACGCTGGAGCGGGTCGCGGAAGACTTCCTGACGGAGGCTGCCGCGCAGGAGTGGCTTGCTTCCCAGATGGAGAAGACCCGGCTCCGATCTCTGGAGTACGCCAACGGCGCGGCCATGGAGCTGAGGCCAGCCGAAGAAACTGCCGCCATGTGGGTAGGTATCTGCCGGGGCCTGCTGCAAAATGCTCCCAATTACAGCGAGACCCAAGTGGGCCTGGACGGAAAGATCGTAATGGAGACCCGCCTGTCGGGGTCATCTGAAATCTTCACCGTCACCGTGCAGAGGCACGGGCCGGAAAAACTCACCCCCCATGAAGCCCGCGTCAAGGCGGAGAACGCAATCTTTGCCGTATGGCGGTGGATCGAAAATGCCAACGACGGGCACGGGTCAGATATAGGCGACCTGATGTCGGTGCTGGAGCGACGCGGCTTCCCTGCCCCGGCCGACGGTGAGTGAATATGCGGACCCTTCGGCAGACGGAAAAGATCACAACAACGCGTGAGGGTGGGCGTGGGTGAAGAAGACAGGCGTGGCACTGCTGGCGGAGAACGACCAACTCCGAATGGCCATAGCTGATGCTCTGAGTCGCCTGGACGGGGGCGCCCTGTCTGTGAAATGCGTTTCGTGCGGCGCGAGGCCGAGACTGTCCTGCTGCGACGATGACCCCCTGCCGTTCCCGCATGCGGCCCGAGTGAAGCAGGCGACAGACGCCTTGCGGCAGGTGCTCGTGGATGCCCTCAAGGAGTCGGGGCCGATTCGTCAGTGACACCTCGGGCCGGACCGTCACCTGGCGGGGGGTCGATGGGTTCCGCTCTGCCGAAGGCGTCCGGCCACCAGCGGCTTCGCCGCAGATCGCTGAACCGGCCGTCTCTTCCCGAAGGGGGAAACTCGACAACTTACTGAAAATAGAACACGGTTGAGAATCAACAGCGGGATCGGATGCTCCTTCGGGTGACTCCGGTCCCGTCTGTCTTTCCAGAATCTTCAGGAGGATGGTTTCTCTTTCGTGTCCCAACCTGAAAGACTCACCTCCGGCGAGGGTCCGGCCGCCATGAAGCGGCGGCACTGGCTGGCGAGAAAGTCCGGCGGAAAGGTTGGCGGGGATGGCGCGAAAGCAGAACGTCTTGGGCCTCCTGCTGAGAGCTGGATCACTCCTCTTCGTGGCTCTCGTCATGGCCTTCAGCCCGTACTGGCCAGTGTCCTTCGTCTTCTTCTACTCCGCCGTCCTCATGCTTGGGCGGTTCAAGTATGAGGACGGCAGGAGAAGGCGCCGCAATGCTGAGCAGCAGTGGTGGGCCCGCCAGAAACGCGGCATCGTGCAGCCGCCGCTCGAACCCTGCTGCCTGCGTCACGACGACACGGGCTTCCTTCACGACCTGCTCTGCACGCGCGACCGCAGCGGCGAGGTGCCGACAGGGCCGGGGGGTTTCAGCGTGGACTGGGACCGGCTGGCGGCTGTGGAGCTGGGCAACCCGGATTCTGGAGAGGGCATTCAGTGAGTCTGCAACGCACCATGGACGATCCGCTGGCAGAGATAGCGCGCCTTCGGGACGGCGAAGAAGACGGCTGGACCGAAGCGGCCTGGCCGAGGCCGGGCCAGTACCTGAAGAGGCTGCACGAGCTGGACTCCGAGCAGCGCATTCAGAGCCTGGCGAACCTGCTCGGGGCTGCTGAAGCAGCCCATGCGTGTCTCGTGGGCATGCACCAGGAGAACCTTCAGGAGCTGCGTCAGCGCGCCATGAATTCCTGGTCCGCGCTCACCAGGATCGCCGGGCTGTGCCGGGACCCCGAGAGGGACGGCTTGATCCATGTGAGCGAGATCGTCGAGCTTCTTCCCCCTGCTCTCCGGTACGGATGAGTCCGGCCGGTCAGTGAAGTTCGACTGAAGCAGACGGAAGGGGAAACCATGGGAGACGTGCGCGACCCGGAGCGCGACCAGCCGCTGCCCAAGCCCGGAGGGCTGCCCGTTCAGGAGATCATGATCGGCGTCATCAGGGAGCGGCGCGAGTACGGCAAACGCAAGTACGGCCGCCCGCTGGAGACGCACAACGGACGCGATGCCCTGAAGGACGCCTGGGAAGAAGCGCTGGATCTGTTCACCTACCTCACACAGCTCCGGCTGGAGCGCGGTGACGTCCTGCCGGGCATGAGCGGGACCGAGGAGGTGGAGCAGGGTGCCTCTGTGCGCACCTCCGTGCGGCAGAAGGACCCGCTGGCGGAGCTGATACCGCACAAGTGTCTCCGCTGCGGGCACCGGCCGCATTTGCCTGGTCAGTGCCTGGGTGAAGCTCCGTCGGGGCTCGCCAACTGCCAGTGCGGCGCCGAGGCCCTGGTCGAGCGAGTACTCGGCACGCTTTAGCGAACAGGCCCGGAAAACCCGGGAGCCCCCGCCAGAGGCAGGGGCTCTTCGGAAAGGAGAAGAAACGCAACTGGGCCGACTAGAGCGACACAGACGTCCCTACTCACGGACGGGGAGGGTGAGTCCCACGCCACGTCCAAGAATGTACCCCATGGCGGGGATTGATGCCAACCGTTAGCGGTGGAGTCCAGGAGTGGCACGCTGTGCCAACAACCGATCTTCCCTTTGTGCTCCAGTCCGTAGCGCAGGAGTGAACGCACGAAGACCCCCCGCCTGCATGTCGGGGGGTCTTCGTGTTGCCCGGCAGGGACGGAAGCCGGGCAGGGGCGGTCGAGATCTATCCCGGGTCACCCGCCGCCCGGCTTGTCAGCGGTCAGGAGCCCGCCGGGCCCGAGACCTTCGGGCCGCTGGTGATCGAGGCCATCCGGACCGAGTTGTCCTGACCCGTACCCAGCGACACCGCCACCGCCGACGCGTCGATACCGGCGGCGCCGATGATCGAACGCACGCGGTACTGGATGTCGTCGTGGCTGAACGAACCCTCGAAGGCGCTGATGTCGCCGCCGCCGAGCGCACGGCCCGTGTCGCCCATGACCCGCACCTCGGGGGTCTCGTGACCACGCAGGAACGCCGTCACGATCGCCGGACCACGGTCGGTCTGGCCACCGGCCGGAACCAGGTACCAGGTCGTCGCGGCGTTGACCGAGTTGTCGATGAGCGGCAGCCAGGGGCTCTCGACCACCGTGAAGCGACCGGCGATCGGCGAAGAGACGTTCTGGCGGATCTCGGAACCGTCGGCCGCCGTGCGCACCCGCAGGTACGTGGTGCCCTGCGCGATCTCCTGCGCGGTGAGCGCGAGGGACGGCGGAACGAGCAGCACGAAGTTCTGCACGCGGACCTGTCGGCCCGCGACGGTGCGCATGCCGATGTAGTTGATCGCGTGCTCCAGCGCGTCGAGCGTCAGAGCGGGGTTGCCGGGGACGAAGTTGCCCTCGGGGGCGTGGCCGCCGAAGTCCTCGGTCGTGTTGAAGAAGTCGGGGTTCGGGCCGCTGGACGTGGCGAGGACACCCGTGGTCAGGACGTCCTCGGTGTCGCGGGCCCACCGCGCCATCTCCGTCGGGAGCTGCGAGAGGACCCGCAGCTCGTCGTTCATGAAGGCTTCCCACGAGAAGGGGAACCGGGCGCCGTACTTGTTGACGAAGTAGTCCGAACCCTCGGTGGTGAGGTTGAAGGTCGGGTACTCCGTCAGCTCCGGGATGCGGGGCAGGGCCCGGACGTGGCGCTCGGCGCCGCCGTTGTAGTCGGTCGTCTGCGACTGACCGGCGACCGCGTCCCAGCGGACCATGCGTGCGGGCCGGAAGTCGGGCACCGTGGTGCGCACGGAGAACGTCGGCCACTGCTGCGGCAGCTCGGCGTACTGACCGAGCATCGACGCCTGGCTGATCGACTGGAACAGCAGGGGGAAGTCGCCGGACGAGACGGCTTCACGCAGTCGGCCCATCGCGACCGGGGAACCGGTCTCGGCCTCACGCTTGAGGCGCAGGAACTCGACGGCACGGGCCATCTTCACCAGACGGGCGTCGGCGCTCTCGCGGAGTGCGGCGCGGCGTCGACCGTGAGCCTCGGCGATCCGAGCGAACTCAGGGTTCGTGGTCGCCTTGATTCCGTCGAGGAGGTTCAGGGCAGTCATGACTCAGGAGCCTCCTTTCAGGATCCGGAAGCGGTCTTGTCGGGGACCGCGTTGGTGTCGCCCGGGGTGGGCTGGACCACCTTGACGATCGGAACGCCGTCGGTCGTCTGGCCGACGATCGTGCCGAAGGGGTCCGAGTTCGACGCGGTGGTCAGAGTGGCGCGGGTGTTGCCCGAGGCCGCCACGATGAACACGGGGGTGCCGCTGCCCTTGGTGGTGGGGTCCCAGCCGGTGACCGGGAAGGCGAAGCAGCCTTCCAGGGCGACCGAGGCCCAGCCGGGCGCGAGCGAGTTCGCCGGGTTGCGGGTCTGGGTGACCGTGGTGTCGCCGATGGTGTAGGAGACGGACTTGCCGCCGACCTCCTGCGCGAAGCCGACGATCGAGCCGATCTTCACCGGGTCACCGGCGAGGGTCGGGTCGTCGTTCTTGTGCGGGTCGTTGCCCCGCAGCGGCAGCGGGAGGGAGACCCACTGGCCGTACTTGAAGATCTCGTTCTTGGCCATCAGTAGGTCCCTCCCGACAGGAGGTCGCGGATCTCGTTGAGGTCGCTGTCGGACGCGGACGAGCTGCTGTAGGACGCCGACGCCGACTCGGTGAGGCCGAGGTTCGAGGACTGGTGCTCCAGGCCGGACCGCTCGGTCTCGCGCAGGAGCTTCTTCAGGTACTCGCGCTCGTGGTTGATCGACTCGTGCAGGTCCTGGTCCGGACGGTAGGACTGCGCGAGGCGGATCATCGAGGGAAGGGGGAGCTTCGCCTCAAGCAGCTCGGTGAGAACGTCACCGGTGCTCTTCGACTCCTTGAGCGCCTTGTCGGCGGCCTCGGCGCGGTCACGCAGGTACGTGATCGCCTCGGCGAGCTTCTGGTTCTCGCGAGCCTGCTTCGCGGACTCGCTCTGCGCCTCCCGGAGCGCCTGCGCCATGCGGGCCACGTCGACCGAAACCTGGTCGAGGTTTTCCTTGACGCTCTCCTTGAGGGCGGCGACCTCGTTGCGCAGGTCACCCGACCCCAGGGTAGAGGGAATCGTGGTGGGGGCAGATCCCGCGCTGGGGACTGCTGCGGTCTGCTCTACCGGAGGGGACTCCGGCGCGGCCGACTCGGTCATAGTGACGAGCCTTCCTCCCGCTCCAGCGCGGGTGACGAGGTCAACGGAAAGGCCCTCGGAGATCTGGCGGACTATTCGCCCCGAGGGAGTCTCTTCGATCTGGCCAGCAGCTCGGATCGAGAGCCCGATGACTTTGTTGAGTTCCTGTACCAGGGACTTGGCGTTCTCGGTGAACTGGACGCGCGAGAAAAGACCTCGCCCGTCCTTTCCGTCCTCGAACGTAGCGTCGTCGAGCAGGTAGCCAGCCAGGTCCCGGACACTGCGCTCCGGACGCTCTTCCTCTTCGGTCTCCGTGGGGTGATCGAAGTAGATGTGCGTTCCGGCGGGAAAGGCCGTGGCCCCGTCACGGATCAGGACATCAGCCGGGTAGTAACCGCTGCTGCCCTGGATGTCAGCTTCGATGAGGCATACGCGCCAGATACCTTTGCCGGACGACGGGTCCGGCGTAAGGGTTGCGGATTCCCGCAGCGTCTCCTGGTTCATACGCCCCCTCGCTGATCAACGACGAGGCACACACTAATAGCACTGGGGGGCAAATGTCCCAACCGAAGTGCATTAACTTCCTTCGTCTCGCAGTTCGTGGTCTGCGTAGGACATGGGGTCCGGCTGCTTCGGGGCCGCAGTTGCACGCGAGTTTCCCGCCTTGAGCGGGGATGGTGCACCGGGTCCACCCGTGCCAGCGGGAGGAGTATTCCTCGAATTACTGCCTGATTGATCGGAGTTTGGCTTCGAATCAACCTTGGGGATTCCCTGGCCTGTTCCTCCCGCCACATAGGGAAGCTGGTCGAGCGTCGGAGCCTTCCTGCCGAAATCCTTCCACTTGTCGTGGAAGGCGTCGAGGGCCATCGCCCTCGCCTCTTCCGCCGAGACGAGCCCCAGGCGGATCAACATGTCGAGAGCCTGCATGCGCCGGTGCACCGGCTCCTCGGAAATCTCCGGCCACCGCAGCCGGACCTTGAGACCCAGCACCTTGAAGATCTGACGGAACGTCTCGTCCATCACCTTCTGGCGGGACTGCATCACGAGAATCGTCGACTGGTCGAGCGACGTGGCGCCCGCATTGTTGGCGATCGACGGGTCCTCCAGAAGCGCAGGCAGGGGCACATCCAGAGCGGAGGCCACCATCGATGCCAGGGGTCGGCCCGATTCAAAGTCGACCTTGGTGTTGCCGCCTACCGCCGACAGATCCTGCCCCGCTCCAAGGACTGCCGAGGCCCCCACGTTCAGAGGCTGCCCTGTCGCCGGATCCACGCGGGGGGCTTGCGCCATGGCGGCAGCCGTACGGCGGACCGACCGCGACTTGTCGGAGGTGACCTTCCAGGCGAAGCGTGCGTACGCCTTCGTCAGCGTCGCGCAGTTTTCCAGGAACTCCTTGTACGCCTTGGTCCACCAGACTGCCGGAAGCACGTCGGGGATGCCCCAGCGCCAGCCCGTCAGCCGGTTGAACGGAACGTGGACCAGAACCTTCGAGTTGTCGACAGGGTCTCCCGCGATGGTCCCCGCCCCCCGGCCCCTGCCCATGGCCCTCAGTCCGGCGGGCGTCGGGTACCAGACGTCCCGGAATGAGAACTTGGCGGCCCCGCCCGAATCGCCTTCGCGGTCGGCGCGGATCCAGCTCCGGCCCCTGGCGACCGCTTTGGGTGCCGTGATGGGGTTCAGCTCGATGTCGGCGCCGAAGTCCAGTTCGAGATCCCAGTCGTTCCAGGTGCGGCGGATGTACATCAGGCGCTCCCTGTTGCCGCGCTGAGACACCCCTTCGGTTATCTCCTCGAAGGGGATTCGCTGCACCTCCTTGGATCGGCGGTCAACCAGAAAGAAGAGATTCCCGTCGGTTCCGGCGGTGCGTTCCAGTTCGAGCTGTGCCAGCGGACCTGTCAGAACTTCCGCGATTCCCTCGGGAAGTTCCGGCTCTACGTTCACAGTTCGTGGGCGGCCGGGCCCCTGGATGAATTCCTCGGGAACCACTGAAACGCCGGATCCCCAGATGTACCCGGTTCGTACTCGCAGGCCGCGACCCACGAGGGGATTGACGGTCGCCACGGCGCGGCACAGCTCGCTGGCGTTATGCAGAGCGTCCAGGGTGAAGGTGTTCGCCCCCTCGGTGGGGCCCATCAAAGGGCGCCACCCGATGTCTTCCAGGGCGAGTTGCACGCGGCCGAACTCGCCTGCCTCGCGCATCTCTTCCGTGACAAGTCCCGTAAGTTCCTCGTTGCGGGCTTCGAGATTCGCCACGAGCGTCTGGATTTCCGTCAGCGACAGCTCTTCGACGGGCCTCTTCATCTGCATGAGATCACCTTAACGGTGTATTTGGCGCAGTGAAGAGACCCTTCTACGGGTTCATCGGGGCGGTTGCTCCTCTTTTTCTGTCAGCGGCATGGCGTCGTCGCACGAGTCGGCGAGCTTTTTGAGTGCCCCGTCCCGCAACGGAGAGGGCTTGGAGCGCATCAGATGCAGAGCCAGGTGTACGTAGAGGCGGCCCAGCTCTCCGCCGTCCTGGGCTCTGAGCCTGATGCGGCGGAGAGCCGCCTCGGACCTGTCGTACACACCGGCCTCCTCAGGGGGATCCGACCGCCATGAAGTAGGGCAGCCGGTAGAAGTAGCCGGGTGTGGCGAGGCGCATGGTGTTGTCGTTGTAGAGGTCGACGAAGCGCTGCATCTGGGCTTCACTCAGGTGCTGGTAGTAGAATTTGGCGCGGCCGTTCCTGATGGGCGGCAACGGTTCCCCTGGGCGGGCAGTCTGTTCAGGCAGGTCGAGAACTTCGTGCAGGTATGCCTTGTAGTCCTTGTCGGTCGGTTCGACGGCCCAGCCTTCCGATATCAGCGCCAGGAACGTCTCGGGGTGGAGTGACCCGCAGAACGAACAGCAGGGGCCCGGATCTGATCCGTGCGCCTCTCCGGTGTTCCGGTCGGCGTCGCGCCAGGTGTCCAGGTTCTCCGAGTGCTCCCAGGGGCCCGCTTCCTGCATGCGTCGCGGGCAGGTCTGTGTATCCGGCATGGCTTTCCTCCTTGGGTTCTGCGGCGCGTTGGGCGTGGATCAGTAGGGCGCGATCATGGTCTCCGGATCCGTCATCCACTCGTCGTCGCTGTACATGCTGGCCATTTCGTCAGCCGTCTCACTGACGACGTCGCCCTGCTGGAGTCCTTCGGCGACCGGGGCTGTTGCGTACGCCACGGCGTCGGCGAGGTCGGGTGAACGTCCGTACTCGGACCGCATCGCCTCCTTTGAGGCGATCAGCAGGCGGCCGTTCTTGATCGAATAGAAGATCATGCGCAGGTCGTCCGAGACCAGCTCGTCAGGGTCGATGATCTTGGCGGAACCGTTGTACATCTTCTGCCGAAGCTGGTCGAACCAGAAGGCTCGCGCGTTGTAGAAGCCGTACACGGAACCACCGACATTGGGGGGCGGGGCGGCCGATCCGTGCATCTCGTACACCGTGTACCAGGGCTCGGGAAGCAACGCTGCGCGGGCGTTGAGAGTGTCGATGACACCGGCACCCAGGCCGACGCCGTCGACCCGGATCTCCACCCACGGAGCGTGCAGTTCGGCCTTCAGGCGTTCCGCGATCTCCAGAACCTTGTATGCAGAGGAAACGGTGTCGGTCCCCGACCACGAATCTTCGACTCGAACTGTTACGCCCGAGTAGGAAACGACCACCGTCTTGTCGGACCCGAACCGTGCAACGTCCACGCCCAGGCGCAGGATCGAGTACTTGGACGGGGCCGGAGGTTCGTCAATTGCATCGGCAATGAGCGACGGAGAGAAGAGGGAGGACTGGCTCTGCTCGGGGAAGCGGGCTTCGATCTTCGAGATGTAGCGAGGGTCCTTCTCGCCCCAGTCCGCAAGGCGCTCCTCGGCCCAGTCCTTGGAGATGAGCACTTCATTCAGGAGCTTCGGCACCGGCTCGTTGGTGAAGTTCGGCGTGGTCGATGCCGGAATCGAAATCCTGTTCCATAGGTGGGCGGTTCGAGGCTCCAGGAAGTTCTTGCCGAACTCGGTGTTGCGATCGTCCGGGTTTCCGATGGCCAGGATCCGGCATCCGACGTTCGTAGTGATGGCCTCGACGCCGGTCCAGATCTCCTCCGGGATGCCGCAGGCCTCATCGAGCAGGACCAGGACGTAGCGACGGTGGATGCCGTGGAAGCTGTGCCGGTCACCCTTGGCGGGCTTGCGGCCGAAGCCCACAATCTGACCGTCTGCCAGCTTCCACTCATCGGCCTGTGTCACACGCCCCGGCATGGGGTGCGGACCGCGCTGCGAGTTGGAGTGGTGCTTGCGGATCTCCTCCCAGAGAATCTTGTTCACCTGGGCGTATGTCGGTGCGGTGCTGACCACGATGGCCTGGCCGGGGGGTTTGGTGGACACCCACCAGCAGGCGAGCACGGAAGCGATCATCGAGTTGTGGGTCGGTACACCCCGCTCTCCGCACAGGTACAGGTGGTCCTCCGCGTCCACCTGGATGCACTGAACATCGTGCTCACCGACCGGAGTTACGGAAACGATTCTCCAGCCGTCATCCCCCCAGCTCCCCTGCTGGCTGAGCAGACGCGAGAATGCCAGGGCCCTGGTGTTCGGATCCGACAGGTGCTGCGGAGCGTGAGTGCCCATCAGGGCGAGGTGGCGCAGGACCGTGCCGTACTGCCGCTCCCGCCGGTAGATGGTGTGCACGCCGATCGCGTTCATCCGCTGCCGGATCGCGGATATCTCGTCCGGCTCTTCGCTGCGGGTTTTCCACAGCAGAGCTGTGCGCCCTTCCGGATCGAGACCGATGCGCTCCCGCAGCAGGGTCTGCGTCTCGGGGTCGGGATTCCAGGCTGTGCCGCGAGGTTCGAGGTGGGGGATCGCGCCCGGGATCACGGCGACGCCGCGCATCTGGGCGAGTTCCCGTGTCGACATGATGCGGGCGCGGTGATGCCACAAGCCGGTTTCGACCGGCACCCCCGCACGGTCGGACCGGATCTGTATGTCGGCGAGAACCTGGAGTGGAATGACCGGCCACAAGTGATCACCGGACGCGACGATCTTTTCGACCGCGCCGCCCCTCTCCAGGCGCAGCAGGTACGCGTCTGCCTTGTGCTCCCCCGTAGTTGCCACGACTGTCACAGGGCTTCCGTCGGACCCGAGTACCTGCATCCCGGCTTTGACGTCACCCATTCGCACAGGACCATTCGGTGTGTGTACGAGTTCATTCAGGCCAAGTGCTTTGCCCGTGCCGTGACATGACGCAACGACAGTTCTCTTGTTTCGTATAAGAGACGCACAAATTTCCTGCTGCTTGCTCCACAGGTGCACGCCGAGAACATCCCGGGCCCAACCGGTGGGATCATTGACCCATCCGGCCTGTCGGGCCTGGTTGCGAAAGTAGGCCTCGGCGTCCGAGGCGATCCGCTCGTCCTGTGAGGACATTGTGATCCTTTCTCATATGCCGCAAATATCATTCCTCACGGAGTGACGGATCCGGTAACCTCTTCGCGCCCCGACCTGTCAGCACAGGGCAGACAGGACTCCACTTCCAGGGGGCTGAGGATGCGCCAGGGGGCCCGGCGGCAGGTACGCTCGGGCCCTTCCTCATGCAACGAACGAGCGGGCAGTGACTCAGAGTTGCGCGTCAAGTACGCCAAACGCGTCATCCTGCCTACCTCGATCGAGCCAACGTAAGAGGTTCGTCTCCGAACTCTCACCGTCCTGAGGTAGGAAGGAGCGCGAGTCAGTGCAAGCATGAGCCGGGAGGGGTATGGCTGAGGCGGCCGGTTTACGACCAAAGCGGCAGGTTCAGCGAACTCCCTGACTACGATCCGACTTTCCTTTCCAGACACTCTGTGCCACCCTTAAAAACATGAAGAACAGGTACCCGAAACTGTGCAGCATCTGCCAGGGTCTTGTTCCAGCCGGTGAGGGAATCCTGTACCAGGACAGCTCCGGCTGGAGCGTGACCCACTCCGGTGCATGCCCGCGAGGAGATCAGGACAACGGCTCTATCCGTCACGGACACGCGAAGGCGTACGCGCGCCGAGTGCTCAGCCTGACGCGCCGCTCTGATGTCAGCGTGGCTGAGATCGAAGAAGCCGTTCGCCACCTGGCTGCCCTTGTGCGCACGGGCTGGACCACCATCGAAGCGTGCGAGCGCATCCTGCTGAACTCCAAGGCCATGGAGGGTCTGGACCGGCTCTCAGTTGAGGGCATCATGAGCCAGCTCTCCACCGAGGAGTCTCACGTCGGCTGACGACGGAAGACCCAGCATGTCGAGCATTTCAAGGAGGGCCCCCCTGGGGTCCTCCTCTTTCATTGCGTAGGACGCCATGTTCAGCATCGCCACGCGATGACAAGCGACGCACTGCCCGCAGGGTATGGGCATGCACTGGCGCGGAATCGTCACGCTTGAGACCGGGGTGATGTCCACTGTTTCAGCCCTTCCGGTAGTGGGGTTGCGAATGGCCTAGGTCATGTGCTTCTCTGTAGAGGGGAAACCCCTTCGGAAAGGAGCAAAAAGGATGATCACTACTGCTGCGGTTGCCAAGGTCGTCGCCGGAACGATGCTGGCGGGCGGGGCCGTTGCCGGTGTCGGAGCCGTCGAACACTGCCCCGTCGGCGAGGTGTTCGCCAACGGCGGGTGCGGCAAGGTCGTGCAGACCCTCCCCGACGAGAAGCGGCAGGGAACCGGCACCATCTCCGCCGTGACCGTCGATGTCGACTTCCGCAACGGAGACGGCGAGCGCACCAACTCCGGGATCAGCACCGAGGACCAGTTCGAGTGGCTGGGCGGCAAGAAGCCGGGCCGCGACGGCGACGGCGAACTGATCGAGGTCCGCCAGATCACCCAGGGCAAGGGTGGATGGGGCCCGCTCTACCAGGGCTGGATCCCGGTCAAGTACACCCAGATCCCGCAGATGTTCAACGGCTGACCGGTCATGAAGAAGGTCAGGACGTACGGGGAAGACTTCGCCCCCGTACCCTTCGGGATCACGTGCATCCCGGAAGACCAGCTTCAGCTCCCCTCGGGGGCGGCCCGGCCGATCTACGTGGCCTGTACGCATGACGGTTTCCTCGGCTGTGCGGAACATGTTTTCCAGACGGCCCAGGAGATCGGACTTCGGTACAACACTCTCGGCTGGGTGTTCCGTGTGACGGGCACCGGCCCGGACGAGGGTTCCTGGTGGGAGTGGGCCATGCTCGACGGCACGCTGTCGCGGGCACTGGATGGCGGGCTTCACTCGCCGACCTTCGAGGACGCCTGCCTCGGTCTGCTTCGTGCTTATCAGATGCCGGAACCGTTCGGCATCAAGGTCGACGACGATCAGGGCCGTCACCTCGTCAGCCTCTCCTGATCCGAGGTGCCGTCGCCCAGAGCGGGCACGACGGAGGCTTGACGGTCTGCCACCAGCGGGCGTGCGCACGGCCACAAGCGCACGGCCAAACCGCGAACAGTACGGACATCAGGCCCCGCTCTCACCGAGCGGGGCCTCCTCCGTTTCATGCTCAGGCCAGTGCCAGGTGCCGCCCGCCTTCCCCTCGGAGTACTCGCAGCCGCCGTCCATGAACGAGTGGAAGAACATGCCCGTGGGGTTCAGGGCTACCAGGCCGACCCAGTTCTCTTCGGTCGAGTCCTTCGGGTTCTCGATCACTTCGGTGACGATGGCAGCCCTGCACTTGGGGGCGTACGCCTGCGTGCCGTCTTCGCGGACGGGCGTGCCGTGGGAAACGTAGTGGACGATGCGGCCGACCGTGGGCTTCATCAGATCTCCTGAACGAGAATGTCGCGGGTGTCCCAGGGGGTGTCTCGTTTGAGCAGCTTGAAGTTGGCGCCCTCTTCACGCAGGTAGGGGATGAGGACTCTCCCCTTGCGCACTTCGGCGTGGTCGGTGTTCATGTCGTCGCCCATGATCAAGCCGGGACTTGTGACCAGATCCTCGGCCAGCAGGTACTCGCGCATGGTGGCCGAACCGGAGTTGTCAGCATCGAGGTAGACAACGTCGAATCTCTCCCCATGGACCACGAGATCCTGCATGGTCCTGACGGAGTCGCCTGCATGGAAAGTGCAGAAGCCCCCCAGGCCTTCAGCGTCGACAGCGGCACGGGCTTCGCTGGGATCGAGATCGATGCCGACATACTCACTGCCAGGGTGACGGCTCAGGAGCCGGGCGAAGGCCAGGGTGGAGTGCCCGTCGCCGTCAAGGTGCTCCTGATCCAGGTTGCGAAGGACGCCGACCTCCAGAACGCGCAGCGTTTTCTTGCCCGAGCGGGCCATGAAAGCTGGCAGCTCTTCATAGATGATGTCACCGATCGTTGTCACCCAAAGAGGGTAACCTGGCGTCCTGAAATGAGAGAAGTTGCCATGGGAAAAAGCGGAAAGTCAGCAACCGGCACCGAAGTTGCAGAAAGCCCGCTCTGCGAATGCCCGCGATGGCTGGTGCGTGCAGGGGTCAGCGACGAGTTCATCCGCAAGGTGGAGAGGCGAGCCGGGGCGCGCTGGCTGTGTACGCGCTGCCAGCGCCCCTTACTGCCGTGACGTCAGAACATCCCGGACCAGCGTCGCGCCAGGCGGTCGCGCCGGACTCTGAGCAGCCGCCCGAGGAGCAGGCCGCTCGCCAGTCCGACGCCGTAGGCCAGCCAGCAGGGCATCCCATTACTCCTTTTTGGGGGCCAGTTTCGCGATGTACTGGTGGGAGTAGCCAAGGATCCCCCCGGCATCTCGCACCGTGGTCTGTGCGGTGAGCTTCCTCACCGCAGTCACCAAGGCCTTCTCGGCTTCTTCCACGGCCAGCCGCGCGCTGTCCCGGGTCCTCTCGGCTTCAGCGACGACGGCTGCAAGCTCCGGGTCGGCGAACTCCATGCGGACGAGGAACGAGGTGGCGGGCACGTCCAGCAGATTGGCTACCAGGTCGACAGCCATCTCGTGCGCCTCCCCCCAGGTGCGGCCCTGCGTGACGGCAGACCCCTTCACGGGCAGCCCTTGCACGCGAGTCACCCAGAACTTGCCTTCGCGCTCAACCGTAGCGGTGTAGATGTCCATGCAAATTGTCTACCATGCTAGACTCAGCTTGTCTGCTCTGGTTGACGAGGTGAGGATCAAGGAATGGGAATGCGCTGGACCGACTGGACGGGTCGACTCAAAGTGGAAGTGTTGCAGGAGGGTGGGCGCTGGACCGGCAAGCGAGCCATGGAGTACCTGCACTCCATCGGCTTTCACTGCACCATCGAACGTGCGCGCGTCTGCATGAAGAGGATCGCCGACCAGGAGCCCGAGCGGGTAGTCGTTGCCGAGGGGCATCGCTGGATCTGGGACGTGCGTGGCAGCGAGGAAGCGTGAGTCCTTAGTCTGTCTCCTCCAGGTCGTCGTCCACCACGGGTTGCAGCTCTATCGGTCCGGCATTGCCTCCCACCTTCACCACTGCTGCCTTGTTGCGAGCAATGGCGTCAGCGGCCATGGCCGGGAAGGTGGTGTTCCACATGATCTCGACCGCCTCCCGGGACTCCTCGGGAAGGATCTCGACGATCTTTTCCAGCATCCCCACACGAAGGACATCGATCGCCGTGGTGACGAGTTGGGTCTGAGCCTGCGTCAGGCGCACCTGCTCATCGCGCAGCCGGTCCTTCTTGAGATCCATCAGCTCGGTGATCTCGCGGATCGTGTCGATCATGTTCTTCACGTTCCGGCCCTGCGTCAGCAGGTCTCCGTCCATCACCTGCTGCCAGAGGGCGCCGATCACACGCTCCAGGCGGGCAAGCTGCAACATCCGCATCTGCACGACGGACATCGAGGTTGCCTGGCTCTCCAGGTATGACGACATGCGCTCGTGCACAACTTCGACATCCAGACCCACGGTGGCCGCGATCTGGGCAAGGGTCTTTCCCTGGGCCGCCTGGTCGACCATCACCTGGGCGAGCGAATCGTGGGCCACCTACTGCTCCTCGCGAGTGTTCACCTTCCGCACGAGGCGGATGCCGTTCTGATACATCGGGTGCCGAGTGGATTCCAGCAGACGGTCGAGCCAGGCCACCGCCAGTTCGTTGTCCAGGTCCACGTGGATCGTGACCTCTTGGGTGTTCGCCATGCAGTCCTGTCGCTTTCGTTGCAGCGTGGGGGCGACGCCCCAACGCAAGAGGTGGTTTCGTTGCAGCGTGGAGAGATCGCTGCAACGAAGCTCATTGCCGACCGTGCCGTCAGACCGAGATGCCCACCCCGGCCCACGCCTCCCGCACGGCCGGGTTCAGGCCTCCGGAGTGCCGCCAGGTTGCACGGGCCAGCTCCACGAAGGTGCTGTTCGGGCCGAGATCCTGCATGGCCCGGCGCCACATGGCCAGCGGGCGCCCCCAGCTCGGCTCCTGTGTCGCCTCGCAGAGCAGAGCGAAGGCCCGATTGGGAATGCCCGAGTTGATGTGCACTCCGCCGTTGTCGGCCCGGATCTTCTGGTAGTGGTCCATGTGGCCTGGCTGCGGGTCCTTCCCCAGCAGGGGCGAGTCATACGCCTCCCCGGGGTGCAGCATGTTCCGGACGGAGGAGACTCCGTCCACCATGATCTCTTCGCCGATGCGCCAGTCCGTCTGGTTCTGGTCGGCCCACTGCTGCACACATACACCGAACACATCGGCCAGGTGCTCATTCAGTGCGCCTGACTGCCCGGAGTACACCAGCCCCGGGCCGAGTGAGACGAGGGCGTGCCCGAACTCGTGAGCCATGATGTCGAGCGACCGCGTGAAGTCGCCGAACACCTGGCCGTCGCCCTCGCCGAACACCAGGTAGCTGCCGTTGAAGAAGGCGTTGGCGTACCCCTCGCCGTAGTGGACGACGCCGTCGGGAAACTCGTCCACGTCGAGTAGCTGCGATATGAGACCCGCGTGACCCCTGACCCGGTCGGCTGCCTCGTCTTCGTCAGTCATCAACCTGCCCGGCAGGGCGGTCCTGTTGGAGGCCGTGTAGACGGTGATCGGACCGGCGACCGATACCGCCTTCTCGCGCGCGGCGCGCAGCTTGGTGTCCACCTTGATGCCGGACGCGAAAGAGCGGTCGTTCTCTGCGACCTTCTTCGCGATGTGAGGTGGAATGAAAGTGCAGATCATGCTGCGAAGTCTACGGCGCAAGAAGGTAAGCAAAGCGCCTGCAACCTGTATATCTTTCTGAAGCCCGTTCCTGTCTTCGTGAAAGCAGAATTGCATGACCTTCACCCGGACTCACGTCCATGTTTCCTTTGCTGACCCGTACTTGCGCTGCAACCGGTGCGGAAGGCGGGTGGAGGGGTGGCACGATCCGGACCGCTGCGGGTGCGAGGGTGAGGCGGTCAACGAGCCGTGCGGCTGCCGTTTCGACGCTCGGAGCGTGTGCCCTTCCTGGTCGCCCGTGGACGGCTGCACCTGCCCTCCTGATGCGCACGAGGTCCCCTCGGGTTCCAGGAAAGACTGAGACCCCCGGCGGCGGATCCGGGGGTCTCAGTGAAAGCAGACATCTCTCAGGCGCCCGAGGGCTGATGCCTGAGAGCCGACTACGCACGCCAGACTAGCAGACCAACTTGCCGACCCCGTGCTTGATTTCGCTACACAGTGAACTGTTCGACAAGGTCTGCGTAGACGTCAACAGCCGACTCGGCATGCTTGGCTCGCCTGGCCTCCATGTTCCTCATCTGGACGTACCTAAGTGTTGTCTCGATGCGGGCGTGATCGGCGTAGTCCTGGATCTCCTCCAGATCAACCCCCTCGTCGTGCATGTGAGTGAGTCGCGCTTTCCGGAGTACGTGCGGAGTCACGTCGCGGCCAGGCAGCACACCCGCTTCTTTGCCGAGCCTGGTGAGCAGCCGGTCGATTGCGTGCCGGTCCATCGGCTTGCTGTCGCCATCCACCAGGAGGTGACCCTCGGTACGTCCGTCGAGGGCTACCAGGAAGAGGTCCCGCAGCCTGTCAGGGATGGGCCACAAGCGCCTCTTGCTGCGCTTGCGGGTCAGGGCCAGGTACCACTTGCCGTCTACGATCCGACGCTGAGAGATGGTGGCGGTGCAGCACTCGGAAACCCGTCCCGCCACTGTGTAGATCAAGGCCGGAACGACCGCCTCGCGGGCAGTCTTGGCGGCCTTGATGACGCGCCGGTACTCGTGCACCTCCAGCAGCGGGGTGGCCGTTGTCTCGTCGAACGGATCAACCTTCGGCCGGTCGTACTTGGTAACCGGGGATACGAGCCTGTCGTCCTTCAGCTTCCAGGCGGCGTACCGCGTGAAGGAAGTTAGTGCGGACAGGCGACGGTTTATCGTCCGAGGGGATGCGTTCTTCGCCTTCTGTGCCTTGGTCCATGTCTCGATCATTTCCATGGAGATGCAGCCCAGGAAAAAGCGTTCGTGACCGCCGAGTTCCCGGGCAACCCCAGCCCACAGTCTGATGTCGTCGGCGTAGTGCCGTTTTGACTCCAGGGCGGGCACTGCATCGGAGCCGAGCCAGGACATGACGAGCAGGAAGGTCTCGCGCTCACACAGCTCGGCCAGCCACTCGATCCGGTGCTTGCGTGGACCGAGCCTCCGTGTCTTCGGATCGCGCGGAGCGACTGTGCCAAGCACTTGGAACAGCCACTCTGCGGCATCCTCGGCGAGACCATTCCCTGCAACCAGCTCTGCATGGTGGACAGTTGCCAGGTCGCCGACTTTTGCTGTTGGCACCCTTACAGCAGTCCTTCGGGGAGCGGAGTCGGCTTGCTCGCCAGAAGCTTCTCGCGGCGGTCGGTCATGTTGATGAGTCCGCCCTGGCGCTCAAGGGTGAGCTGGTCGAAGAACTGAGCGTCCCCCCACGTGAGTTGCTTGTGCATCAGAGCATCTTCCTCGGTGCTTCCTTCGAGGGGCACCCAGGCGGCGGTGCACCATGCCCCTTCCTCGACATGGAACTTGTGCAGGCGGCCATGGTCGAAGCACCAGGCGAACGTGAAGACGGCCTCCGTGTCAGACATATCGAACCTCTGTTCCCTTCTCTAGTCGGCGCTTAATACAGATTATGCGCTTCGCCAGAAGCCGTTGTGCGAGTTGGCGCGCAAGTCCACTCAACCGTTACCCAGTCCATTGACCTTGTGTAGAGATCGATACATACTGAGGGGGTGACGCTTCCACGTATGACCCAGGCAACCGTCTCGATCCTGGAAGCACTCCTCCAGGCCGAGCGTGACCATCCGGCAGAATCCCTCTGGGGCCTGAGGGTCTGCCAGGTAACCGAGCTGATGCCCGGCACGGTCTATCCGGTGCTCATCCGACTGACCCGGCTCGGCTGGGTAGAGGTGAGCGAGGAGACCGGAGTGCACCCCGGTCGCCCGCCACGCAAGTACTACCGGTTCACGGACGAGGGCCGCATTCTCGCCGAAGCCTCACTAGAGCACCGAAGGGTGCAGAGGGCGCGAATCGCAGGCAGGGGCTAAACGGCAATTCACTCGATCGGGTGTGCGGCCTCCGAGACGCTTCAAGCTTCCGCCGGTCTCGGGTAGAACTGACGTGCCCGCGAAGGGTGCTGGTCGGCGGGGTTCACCGTCCCCCAACGTGCCGGGCCCCGCCGACCCGATCCTTCGCCAAGTACCCTACGTGCGACGTGTGTTGCGTGCACTGAATGGCCTGGGCCGCTATGGTGAAGTATGGATACCTCCCCACATGTCGACCCGAATGCCGATCACCCGGCTTGCGGCATCTGTCCTTCGCGGCGCTTTCCCCGCTCAGGGTTCGCAGTATTCGACCGGCCCACGCGTGCCGCTCCGTTCAACCCCGACGACGGTTACCGGTATACCGCCGACGGGGTTCCGGCTTGCGTGCATCCGGACAGAATCGGACTTGAGCCGGACCGGACGGCGCCCCCGCCGGAGCCGGTCGAACCTGAACCTACGCCTGCGCCTCGGCGAAGCCGATGGCGCTGGTCATCCCGCGCTCGGTGATGCCGATCCCCGCGTACAGCCCGTCGAGGATCACGCGGCGGCGCTCGGCCTCGTCCGCGTCGATCCAGTACCGGCTGTCGATGGGGCCGAAGGCCGTCTCGTACGCCTGCTGAGTGTAGTCCCCGCTGCGGTACGGGGTGTTCAGCAGGTGCTCGTTCACCGTGCTGTGCACGAAGGGGTGGCCGGTGCGCTCCTGGATCCTGGACAGGGCCGTGAACTGTGCGCAGAGCGCGTGGCTGGTGACGTCGAGCGGCACCGGCACGGGCAGCTCGGCGGCGACCTCGTCGCCCGTCAGCTCGTACACGGCGCTCTTGAGGGCCATGACCCGGATGGTCCCGTGGATGAGGTGCGCGGCGTCACGCTGGACGGAGTACTCGGGGATGAGCGGTCCGCCGTAGAAGTCGTCCCAGTCGGAGTTGTACTTGGTGCACCCGTCGAGGACGGCCCCCATCTCGGGGTCGGCCAGCCAGTCGTCGAGGATGGCGCGGGCTCGCTGGGCCGTTTCCTCGGGCGCTGGACGCGTGAGGGTAGCAGACACGGATGTGCCTTTCGTCTCGTGATGGCGGGCCCTGATTGGGCCTAGGCCAACCATGCCTGCGAACTTAGATCGTTAGGAAGGGGTTCGCCGGAAACTGCGAAACCAGTTAACGGAGTTGACGAGAAAATCGCTGTTCCCGATATGTCCAATGGTCATACAACCATCTGCACGTCTGGCGAGTCTCCTGGGGTCAGGGGCTACAGTTGGCACGACTGGTCAGCCCCGGTCCGAAGCAAACAGATGTGACCCGCATCGCGATCGTCACATCATTCGCACCAGATGAGGGATCGTGCACGACATGGACTTCTTCTGCGGCCCTGCGGTACTTCATCTGGATGGAGAAGTGCTCAGCGCATACGCCTTCGTGGACTCGGCCCGTGACCGCAACTACGAGGACTGGGGCGGGTACATCGAGGTCGACGGTTACTCGGACGTCATTCGCTTCCGTGCCTTCGGGAGCCTCAACGTCTACCTCCAGATACCCGGAGCCTCGGCGCGCGATATCGAGATCTCCAGCACTGAACCCGACGGGCTGGTCTTCCGGGGCCTGGGCTCGTCCCCTCTTCCCGTTGCTGCGGAGTGAGTTGCGGAAACCGGTTGACCGACCTGTTCTTTCCTGAAGGCGGCCATCTTTCGATTACGGCCTGACCTTCGACCACCCATCAGGAGAGTTCATGCGCCAAGTGCAGCCCAAGGTCCGCCTGATCGGACGTCCGAGTCTCGACTACGACGAGGTTGCCGCTTACCTCAAGGAAGTCGGAGGAGAGAGTTGGCTCGAACGGCTGGACAGGGGCGAACTGGATGACGCTCAGAACCTCGGAGAATTCGCCGGACGCATCTGCTATCGCTCCTGGCGGCCGGGGCTGAACTCGAACGTAACCCGGGTGCGCACCGACCAGGATGAGTACCTGGCGAACATCCTCTCCAGTGCCCACGGCAGCGTTCTGGAGCACCTGAACTTCAACTTCATCTTCCAGGACGTAAGTCGTGTCTTGACGCACGAGCAGGTCCGGCACCGCGTCGGCACGGCCATATCGCAGGAGAGCCTGCGATTCGTCCGCCTGGACGACATCTCCTTCTGGTTCCCCGAGTGGGCGCGGGAAGACGACGAGCTGTACGAGCGGGCCCTGCGAATGCTCGGACAGATGGAGGACTTCCAGGTGTGGATGGCCGAACACTTCGGCCTCGACGACGACGGACGGACCTTCGCGTACAAGAAGCACAGGACATCCTTCATGCGCAGGTTCGCACCGGAAGGGCTGGCGACGTCCCTCGCCTGGACGGCGAACGTAAGGACATTGCGGCACGTCATCGAGTCTCGCACCGCCGAAGGGGCGGAAGAGGAGATCCGTATCGTCTTCGGCAAGGTCGGCGAGCTGATGAAGAAGGAAGCCCCCGCCCTCTTCGGTGACTACACGATCGAGGACGGGGCCTGGGTTCCCGGCTGGCGCAAGGTGTGATTCGTCAGAAGAGCGTCACCGTGCCCGGTTCGACTTCGACCCCTTCCTCCTCGAAGACCTCCTGCACGTAGGCGGCATCGACCGCCTGGACGTGCTGCATGGAGCCAGGGCAGAGCACGAGGGACCTTGGCTCCTGCTTGTGGTCGTGGACACTGACTATGCCGATCCCCGTGGTGGGGATCCCTGCCACCGGCTGGTCGCACACCGGGCACCGTACGCGGGGATACTTCGCCACCACCACAGGATCGGGCCTCCTCGGCATTTCGGACAGACCAGGAATCGCCATTCCGGCACTTCCCTGCCAAGAGTGTTGCAGACGGGAGAGGTTGCCCGGCGGAGCGCCGGTCCGATCAGCCGGGTCCACCTCCAGGTCCCCACGGGGTGCCGCAGGAGCGGCAGTACAGATATCCGGCGTATCCGCTGATGCCGCCCTCGCGGTTCAGGCACACGGCGGCACATTTTCCCCTCAGCTCGAACCAAGCCTCCCCGCATCGACAGGTTGCCCCGTCGTACCCCTCGGGACCGTGCGGGCGCCGGTGGTCGTCCAGATTGATCACTGTCATGACTCAAGCGTCAGATACGGTCCGTCGCCCCTCCAAGGGGAAACGGTGAAAAATCTCGACGCTAGGCGCATCCGGCTGACGGGAACGACCGGAAGGTGATGCGTCCGAGGAGGCGTCAGGGTCGGCCCTTCACGCAGTGCGAATCACCCCAGAGCGTGGGGCCGTTGCGATGCAAGGTGTCCTCTCCGTGCTTCCTGAGTTCGCAGATGACCGGCGGTCCGGGGAGATCGAGTCGTGCCAGGCAGTCCCGGTCCACATCGCGGAGATAGGAAGATCGTTCTGGCATGTCTCGATCATACGTATGTGGCAGCCTTGTCCGCATGGCTCGCATGCTGGGAACTTTCGAACGCTCATGGTGCCCGAAGTGCAAAGGGCCAGCGGGGCCGGACTGCCCGGACGTGTCCATGCGGAAGAGGTCACGCAAGGCCCAGGAGAGGCGTGAGTGGTGCGCCGAGGCTCGTACGTACCTCCAGCGTTCACAGGCCGCCAATGACGTGGAGGCGTCCGCCTCGTAGGCGTTGAAACCGGTACACCCGGCATCCCCCTCCGGTCCATCCAGCCGTTCCCGCACCAGTGTGCAATATGAGCAACATGATGACTGGGTAGGGTTCTTCACGTTCGGGCAGCCACACCCTATGATCGGCCTAGGCCGCCCGTGGAGCTACATCGCCCCCCGGGTTCTGAGTTCGTCCAGCATGAGGTTGATCTCCGCATGCAGGGCGGCCTCGGAGAATCTGTCGCCGCCGGGAATCGCATAGTTCCGGAGGGTCTGTACCGCTTCGGTCAGCATCTCCTTCAACGTGTCGGTGGGCAAGCCGTGAACGGCCTGGTCGAAGTCGTCGTCGGCCCCCCCGGTGAGCGTGTTGAAGATGTCAAACGTAGGTTCGGTTTTGTAGGCGCACGACGGAATGGATTCAGCAGCCAATGGGATGGGCTCCAATCGCAGCGGGGCGCCTGTCTGGGGCTCCCCTACATCGAACACTAGTTCGACGAATGAGGGAACCCGGTTTCCTGGACCGCGCCTGGATGACACGTCGAGACAGGTGTGCACACAGTTACGTTTGTGTCACCCTGCGATCATCTTCCAACCGGACTTGCGTGTCAACTAAAGTGTCCAGCCGGGAGGATGGGTCTGCGGCCCCCCTGGGGCAAGGGCACGAAGAGCGCCGTCTGCCCGCGCCACCGATGCCCCTCAGGAGAGCCGAGATCGGATGCTGACACTCGCAGCCAAGCTGAAGCATCTGGTCCGGCGCCTGTCCCCCGACCAGCCGTTCTCTGAGCGCCATCTGTCTGCGGCCGTCAGGGAGCTGCCTGGGCACACGCGTGGAGGGTCCCGTACGGCCATCAACAAGCTGCTCCGGGGCATTGACGACAATCCCACGGTCGTGACCCTCATGGCGCTTGCTCAAGTCCTCGGGGCCCCAGCGCCCTTCCTCCTCCCTGGCTGGGACGACCTCACGGCTCTTTCGGTTCTCCAGAGGCGGCCCCAGGCGGTCGAGATCCTGCGACACCTGGACGGGGTCCCCGAGGCAGACCTCCGCGATCTACTCGAAGACATAAAAAAGCGACGAATGGAACTCGGGTTGCCGCAGACCGTGGACCCGGTCCACATTGATCCGCACGATCAGAACGAGACCGACCCGCACGACCCCAGAAGGCGCAGCCCCAAGGACTCCGCCAGGTATGCGGCAGACTCCCTGGAAGGGACCTGAGAATTGAGCAGCACGGCCACACCGCTCGACGGCGTCATATTCGGAACCTGCACCGGACTTGGGGTTGTCGTCACAGCCCTCTGCGCCTACCGGGCCAGGATGAAGCCGACTGTCGCCACGCGGTGCATCACCCTCGCCTTCGGTATTTGTACCGTAGGAGTCTTCTTTGCCGTTCCCGCCGTGGCCAGCAGGACCGAGGAGATCACGGGGATCGATAACCTGCCGAAGCTCATCGCCCACACCTGTGCAATCCTCTGGTGCGTCAGTCTTCAGCTAGCGATGGTCGATATCGCGTACGCACCGACGTACCTCCGTGTCGCAGTCATGCGCAGGAGTTTCGTAGCGGTTGCCGTCCTGGCCGCCATGATTCCCATATGGCTCAGCACCAACCAGTCCGGACTGGACTTCACGACGGCTCACGCCAAGAATCCCGCCGTCAGGGTCTACCTGATTCTGTACCTGCTCTACACATTCTTCACGTGCACGGAGCTGGCCTTCATGTGCGCCAAGAGTGCCACCTACAACTGGCCCGGCCGCCCGTGGAGCAGTTTCGGGTACGGTGCCTCCGCCGTCGCCGCAGTATTCGGGCTCGCCTACTCCGTCTCCCGGGGCGGCTACCTGGTCGCCTACACGGCAGGGCATCCCTGGTCTTTGGAGCTGGAGGAGAAGATGTCCCCACTGCTCGCCGGAGTTGCCATCCTCTTCCTCTTCGTCGGCCTCACGCTCCCCCTCGTCGGAACTCTCCTCAAGGGGCGGAAAATGAGCACAAGCTGACCCCTGAACAATCCGGAGAACCCCTCGTATGATCGGTAGCCGAACTCGTCAGTGAACGAAAGAGGTTGCCGGTCATGGAGGAACCCAAAGACGCCAGCGCCGGGCAGACCCAGACTGTGCCCGACTTCCGCAGAGAGCTGACCTCGCTGCTGAACCGGCACTCCCGGGAAGCCGGTTCCGACACTCCGGACTTCATCCTCGCCGGTTATCTGCTCGGATGCCTGGAGAACTTCGACCGCTGCGTAGCCGCGCGCGAGCGGTGGTACGACATCAAGAAAAGCCCGGCAGAGTTGTATGCCGCAGGCATGCCGGAAAGGGTACGCAAGTCGTGACCCGCCGGATCAGCGCAGCCTACGCAGGTGTCACCGCCCTGCTCTTCCTGGGTGTCGCCGCATGCCAGTCCGGAGCAAGCGGCCAGTCCGAGAAGCCGTCCAGCTCCTCCATTGCCACCGCTCACGCCGACCTCGACTCTGCCGCACGGCGCTGGTCCCGCCTTGACCGGTCCACTCAGGATCTCGTGTGCCTTCAGGCTCTGGAGCGCGGCGGCCCCGACTACCAAGGCATGCTGCGTGAGCTGACCACGGCTGACATCTCCCAGCCGGAAGCTGCCGCCATGCTTCCGTACGCCGCCAACGAGTGCCACTGACCGAACGCGCATGAGCCGCATCCACGTCTCACCGATCGGTGATCTGATCGAGCACGACCTGGAGTCCGAGGACTGCGTCTGCGGGCCCCTGGTACGGCCTGAGAAGCGCGAGGACGGATCGGTTGGATGGGTGGTGCTCCATCACTCCCTGGACGGTCGAGAGCGCCACGAGGACGCTGAATGAGGGTCGCTGAGAACTGGGTGTGCCCGTCATGTCTGCGGATCCGGACTCCGTGGCACTGGCTGCTGCGCAGGCTCGGCCACTGCTTCGACTGGTACGGGTAAGGAGAAAGCCCCGGCATCGGCTGGACAGCTCGATACCGGGGTTCCGTCTATACCGGGTTCCCGTTCCCCCGTTGGCGGCGTCAGGCTTCGCAGACCCACGAAGTCGCCGGTATACGGCACTTCTTCGCCTCAGGCGTCTCTCTCTCTTTCCTCGCCCTTCGAGTCAAAAGAGAGCAGGTCGCCCAGGCTCTCCGCTGCCCGCCTCTCGGCGGCTTCCTGTCGCATGCGACGCTCCCGGGCTCCCCGCAGGGCAGCCTGGCGCGCGTGCCCGCGCAGGCGGAGGTGGTCCCTGGAGTACTCCCCGCCATGGACGCCCGGCGGCAGCTCGGGCTGGTGGATGTTCGCGAAGTCCGCCGACAGGGCGGTCTCCACCTTCCAGGTGACGCCCTTGAGGTCGTCGGCGGTGGGTTCCCCGTCGGCGAAGCCTGGAGCCACCGTGGCCCAGTACTCGGCCAGAGCGAGGGCGTACGTCCGGTGATCCGGCTTGTCGTCGGCTGCGGCCAGGATGTCGACGATCCACTCGGCTCGCTGCTTGTCGCTGTACCGGTAGGCCGTCATTCTCGCCCTTCCCCGGAGGCCTTCACGCGGAAGGAGCGGCGACGCACTCCGGTAACCCATCCTTCACTGCCGAACTTCTTGGGCACTCCGGCCAGGTGTACCAGGTACGCCACCCCGTCGGGGTAGTTCACCTCAGGGTCCGGTGTGCCCGGGTGCGGCTCCTGATGGTCGACGATCTCGTAGTCCTGGTTCCTGTACTCGATGATCGTGCCCGGGGAGACCGGCGGATCGCCCGGCTTGTAGTCGGTCTTGTCTTCGTTGCTCATGACCGCCTCTCCTTTCCGGAGGGTTCAACCCTCAGATCTTTCAGTCCGTACTCGCGCATGATCTCGGACCCGGCCTCGATGAGGGCTGCTGCCATCTCCTCGCTCATGGCGTCGAGCAACTTGCCGTGCCGGGGGTCGTCCGGATCGTGACCCTGCTCCACAAGGAGATCAGCGGCCAAATCGCGGATGCCGTCCACGGGCGAGAAGTAGTGTCGCTTGAGGTGTTCGTACCTCTCACGCGAAACGATGATGATCGACGGATCCAGATGTCCGCACCTCATGACTTACTCACCCTCCCCTTTCGATCACCTTTTACTCGTCGGCCACGAGCTTCTTCATGGCCGACTCCAGCTCGTTGCGCCGCTCCTTGGAGGTCAAGCCCTGATCTCGGGCGGTCCAGGCCAGGGCGAAGCGGCCTACCGGCCGCCAGTCGCCGTTCACCTTCATCGCCTTGACCCACTTCTGGGAGACGGCGGGCGTTCCGAACTCGTAGACAGACACCATGTCCGTGGTGATGAGCTGTTTGCAGCCGTCGCTCTCAGCCTTGCTGGCGCAGGCGCCCGTGTTGTCGGACGGGTTGCCGAGGTCGGACACGCCGATTGCGTCGGCCAGCTTGCCCGCCGCTTGCTTGGCGGTGAGCCCACCGGGCTTGTTGTCGGGGGTGGCCGTTACCCTGCTCGTCGTCTCCTTCGGCTTGCTGTCGTTGTCGGCGCCGGAAGAGCAGGCGGAGAGCGAGAGGGTGGCGGTGATGACGACCGCGACAGCGGTGGTGCGAGTATTCAAGATTTCCTCGTTGGTAGTGCGATCAAGTCGGACGGCATTTCTAGCATTCAGCAGGGGTGGTGGTCACAGCACCTCGATGTTGGAGGTGTCGGGCTGGTGAGGGTCGACCACGAGCTGCCAGCCCGGGGTCTCCTTACCCATGTAGTGCCTCTCGTGGCCGTCCCGGACGCCTCGGGCGAGCAGCCTGCGTTCGACCTCCTTGACGGAGCCCCGGCTCTTGCGCCCGCTCCCCTCGGACACCCAGCCGTTGCGCACCTCGTAGACGTCCCACCGCAGATCGCGTGTCGACTGAGATCGCAGGTTCCAGACCTCTACGACTCCGGGCCCGAACTCGGCGCGCAGCGCCTTCTTCAGGCGCTCTTCCGCCTCTGCGGGATCGATGCCGGTGAAGAACAGGGAGCTGGAGATACGAGAGCCGCTGGAGCGGATGACCGGCATCTCCTCACCGAGCGGGTCTTCTTCGTAGACCTCGGTGACCTTGACGTGAAACTCTCCGCCGAAGACGGACCGGACCTTGACCTGCGGGTCCTTCTCGCGGTGCAGGTGATCCCCGTCGCCCATTGCGCGATACGCAGGGATGAGCAGTTGCGACCTGAAGTCGAAATCCTGCACGTAGACCAGATCGGTCGGTCCGAGGTTGCGAACCTCGTCCGGCTCCATGAGGCGCATCTTGATCAGCGTCTTGCCGACCTCGGTGCGCGTGTTCTCTCCGCCGAAGATCATGGTTCCTCCTATGTCGGACCGGGGGCTTCCCGAGCCGTTGTCGTAGTTGCGACCGGGGGCTTCCCGAGCGCTGATTCAACCCTAGCATGGCCTAGGTCACCCATAAAGGCGCGACGGTGAAAGGGCAGGGCGAGTTGCCGACAGCGGGCGGCCCGGCCAGCGGCCCTCCCTTCGGCGCGTACTGGAGCTACGGCGCAGAAAGTTGGCGCGCGGACCGGGCCGACGGCGCGAGTCGTCAGTCACCCTCGGGCTACTCGTCCTTCAGGTAACCGTGAATCTTCTTCTCCAGCTCGGACCAGTCGGGATCAGCGGGCACGATGCCGGAGTTGACCTCGTCGCTCTCGGCGAGGAAGTCGAGCATCTTCTGGTGTGGACTGTCGACGCGGGGTTGTGGCCCGTCCGACATGGCTTCCTCAGTTCGTCTGGTAGTTCGGCAGATGGGGGCCGAGGTGGCCGATGTAGATCTTGCCGGTCTCGCCGCTGGTGTCGTCGTGAAGATGCATGCGCGGCGCCGGGGGCTTGCCCGAGCCGATCCGGATGTGGGCCTCCATGACGATCCGGCCCGACGGGTCGACCTCCCGAGGGACCGGCAGCGTGCGCGCGGCAACGAAGCGGGAGTTCATCATCACGCCCTTCGAGTCGACCTTGGAATACCGCGTGGAGGGGATGACGCACTCCGCCCTCGGGTCGGACAGGTATGCGTGGAAGTGGGGCACCTCCTCAACGCCGCGCTCTTTCTTCATCCGTGCGTACTCCTCCAGCGCCTGCAAGGCCTCCCAGGACCGCTGAATCCAGCGCCGCTCACTTGTGTGCCCACGCAGTTTGTCGACCTCGCCGTGGACCGGTCCGAGTACGACATACTCCAGTGAAGTAGCGCGAGCGAAGAACTCGTCCCACGTCTCCGGTGCGCTTTCCTGAACGGTATCGTGGGTCAGCTCGAAGGTGCTATTGAGACGGGCCAGCTCGCGACGCAAGGAAGACACCTCCTGCCTCAAGGTCCGCACGTCATGCTGCTGGGCATCGAGCAGTTCTTCGGCCAGCTCTACTTCTTCTTCGGCTGCTTCCCGGGCGGCCATTTCACGCCCCAGGTCGCTGTCCCGAATCATGCAGAGGGCGCGATCCAGCTCCCTGCGCAACTTCCTTTCAGACTCCCGGGCCTCTTCTTCTCGCCTCTTCGACTCGCGCATCTCGGCGAGAAGGTTCTCTCCGGATGCCTTGAACTTCTCGATGAAATCCTTGCTTTCCTTCAAGGCTGAAAGAAGCTTCTCGTTCTCCTTCTCCAGCTCTTCGAGCCTGTCTGCCGCAGAGTCCATCAACTTCACCCTGTCGGTGTCGGTCATCAGGTTCCAGTCGGCTTCCAGCTCCTGGATCGCCTCCGGGTCGGCAACCAAAACTCCGCTGGTCAACAACCTGCTCAGCGCACTAGAGAGAGGGCCGATGTCGCCCAGCTTCATGAAGGAGGGGTTCATGGGGAACGACAAGTCGGACCGTCGGAGACCCTTTCGACGCTCCGGGGAAAGGACGATAGCTGCCCCACCCGAGGGAAGCTCCGTCCCGTACTTGACCAGAGTGCGGTTCAGATCTTTCCGCATCGATTCCCCCATGATGCGGACGTCGATGACGCGTCCATACAGGCTGGGGGGCAGTCGGGATATGAGGGGCGTCGGATGATTCAAGCCCTCGCTGCCGAGGATTCTGTCCAGATCCATGTCGTCATGCGTAACGACGATGGCGGCGAACTTGAGGTTGGTCATCGAAGACAGCAGGCCAGCAAACTGTGCGCCCATTCTTGGGTGCAGAAGGTTGTACCCGACGTACTCCAGGCTTGCGTAGCGTGGATTCGACTTGCGATCCAGGAAGACAGACAATGGGGACGGCCATGCCGGATTCCACGGACGATCCGCCTTGGCGTACGCGTGAAAGAATCCGGACCTCGGATTATCGGCCGGGTCGTACTCGTGCGGCTCGATGGCTGGCTGCTGTCGCTGGCTGGTCGCCCCCGGCTTGACATCATGCACGTTCAGACGGCCACGGACCTGCGCACCGTCCGGGGTGACCCATACGGCATCGTAGGACCACCAGCCTCCCGACACCTTCGTGTCGAGATGCGGCTCGTGCAGGATGACGTGTTTGTTGGCGGCCACCCGCTTTGCCACTTGCTCCACACTGGGCAGCACGTCCATGTTGCCCGTGGTATGCCAACCGGTCTCGTACGATGGATCTTTCTTCGGCATGTCCTGAATCTTTCCTTTCGCTCAAGTACATCTTGCACCCTGCCACTGACAGAGGTGCCAAAAGTCCCGAAAGGACGCCTGGCACCTCTGCTGATCACTTCTCCGAGGCTTCGGCCGCTGCCACGACGGCCGCCGCGTTCAGTTCCGGCCCGGCATCCGGTCCCTGGTAGTTGCCGCCGCAGGAGCAGTGGTGACCGTCGTAGATGTAGCAGTACTTGAAGTGCGGGCCGCCAGGCAGACGGTTGTTGTTCAGGACGGTCTGAAGGGTCAGGAAGTTCACGGTCGATGTCCTCTCGCTCATGACGGTCTCACTCCTTGTCGGCGAAGGCGCTGCCGCCCTGGCTCTCCAGCTCGGCGAGACGCACCAAGTCGCTGGCGGCGCGATTGGTCACGCCGTATTTCTTGCGAAGGAAGGTGGCGGCGAGGCGCAGTGTCCCTTCATGTCCCTGCTCGGCCTTCAGGTCAGCCACCAGCTCTTCGGCGCGCTGGAGACCGACCTTCTCCGTCAGGAGGTGGATGATTTGGTCTTCGGCGGATGCGGTCACGCTCGGTACCCTCGTTCCTTGTTGATCCTTGAGGCGCTGTCGATGTTCACGTTTCCTGTGCAAGCTTGCGCGCATGGGCCTCGACGAGGTCCGCCAGTCCAAGGAGGGACCGCGCGATCCCGCCGGACCAGTCGTGCCCCTCGCGACGAATGGCCTCCGCGTCGCCGGATTGCACGGCAGCGTCCACCATCTCGCGGACTCGATCGGCCACAGGGGCGGCGAGGAGGATGAGATCTTCCCGTACCCGTCGGTGAGCTTCAGCGAGGTCGGCCACATGGCAGATGTCCTCACAGGTACCGCCCTTGCCCGGTCCGGTGTGCCAGCCGTTGATGCAGGGCCCGCACAGACTGGACCATCGGTGCTGTGACATCAGTCCTCCTGGAAGAACGCGGGTCCGTCGTACTGTCGGAGCACCAGGCGGCGCCCTTTGTGCTTCTCGCGAGTCGACTGGAAGTGCGACACGGTGTCCTCCAGGGCCGTCTCACCGGCGTTGCTGCCGAAGCTGATGAGTTCACCAGTGACGGCATCGTGGATGCGGTAGTGCACCCAGTTCAGCTCGGCGGCGGAAGTGAGCGACCTGCCCTGCCAGATGTCAGCCATGTCGCGCCTCGGCATCGTTGGCCCGCGCGATCTCGGCCTCGGCCAACTGGTCAAGTTCCGAATCCGCGAGGAGGACGAAAGCCGCCCTGGGTACCCAGCCGACCGTCGCTTCGACTCCCACCTGACGAACGTTGTCGCGACTTCCTCGCGCCTGATAGGCGCTCTCGAAGTACTTTGATTCCGCTTCCGGGAACCGGCCGTTCGGTATGGTCTTCACCCGGTAGAGTCGGTCGCCACCCTCGGTGCTGGCAGTGCGATCCGGGGCGGATGCGAGGAGGGCGTTCAGAAGAGAACAGGCGTCCTCGGCGTCCATCCCGGACCGGATGAGGTGGGTGAGGGTGAGTGATCGGTAGCGTGCGTGGCCGATGCTCACGAGCCTCCCCCCTTCCGCTCGGCTGCGTACAGCTCGACGGTCTCCTTGGTGGCCGCGTAGCGTGCGGCGGCTACGATGAACTGCTGAATGTCCTGGGCGAGGGAGTTCACCCTGCCGGTGGCAATGCCGGAGTCGACGTCCCCCGCGAGGCGGGCGGCGGCTTCTGCGATGTCCTGGGCGTCACGAGTGAGGCTGGCCCTGGCGTTCTCCAGTCGAGATGTGAGGGCGCGCTCGACCGTGTACGGAGATGCCTTGTCGTTGTTGTTCAAGTTCCTTCTCCCTTCCGTGTGTTCAAGTCTACCGGAAATGACCTAGGCCGTGGAGGCCGAGTCTCATTGTGGCTACGCTGTTCCCCATGTCTGAGAAATGGGGGGCGGGCGACCAGCCTTGGCTGCGACGCCATCAGCCCGAAGCAACGTACAACCCGGTTCCAGCATCGGAGCTGTTGCAGTGCCTGTTCTGTGGAGCCAGGACTCTGAAGCGCTCGGCCTCCGACCGCCCCGAGGATTCCAATCGCCTGGAACTGTACTGCGACAACAGCCGGTGCGATGCCCGCGAGATGGTCTTGCTGGTACTGAGGGACAAGCAGCCCGGACTCAGGGCTGACGTGAAGGCTCTCCGGCTCGTGGACGACGGCACGCTGGACGTGCACAAGGCCTTCCCGCCCGAGGTGAAGTCGGACGACCTGTTCGACCTCCTGGAAGACCGGCCGAACATCGTCGGCCGCCGGATGCGCAAGACGTCCACGGACGGCTGACCCCCCATCGGGCGGCCTGCGTCGAGCTGCGGAAAAGTCGCCCGATGCAGGCCGCCTAGTCTTCGAGGTGCGCCGGGGATGCATCGTTCAGCCGGATCAGTTGCTCTTGTGCCTCGTTGCGCTGCCGCAGGTACTCCTCGACTTCGAAGCGTAGGGAGGCCTCGATTGAAGAGCCAAGCTCGGCGTCGGCATACCGTGCGGCCAGCCGGTACAGCAAGGCTGGCACCTGTTCGCGAGGGATTGTGCCGACGACCTGAACGTCCGGTCCGACCTTGCTGATCTTGATGTCCCACTCCTGGTCGTTCAGAGCGGTATCCAGGCGCATCTGAAGACGGGTCAACTGATCCGCATATCGACGGATCCAGTCAGGGTGCGTGTCCTTCATCTCTGCGATGTGTCGTCCAGCATCATCGACCCACGCCAGAAGCTGTTCGTCGGTGGCGGTGTCGACCATCCACCGAAGATCCGAACGCAGCGCTTCAACCTCTTCCCTGTGTCGTTGCTGCTCCCGATTGAAGACGCCTTCCGGATGCAACACAAGAAGGAGGCCGCTGGCCGACCGAGTACCCCAGGTGCACCCACCGCTGGAGCGGTGCCGGTCCGTCCCGTGGCTCCTCGGCAGTATGCAGATCAGAGCTGAACCATCGAGGTCGCGAACGCGGTCACCGCAAGTTCTGGGGTGAAGAAGACGCCAGAGGGTCCTTGCGAGATTCATGGGCCTGAGTATTCCCCAGGTGCCTCTTCCCGCGAAGGCCACGGGAAGAGGCGACGCCTATGATAGTTCAGTGCCAACCGACTACCGCGAGCCCCATGTTGACTGCGACAACTGCGGAGCGCACGCCGACCTCCCCACGCCGCCTGGCGCCCACTACAGCGTTGGCCGGAAGAAGCTGGCCGAGGCGGGCTGGACCTACCGGCCCAACCATGCTGAGCGGCCTTTGGTCATGCTGCCGCACACGTACATCTGGAACTGCCCAGACTGTCCTTCCGTGGACTAGAGGCGCCACAGGCCAGCGCAGTGACAGCCGCGCTTGACGCTGTGACGGCGGCCCCAGCCCCAGAAGATCTCGTCGCAGGGCTGGCAGTACTTCTTCCAGCCGATCTGCCACAGCAGGTACTCCCACTCCGCCTTGACCCACGTCTTTGTTACGGGGTGGGTCATGTCCACCACCGTCGGATGTCGGCGCCACGATGACGGGCGTACGCCACCATCTCCTCCATGCGCCTTACGTCCTCATGGGTGCGGCTGGGCCAGGCGCGCTGAAGGAACCACACCTCCCAGGTGTCGAGCTGGCACCCTTGCATGTCTTCGAACCTGACGGCGACCTTGCATTCGGCTGGGTCGAACTCGGACTCCCGCATGAACAGCCGGGCGACGCGAACGCTCGATGCAATGATCATCCGCCGAACGGGCTGGCGCTGCACGCCCTCCCCGTCGTAGCGATAGAACCAGAGCGGCCCCTCGTTGCCCGGGTTCACCTCGCGACGGTAGACCAGCTTGCGTACTCCGTGACCGTTGCTCGCGTGCATGATCTGGTAGGTCTCCGGGGGGTTCATCGGATCCCCGGAGATCACAAGGTCTGTTCCGTCGGCCGGACCTTCCACCAGCCGGACCTCTACGGGCATACCGCCAACCCCTTCAGTCGTGTGATCCGATCCAGTCGAACTGGCCAGGGTCGTCCCGGTACAGGGCGACCAGCGTCTCCTCGTGGGGCTCCAGCGGGGCGCGGCACACCTCGCTGCCGCAACACGGCGACAAGGCGAATCGGCAGCCGGTCTTGAGGAGCAGCAAGGTGTCCCGGCACTCGGCGCAGAATCCGTGCAGCAGGTTGTCCGGGTCATCCCGCCGGTCGCACCCGGCACAGATCGGGTTGACAGGGTTGGCCCGGTCCCAGTCCCGCTTGGCCTTGTGGCGGCCCAAGGCTGCAATGATCTCCCGCTCTTCGTTCACGCGTCCCCCTCACAGCCCCTTGCGCAGCTCGTGCAGTGTCGGCCCCTCGCCGTTCTTCGTGCGCCACAGCGTCCACCCGTTGATGACGTTACCCGTCACCGCCTCGGCTGCCTTCGAGGGAGACCAGAACACTTCGGAATGACCTTCGACCACGATGCCGCCGTTGGCCTGTACCCGAGCCCGCCCAGTGCGCTTCGCCCTCCGCTGATAGAAGGCCAGCTCCTCTTCCGGCTTGAGGAGGCCTGCCTTGAGCAGTCTGGCCAACTGCCCCTTGATCACAGTTTGGCCGGGAGGCAGTGCAGGTTCGATCCTGTCGGGTCCGAGCTTGATGCTGATGCTGATGACGTCGGTGGCCCCCGCGTTGGCCAGGCGAGCAATCACCGTGGGGTCAAGATCGATCTTGAGTGTAGTCATGCGTGCCCCTGTTCGGCTGTTGTCCTCCTGTGCAGCATAGCATTTCAGCGACGCAGGAGGACTGATAGACTAACGCTGCAAGCCGAAGGGGAGGGTGACCAGTGAAAGATCGTCGCGAGGTGGAGCAGGGTGTTCTCGACGAATCCCTGATGGACGAGATCGTGCAGCTCTATGAGGCTGGTGTGCCTATTGCGCACATCGTCGCTCAACTGCGTGAACGAGGGCTGGCTGCCAACTGGCACTGGGTCGATGCCGCCCTGGACCGATGCCAGATCATCCGGCACTCCAAGGCTGGGGTGATTCCCAGGGGGGCGACGGAAGGATTCTCCGTCGGCACACTCAAGCGGATCTGGGGCGAGGTGATCTCGACTGGACGAGGGGATGGCGCCCGTGTGGTGCGCCGAGGTGACCTTGTTCATCGCCGTCGAATGCGCGCCACTTTTCAGACATACGGCACTTTCGGAGGAAGAGGTCTCCCCGTCGGCGACGACGGACATTCCAGGTTGAATAAGTATCTACTGACCGTTCTTGCAGAGCGGCATGCAGAAGGGAAGGGTGAAACTCTGCGCAGTCTGGCCGCGCGCATCAGAATGGATGAATCTTCCCTGGCCCACTCCCTTCGAGACGCCGGGTATGTTGTCCAAACCAATGCCGAATGGACAGAACGAGAGCTACAGCGGCTGACCGGCGAGATCGTCAGCATGTATCGCGATGAAGAGAAGCCCTTGCCGATGATTCTCGATCAGCTTCGGCGGCAGTATGAAGTGTTCATTTCAGAACGCAGGCTGAGGAGTCTTCTTGAGGGTCAGGATGTCCCCATCCGGACCGAGCACCCTCGCTCGCGACCCGCAAGCATGCCACCTTCCGACTCCCGCTGGCGGAAGATACACGGACGCGAAGAAGAGCTGGCGCAGTCCATTCTCGACAGGAAACAGACGACGCGAGCAATTGCCGACGAGCTTGGCGTCGATCACATCTGGCTCGCCCAGGCGCTGCGTCGCACCGGTCATCTGCCTGACATGCCGTTGCACCACTACTGGGCCTGGAAGAAGTCTCAGGGCTGACGAGGGGGAAATGAACGAAGATGCCGGGCGAGCTGACCTTTCCCCCTCAAGCGGCCTCGCGGTGGCCGCCCAGCTCTTCGAAGACCAGCCCGACGAAGAAGCCGTCCAGCCAGTGGCTGCCCACCAGCGCCTTGACTGCTGCATGGTTGGCCACTGGCACCTCCTGGGCCAGGATGTTGCGCGCCTGAAACGACCGGACGGTGCTCACGAAGCCCAAGGTGTCCAGGTGGATGACCTTGGCGAAGATCTCGGTGCGGCTCTGCTCGTCGGCCTGTGCGAGCTTGTGGTTGATGTTCGCCAGCGCGATGCGGTCCAGGAAAGCCTCCGACTTTCGACCCCTGCCTTCCTGGGCGTACGCCAGCGCGCCGAAGGTGAACCCTTCAGCCCAGGCCGCTCCGAGCCTCATCAGCAGCTCGTCCGGCGTGGAGTTCTCCAGCCTGACCTTCTGCGAGGTCTCTTCAGTCCGGCGCTTCCCGTGGTTCATCACCATGTCGTAGTCGAAGCGCCGGTTCAGTGCCTGCTCCGGTCCGACCTTCACGATCTCCGCCTCGATGGCGTTGGTTGCGTCCACGATGCGCTCGTAGTCCGGATCGCCACTGGGGCGGTTCTCGTCGATCCACCGCTGCTGGTCCTGCACTTTTCTCTCCTCTTTCCGGGGGTCAGTCGATCTTAGACTGACGCCCCAGGAAGGCAGCGTCAGGTGGGTGACTCGCTGAGCGGGGCGATGGCGGTGTAGCAGGGACGGCACAGAACCAGGACGCCTGTGGCGTCAGCCGGGCTCTTTTCCTGTTCCCTTGGATTGAGCAGGTGCAGCAGGAGGCCGGGCTCGGCGGCGGACATGCACGATCCGTCTCCGTCGTGATAGAAGCGGCAGATGCAGCGGCATCCGCCGGGTCGGTGCTGCTGCCAGGTGAACGGCCAGGTCTCCTTGAGATAGAGCACGGGAAGCTCCGGCTCACCAGTCACGTCTACGCCTTCGGTTCGGGCAGCTTTTCGATCATTTCGCTGGTCAGGGTAACCCGGCCGAGGTTCAGGAAGATGTCCATCATCCTCATCTCGATCCAGGTTTCGGCAGGGTTGAACCCCTTGGCTCGCATGACTCGCTGGTACTTCGCCGGGATGTCCACGAGGATGCCGGAGACGTTGTCCTCTCGCAGCTTCTCGCTCAGCTCCAGGGCCTGCGAGGTGAGATCAACGCCCAACTCCTGCCATTCCGGGCGGACCCGGCGGACATAGAGCCTGCCCGGCCCGTTGGGGAGCTTCAAGTACACGGTTGCGTCCTCGGGGGCGCTGACCTTGCCGGTCTCGGCGCCGTGCCAGACGCAAGGTGCCTTGATCATGGACAGGCACCACTCGACGAAGACCGGCGGCGGGATCACCTTCGTGTCCCAGCCCCACTCCACTACGCAGCCGCACGACTGCTGAAGAGGGGTCCAGTGGAGATCACTGGGCATGCCGTCCCGCCGCCCACGGTTCTGCTTCACGCGTCCCATGCGCCGAAGTATGCACTGCCGCAGGGTATTTGAGTGAACGTTGGCCAAGGCTCCGGTCGAGTGGAGCCGCCGGTCCGCCGGGCTGTCCAGGGTGGGGCAGGCTCAAGGGAGATTGAATGCACGGCTGCCACGTTCAAGACGGCTGACGCCTGGAGGGTGCGTCGGACTCCAGGAAGAGGGGGGGGGGGGCGGACAGAGCCGGTACGCCCAGCTCCAGGTCGGCCGACTCCTCCCGCCCCCTATCCGCCAGAAATGCTGCACTGGCTTGCATGTAGGTTTCGTCGGTGTCGGTCATGCGGCGCCGTACGGCCTTCTTGAAGGCGCTGTTGCTGTTCTTGGTCATGCCGCGACCCTGCGGCGCAGAGGGGTCAACGGGCTTCAGTCCGTTCGACGCATCCCGCGATCGTGGAACCGGCGCAGCGTCTCTGCCAGCTCTTCCGCGATGACCTCGTGGCCCTCGGGCAGCAGCTTCCCTGCCTGATGCCGAAGGAAGGTGCCTTCGGGGGCGAGCCGGTGGACCAGGATCCGCAGCTCATCCAGGGAGACCGTGATTGCGGCCCGGTCCGGCTGGGGGACGTTCTCGATGTCAGCCACTCCCGGTGGCCCCCTCTCGTTTCTTGGCCGCTTCGTAACGGGCGCGGGCTGCGATGAACGCCGCCTCCGTACCCCCGCGATCAGGATGCGCTTCGGCCATCGCCGCGCGCAGCTCGGCAAGCAGCGGCGTCTTCCTGTAATCGGGAAGTTCCGGAGGCTTCAGGTGGAGGCGGCGCAGGGTGTACCCGTGGTAGACCTCGCCGTCCGTCTCGATCCTCTGTCGGTCGACGAACCCGGTCCGGCCGTTGCCGTACCTGAAGTAGATCCGCTTCGGAGTCCTCTTCGTGATCTCGTGACGGAGGATCTGGTAGTTGCCGAGGGCGCCGTCGTCCCAGTTGGCATCCCACAGCTCGTACAGGTACTCGGTCGGCGCCAGCTCACCCACGACCAGGTACCTGCGGGATCAGGACGTCGACACCACAGTCAGGGTGCGTGCAGATGCCGCCGTACGGCAGGTCATCAGCCGTCACCGGATAGAAGTCCGGATCGGGCTCGGGCGGGACATGGCTCAGGCAGCGCAGGATGCGGCCACCCTGAGACCTGTACGCGACAATGGGTGCCTCGCTGGCCCGACGGCGCAGTTCGGCCATGACGGCGAGCGCACCCGTTTCCCGCTCGATCTCACCCTGGTCGTGCAGCTTGAGGGCCACTTCCTCGGCAATGTCAGCGGCAGCCTCCAGGGCCCTGGCATGCGTGGTCACCAACTGCCCATGCTGCCCGGTCTCGGTTGCAGGCAGCCGATGACCCAGCTCAATCATGAAGAAGGGCGCCCAGTCCTGCCGGTAGTTGCATTCCTCGTCGGGGCAGCGCCACCCCTGCTCGGTGGCGACGAGAATCTTGACCACGCCATGGCGGTCGTCGCCGCATGTGAACGGGTGCATGCCGCCCCGCGTCTGAAAGGCGTTCAGTGCGTGGACCTGCTCGGGTGTCCAGGGTGCCTTCTGGATGCCTGCTTGATCGATAAGCATGGATCTCCTCAGCTCGGAGCTACAGGTCAGGACTTGCCCAGCAGGCCGAGGAGCAGGCCGGACACCCTGAAGTAAGTGTCGTAGGCCGGAGTGTCGGGTCGGACGTCTGCGAGCGCACGCATTTCGATCAGGTGCGCGATGGCGTCCACCGTCTTCCGGTCGAGCAGTTCACTTTGCGCGGCCCGGATCAGTTCCAGGCCCAGAGCTGTGGCGTCCTCTCGCGTGAAGAGGGCGTCGCTGCCCGGAGTCACGATGTCCTTCCAGGCGAGGGAGGTCTGATCTCCGTCCTGCTCGACGGTGAACTTCCGGCCGCCGACTGATGTGATCTTCTTCTGGTCCATGCTGCATCCCTTCTCTTTCCGGACTTCCATCCTATCGGTGACCTAGGCCGTTGAGGGACCCTTACCGCGAGATTGGACAGGCGTAGAGATGGCACGCTCTGGAGTCCAGCCCCGCCCTAGTCTCCCCATGAGGGTCGAGACGTAGACCAGCGGGCACCGTTCGTCCAGCAGCCACTCGCTGTACGTCTTCGTCTCGCCCCAGGCGGTGAGCCGGTGGGGCGCTCGCTTGGTCCGGTAAGCGGCGAAGTCGGGGTCGTTCTCCAGCATCCAGGCGTGCCACTCGTGTACCTGGCCGATCATCCAGACGTCTCGCCGCGCGATCTGTATCACCGGAGGCGGGAACAGGCCTTGCGGCGGGACGCTGGGCCGGGACATCCGGCTGTCGTAGCGGACTTGCCATTCCTCGACAAGACGTCCTGAGATGCCGAACTCGCGGCCCACGTCCCAGGCATCCCCCAGCCGGGGAAGGTCGGGCTGCCGTGAGAGCCAGTACTCGATGGGGTTCTCCATCCTGTAAAAATATCGCAGAACGAAGTGAAAGAATCCTTTAGTTCGGCGCTGAGGTGGGACGCGAAACTACAAGAGCTGGACCCTCACTCCCGCCGGGAGTCGCAAGGGCAGACCAGGTTGCTGCCGGGGACACCACGGGACACCGTGAACCAGCAGCGGCCGTCTACGTCATGCACCCCCGTCTCGTGATCACACGACGGACACCGCCTGCTGGCAGCCCGGTCGGTGCCGTTCTGCACGTCGCTCGCGCTCTCCTCGTCGGCCCAGTAGTCGGGCCGTACCGGCTCCCAGTCGCCGTAGGTGATGCGGCGGCGGATCTGAACACCCCGGGAGTGCTGACCAGGAACGAGGTCGCCTCCACCGTCAGGTCGGGGGAACCAGGTGTGGAAGTCCCACTCCGGCGGAGGAATGCACGGCAGCAGGCTCTTGCGTATCGGCTCGGACTCGGGCCAGTTCACTGTGGAGTTCCCTCCCCGGCACCTGACGGACCGGTGTTGTCGGAGTTCCAGGCGTCGACCACTTTGCCAGCGACCTTGATGTCCCGTCCCGCTGTATCGATACCGACATATCCGAGAATCCCTCGGATCCCGGAGGGCGGCACGTAGTCGACGCACTCGCACACCGAGCAGGCCTCACGGGTCCAGCCCGGTCGTTGGCGCCGGTGCTCGGCCTCGGTGTGCCTGCACTCGTACCGCTCCTGATGGTTGCCGTCTGCCTGTCTGCGCAGCTCCGCCTCGATCAGGCGGGCTCCATGGAGTACCCCTTCGCGATCACCCGAAGAGCGGGCAACCCTGCGCAGAAAACGAGCCGCCTCGCGCCAACCTTCCGCCGGGGTTCCGAAAGGTTCCATGCCGCAGGCGTCACAGCACCCGCACTGATCCACGCAGACGAGTTCGTCGCCTTCCTCGTCACCCTCGGCCGATACCCTCATGCTCGCTTCGAAGGCGACCAGATGTGTCCGCGCCGCAGCCAGGCGTGCGCAGTGACCGCAGGGTCTTCCCGACTCGTCCCAGACGCCGGGCCGCTGGTGTGCATGAGCAGGGCCGCTGTAGTCGAGCGCGTAGCGCAGATCATCCGCCAGGAGGGCGGCGAACGCGGCTTCGGCCTCAGTTCGTTTGGCTGTCTCGCTCACGACATCTCCCCGGCTTCTCGCATGGCCTGCAACAGGCGTGCCCCCCGTGCGATGTCGATGGGCCAGGTCCAACGCCTGGCCCCTGACCCACACGCCGGGTCCGGACACACCCATCCGTCCGTGGTGGCCATCAGTAAGGGGCCACCCGTAAGGACTCGCCCGCTTTTGTGACTGGGCCACCAGCAGCGCATCTTGGGTCGGCTGGGGTTCTCGGGGCCATGCTCCTGAAGGCAGTTCAGTGCGTCCACCTGTTCACTCGTCCACGGTGCCTCGACAGTCCAGGGCCACTCCCCCAGGGGTGTCGTCAGTGGGTCGAAGGGAGTCTGGCTCATGGGGCAGCTCCAGGAGGCGAAGGGCGACACAGGTGTTGTCGCGGGGATCTCCAGTCTACCCCTGGCCTAGGCCGGATGGTCAGGTCTAATCTGGCTTCATGGATTCCACACTTCAGCCGCTCCCCTGGTCCCGAGAACTTCCCCTCAACAGGCAGGAGGAGTTCGCGGCCGAACTCCGGCGCACACCCGAGCGCCTGCTGCCCCATCTGATCGCCGCCTGGAAGACGACGGCCGAGTTCTACGCGAACCCGGGGCCGCTGCTCCGCCTGGTGGCAGCCCCCGGCGAGGGCTTCGCGTACCTCAGGCCGCCTACATCCTGACGGGCCCTCACCGCACGGGCAGCTTCCCGGCAGGGAGCAGACAGAGCCGGGGTCTCGGGGCGAACACGAGACGGCCGGAGCATGGGGCGACTCCGGCCGTCTTGCTGGGAAGAGTTCACGGCTCTTCCCACAGGGCCCTCCAAGGGCACCGGCGCACGCGGTGAGGACCGTGCGCCAGTGAGGAGAGTAGGTGCCTCCGGCTGGCGAGCGCCAACCCTCGGACAGTCCCGGACGGAGTTGGTCAGGGACGGCACTTCAGGCCGTAGGCCACGATGAAACGCAACACGAGCAGGCCCCCGACGAAGTGCAGGTAGAAGGCCGCTCCTGAGGGGATGCTGAGCAGGTCCGCCATGATGTCGGGACACGTGAACAGAGGAAGACCCACAGCTCCTGCCGCCTTGGCTTCCAGACGCATGGGGGTCCCGGACTTCTTGTCCTCTGACTGAGGGGCGTTCTTCGGGGTGCTGTCGTCCATGACTTCTTCTCCTTTTCCGATTGGGTCAACTCTAGCTCTGGCAGAACTGGTTGAGCCTCAACGGATGCTCAGAGTCCCGAAGCGGTCACGGGCCGGACAAAGCTGAGCTGGCACAGGGGTCTTCCGCTGCCTCCCCCGAGGGCGGTGCCACCTCTCACGCGGAGCGAGTCACGCGCGCCGGGTCTCACACCCGGATGCCAGTGAGTTGATGATACGACAAGCCTCAGCGGGGGCGGCAGGGGCCTCGACCTCGCCAGCTCTCCAGGGGTTGTAGGTCTGGGCTTGTAGGTTTGTGGTTCTGTGGATCTGGATTGTGGATGAAAGAGCGCCGGGGTGAGCGAGCGCAGACAAGACGAGGCGACACAGCCTGCATCGGTGTTCCGTAGCCGTGGCTACGAGCACGTCTCCTACTACCGGGTGTACTGCACGGCCGACTGCGGCTACTACCTCTCAAGAGAGGAGGGCTCGTGGTCCAGGACGACACACAGGCGGTACGCCGCCTGCTTCCCCGACGCAGACAAGGCGTGGCAGGCCGCACGGTCCGCCGGGTGGGCGAACGTACTGCTCCCAGGGCATGACCCGCACAAGCACGGTCCCTACGGCCCGAAGCAGCGCATGTTCTACTGCGACCAGAGCGGCGCCGGGGACTGCCAGGAGGTCCGCGAGTACAAGGACGCCACCGTGTGCCCCGAGTGCAGAGGCGCCGGATGGTTCCCCTGGTAGCCGGGACCGGACACGGAGGAGATGGTTCGAGTGAGCAGGCACTTCATGCTGGCCGTTCAGGTGGCCCTGCCTGGCCATGACGACGAAGAGGAGGAGGCGACTCTGTCGCTCCTTCAGGAGCGCATCAGAGGTCTGCCCGAGTTCAAGCAGCTCGGCGCAACGATGGACCCGCCCGAGCAGATCTGACCCGAGTCAGAAAAGAGCCCCCTTGTGATCAACTCACGAGGGGGCTCTTTTGCGCACGAGGCGCATCGGTGCCTGAAGGCTATCAGAGCCTTGCCCCGTCAGGAGGCAAAGGGGCCCACGTAGAGAAGGCGCAGCGGATTTTTCTGCCGACTCGATTTCCGGATCCTGACTCGCTTCATGGTTTTTCGGCAGGGACCGGACAGAGGCCTCTATCCCGCCAATTAGTCGGGGTCCATCGGAGGCGGCGAATCGATTGACCCTTCTTCGCTCCGCTTCCAGACCGGATGCGGCCTCTTGTGGATCTCGGTCATCTCCATCATGCGTGTGACCATGTAGCGCAGCACGGCTGCATCGAGGTCGACCGGGTAAGGGGTCGAGTTGTCGAGGAGGTGGATCATGTCGTCTTCACTGATGCTCATGCGGTGAGCCTAGGGCAAGGAAGCCCTGTGGAAAACGCCCACGCGGCCCACACGTAGACGGACACGAGACCAAAACCTGGAACCAAATTCAGAAATACATTTCCCAATTGGTTTTCTCATTGGTTGGGAATTCTTGGGATCTCCTGGTTTTCCTGCCCTTTGTTTTTCTCCCTTCCTAGCCTGCCTGCTTTCCCGCTCGCTTTCCTTTCCGATTGCTTTCCTATTGCTGTGTGTATTGCTTTTGTGTGTACGTGATATCGAGCGTGCATCGTGTGGATTGTTGTCATCCCCTTTCCTTGTTGCATTCCTTTTGCCTCTCCCTTCCGATCGTCTTCTTTCCCTTGTGTCCTGTGCATTGTGTGCATTGCGTCGCCTGCCGAATGTGCACATGTGTGGTGTGAGATAGAGGCTGGTCACAGAGTCGAGTCACCCGCTTTCGCATCCTTCCGAATTGCTGCGCCTTTTCCCCTGCCATCCCTCGTGGCCATGCAGTGGTGAGTAAGGGCAGAAAGGAAACAAGAGAATGAACAAGAGAGTGACAGGAAAAGGGCGCACGCATTCCCGCTGAAAGGCACTCTCGAAGCTGCGCCGAAAGCACACCGCAACACCCCCTCCCTTTCACGTGCACTCACCCGCACCCCATTCGAGCCGCACCGTTCCGCGCGCCTGCCACCCGCACCGTTCGCGAGGCTTCCCGTGCCCGTTCGATGGCTGGTCAGAGACTCGCCGACTCGCACCCGGGGCGCCCCCGCGCGTCACGTGCCCGGGGCGCACACGCATGCGCGCGCCTGCCCGCCCTCGCGCGTGCCCGCGTACCTGCGTCACGCGTGCGTGCGTGCTGCGCGTCCGCGTACCTGCGCATGCACACCCCTGGCTTGCCACATGTCCGACTTGCCTCTCTTGTTCTCTTCTTTCCTTCCATCCCTCCCCTTTCTCTCACATCCCCACATGCCCACATGATTCGGGCATATGGGACAGACTCCCGTGCTGGCCAGTGGAGCGCACACACGCGCGTAGGGAGCCTGTTTCCCCAGGTCAGACCTAGTGTCAGGACAAATGGGACACCCCTCCTGACCTGCGATGTTTGCAGTTGGCCTATTGCTGACAGAACGTCTCGTAAGCAATCGCGCCGACACAGTGAACCGAGCAACAAAAGCCCAGCTCAGAGGCATGATCAGCGTTGATCCCGACATATGGGACAGGCTTGTGACCTGCGGTTATGTCGAGCCGAGTGCAGGTTTCGAGCGAGAGAAATACCGTCGCCTCTCGTCTCATCTAGAGGCATAAGGCTTGGTTCCACTCTTGTGTTCTCTTGTCTGTATGTGTCTACACAGACACACCAAACTGGACACATGGGACAGAACTTCTTTCCGTGCTGGTCAAGTGCCTTTTTCTGCACTTCTTTGCGACCCCCTTTGACTCCCCCGAAACCCTCCCCGACCCTGTCCGTTTCGCCCTGACATGCGGGACTTTCTCCTGTGACCTGGGTCACACATTCGAGTGGAAAGCAGTTTCCACTAGCGTTTGCATACCCCCCAGCTTTCGCAAATCGCTGCCCTTGTATCGCCATGTATGTCCGTTTCCCTCATGGGGCTCTGATCCCTGAGACCCCTTCTGACCTGCACAAATAACTTTCTCGCTAGCATCGTCGCAGGTCATACAGCATGGCCTAGGCCGTTATCTGTTCGTTACCAACTTCCCTTTTGTTGCTGGTCAGAGCGCTATCCAAGTCGCGACCCGGCATGTCCTGACTTTTGGGAGCCTGGAGCGGACAGAGCCATGACCTGCGGTTTCTTAATCGTTGCTCTCGCCTTCGATAACGCAATGAATCCCATCATGCCAATCTTGTGTTGTCCCGCCGGGCACATGGCCAACGGGACGCAACGCACCACGAGGCAAGCCGCACACGCAAACCCCTTCGGGGGGGCCGCGACGTTGCAGCTTGGGCGAGTGGTCCGGAGAGCGGGAACGCCGGTAGTCGTAACGCCGGTAACCCGATCGATGGGGTTCCTTGAGATGTTCGGAGCCGAACGCGAGACGCCCGGGTCGTACCGGGTAGCGCGGGAGGCGCAAGCGGCGAGATGCGGGCCGGAAATCGCATCGCTCGACTCTGGGGGAGGGTGTTTCCCTCCGTCAGTTCGGGACCGGCGCACGCGGAGTACGCAGCCACTTGCCGGAACGCCTTACAGCCGCAACCTGCGCGGCGGGGGAATCCGGGAATGTTGTGGGAAACACGTGTCAGGGAGTTAGTCCGGCCCGACGAGATGCGGCGCACGTGAGTACGCGTCACTTGCCAGGAAGTGCAACCCCAATCCACGGGGGGAAGTCTGGGAATACATGCGGGAAAGCGTGTCAAGTCAGTTAGTCCGCGAACGGTGCCCGTTGCACCCTGGATTCGAGTCAAAACGCACTGCGCGAGTACGGCGCAGATGATTGCACGTTCTTCGGTTAGGAAACCCGGGGCGATACGTGCACAACGGTACGGCCGGATACGGGGAGACTCGGAAACTCCCCCCGGCGGCGCACGGGGGCCGCGTAGCGGCTCCCGTGACACACGCATTACCCGGCGGGACGGATGCTGACGCATCACGCACGGACTGACGTCCTGATCTACGGGACGCGTGACGACGTAACGCGCGGTCCGTCCCGCCACATCGCTCACGTTTGGTGAGTACGAGCGGACAACTTGCGTCCGATAGGCACCGGTCAAGAGCCGGGCAACCTATTACGGGTGAGCTGTGTCCGTTCCTCCCACTGCGCGTTGGTGGTGAATCCGGAAAGGGGATGCGGGATGACGGTTTATCTCGCGAACGGCGGAACGCTTACGGTCCTGGCAAATGGGACCGTGGAACTCCGCCGGAACGGACAGACAATGCGGGTGAGCGGGCGCGGCAGTCACCGCGCAACGGCGGATTGGGTCCGCTCCCTGGCGTTCGGCCGTGACGTTCGGTACGTCACGGCAGGCTGACAGTCGCTCCGTAAAGGCGGAGCGCGGGCATTCGGAAAGGGCAGGAACCATGGGACGAACCTTTGTTGCACTGAACAGCGACGGACAGCCGCGTATGTACGGGTACGCCCGGGGCGCGGGTCACGTCGTCCTGATCCCGGTGGACGCGATGAACGATCCTTTGGCGACGGGCGGCGTGCTGGAAACGCCGTGCGGCGGTAAGGGAGTGGACTCCGAACGGCTCACGGAGAAGTTCACCGGTGACAAGATGTGCACGCGTTGCGTTGCGTGGCTCGACTCCGACGGGGGCCGCAACGACGTCGAAGCGGCGCGGGAAGCGAAGTGGGACCGTGAGAACACGGGTCCGTCCCTCGCGGAGATCATGGGCGACCACATCCTGATCACGCTTGACGGGGCGCGGGAGGTGAAGGGGCCGGACGCGCGGGAGGAGTCTGCCCCGGAGCCGGTCCGGGAGATCACCCGCGAGGAAGTGCGGGACCTTATCGGGCGCAGCAAGCGGGGCGCGGCCGTGCGGAAGCGCGAGGCGGCCGTAGAGCGGGAGCGGGAGCGGTTGGCCGCGCAGCGGAAGGCGCGGGAAGCGCGGGATGCTGCTGCGGAAGCGCGGGAGGAGTCTGCCCAGGAGTCGGAGCCGGTACAGGGTGAGCTGTGGGGCAAGACTCATGCGGAGATGCGGGCGGCGGTCGCAACCTTCTACGCGTCCGGTAAGCCTGTCCCGGCGGAAGTTGCCGCTCTGCCTGATCCGGCCGTGGTGCAGGTTCAGTGGTCCGGGACGAACGGCGCGGGGGACACCGACTGGCGCGGATGCGAGGGTGCCGGTCCGGTGGCGGTCGTCAACGCGGAGCGGACGCACGGGAAGTGCCCGGCATGCAACGCGTACATCGAATTGACGGACACCGAGGGGGAAGAGGACTTCCGCATCGGGTCGCACTACGAATACGGGGTCGCGGCCCCCGCCAACCCCCACATGTCGTCACAGTCGTTGGACGCCGTGGAACACGGGACGGTGCCCGGGTCCCCCGTGATCGCGAACAAGCGGCGCAAGGTCGAAGCACTGTGCAAGCGTTCTGACAAGGTGGCGCGCGGCGTCACCCAGGGCGGAGCGAAGCAGTGCCCGGAGTGCGCGCGGTCGGTGGAACTGTACAGGCGGGAGCGCACCGTCAAGGGCAAAGCGAAGGTGCAGTGGGTCTACCCGGAACACGTCGACTCGCGGGACACGTTCGGTCGGTCGGGAGCGGACGGCAAGGGTGAGCGCAAGGTCACGCCGCGCGGGAGTGGCGCGGACGCCGGTAAGGGCGCGCGGGATCACGGGAGTGTGAACGGCTCCGCGAACACGGGGGCCCACAACCTCCCGCCCGTCCAGCCCAAGAGCGGATGGCTGGCCGTGGCCGGTACGTCGGTCCTCTCTGCCACGGTGCGTCCGGGTGTGGATCCGGTGGTGCAGGGCGAGTGGTGCCCGCTGTGCAAGGGTCCGAAGAACATCGTGCACCGTGGCAAGTCGCGCGGGTGGCGCCGTGACCACTCGAAGAAGATGGCGGCCTGGCACAAGGAGCAGGACGCAAAGCGCGCGGTCAAGCGGGAGCGGGACACGCAGCAGGGTAAGCGACTCCCCCAGGGTGCGCGTAAGGCCGCGCGGCAGGCTGCGAGCGTCGGGAGTTTCGCCGAAGGGACCGTGGCCGGTGTGGTGATGCGCGGGACGCGTCCGGAGGACACCCCCGCCGGGACGCCGGTCGGCAAGCGCACGCGACAGGTCAGCAAGCGCACCCCCGCCCCGGGTGAGGCGGAAGCGGTCAAGGGCGGCAAACGCAAGTAGCAGGCACGTTCACGCTCGGGGGCCCGGGACGGTCCGGGCCCCCTCCGGAGAGGACTCAGAAAAGATGAGCTGGATTCAGAACCTGCCCGCGTACGCCATCCGTCGGGGCCTCGCGAACGGGGACTTCAGGCCCGAGCAGATCGCCGAGGCGGAGCGGCGCTTGACGGAACTCACGGTCGACCGGCCGCGCATGGTGATCGGTCTGGGGGTCCGGGACGACCGGCCACGCGGCGTCGTCGCCGTGGGCTGACACGGCACAGCTCCGACCGCAGACAGGTGACGTGCGGGGGTCCGGGGACCGTTTCGGACCCCCGCCCCGGAAAGGGAGAGATACGCATGGACGGTAAGGGTGAGACGCGGGTGCGGCGACGGTGGGCAGTGATGCCCCGGGACGGGAGCAGGCGGGTCGGCAGGGTGGAACGGTCGGTGTACCTGATCTGCGCGGTCGCGGTCGCGGGTGCGGCACTGCGGGTCGCGGCGCTGCTCTCCGGGACGGGAGCGGACACCGCCGGGGACACCACGGAGCGGGACCGGCAGATGATCATGACCGGTGGCTACCTGTCGTGGCAGGTGACGGACGGGTGTGCGCAGGGTCCGGTGGAGTGCAGCCGGGTACTGCGGGAGGCCAACGTCGGGGGTCGCGCGTACGGGGTGCGCGTGATGAGCGACGGATCGCTGATCGGGCGGGACGACGATCCCGGTGCGGTCACGGTATCGGTGTCGGAGCTGCCCGCCGGTGACTGCTGGTGGGAGGTCAAGGCGGACGGTTCTACGGAACCGCTCTGCAAGTGACGTGACGGAGATGCGCGCCGGGGTCGCCGGGCCGTGACGGTCCGGGGTCCCTGGGGTGCCGCTCGGAAGCGGTATTCATCGGAGAGGGGTAAGAGACATGGGCAACTACACGAACCGCGTTTCCCTGCTGCTGGCCGGGATCATCGCGTTGCTGATGGCTCCGTCGGGCGCGGCGGACGCGGCACCGATGGGCGGGACCCGCGTCGCGGCGGTGCGGTCCGTCTGTGAGACGGGGTACCGGGGGATGCCGGAGTACGACCGCTACTGCCTGGTCAACGGCACGGCGCGGGACGGGATGCGCCTGTGGTTCGCGGAGATCGACGGCAAGCGCTACAGCGTGCGGGAGCGGCGCGCGATGTGCCGGGACGCGCGGGCGACCGGCAGCATCCGGCGGGGTGCCATGGACCTGATGAACGACGTCGCCTACGACCGCTACCGCAACTACCGGGATGTCCTGCGGGTGACGGGCGCGGTCGCGGTGCTGGACTGCCGGGCGCTGGGCATCAAGGGCTGACGGTCGGGATCGGCTGACGGGAGCGCCCCGGGGGACAACTCCGGGGCGCTGACGCCAACTTGTCGCGACGGACGTAAAGGCGTCCGGGACTTAATCCGGACCCGGCGGTTGCCGGGTCCGGCGGAAAGGAAAGTCACGCATGGGAATCACCACGGTTGTCACCGATGGCGGAATGGTCTTCCTGGACGACGCGCCGTTGCCGGTGCGGTCGGAAGACGTCGAGCCGCGCGACTCGGCCACGGTGCCTTCGGCACTGCGGGACCACGCGCACACCGTTCTGCCGAACGAGCCGGGTGACTGGTGGACGGTCGGGGAGTTCCGGGACAGGGACGGGGAGTTCACCACGGCCGTTGCCCGGCGGATTCCGGACGGGGTCGTGCGGTACGGGACGTCCGACTAGGCGCATTCGCGCGGGTCGGCGACAGGTTGTCGGAAACGGAGAGGAAACGGTCATGGGTGTTTCGCTGAGCAAGCCGGGCGACGCGTTGGGCACGTGGAGCGAAGGGGTCGGGGTGAAGGGTGAGCCGGTGCGGGTCATGGCCGGACTGCCGGTCCGCAAGATCAGGGGGCCGGTGATCCGGGTGTCCGGAATGCGCTATGCGGGACGGAACATCGTGTCCGTCGCGGTGGAACCGGTGCTGGGTGACCGCATCGGACAGTCCACGCTGATCGCGGCGGACGGGGTGGAGCACAGTTACGGAGACGTCGGGCCGCTGCTCCGTCTGCGGTTCTGGTGGCTGCGCCACACGATTGACGCCGGAACCTACGCGGGCATCGGCCGGATGCGCTAACCTGTTCGTGGCCTAGGCCGACGGAAGGGAGAGGGGAACGGAATGACGCAGAACATGTTGGGTGAAGCGGAGCGATTCTGGGACCAGGACGCGCGGGAGTTCGTCTCCGGGCACATCGTGGTGCGGGTCTCGTTCGCGATGGATCTGTCGAGGCAGTGCGCGGCCCGGGGCGTGATGCTCACGGACGACGGAACCGTGTACACGTGGACGATCCGGCGTCCCGGCCACGAGGACATGAACGGCTGCCGGAGGATCGCGACGCGGGTACGCGGGACGCTCCGGGACAACGCGTTCGGCCTGCTGGAGTTCGAGCGGAAGTACGTCGAGCCCGGCCTGTACGTGCGGTACGGCGCGGCGATCAGGGCGCTGTAGGCACCGGGGAGTCGCGCTAGGGCGGCCGGGAGTCATTCCGGCCGCCCGGGGGTGTCGCCCGGCACTGAGGTACGGAAAGGGGAAGGCATGTACGAGGTTGTCCGACCGGAACGCAAGATCGGGACGTCGGACGGGTGGCGGACCGAGCCGGAACAGCGGCGCACGTTCCACACGGCGGCCGGTCTGTTCCGGTGGGCGCTGCGGGAGCGGGTGTTCAGTCACCGCACCGGCGGGGTGCCGTACCCGACCCGGTTCGATGACGTCCACCTGGGCGACCGGAACGGTGACGAGGGGTACGACTACCACCTGATCGACACGTTCACCCCGTGGGAGATCACGGGTGAGCATCTGGCCGCGATGCGCCGGGTGCAGCGCCGGTACGCGGAGATCGTTCACTACCTGCGGGAGGTCGAGCCGGGGTGGGAGCCGGACACGTCCGTGAGCCCGACCGGCAAGATCAGTTACGCGGACAACTCCGTGGTCCTGTACGAGATCAGCAAGTACGGCGGGAAGCGGAGCCGGACGCTGGTCGCCCCGCACGGTGACGCCTGCTTCTGACGGACCGGGACCGGCGGACGGGAGCGCCCCCGGGCGGGGCGTTCCAGCCTGCCTATCGCGGCAGGTCGGAGAGGGGAACGGAACGTGACGAACCGGACGGTTCGGTACGCGAAGGTGCGCACGGCGGGTGACTCGGACCGGAATGACGGGATCGGTGTTCAGTACGGAACGAACATCCCGCACCGGTCGATTCGAGATCTTCCGGTGGAGACATTCGCTTCAGTCATGCTGCGGGACAGGACGACGCGCGGCGCTTGCGCCAGGAAGGCAAGGGCGGAAAGGGGAGGAAAGGTGGGACAGATGCTTCAGGTTGTGGAACTGCGGGACGTACCGGCGCCGGGTGCGCCGCATCCGGAAAGCGGGTTCGAAGGATGGGTGCCGCTGGCGGACGCGATGGCGGCCGGGATCGACCTGTCGTACGTGACGGACGGGATCGGCCCCCGGGTGCGCGGCATGGTCTACCGGGGCGGGTACCTGCGGAACGTCAGCACGGTGCACAACGTGTTCGTGTGCGTGGCTCCGGCGGACAGGGACCCGGAGACGGGACGGCCCCGCCCCCGCCGTGCGGTGTGGTGGGATGTGGCGGAAGAGTCGGCCGACGACGACGGGCGGGTCCGGCGCCATATGACGTCATGGCAGTACGACAGGGACAACAGGCCGTTGTTCATGGCGCTGAACGTCGGGTGACAGAACCGGAGTCGGCGGACGGGAGCGCCCGGGATTCCGGGCGTTTCCACCTGCCTGCTGTGGCAGCGACCTTCGGGAAGAGAGAAGAAATGGCGAACCAGACGATCAAGCACGCGAAGGTGCGCGCGAAGGTGGACCCGGACCGCGAGGACGGGGTGAAGGGGCACGCGGGAGTCGGTGTCTACTTCGGGTCGAACGTCGCCCGCCGGGAGATGGAGGGGTTGCCGCTGGCCAAGTTCACGGCGCTTCTGCCCCGGGTGAAGACGACGCATGGGGTCTGTCACTGACGGAAGACAGGGAGAGGGGACGACGTTGGCAACCTGCTTGCCCCTGTATGCGCTGTACCTGTGCAGCGGATGGCTGATTCTGGATCGCGGGATCAAGTACCCGCCCGCCGCGCTGCGCAGAGAGGTTGCACTGAACGGCGTAGGGAGTTCACTGGGAGACCGGTGGTTCAACGCCAGTCTGGCCGTTGCCTACCTGCTCGTCCTGCATGTGTGGCCGGTCGCCGTGTACCGGAAGCTGCGTCATGGACGCGTCGTAGGCAAGTGACAGTCGGGATCGGCGGACGGGAGCGCCCGGGACTCCGGGCGTTCCAGCCTGTCAGTCGTGACAGGAGGAAAGGGGAAGAGCATGCGCACGCAGACCACTCCGGTGCGGATGGAAACCAAGTACGGGGCGCTGTACATCGCCATCGAACCCGCCGACGAGTACAGCTACCGCGACACGGAGCGCGGGAACGTCATCGAGCTGCGGCCCCAGTTGCGGGTGTGCACCGCCCCGGAGTTCGAGGCGGACGCGGTGGCGGAGCACTGGACCATTCGGGGCCGGGCCTACACCATCCACGACTTCATGATCTTCGACGCGCGGCGGGACGGGCGGTGGCACCGGCTCCGGTCGCCGTACATGGGAGGGTTCCGCAACGACCGCCGGGGTCCGGTGGAGTTCAGGACGGCGACGTTCGACCTGATGCGGGACACCGTGGTCACGGCGCTGGACGAGTTCGCGGCGCGTCACCCGGGATGGGAGGACGTCAGCCGCTACCTGCTGCACTCGAACAAGGCGACCGGCGCGGAGCTGGCGGCGATGGAGGCCCGTAGGGAGGCGGAGAGGTACGACGCGGAGGCGGCGGAGTTCCGGACGCGGGCGGAGCCCTTCGCGGCGGCCCTGTCGAAGAGCGGGATCAGCCTGACCGGCTGACCGGACCCGGCGCGAACGGAAGCAAGGGAGGTGCGGGACATGGACGGAATGCGGCTCGAAGACGCTCCGCAATGGGTTCAGGATCTCGTGGTGGACAAGGCTCTCGGCTTCCTGGAGACGACCGAACAGGGCGAGCCGGTCCGGGTGGAAAGCGTAACGGACAGGATCGCAAAGATCCGGGTCGGAGAGTTCGTGTACACGGCCTTCCGCGCGGAGTGGTGGATCAGCTAGGTACGGAAAGGGTGAGGAAACGATGGACCTGATGCAGATGGCGGGTCACCTGTCACTGGAGTTCGGGGTCACGATGGAGGGGCCGTTCGGCGGTCCGCACATGCGAACCGTGCGGCTGTGGCTGCCGAACCGGCGCGGGGTGTCCCTGCTGGTCCGCGCGGGACACCACGACCCCGGAACGGCGGAGTTGCTGGTATTCCGGGAGAAGCTGCCGGACCCGGACGTGATCTACCAAGGGATGACGCCGTGGCGGGAGGACTACTCGACGGTCGTCACGATCGACAGCCTGACGGTGGACATGGACAAGGCGCGTGCGGCGCTGCGGATCCTGCGGGAGCTGCCGGAGATCGACGTGCGGGACATGCGGGACACGCGGGAGCTGCGTTCGGCGGGGTTCGTCCACTACGGACACAGCACCACGGCGTGCGGGAACCTGTGGCCGAACGACACCGTGACGGAGCACATCAAGGGCATCCGGTGCCTGCCGTGCATGGTGGAAGTGCACCGGCCGGTCTGATCCGGGCGAACGGAAGGGAGGGAGAGGGAACGTGGCGGCATGGGACAAGATCACCCTGGAGGGTGAACACGGCCAGTACCAGACCAGGGTGGCGGAGCTGGACCTGATGATCATGCGCTACCTGCCCGCATCCGTGGAGGACTTGCGGGACCTGATCCGAGAGCGCCAGGGGGACCCCGACTACAACGTGTCCACAGTCACGGAAGGTCTCATGATCCTGGCCGAACTGGACGGATACGCCATCAACTAGAACGGTCTGGGCGGTGATCTTCGGGGGCGTTCCGCTCTGCGGGACGTGCCCCGTGGGTTCCCGGTCGGGGACACGGGTGATGAAAGGGAGTGAAGTAGAGGGTGCGGACCTACGGATACAGGGTCGGCGTTACGTCTCTGGACATGGATCCCGAGACCAGCCTGGTCAAGCGTCTGGAGTTCAAGGCGCCGGACCGACATGCGGCTGAGCGCATGATCGACGTGTGGGCGGCGGTGGAACGCAAGACGATCACGTCCCGGGTGCTGCTCGCTGACGGGGTCACGTTCCTGGAGGCCGGGAAGTTGCGGATCACCGGTCTCGCCATGGAACTTTCGAACATGTTCAAGGCGTCCGTCACCGGACCGTTCGAGTTCGGGTACGGCAGTGCGCCGGGCTGGGCGGTCCGCGTGATCATGCGGAACGGGTACGGCGTGAGCATCGCGACGGGCGGCCCGCACAAGAACGACCCGCCGCCGGTGATCGAGTTCACCACCTGCCACGACGACGGGACGTACGTGCGGTGGGACGTCTGCCCGGACGTGCTGATGGGCGGGCAGCGCGGGACCGAGGACGGCAGTACGGACCTGGACGAGATCGTCGCGGTCATGCGCAAGCTGCCGCAACCCTGACGGTAACGAACGGGTTACACTCTGCGGGAACGGCCTAGGTCATTGTCATTTCACCGCTAGAGTCTGCACTGGGATCGCGGAAAGACGGAAAGGGAAGAACGTGAAACTGAACCTGCGGCATTCGGACAACGCGGGTACGGAACTGTGGCGTCAGTACCAGGACGTCCTGAGGGCGGCGAGCGCGGCCGACCAGCCGGGAACGCTTCCGACGGGCGCGAGCAAGGTCACCGCTACCCCGGCGGGCGGGGAGCTGAGCCAGCTTCCGCCCGAATGGCAGAAGGAAGCCGCGCACGCCTCGCACGTCATCTACCACTACGGAACACCGATCGCCTGGATCGACGTCCGGGACAACGTGTGGGTCGTGCCGCCGGAGAAGTACAGCCCGGGAACCACCGGCGCCCAGAACCGCATCCGCGACCGGCTCGGGAACACGCCGTACCGCACGGCGCCGGTGGGCTGACCGGTCGGTGACGTTCGGGAGCGCCCCGTGGAAGCGGGGCGTTCCAGTGCATTACCGGACGGAATGGGAGAAGAGAAATGATGGACGGCATCCCGATGGTGCAGCTCAAGGACGGCGCCTCGGTTCCGAAGGTGACCGTGACGACGGCACTCATGAACCTTCAGCACCTCCGCAACACCAACCCGGTCGCCCTGTTCGAGCTGGTGGAGATCGCCCGGAACCCCGGTCACGTGCCGTTCCCCGGGACGAAGGACGCACTCCAGAAGATGAGCATGCTTGACGGGTTGGGGAAGATCCACGACGACACCCGGAAGGTCATCGTCAACGCCATCCCGGGGGACCTCATGGAGCTGCGGATCGTCGACCCGATGACCGGCGAGTAGGGGACGGACATGACGGACGCGGAGTACGTGGGGCGGGAGTTCCGTAAGGCGCTCAAGGACCGTGACGGTGGGCCGGTCGAGACGGTCCGCGTCAAGGCGGAGGGGCCGACGGGGAGTTCCCGCTGGGTCACCGTGAGCGTGGGGACGTGGGAGCGGATGATCGCCGCCGGGGTGGCGGCGATCGGGAAGAGTGAGTGATGGGGCACCGGGTCACACAGCGGCACGTCGAAGAGGTCAACCGGGGCGACCTGATCCAGGTTGCGGGCGGGTACGTCATCGCGGACACCCTGAGTGCGCGCTCCGCGTCCTCGGCGGACCTCACACCCGTGCCGTTCTGGTATGACACGGACGGCGAGAGGCACTACCCGAACCCGACGGACAACACGCTGACGGTGGTGGACGACCCACCCTTCCAGACGCACGCGCACGGCCGGAGCGCCGGGAAGGACGCCGCCGGGCATGCGCTGGACAAGGCGGATGCGGCGCTGTGCCCGGACGGGCGACGGTCCGGGACGCTGGACAAGTTGGAGTCCGGCACGGCCCTTGCGGCTGTCACGTGCAAGCCGTGCCGCCGGATCATCGGGCTCGTCGGCCAGGCGCGCGGGGAGCGCAAGCGCGAGAGCAACGGGATCTGATCATGGCGGAGACCTGGGACGGCCGGAACACCATGGTCTGCACGTACGGGGGCGGCATTTCCGTGCTGACCACGGGCGGCGGGAAGCCTAGCGAAAGCGTCCAGTACACAGCGGAGGAGGCCCTGAAGCTGGCTGAGGAGATCGCCGACGTAGCGCGTCGACAGCTCAGCGATCAGGGCTGACGGAAGGGGGAGGCATGGACGGACTGACGGCGGAGGAAGTTGCCCGGGAGATCCGGGCGGAGGTGGAGATCGCGGACGAGGCGGACGACTTGGCCGCGCACCGCGCCCTGCGGATGCTCTCGAACAGGTTCAGCCGCTTGTTCATGGAGCGGAACCCCGGGTTCAGCGTCCCTGTGTTCGAGCGGGAGTGCGGACTGGTCGAGGACCGGGATTCATGACGGTCCGGCTGGTCGCCGTGGATCCCTGGGACTGCGGCTGCAACGAGTGCTGTACGGGCGAGTACGTTGCGCTCCGTTTCGCGACGGACGAGAACGTCGCGGACATGCTGGCCGGAAGGCTGGCGAACCACCTGAACAACGGGACGGAACTGGACGTCACGACCACGTACCGGGTCGATTCGACCGGCAGGCGCACGGAGTTGGCGGCGGAGCGGGTCACGGTCATCTACACGCACTACGACGGGCAGAGCAAGACGTGGGAGCCGGACCCGTACCGTGCGGGCCTGATCAAGTAAGACGGAAAGGGAGGAAACAGAAATGGCGCAGTTCACGGAGACGCCGGGCCGCGAACGCAACCCCCTCGGCGGGCGGGAGGCCGACGGCTTCGATCAGTGGTTGCGGGAGGCCACGCAGCTCATGGGGGAGTCGGAGGACAGCCTCCGAGAGGAACTGCCCCTGGGTAACCCCATGCGCTACGTGGCCGTCGAGGCCTCCGCTCACTACGGGCGGATGCTGGGTGCCTGGAAGGAAGTCAGCAAGGGTCACGGGGGCGACGGGGCGCGGGACCGGTTCGAGGTCAACCTGATCTCGGCGGTGATGAGCGCCCACGGTGCGGCGGAGTACGCCCGGAGCCGGAGGTACGGTCCGGACGACACCACGGCGGGCGGGCGGCCGATGGCGGACGTCGGGGCGGAGTACCTGCGGGCGTGCACGATCCTCGCGAAGTACGTGGGCGTCAACGAGCTGGACGTGCACGCCTGCGGCGGGGACCAGGCCAAGCTGTCCGCCCTGCGGGCCTGACGGAAGGGGCGGAACGGTGGGCGTCGAATACACCGACCCGGGCAAGGTGTCGGAGGTCAGCGTCACACAAGTGCCGGTCAGTGGACAGACGGCGACCAGGTACGGGGCGAAGATCCCGACCTGTCACATGATCAAATACGACGGTGCGTGGCGGAGGGTCTATGTCATGAACTACTCAACCCCGTACGTCAGGGTCACGGGACGCGATGTGGTGCTGGACTCGGAGACTCAGCACCGGCTGAACGTGATCTGACGGAGCGGCGATCTTCGGGGCGGCACGGGGGGTGACTCCGTGTGGCTCCGTGGGTCGGACGATCCGGACGGAAAGGAGTGGGGGCATGGCTGACGGCACGGACAAAATCAAGATCGAGACGGCGGAGGACGGAACGCTCACGCTCTCGGGGTTGACCCCGAATCAGGGGTGGCTGATCTACAGCGGACTCTGGCAGATGCTGACGGAGCAGGACGACGAGGAAGCTGGGCAGCTCGGCGAAGCCATCTCGGCCCAGCTCGGAGTCAACGGCCACTGAGGCCGACGGAAAGGAGTGGGAACGTGGCCTACGTGATTGAAGTCAACAAGCGGGACGTCTCGCGGTACGCGGAGGAGTGTGAGTTCAAGAACGACGACGACCACGAGTGCGACGACCAGTGCCGCTACCTGGACGGGGACGTGCGGGAGATTCGCGACTACGGCAAGGCGGAGTACGAGTACGACCCGGACGACGCGGAGCTGTACGGGACGCCGGTCCAGTGGGCGTCGGAGTACCTGGGAGGCCACAACTTCCCGGCTCTGAACAAGCCGCAGATCCACGACGGCAAGGTCAGCGAGCACGAGTGGCTGTCGGCCAGCGACCCGCACCCGTATCAGGAACACGAGACGGAGTACAGCATCTACCTGCGGGGGGACTGGACGCCGGAAGAGCGGGCGCAGGTCTTCGAAGCGGTCGGGCACTGAGGGGGTTACGGGTGAAGCACACGTACCTGTACCCCCTGAAGGACGGGGAGCTGCCGCTCTGGCGGATGGCTCGCACGGGGGCGGCCGACCTGTTCGATTCCCCCCAGGAGGAACCGCCGAGCGTCATGTGGGAGCACTACATGCGGCTCAGCGACGCTCTGGGGGCCGCCCGGGACGAACTGCACAAGCGGCTGGAGTCCCGGGACCGCATCTGCATCGGGCGGCACTACATGATCCCCGGTTCACTGTGCGAGGTGGCACAGAGTCACGAGAGAGACGCGGATCAGGTGGTCCGCTACGTCACCCGGGAACTGTGGGACGCACCGCTGTTCTACGGGATCACGTGGGCCAACGTGGTCGGCACGCTCCAGAGGGCGGCGGGGCAGGACGGCCGTGACGAGTGGGCGGAGATCCAGGGGTTCTGCGCAGTCAACAGGATGTCGAAGGACAACGGGAAGGGCATTCGCGTGGTCCCGGTGTGGATGTGAAGGGACCGACGTACTTCGGGGGTGCGCGGGAGTGATCCCGCGTGCCTCCGTGGGCCGGACGATCCAAGCGGAAGGGAGAGAACGTGGGTGAGGCCCGGCTGGACGAGGTCAACAGGAAGATCGCGGAACTGGAAGCGCGGAGAGCCGAACTCCTGGATCCGAAGCGACAGGAGATCCGGGAAGCGTACGGAGAGTTGGAGCGGGTCCTGAACCGGCTCGATGAGCTGGGTGAGAACGTGTCGAACGGCGACGGATATGCCGTCCATGTCGTCGGATCTCGGTTCCGCTACACGCACGGCGACGACCTTCAGGAGAGGTGAAGAGACATGCTGGACAGTTGGGTGATCACGGACGCCGACGAGACCTGGGACTTCCGGGTCGAGGTCAAGCGGGACGACCAAGCGGGACGGCCGGAGGGGAACGCCGACGTCTACGACGCCGAGATCATGGAGAAGGAGAGTCCCGAGGCGGTGCAGTGGGCCCGGGACGCCGTGAAGGCGTGGGAGCGCGACGACTGGTGCTTCGCCGTGATCTTCGTGACGCCGGTCCTCAAGGGAGCGGACGTCACCTTCGGTGAGGCCACGGACGTGCTCGGCGGGTGTGACTGGGGGTGGCTGCCCGGCGGGGAGGACGGGAAGGGCACGAACACCAGCGACCGCGACTATGCCCGGGAGGCCTGGATCAACGACATGATCGGCGAGGCCAAGAGCAAGGCGGGCGAACTACTGAAGAAGATCAAGGGTTCGGACTGAAGGGCGCCTCGTGGAGATCGCAGTAAGCGGCCAGACGATCACGTGCGTGACCCGAGGGGAGTTCACGGGCAGGCGGCCTGAGTTCGACGTCGCCTTCGGCACCTCCGGAGCGTATGTCGCGGTGGAGTACGAGTGCCGGTTCACCTACGACAACGGACAGTGGGACACGCGCGCTGTCACGGTCGTGGGTGCTGCCAAGAAGGGCGATGGGAGCGTCGGCCGCCGCACGCGCAGCGTGCACTTCATCGTGAGTGCCGAGGGCACCCCGGACTGGGTGCCGTCCCTCATCGAGCGCGTTCGCGCGACCATCACGTTCTGACGTACGGACGGAAGGGAGAAGGAATGGATGAGCGGCAAGGTGCTGGGCGACTACGCCATCCTCAAGGACTCGGTGCATGACGCGCTCAACTACGAGTCGGAGGACCAGCGGTACATGATCCTCTCGACGGGTGTGCACGGCGACGGTCCGGAGTACGGGCACGGAGTCTCGTTCGCCACGACGCTCGGCAGGGCGCACGGTGACGCCGACTGGGCGGGAACCTACGGGAAGCACTCGATCGTCGTGGACCTGGAGAACATGGTGTTCACGCCATGGGACAAGCTGCCGGTCGTGTACGACAGCACGAACGAGGGCTGACCGAAGCGTGCCGGTTCGGGAGGGTGCGGCGCAGCCGTGCCTTCCAGTGCCAGTACGAAACGGACGGAAAGGACAAGAAACGATCATGACCAAGAGCCTGGACGAACTGCTGCACGGACCGAGCGCGCTGCCGGTGCTGGTGCGGGCCGACGGGACTTACGAGACGGCCGCGTACCCGCCCGTCACGATGGCGGAGTATGCCCCGGAGTCGATCATGATCGACTGGTCGGGCGACTGGGACATGCCCGACGTACTGGAAGGACACGAGCGTGACGCCATCGCTCGTATCGAGAACGGGTGGCGGGTGCTGACCGGGTGGGCCGGACCGGGAACTCTGTTCATCTTCGACGCCGGTCAGCGGCACTTCGGGCGCGACCTGGAGGAACACATCCTGGAGACGCCGGGCCTATGGGCGATCGTCTCGGTGGAAATACAGCCGCCGCACTGTGACGTCGGGGACGACGGGATGCCGTGTGCCGATTTCGCGGAGCACGAGCGCTGCGAACACGTCGACTGCCTGGCAGAGTCGCAGGCGGCCGGATGGGCGCTGATCCACAAGGAAATCCCGGAGGGCGGGAAGTGAGCGGATCGGCGGAGCTGAACTGGGTGACCTGGAACGGCCACCCGGCAAGCGGTACCAGGTACCAGGAAGCCACGGACGGCGACGGTAAGACGTGGGCACGGGTGCGGGTGGGTGAGGAAGTCGTGTTCGGTCCGACAGTCGACACCGACAAGGCGTATGCGGAGTACAACCGCAGGTACGTCGACTACACGAGCAAGATCGAGAAGGAGAACGCGTGACGCACTACAGCATCGGCGAGGAACGCGACGGATCGTTCGAGGGCTGGCGGGAGTGGCCGTTCCTGATCGACGGCGACGAGCGCGGCAAGGTCGAGTACACCGGCAAGGGATACCGGGCGGACGTCACGTACACCGGCGTCGAGCGGCTGTCCCTGCGCCTGGCCGTGGCCGACGGGGAGCGGCAGGCGGAGGCGAAGCGTGGCCAGTTCTCCGGGACCGGGGTGAACGTCGAGGTCAGGGCGCTCGCCGCCACGGACACGAAGCCGTCCCGGCTGGCGGTCATCGCCGGGGACGGCACCCGCACGGAAGTGCCGTGGGATCACAGCTACGAGGGGATCCGGCTCGCCGAGACGGCGGTCCGGCGGATGATGCCAGACGCGGAGCCGGTGTACATCAAGGGCACCAAAGACGGCTGGCTGTTCCGGATCTGAGGAAAGGGAAGATCGTGACTGACACCTGGCGGGTCGAAGACATCCCGGCCTATCAGTTCGACGGCAGCGGACGGCGCCCGATGACGGACGAGGACGCGGCAATGTCCGCCCCGTCCGTTCTGATCAGGGACGTCACGCTGGAGGAGGCGCAGCGCAAGCTGTTCGGACACCTGACCGCCAACCGTGAGTACGCCAAGCGGCGCAACGGGGACCGCGCCTACACCGAGGCAATCGAGGCTCTGGGGCGCGGTGTCCGCATGGTCCAGGTCGGCGGGCGGGGTTTCCGCATCAGGGACGTCGCCGCCTGTGAAGGAGAGCACGGCCTGTACAAGAACTGCGCGGTCTGCACCCCCGAGAACCACCCGAAGTTCGATCCCATCGTCCTGCGTCCGTACCGCTGAGCGGGGATGTTCGGGAAGATTCGGAGTCTTCCACTCCGGATTCCGAATCTTCCAGTGCATCTCTGACCGGTGACGAACAACCCGAATCGGAACGAAATAGGAGAAGGAGACATGGAAGGCGCACCGCTCTGCCCCCTGTGCAGGATCCGGCCGTGCGAGTACGACAGCGAACCGCCGGGACCGGGCGGCCACTTCAGTACATGCACCACGTGCTTGCTGCTCTACGGATATCGGGAGCACAACCACACCTACTACCCCAGCCCGGCGCAGGTGGCGGCCGGTACGTACAAGGCGGGTCACTCGTGGCGCACCTCGGTCTCGGTCCATCCGCTCTGGGAGAACGGGAAGCTCGTCGGTTTCCGCTGTTCCGAGTTCAGCGAGTGCGGATGGGAGCGCCGGTTCACACCCGAGGAACTGGAGCCGTGCTGTGTGCACAGCACGGCCGTGTACCCGATCGTGAAGATCAAGGGGTTGTGCTTCACGAGCCGGAAGCACCGGGCGGAACGCGGAGAGTGCGACGAGCGCGGTTACATCACGGACTACGGACGGGAGCAGGAACGGCTGCGCTCGGACGCCGCGAACTGGGACCCGGGCCGGTGCATCGAGAGGGTGAGGCAAGGGTGAGCGAGCCGTATCGGAAGGGCTACAAGATCACCCCGAACGGCGGAGCGGAGATCTTCACACCCTGCCCGACGGTCGCCTGGGAGTGGAAGGCCTCGCCGTCCGCGAAGGTGGTGGAGGTCGCCATGGACGGGCCGGAGCACGATCCGGACGAGTGCAAGACCTGTGTGCAGTACATGAGCTGACGGCGGGAGCATTCGGGAGGGTTCCGGGCTGAATTCGGAACCTTCCAGTGTGTTCCTGATCCACATGAACACCTTGAATCTTGACGGAAGGGAGTAAAAGATGACGAACGGGACGGCGGCGATCACGTTCACGAAGGCCACGGTGAGGGAGGTCGCCGGGCGGGCGAAGGTGTTCACCGAGGGCGAGTTCGCACTGGAGACGACCGGGAGCGACCTGGGCAACGGGGTCCGGTACTTCGACGCACACACGCAGACCGTGTGGTTCGGGTCGAAGGGCGCGCGGCAGGCCTGCGCCTACTACATCGGCGGGATGCTCGGCACGGCGCAGTACGGCGACCGGCTGATCTCGGACGAGGACATGACCTACCTGAAGCGCGTGCAGGCCGCCTACATGAACGGCTCGCAGGCACGCAGGCGCGACATGGAGAACTGGGAAGAGCAGGGACGGGAGCGCGCCCGGCTGGGATTCGAAACCGCCAAGTGAACCGGTTCCAGCTCACGGTCACACCGCCCGGCGGGAATCCGATCCGCAAGGCCCCCACTCTGACGCAGGAGGTCTCGGCGTATCAGGCGATGGTGATTCTGATGAACGCCGATCCGGCCGTGGCGGTGGCGGAGCCGGTCGACTACCCCACGGCCCGGGAGTTCGGCCGGGGACTGAGCAGGGCGCCGAGCCGGTACGAGGTGAGAGACCGGCAGACCGGCATCACCTTCATGATCGAACGCACGAACTGACGGAACGGAGAAGAGGCGTAATGCAGGGCACCGTCACGCTCAAGAACGGCAAGGAAGTCGGCACTGGCACCTGGTTCGAGGGGAGAATGGGCTGGCACAACACCTACCGGATCATCGAGACCGCCGAGACGCACGGCTTCACGATGGACGCCGACGACCGGAAGGCGCTGGACTGGTACAAGGAGACGTCCGGCGGCTGCGGGAACGGAACCGACGACGAAGAGGACATGGCGGAGGCGATCGTCGGGCAGGGCGGCCTGTCGGACAGGGCCAGCGACTACATGGAGGAGCTGCTGCCCGACGGGTGGACGCTGCTCTGGGATGCCGGGGAGCTGTCCCTGGTGCAGAGCTACGTGGCGTGCAGCTTCCACGGCAACGGATGCGACGTCGACTTCGACCCCCGCACCGGCCGCGAGATCGTCAACCTGTGCTACGACGACCGGCCGGACTACAAGATCAAGGTGAGCCTGCTGCGCAGCGACGGCCACTGGGTCGCGTACGGCATCGCCCTGCGGGACGAGGACGAGGACATGACGCCGCTGGCCAGCACCGACACCACGTTCGAGGCTCCCGGGTTGGACAACCTGAAGGTCGAGGGCGACCACTGGCACCCGAGCACGATCCCTTCGCGGCACGTGCGGGAGGCCGCCGAGAAACTGGTCGCCGAGTACGAGCGCATCAAGCGCTGAAGGAGCACACCGGCGGCATGTGCACGGCGGAAGCCGGGCGAAAACGAGTATCAACGGAGGGGATGAACGGATGTCCGAACAGAACACGATGAAGGTGCTGCGTGCGGTGCGCTTCGAGCTGGACCCGGAGGTGGGCGGCCCCGCAGTCGAAGGAGCACCGGAGATCTTCTACAGCCGACTGGACGTCATGGAGATCGAACTGCCCGAGGGGGGCACGGACGTGCTGGCCTCGGCGACGGACTCACAGGGGTCGGTCCACTGGGGGCGCTCCCTGGCCGACTTCGACGCGACGGTGGCGCTCAACGAGCGCAAGGAACGCGCCCTTGGGGCGATCCTGAGCGGCCCGGACGTGATCGTGCCGGTGGGGAGTCCGGCCATGGTGCCGGGGCCCGACCTGGCCAAGGTGGAACCGGTGCGCAAGCTCAAGAACTGACCGCCCCTGCGGTTCGGGCGTGCACGGATCTCGCCGTGCACGCCCGTGTTGTACAGACGAAAGGGAGAGCGAAGGTGGACCTCAAGTACAGCCGTGAGGAGTGGCTGAGCGCCGTTGAGGCGGCTGAGCTGTACGAGTGGGACGAGATCGACGCCGGGGAGAAGCACGGTCCGTTGGCGGAGTGGCTGTGCCGGGACGTGTACACGCACGAGAAGGTCGACCACGATGTGGATGTGATCACGGCGGCGATCAACGCGCTCAGGGTGCAGGGTGAGGAGGACTTCAGTCCCGAGCGGCTGGTCACCGTGCTCTGGTCGCACATCGGCGAGGTCTGGGTGGACGACAAGGTCGAGCCGCGCGAGGGCGAGGTCCAGGTCGAACCGGAAGGGACCGCTTCGCTGGCTGCCCATCGTTTCGACACGGCCAAGTGGTGACGGAGGGGTCATGACGAGCATCGCACGCATGATCGAAGTGCTTCAGAACGTACCGGAGGGGATGCAGGGCAAGACGCTCGTCCTGTTCGGCCCGCAGGGTCAGCGGTGGACGGTGCGGGAGGACGTCACTCAGCTCAACGTGCAGGGGGACGAGATCCACGTGTTCGTCGAACCGCAGGAGCGGCCCTCCGTGTGATTCGGGAGCGCCCGGAGGGGGCCGGGCGCTGACGTGTCCCACGGAGGCAACGGAAGGGGAAGCGCAAGTGATGGACTACGACGACATGAGGGACTGGCAGTACCGGGAGGAGAATCCCGGCTACGAACGGTCGATCGGCCTGACGGCCAGTGACCTGGCGGACTGTGACCCGGAGATGGCCGTTGAGGTCGCCGGGATCTACGCCCGGGACAACCGTAAGCGCCAGGAGAACAACCTGCGTGCGGACAACGCGCGGCTGCGGGCGCTGCTGAAGGAGCACGGGATCGACCCGGACGAACAGGACTGATCACCACGCGTCACGGGAGCGTCCGGACTCGCGCCGGGCGCTGACGCGTCTCGTGGTGAGACGTAATCGAACGGACTGGAGAAGAGACATGCTCAAGAGACTGAAGCGTGCGCTGGGCGCGGAGGTGGCCGACGGTGAGCCGGGAACCGGCGTGGTCGGCCGGGTGGGCACCTCCCCTGCGGGCAACTCGATCCTGGAGATCGGCACGCTCAACGAGGACAAGTCCTGGACCAAGCTGCGGGACGGCGGTCACATCGTTCTGAACCCGGACGAGCGGGAGGTGCTGATCGGGTCGTTGGAATCCCACCGGCCCTACCGCGTGCTCGAACTCGGCGACGTCGTCACCGTGAAGGGCGAGGAGTACGAGGTGCTGGCCGTGCACTACCTCAACGCCACGGCCGACGGCGAACACCTGCGCGGCGCCATCCTGACGTACAGCGCCAACAAGCAGCAGTGGGCGGTGTTCACGGCGAACCCGCAGGGCGAGGCGAACTACGGCACCTACACCCCCCACTCGCAGGACGCGCTGAACGCGTACGCCACGCGCATCGTGGAGCACACGTACACGCACTTCAACGCCACGCCTCCGGCGCTCACGTTCGCTCACGTCGCCGACCGGGACAAGCTGAGGTCCGGGACGTGAACCTGAACCTGACGGGCCTCCGGGTCGTCGCCGACGTGAAGGGTCAGACGGTCTACGGGGTGGCCAGGGTGCGCTACCTGGACGGCCACCGGAACGCCGGTACCTACGAACTGGAGCGCAACGGTCAGCCGCCAGTCCTGGTGCCGTGGGAGGACTGCTCACCGGGCCCCAACTGGGTGGACACCCCAGAGGAGCACCGGTTCGCCGGAACAGAGTTCTACCGACCCGCCTTTCTGGACGAGACGCGCCGGGCCTACCTGACGGCGGGGTGCGGGGTGATTGTTCCGGGTGACATGGACCAGCTCCGCAACCTGATCGCCAAGGTCGAACCGGGCGACAGCGTGAACTGGTACAACTACGGCGCGAACGAGTTCCGGGGTGATCTCACGGTCGACTCGAAGGACGAGCGAGAGGTAGCACTCTCGGGATCGGCGAACGCACCGAAGTCGTATCGGTGGCCGGACGCCGAGGAGTTCGGTCCACAGTACGCGCACGAGTTCGAGGTCGCCGGTACCGCCCTGCACATCGTGAGGGTGCCTCCGGCCCGGACGGGCAAGCACCCCTCCCGTTCCCTGTCGCTCACGTTCCGGCGCCCGAGGGTGCTCTGAAGAAAGGGGAGATCATGGAATCCAGGGAGATCGACCTGCCGGAGGGATACCTCACGGTGAAGGTGCCGGGCGGGATCGTGGTGATCTCGGCGGGGCTGATCGACACGCGCACCAAGGACCCGGTGGTCGTCGTGAACGTCGACTCCAAGCACGAGTCCTCGCCGGACAGTGACGACCGGCTGTGGACCGTGGACGAGTTCCGTCCGTACGGCAAGCCGGGTGAGGTCAAGATGCGCGGCGTGAAGTGGAAGAAGGGGGGCGCATGAGCTACGAGGCCTACGAGTTCAACCCGGGGCCGGGCGGGGTCGAAGTGGTGAAGGTGCCACAGATGGACGTCCCTCGGCGCCTGCTGAAGGACGTGCGCAAGGGCCGGGTCGTCATCAGTGGCCAGGTGGAGCACCAGGACTCCGGGGAGACGGCGGTCTCGATCGTCTGGGGCCCTCACCGCAGGACGGACGGCAGTCGTCCGGTGCTCGCCTGGTACGAGTGCCTGGGACGCGATAGCTGAACGCCTGGACGGTAATTCAGGCAAGAGTCACGAACGGGCTACTGAGTTCTGCTATCGTGGCCTAGGCCGACGGGTTCGGGAGTGGCCGGTCCTTCACGGGACCGGCCACTGACGTACTTGCCGGACACGGAAGGGAGAAATGATGGGTGACGACTTCAACTACGGGGCCGCGCTGATCGGGGACCTGGGGAGTCTCGATAACGGCGGCAAGATCAAGCTGACGACGGAGACCGGCGAGACCAAGTGGAAGGATCTGTCGCCGGACAAGCTGCGGCGCATCGCTGCGATCGTCGCCGAGCCGGAGGACTGACCGCATCCGCCGGTCAGAACGGAAGGGAGAAGGGTGAGCGAGCGCAGTCAGGACATGTGGCGGGTGATCATCAACGCCAGTGACGAGAACGGGAAGAAGATCTACGACCTGCGAGCGGAGGGCGTGCTTGTTCTCCCCCGGCCGATGACCGCCCTGCATGCCGCCGACTACGCACTGCGGGTGGCGGTACGACAGGAGCCAGTACCGGCGGAGTTCGAGGTGGCGATCTGGGGCTGGGACGACCTCGCCTCGGACATCACGCGCCTGAGCGGCGCGGTCGCCAGGTACGACGACGAACGCGGTGTTTACCTGCGGCATGCGCCCTGGCTCATCGGCGTTCAGGACCGGGAAATCGGTGAGCCCGAGGGCGCAGCCTTCTTTCCGTTGGATCAGGGGAACGCATGAGCGGGACCATGGCGCCTGAGACGGCACGGGAGGCCTGGCTGCGGGGGCATGAGGATGCTCTCCGGTACATCTCGTACGGCGATCCGTCCTCCTGGCGTGCCATCACGGGCTCGGACCCTACAGATGAGGGCTACGCCGAGCGGATCTTCGATCGTCTCGCACGGGACTGGAAGGCGGGCTGGAATCACGGAGCCGCCCTGATCGCGGACGGAAGCGTGCCCTGCGGCTGCGAGCACGTGAGCCACATGGAGGAGGGCACCGGCCACCTCTACATGGGTGTGCGGGCCGGACAGCAGAAGGCACAGCACGTCGGCCGGGTGTGCGACGCCTGTGCCGCCACCCACATGAAGCCCTACCTGGTGAAACCGGAGGACTGAGCGATGGCCAACGAGATCATCCGGCGTCTGCGGGACGGAGGAGTGCTCGGAGAGACGGTGGAGTCCTGGCACTGCGAGTCCGAGGGTCCGGGAGAGCCGGGCGGCCGGACCTACCACGTGCTGTACGCACCGAACGGCCGGATCCGAGTCGATGTGAGCGGCTGCTGGTCGAGCACGTATCACACGGTGTTGATCGAGCCGGAAGAGGTACGCCCCGCCGAAGAGTGGCGGGAGCACCTGCTGGCCACCGGCCAGACGCCGGGGAGGCGGGCGTACTGCCAGCACTGCGGCCTGGAGAAGCCGGACGGGCTGATGGGTTCATGTCCCGAGGGGTGCCGGGACCACCAGCCGGAGTGGTGACGGAAAGGAGAGAACGGATGAGCTTCGGGCAGATCGAGGTCTACAGTCACGGTTCGACGCACACGCTCTACGAGTTCTGCGGGTTCGACGCCTGCCGGGATGTGATCCTGAGCAGGGGTTTCGAGATCCAGAGTGACGTGTTCGAGCGGGACGAGTTCTGGCTGGACGAGGGCGAGGTCAAGATCACCGTCGTCGGCCGCCTGGACGAGTCGGACAGGTGCGTCTGGTGCTTCGGCTGCGGGGACTTCCTGCGCCACGCCAACGCCTCCCTGGAACCCGACGGATCGTACGCCGGGTGTGAGTGCGCCGAGCGCGGCCACGACCCGACCAAGGACCGGGAGCCGATGCGCCCGCTGGTCGTGGAGACCGGCAAGCTGGAACTTCGCCCCTTCGAGGGAATGCACTTTTAGGCGATTGAGCGGGAGGCGCCCCAGGATCACCGACCTGCGCCGGGGGTCCGGGAGTGTCGCCGGTCAAGGCGGCGGGACGGAAAGGAGGCAAGGGACATGTCGGACGTGAAGTACCCGGGGTGCATGGTCGAGCTGTTGGACGAGATCGACGGCAACGCGGTCATCATCTTCCGGAAGGTTCGCAAGGAGCTGATCAAGTACCTGACGGAAGAGCAGGGGTGGAGTCGCGAGGAGGCCGTGAAGGAGGGTGACGCCTTCCAGGCCGAAGCCATCTCCGGTGACTACGAGGACATGCTCGCCACGTGCCGCCGCTGGGTGGACGTCATCTGAGAGGGCACGACCGTGAACGATGAGCAGGCACCGGAGGGCTGGACCGTTGGGCTGGAGGGCAAGGAGCCCACGGTGGCACTCTCTGATCAGACCCCCTACAAGGCAGTCTGGATCGACGTGGAGGGTCCTTCGGATGCCCTCTCCCCCACCGAAAGGCTGGCGCTGACGAGTCAGCTCGCCGAAAGGGCGGCCCGGGAGTGGGCGCAGGAGGAAGGACTCGGCACCCCGTACCTCACGGGAGCCAGCCTGGATTCCTGGGTCGCCGACAAGCGGTTCAAGCGCACGCACGCCTACCAGGCTCCGGTGGAACACGGCGGAGGCTGACCAGGCCAAAGGATGAAAGTACGCAACCGGAAAGGAGAGGGAAACGATGGAAGAGCCGAACGAGGGCTACAACTGGGCCACCAAGGCGGTGTCGGACTGGGTCATGAGTGACCCGGTTGTCCGGGATGCGGCGGCGGACGTGATCCGCGTGCACGCCGGACCCCGGGCCGGGTTCTGGCTGGCCGAACTCCTCTGGCGGGCGCTGTACGGGCCAGGACTGCCGTTCGTGAACAGGTCCAACCTGGCTCGCCATCTTCGTGGCGAACTGGGGGCCGTATCGGAACCGAACTTCGTGCACGTCGACTTCGAGGCGATCCGGCTCCGGCTGGCCCAGTACGAGGCGGAGGGTGGCAATCGTGCCGGAGCGTGAGGTCTGGGTGGACTTCGACGGCAATCCGCTGAAGTTCCAGTACGGCGACTACGTCCGCATCGACATCTCATCGAACCCGGCACGAGCACACGGCGTCCCCTTCCTGGAAGGCTACGTCCGGGGCTACAGCCTGTCACAGGTGAGTGACAGAACATGCAGCGCCGCCTATGAACTGTTCCAGCTCGGCAACCCCCCGCTGCGGTACGTGCTGGAGGGGGTCCTCGTTCGCGCCGAGGAACGACTCCCCCACTCGTGCCCATCGGGCCGGGAGTGCCCGCTGTGCGGGAACGGCGCCCCCGCGCGGGGGCTGTCGATCTTCGACGGACCCAAGATCAAGGACTGACGGAAGGAGAAGGGCATGCCCGGACCGGACAAGACGATCAAGGTCGGACCGAACGACCGGCTGGTGCGAGTGCTGCTGCCGAACGGAGAAGGCGCCGTGGACATCGTGCTGGGGTTGACGAAGGACGACGGCCAGGAGTGCATTCGCGTGGACGTGGCATCCGACAGCGAACGCTACGGTCCCGACAGGCACGGCCGGACCTGGGCCGTCGAGAACGGCAACCCGGGACCCGGGGTCGTGTTCCTCATCGCCCAGAAGCGAGCGGGCGAAGGTGAGTAGGCCGCCATTCGGCCACGACGCCGACCTGGACGACCCGCTGACGAAGCTCCGCATCGCCGTCACGCGCTCGCACCCGATGTCGTCCTACCTGGTGGCGTTCGACCGGGAGAGCGAGGCCCGGCCCACCGAGAGGGAGGCCAAGATGCTCGCCTCCTACCTGGCTGAGTACAAGCACCACTACTACAAAGGCGGCCCGTTCGAGCGGCAGATGACCAAACGCCCCCTGGATGTGGACAACAACGCCAACGGTGTCATCTTCCGGAAGTGGGCCGAGGATGACTGGGGGCTCCGCCGTCAGTCGCAGGACAGGGGGCCACTGTACGTCCCCATGTCACCGTCGGCACGGAAGGCGTACCCCCGCGAGAACCCCCTCGGTCCGCTGACCCTTCAGCAGCTCATGGACTGGGATCACGCCAAGGGGGTCGGGGACGAGCCGCTACCGCGCTGGGTGGCATGGAAGGCGGCGCACCCCGAGGTGTTCGGGGAGCAGTGACAGGGGGGGGCGCCCTAGGGTGTCCGGCTCCGGCCGGGCACCCGGGAGTGCCGCTCACAGGGAGCGACACGGAAGGGAGAAGAGACGGTGAAGGTCGAGGGGTGGCTGGCGGCCGACCCGGAGGACGACGACCTGGGCAAGCAGGCCGACGAGATCCGCCGCAAGCACGGCATCTGACAAGCTGCACCGGGGCGGCCGGTACCCTCCGGCCGCCCCCCACCGGAGGGGAAGGAACGGGATGCTCAAGAAGCGGTTCATCGTCGTCTCACGCAGTGCTGGAAGCGTGGATTCGATCCAGGCTCTTCGGGGCCGGTTCACGGGGGATCTGGCGAGTGTCGACGTGGCGTTCGACGAGATCGCCGGAGCTGCGGAGGCGATCGAACACGATCTCAAGGGGCGAGGGGTGAAGCCGAGGACGGCTACCCGCCTCGCCTGGGACATGTCTCGCACGCAGGTCGGGTTCATCCATCACGTTCCCGAAGCCGCTGACATGTACTACCGCATTCTAATCGCCCACTTCACGTCGAACAAGAGACCGATCACCCCGGGGCTGAGCGTGCGGGACTACGACCAGCGGAAGGGCGTGGTCACGGCAGCTCAGTTCATGGCCGACTCCCCCATGGCCCCCGGAGGGGTCTACCACGACGGCTGGTACTACGTGGAGGCCAACCGGGAGGCCAAGAGGTACCAGGGCTCGAAGCTGGTGGCGCTGTGATCACGCGAGAGCAGGCGGAACAGGCTCTGGCCTGCATCCGGCGACAGTTCCGGGTGGAGGTCGGCATCTACGGTTCCGAGCCGAAGCTGATCGAGAACTGGAAGCCCTTCGTGTGGGAGGGCCGGGAAGTGCACACCGAGCCGGTCCCTTTCGCCATCCTGTGGGAGGAGGGGCCAGATCACTGGGCGGAGCGGGCAAGAACGGGCGGCGTGGACGAAGAGCTGACCCTGGAAGCCAGGGACTTCGACAAGAACTACGTCGTCGAGACTCCGGCGGCAACAGGCTGGCCGGAGGGCGTGGGGCAGTCGGCCTACTTTTCATGGGTGCTCACCCTCTACTCGGAGTGAAGGACGGAGAGGCGGAATCATGGGCGAGGTGAACACCAGCTACATCTACGCGTCCGTCGTGACGGATGGCGAATTCATCGACTCGCAGGAGTGGGACGGGATTCTCGACACGTATAAGGTCGAGTTCTACCTGACGGGCCCTCTCAACGTGAACACGCAGAACGATCTGCGTTATGGGTACGCCCTGTCGGGAGATGAGGCGTCCACTCTTCGGGATGGATTTCCTTCTGTTGACGATGCGGAAAAGCACGCCCGCCTGGTCATGCGTGCACACGACGCGAAGGCCTCACACATGGAGGCCCCCTTCTAGGGCTGAGATCGCCCTCGCCGGAACGGAACGGAGAAGAAAAGGTCATGGAGAAGGCTGCTCACTGGGTACTGGACGGGCCGATCGAGTACGACGCCGGGGATCTCGGCGGTGACATCCAGCTCGGCCCGGCAGTCTCGGCCCGCTTCCGGAGCGACGACTGCCCGGAGGCGCGGTTCGAGGTCATCGCATACGTCACGGCGAAGACGTACTCGGAACTGGGCGAGTCGGAGCCGGACTGCCCGCACGAGATGACCGTCCTGGAGCGCAGTGCCGACGGCGGTGTCCGGCGGGCGAAGATGCCGGAGGAGCACTCGGCGTGCTCCTGGAAGCCAGGAACGGTGGATGTGCAGGCGCAGTACGTATATCGGATGAACGGCCGCGTGGACGAGTACGGCAACTACGAATCCGACGGCACCGACGAGATCACCTACGAGTGGGTCGGGAACAACATGGGCTACCCCGGCGACACGCTCTCCTGGCAGCTTCACGTCGCCAAGCAAGACGCCCGACGGTACGTGGAGCGCTACGTGACCCGGGTGAACGATTTCCTGGTGTGGGACGGCCGTACACGGCCGAACGGCTGAAAGACGGAAAGGGGAACGAGATGGGCTGGGTACTGCACGAGGAGCCCTGGACGGACGACGGCGAGTACTCCCCGCTTCAGGTCGGGAAGGCCGCGCACATTCGCTTCAGGCACACGGACAAGCCCGGACGGCTGCTGACCATGAGTGCCTACCCGATGGCGCCGGAGGTCGAAGTCGTGACTCATAAGGACACGGTCGAGACGTTCCACGGCTACAAGGCCGACATGGACAAGCTCGCGGTCGAAGTACACACCGAGTTCATGATCTGCGACGACATCCGCGACCCCGGGGGCACCGAGAACTGGTGCGACTACCGGTGCAAGCGCCTCAACACCGCCTACAGCGGCATCGATGGCGAGAAGGTTCGGGCGGCCGAGGCGGACGCTCTGAAATTCGTCCGCCGCTTCAACGGCGAGCGGGACATCGACTGGGACGGCGAGCGGTTCTGAGCCGGTGCGTTCGGGAGGACAGGACGCGCGTCCTGTCCTCCAGTGCACATCGGATCGGAGAAGGGACAAAGGATGACCACCGAGAACACGCTGACCAGCATGATCACCGGTAACTGGGAGCTGTTCGCCTTCCTGTGGCCGATCGCCCTCGGCGAGCCGGTCGGCCCCGACGGAGACGTCTTCGGATACGGGGATGACCAGCTCGCCGAGTGGGTGATTCAGATGCTCAACGGCGAGACGCAGAACTGGCCTTCCCTACTGAGCCGCCTCACCTCCACCGACGCCGAGCTGTGGAAGAAGGGGCGTACCCTCATCGTCGCCCAGGTCGAGAATCTGGACGACGAGGGGTGGGCGCGAGTCCGTGAGGGGTTGATGACGGCTCACCCGGACCGCGAGATCCCTTGCCCGTACTGTGCGACTCGGGTGCTGGCCACCGAGGACGCGTTCCACAAGCACTACCAGCAGGACAAGTGCTGGGAGGACGACGACGAGAACTGATCCGGCAGAAGGAGTGGAACGTGAGCGGTATCGAGCAGCAGGTCAGTGCCGTCCTGGGTGATCATGCCAGCGACTACGACATACCGGGCATCGTGGAGGAGATTCACAGGTTGTACGGCCCGGTCGTCAGCATCAACGAAATCCACGGTCCTGCCTGGCTCGGAATCCTGGATCGCAACGAAGCGAAACTGATGAGGGCGTGAACGCGACCGAAGGAAAGCTCATCGAGCGGCTGAAGGGAACAGAGTGATCAAAGGCAAGATCGAGTTCACCGGAGAGACTATCGAGGACGTCCGGGCGGCGATCGAGGAGGCGCTGAACCGGATCAACCTCGGCAACATCACCGGCTTCGATCGCAACGAGTCCGGCAGCTTCAGCTTCGACGTCAACCACGACGCCTGAACTGGCCAGCGGAAAGGGGAGAAAATGGAACTGACGGCTCCGCAGGGTGAGCACGAAATCACCCTTTACCAGCAAATGGACGGTGGCTGGACCGAGTTCGCCACCGGTCGCGGCAACGTCTCCGCAGGGGCGACGCGAAGCGATGTGGTGCAGGGCCTCACGGAGTTCGTCCAGGAGGTGCTGCGGAACAGCAGCACGCCTCGGGAGGAGCGTCCACTGCTGCATCAGGTGCTCGCTTCCGCCACGGTCCCTCCGTTCGGCATGATCGCCGTCAACGGCTTCGGTACCGAGATGGTTGTCGAAGCCTGAAGCGGCCAGCGGCAGTTCGATGGACGAGAGTGGCCTAGGTCAGTAGGATGCGAAGGCCCCGGATCAATCAGGGCTCGGGAGGGAGAAGTATGCAGAACGACAGGCCCGCCGACTTCTACGACGTCTGCGCCAGGCAGGAGGGTGTGCGCAGTCAGGTGTTCCGGTTCGAGGGGACGGAGCAAGGCTTCCTTCGGGCCAAGAAGTATGCACGGGACTACAACAAGTCCCTGCGGGACGCCATGGGCCTCACAGAGGTCGACCTGGAGACCGAGATCAGCAGCCTGGATTTCAATCGGCCCGACCAGTACGAGAAGGCCCTGACGATCGAGTCCTACCGAGACCACTCGGCCTCGGTCCGCCCCGCCTACGAGATCCCCGTCATCAAGGACGGCGATCCGCTGCCGACCGACTACCCGCACGACTTCTGACCCCGGAGGGACAAGACATGCAGGAAGCCGATCACTACCTCATCCACGTCCGCCACGAGGACGCTCAAGGCAAGGCCGAGTGGCGCGTGACCATGCCGCACAACGAGGTCGGCGCTGCGGTGCGGGAAGCTCTCCAGTTCCAGAGCAAGGGGCTCGTCACCTTCATCACCGGACGGAATGACGCGGCGGAGATCCTATTCGTCATGCCGGTTGCGGCGTACCCGATCGCCGGTGTCGTCAACTTCGACACCGGCATCTTCGGCTGCCCGGACGAGCGCACCCGGGATGCGGTGATCGCATTCGCCGACAAGGTGGGCTGGACCGCCTGATGGTCACGGCGAACGTGGACATGCAGGAGCCGACCAGCGGCATCATCCTGGTCACCGGCAATCACGGCTACCCGGAATGCCCGCAGGCCCTTCTCGGCAAGGACGGCGAGGAGTGGTACGTCGAGGACTCCTACGGCGACCTCGACAGGGACGGCAAAACCGCCCGGAAGGACTTCTTCGAGAAGGCCAGGACCCGGAAGGGGGCAATCCGGAAGTGGCTTGCCCACCTGGGGCTGGAGGCCGAGATCAAGACGGAGCGCGAGTACTGAATCGCGCGATCACGCAAGTGATGGCATTCGAGACGGAAAGAGAGAAGAGCGTGCACCTCAGCAAGAAGCTGGCATCCGACATCCTCACTGGCCTGATGAACGGCACGTACGAGGCGGAGGCGGACGAACCCGCCCTGGGCGGCGAGGACTTCCAGGACTGGATCAACGAAATCGCCGACCTCAAGGACGAACACGGTCCGGACATGGTCGTGGCGCTGGCCGAGTTCGCCGAGAGCTGGCTGCACACCGTCATCCGGTCCCACGAGGTCGACGACTTCGCCGAGCAGCACTTCAAGGGATCCGGCCACTCCAAGGGCGAGGTGCTGAAGAACTACGCCAGGCAGGACGACTTCGGCCTGGGCAAGCTCTGGGCCATGCTCGACGAGTCCGACGGCATGGACTGCTTCAACTGGGACGACTACGCCGACAGCAACTCCGGGCTGGTCAACGGCCTGGCCTTCATCGGGCAGCCCGCAACCGGCAACGCCGACACGATGTACCTCTTCGTGGAGGACTGATCCTGGCCGCTGCGGGCTGGAGAAACGGAAGCGACATGAACAAGATCGAGCTTCGCACCGCCGTACGAGACTTGCTCCTGGGCAAGTACGGGCCGGAGGAGATCGAGGAGGTCGAATTCGTCGGCCCCGACCCGGGGGAGCCGGGCGTCACCCTGGAGGTCGTGACGGACGACCCCTACAACCTCACGGACGCGACGGCCACACGCCGCTACCGCGTCACCTTCGAGGAGATCGACTGACGCGGCCCTCTGGCGGCTGGGCCCCCCGGGTCCGGCCGCCGGGGAGCTGACTACCAGGTGGGTGAGACCTGATGTCAGTGGGATCGGAAAGGATGAAGATATGCAGATGATCGACTGGTGGACGGTTCGGGGTGAAATCTGGGGGGTCGAAAACCTCGATTTCAAGGTCGAGCTGCACCCCGTGGACGACTACATGCTGGTGGATCTCGACGGATACACGGCCGTCGAGCAGATGGCCCTGAGCGAGGGGCACTGGCGCTTCGTGAAGGTCGTCGTCACGCCCGTCGGGAAGGATCTCATCGACCACATCTATGCACGGCAGAGCCGGGACGGTGTCGCGTGGGGGGACCTGCCCGATGGGCGGGTGGACCGGGACGACGTCCTCGACATCGCCAAGGAGCTGGCGGTGCAGGCGGTCATCGAGCTGGACAGAGGCGGCTTCACCCTGGAGGTTGCCGAAGGGAGCGACTTCGCTCCTGAGAAGCTGACGGCACCGTTCTGACGGGAGTCTGCGGTGCCTCGCTCGCCGGGGCGCCGTGGAGTCCTGCCAGCCGGAAGGAAAGGAGAAGGGCGTGTTCACACTTCACCTGCACTACCCGCAGACCCCTGTCGCCAAGGGGGATGTGGTGACCGTTCGGTCGACCTACGTGCCGCCCATCGGCATGGAGATCTACAGTCCCCACTCGGCGGCGTACCGGGTGACCAACGTGCTCGCCGGGATCACGGACGGGGTCCTCGACGAGGACTTCAACGTGCTCCTCGAAGCCACCGACTGAAAGAGGGGAGAAGGGTGAACGTCAGGGAACTGCCCCGCAAGGTCGACGGTCTCCCCGTCGTCAAGGCCACCTACCTGGGATGGCTCAACAACTACAGCGCCGAACCCGGCTACTTCTGTGCGGTCATCACCTACGGCGAGGCGCACACCGGGAAGGGTAACGGGTTCCACTTCTTCATCCTGCGGGCGCTCGGGCTGGACAAGCCGTGGCTCCGCATCGAGAGCGCCTGGGGCCTCGGGAACGGTGATGCCAACGCCAGGCTGACGGAAGCCGAGAAGCTGGCCGAGTGGCCGAGGGGGGACTGATGGACGTCGGGATCGATGGACCCAGCTCCCTCTCCGGTTTCACGATCCGGGAACTGCTGAGGGAGGCGGCCGGACTCGCCGTCGAAGAGGACGCGCCGGACGTCCGAAGGTCGGCTTGCGAGATGAGGGATCTGTTCGCCGGACAGGGCACGCCCCGCCTCTCCCTCGCTCAGGTTGAGGCGTACACCGAGGTCATCGAACTGGCCGTGGAGTATGAGAGCGGCGTGACACCATACCCACCGGACGAGTTCGCCACGGAAGACGACCGCCGCTCCTACGCGGTGACGCAGCACGGCGAGGAGCTGGTGCACGCCGTGCGCTGGCTCGGTGGAAACTGACTACGGATAAGGGGAAGAACATGAACGACGCGACCGGATTGAAAACGATCTCCTGCGAGAGCGGGCTGCACTTCATGGAGTCCAGCCGGGAGCCGATCTTCCACACTGTGGGTCATGACGGGTCTCACGGTCTGGCCACTCTGGATGTCATCAAGCTCTGGACCCGCCAGGTCATCACCAACGGCTACGACTTCGACGTCTACTACGCCGAACTGTACGCCGGGATGCCGAACGAACCGAAGCTGCTTCGCTGCAACCTCGGGTTCGCCGGAACCGACAAGAAGCCGAAGCTGATCGTCACCATCGACAAGGACCAGGACGGCTGGCTCGCCGGGGTCCTCTGGACCAGCGACCTCTGAACGGAAGGACAGACATGGCAAAGACGCCCGGCGACAAGTGGCCGACGCTGTGCCAAGGCAAGATGCATCCGTGGGGTGAGAGACCGCCCGCCGCTCTGGCCACGTATGACCTGAAGTGGACGGTCATCGACTCGGATGGCGAGCCGGGCGGACAGGAGACCGCCGTGCGTCGCCTCTGCCCCGAGTGCAAAGCCCGGCATGAGGCGCATGGGGTACAGGTGACGCCTCACCGATTCGACTAGGCCGGTCGGCTTCCGGGGGGCACGGGTCGCGCGCCCGTGCCTCTCGGTGGACCACCGGATTAGCACGTTACGGACAAGGAGAAGACGACATGTCGGGTATTCCCATGATCCACAGGGACGGTACGAAGATTCTGCATCCGACCCTCTGGGTCGACCCGGACGAGGTGCCGGTCCTCTTCCTGGCGGTGAAGGACGGTGCGGTTGCGCTGGCTCACCCGGACTACATCGATGAGACGCTGCACTCGGTGATGCAGGGCGACCTGGCCCTGCGGGACGCCTGGGATCACTTGCTGGTGAAGACCTCGGCGATGCCGTACCCGCAGCCGTGTGAGGTCATGGCGGACACGCTCGACACGGTCGCCGTCTGGGTCAACGGCGAGATGGTTTACCGGGCATCCGTCTGAACTGGGGCGCCGGATCAAGCACTGCACCAAGGAGGAGGGACGATGCGCACACTTCCCGCTGAAACAGATCGCTACGCCTACGACATCGACGGAATCCGGCTCGGTGAGCGTGGCATGGATGGGCCCACGCTCCGGACCATCCTCCTCGCCGCCACGGAGATCGGGAACGACGAGGGAGTTCACGACGACGAGGCACGGGCGCAGGAGTTCGCCGAGACCTGCGAGACGTTCCACCGTCACCTTCAGCGCTACCGTCACCTGAAGGTGACGGTCCACGAAGCCCGGCTGCTCTTCGATGCCTGCATGTCGGCCTGGAGCTACGCCGACCAGAACAACTACGGCGCCGAGTCCGAGGAGAACGAGGAGTTCCGCCTCTTCGCGCAGCACGGCGAGTTCATGCTGCGCGCACTGACCCGGCCGTGGGCGATGCTCGCCTACAAGGACGACGGGTCGCACGGCTTCTGGAAGGTGACGAACTAGCCGCCATTTCCACGGGAAGGGGCCTGCCTCATGGCGGGCCCCTTCTTTGTTCTGTACGATGGCCTAGGTCACTCGGGAGGGGTGGGTATGCAGCCTCATGAATTCGCTAGTGCGCTCAGGGAGTTGACGATACCGGGCGCCTCGGTGCGACCGGCCGACGGGAAGTCCGGCTCGGGCCTTGAGTACGGCATTCTCGTCACCGGGCAGCACGGCGGCCGGATGGCCTGGCAGGTGGCGCTCCAGCGGGACGGCGTACAGCCGGGGAGCGGGTCTCCGGTCTTTCCGGCCGCCGTCCCGGCCGAGCCGGACAAGCTGGTGACTGCGGACGTCGAGGCTTCCATCGCGGCGTGGATAGGAGGCTCAGAGCTGGCCGCTCACGTCACTGACCTGGTGCGGTATAGCGCTACCGGCTCTGTCGGTGGCAGGCGGTACGGTCTGAAGCTCACGCTGGACGAAGGCGGCCGGGTGTTCATCCAGCCGCTGTGGACATTGGAGCCGGGCGAGGATCCGAACTCGGACAACAAGGGCCAGATCCGCGACGTGGTCTGAACGGAAAGGGGAAGGGTGAATGGCTGGCATCAAGGTGCGCAAGGGTGCGGAAGAGTTGGAGAACGGAAGTATCCGGCAGGTGGCCTGGCTGAACCTCACGATCTCGATTCAGCCCGAGGCGCACGACCTGGTCGACGGCCTCGGGAGCAAGTACTACCGTCACCGGGCCACCGCCGACGATGAGCAGCCGGGCGACCGACCGGCGGAACTGCCGACCGAGTTGACTCAGCGGCAGATCGCCGACATCTACCGGGAAGAACTCCTGCACTGGGGCACCGCCAATCTGGCGACCTGGGGCGACTACCCCAGCCTCAGCTTCGACGAGCAAGAGGCCGCCCGAGGATGGCTGACCGAGCTGGTCGTCGCCGCCTTCCCGGAGATGAAGGAGTACGTCCGGTGAGTTACAGACTGGATGTGACCCGGCCGGACGGCTCCGTGTTCACCTACGACGACCCCAACGGCCCCTTCGTCAGCCCTACTCACGCCGCACTGATGATCGGACGGGTGTACCGGGAGGAGGGATGCGGTAACCGCATCTCCTTCGCTGAACTGAAGCGGGTGATGAGCGAGGTGGCCAGCGCTTCCCCGGGAACGCCGATGAAGCATCACGCACTGAGCTACACCTTCACGGTCCAGCCGGTCTGACCAGAGGAAAGAGAGAAGAACGATGCTCAACGAGGCAGCCAAGGCGTCGCTCGTGCGTCGCTACGCCAAGTCCGCACACAAGGAGTACATCGCACGACTGGACACCATGCGGGAGATCCTGGCCGACAGGCCGATGAACCTGGACGGGGATCACTTCACGAACTTCTACACCGCCCGAGCCCTGTATGCCCTCTACTCGGAAGCGCTCGCCCTGAACGCGGTCGGCGGCAGCGACTACAGCGACGACAAGGTGCTCGACCGCATCCGGGACGCCCGCACCTCTCAGCTCCGGTGGCTGCTCACCAACAAGCTGGTCAACGGCGGCATGTACGGCCTGACCCAGCAGATCCTGGAGAACGCGGCGCGCAAGTTCATCTCCGACATGACCGTCATCGAGGAGTGATCACGGTGCAAACGGGCTGGTACCGCCGGTACCGGCAGGAGTACGCGCGGCAGCGGGCGGAGGGTGCAACCCACGAGAACGCCCGCAAGGCGGCCATCCGCATGCTGCGCGCCGAGAACACACGCCAGGACGCTCCGTCCGGCGAAACGGAAGGGTGAGGAGCCACAGATGGACAGCGTACGGCCGGACGCCAGCACGGACGAGATCCTGGAGAACATCCGGGAGGTCCAGATCCTCATGACGCGGAACCGGGACGTGGACACGGCGGCCGATCTCGGCGCCACGCTCGCCGACCTGGTGGCGGAACTCGACAAGCGCTTGGCGAGCGGTGAAGTCCTGCCGCAGGCGTGGCGCGGCAGCATCAGGGAGAACTGAGATGGGGATGCACAGCAAGTGCGGGGCGGCCCTTGAGATTGAGGGCCAGCCCACGCTGATCTGCTGGCGTAGCCCGGGGCACACCAGCTCCAACGTCGACTACCGCCGCAGGCACTACGACCCCGACAAGGACAGGTCGTGGGACAGCGAGAACGTCTACGACGAGGACGGGGAGGTCATCCTCGCGGGCCGTCCGAGGATCTTGGAGACAGAAGGCCGGAGCGCCTGATGGTGCCCCGCGAGCGGCCGGACGCCCGGTCGCTCGCGGAGTGCTCTCAGTCCGGGAGCCATTCGGAGAGGAGGAAGGGGATGACCGGTCCCGTCGATCGTTTGGAACGGCACCTCCAGGAAACCCTGGAGGCGATCAGAGGTCTCAAGGATGGCCGCAATGCCGTCAACTTCCCTGCGCTGCACCTGCTGTTCACAGCCAAGTCCGAAAACCAGCGCCTCTATGTGACGGCGCTTGACTCCACGGGATTCTTCTTCCGGGGTCTCGTCATGGATGTCGATGCTGGCCGGGAGCGATTCTCGGTCCTCGCCGACGACGGCGAAGTGGTCTCCGGAATGGACGCCGGGCAAATACTTGCCGTGCGAATCCAAGACAAAATCTGAAGAGTCGAGCGATCATGTATGGATGGGCATAGTCAATCCGGGTGAACCGCCGCAGCGGAACCTCCGGAGTATCGCGGAGGAGTTCGACTCGCTATGGGCGGAGTCCAGGCAGCACGCCGCGAACCGTCCTGGGGTCTCGCTGGAGGAGCTGAAGAAGCAGTCCTCGAAATTGCGCCGCACGGCACGGCTGAGCATCAAGCCGGAGCGCTTCGGCGGGATCCGCAAGGGCGAGCACTGCTCCTGGCCCGAGAGTTCGAAGAGAGCTGGCTGAGATCCTGGAGAAACGCCAGGACCGTCGGCACGTTGTCTGGGAGAATCGCAGCACGGTGGGGTGATGACCGTCGCAGCGCAAAAGACCGCGCGGAGCGGTGATTTCGGAAAGAAGGAGAAGAAACGATGGCTGGACGTGCCTTCAAGCGACCCGCTGGTGTCCGATGGAACTCGGCGTGGCCGTACGACAAGCAGCCCGAGATGAAGCCCAGCGAGGGTGATTGGGAGATGGCCATCTCGATCAGCCCCACCATGAGCGGCCTGGTGGTCTTCTACCCCGCCACGGAGGGCGCCCCCTGGGTGGCGGACAACGGCTACAAGCAGGTCTCGCTCAAGCCCTTCTACCGTGTCGGCGGCAAGGGCGACGCCGAGCGCTTCTGTGTGATGTTCTGCTCCCGGGGCCACGGTAAGCACTGGGCTCTGGAGCAGCACCAGGACGGCATCCTGTGGGGTTTCAACTGGTCGTCGCTGACGATGAGTACCGTGCGCCTGGCCTCCCAGGTGGCCGACCACTTCTTCCACGGCCGGACGAACGAGGCGTGGGCGGTCGGCCGCGCCTTCGAGGAGCTACTGCGGGCCGCCGAGAACGCCGAATACGAGAAGAAACACGGAGTCAAGGCATGACGCGCATCGACATCAACGTGGCCCCGGGACCGGTTGACCCGGTTGCGACCATCGGCTACCTGGAGGCATGGGCTGACGACCCGGAGACCTTCGACGGCTACCTGGAGCACCCCGATCTTCCTGCCGACAAGCTGGTGATCAACGGAGCCTCCGAGGCGTGGGCCCGCTACCGGGTACTGCGCGCCTACCTGGACGCCTGCCTCAAGGAGATCGACGGGACGGGCGGGCAGGTCGGAGGCGCCCAGAAGTTCACCATCCTGGAGAACAGCAAGCTCCTCGCCGCTGTCGCCGAGGAGATGGAAGCGGTGCTGTTCCAGCACGTACAAGCTGACTGATCACGGTACGGTCCGGTCGCGCATGGGGGTTTCCGTGCGCGTGCCGAATTGCCACCGTGGCAATCAACTCCGGAAGGGAGAAGAAGAAATGGCTCAGAGCGAGGTGTTCCGCACCTACGAGGGGCTGTTCCGCGTCCTCGTGGAGCAGGTGATCGACGGCGAGAAGGTCGACTGGTACCTCGTCAGCCGCAAGGAGATCGCCACGCCGGACAGGCTCGTGGCGCACATGGCGGCCGTGCGGGAGTTCCTGAGCGGGGCCGCCGTCGACTGGACCGGTGAGACCACCGAGTCCGGCTACGTGTTCGCCATGAAGGGGGCTGAGCGGCGTCTGCTCTGGGCCCGCTACGGCGACGAGTGGATCGCCCAGGACAGGGAGAGCCGCTGGATGATCGTGGAGCACCCCGACGGCAAGAACCAGGGCGGCCGTCTCTTCACGTTGTCCTCGCGCCCTCTCGACGGCGGGGCGTACACGGAGATCGCCCCGGACCTCGGAAGCCTGGAGGCCGCCAAGAAGACCGCCGAGAAGAAGGCGAGCTGGTGACCCCCGAGAATGCGGTCGACAAGGCGCCGGTCCGCTACGTCTGGACGGAGCGGGACATCGAAGCCCAACCCGTCATGGGAACGCTTGCCGAGTACGCGCGAAGCCGGGAGATGGCCCACCTCTCGGGCGCCTACGTCGTATCGGAGAGCGTCTGGACCTGCGACGAACAGGGTCAGCTCGTGGAGCACCCGGTGAAGGTCGAGCGGGGTCAGATGACTGACAACTACCGGATCCCGATGGAGTACCAGGCGAACGACGAGACGGTCATCTACTTCGCCGACGGAGCGGCCTGATGGAAAGGGGAGGGTGAGATGACGGAGCACAAGCTGCCCGACTGGGTGCGGGAAGGGCTCAGCGGCCTCTCGGTCGAGCGGGAATTGCCGAAGTGGCCCGTCCTTCAGGTGGTCGGCCAGGACGTGAGGCCCGAGCTGGGCCGGGAGATCTGTCTGCGTACCACGCGGCCGGGCACGGCGTTCTCGGGCGGCACCGATGAGTGGACCGCCACTCTTGCCGCCGCCTACGGAGTGACGCTGGACGAGCACGGCTGGATGTCCTACGAGGAAGAAGAGCGCGTACGTGAAGAGCTGGGGATCCTGGAGCTGAGGTATCTGGGGAACGACAGGATCAGGGCCAGCCGGTTCGACCTGCCGTCCGGGTGGTGCGACTGGAACGGCGCGATCGGCACCGACGGAACCCATCTGGGCGACAAGTGGCCCACCCTGGAGGGCCTGAACCGGGAGCTGGAGCTGATCGCGCAGACCTGGCCGGGACTGGCCATGACGGTCCAGCTCTCGAACTACCGGGACCCCGAACGGATGCACGAGTACTGGCCGTTCCTCACCTGGATCATCGCGGACGGGCAGGTCGAGCTGTGCCGGGAGCCCGGCTTCCTGCTCCGTCCGGTGCGGCTGCCGGTGGCTAAGTCTTCGGAACAGCTCACGAAGGAGGCCGGGCGCGGCGTCGGTATCAAGACGCTGCGCCTCGCCGTCAACGAGGTGAAGGAGAAGGACGGGTGAGCGAGAAGCTGGACATGAGCGACTGGGGAGAGGTCACGATCCGCACACCGGGGGCGTTCGCCGACGTGACGGACGTGCACCGCGTGATCAGCGAGCTGTTCCCCCACGAGAGTGTCCACAAGTACCAGCAGCGGTCCACCGAGGCGGGCATGCGCGAAGCCGTCGCCGACTTCCGTCGGGTCGCCGATCGGCGGCTGGCAGGCAAGGGTGAGGCCGGAAAGCTGGCCCGGGATCTGATCGAGGAGATCCTGGGTCACTTCGACCCGGACCATGAGGACTGGGGCGGCTTCTTCCCCAGCACGCTGGTCTGCCCGCTGCACGACCAGCCCGAGTCGTCCCGGGCCAACGCCTACGGGAGAATGCTCCCGCTGTTCAGCAAGTGCCCGGGGGTCCCTCGGTGCCGGGCGCACGAGGGGGTGCGGGTCGAGTGAGTCAGGACTGGACCGAGGTCACCGTCCGGATGCCGAAGCGTTTCACGGCCACCCCGCAGGAGATCCTGGAGTTCCTGCGGGAGTACTTCGCAGAGGACCAAGTTCTGGGCTTCCTGTGGTCGGTCGGAGATGCGGCGGTACATCAGGCGGCGGAGGAGCTGCGGGGACGTTCGTCGGACATCTCTTTCCAGGGGTACATCGACCACGATCCGGAGTACGAAGCTCGATCCGAGGAGTGGTCCGAGGCCGCCGACGAGATCGACCCTGCCGAGGGTGGCGGTCACTACCCGTCGAGGATGCTCTGTTTCAGGCACGGCGAAATCGGCCCGGTGAAGGCTCTGCCGTGCCCCGGCACCCCGGAGTGCGGACCGGCGAAATGGAAGGAGGGGACGTGATCGGCGACAGCGTCGAACGCAGTGAGACCTACGCCTGGGCCCGGCGTCACGGCCTGCACGACCCGTACGACTTCGCGATCACCTACGAAGACACATGGGGCGCCAAGGAGGAGCTTGCCGAGTGCGCCCGCCGGTGGGAACGCAAGCACCTCATGGACCGCAAGCAGCGCATCGAGGAGGAGATGAAGGAGCTGCGCCGGAAGGCCGAGACCATCGAGAACGGCCTGGAGCGCATCGAGACCTACGTGTACGACTAGCAGGCATCGGCGGTCCGCCGGTGAGCAGACGGAGAGGAGGAGTCGCGACGTGAGCGTGAAGGGTCACAAGCCCACCGAGATGGGCCCCGAGATGCGGTGCATCTGGGATCACGAACCCTGGCCGTGCGGGACGGTGAAGCTGATCGCGGAGATCCGGCGGGGTATCGCCGCTGAGGTGCGGCCGACAACACCCGAGCCCAGAGGCTCCTGGCCTGGTGCTGAGATTCAGTACGAACGGTGGCAGACCCGCATGGACGTGGCCGAGGAGATCGAGGACGGGATCCCGGAGGGTCTGCGGTGAGCAAGTACACGGACGAACTTGAGACAGCCTTCGGCATCTTCAATGTCTCCCGGCTTGCACGCCGCTACCGGTGCCCGGTGATCACGTTCGAGACCCAGCATGCTCACGCGCTGGGCTGGAGTGACCACCGGGCGGCGGTCAGCTACCCCAGGGACGGCGAACGGCAGATCAGGACGCTCCGCATCCGGCAGGGCATCAGAGGTCTGGCGGAGAGCCGGGCCGCGCACCTGGAGGCCGCCATCAAGGTGGCCGCCGAGGAAGGGCTGGGCGTGGAGGAGTGGGTTCCCTCGGGGTTCCCGAACGCCTGGATCCCGGCGGACGTGAAGGCCCGGATCAAGGCCGAGCTGAAGGGGTGGCGCCAGCAACGGCCCAAGACGGAGAGCGAGAAGAACTGATGTTCAAGGACTGTACGGCGGCCGAACTGGCTGACCTGCTGGAGACGGCGGCGAAGGAGCCGAAGTACACGGGCGGCTTGTCCATGCTGGACGAGGCGACGATGGCCTTCGGTCGCTTCTCCCCCGAGATCGCCTCAGCTCATCAGCGGTTCGCCGAGGCGCGTCTCAACCACCTGCACCGTCATCGCGCGCCCGACCCCGAGGTGCTGGAGGAGAAGGTCGTGGGCGCCGCCAGGGGGTTGGCGGTCCTGCTGCGTCCCCTTGGGGATGTGCGCGTGGCGCGCTGCAAGCGGCAGGCCGGGTGGGGCACCTGCGGCCTGCCGCTCGACGACGACGGCACGTGCCGGTCTTCCCTGGGGCATGCGGACGAAGGGGCCTGAGGATGGAACGGCCCGGCATGGCCACGGTGGAGCGGTGGCTGAGGCACACCTCCCTCCAGTCACAGGGTGAGACGGTCTATCAGATCGCCAGCGAGCTGCGCGGGGAAGTCAACGGGCTGTGGGCGGCCATGAACGGCGCCGTCACGGCCCGGCCCGGCAAGAAGGAGCAGGCCCGCCGGGAGGCGGTCATCCTCGGCATGAAGCGGGCCCTGATGGTGGCTCTCGGAATGCCTCCGGGGCCCGTGGACGTCGTGGACACGTTCCTGGAGGAGTTCAAACAGGAACGCCTGGAGGCTCGTCGCAAGAACCTCTGAGCAAGCGAACACACCGGAAAGAGAGAAGGAAACGCATGGACCGCGCCATCGACGCCATCGTCACGGCCATCATCCTCATCCTCACGAAGCGGGAAGAGCGACGCCGATAGGCATCACTCCGCCCCCGAGGCCGAAACCCCCGACAGGGGGTCGCGGAATGGGTGTCCCGCCTGACGATGGCCGTCAGCAAGCAACCGGCAAGGAGAAGAAGTGCAGCAGATCACTTTCGGCACGAGTCACCGCCTGAGCGTCTACGCCCTGGGGGACACCACCCGTATGAACGTCGAGCGTGCGCTGCGCGTACGCGGTCACGCCAACGTGTCCGTCACGGACGTCGCGGACGACGCCGCCTGGGAGGGGGAGAGCCGCCTGCGTCTCGTGAGCGGCGCCTACAACGGAGTCGATCCGCACACCGCTCTGTACCTGGTGGCCGACGATCAGACGGAGGCGGCAGTCGCGGAGGCCCTGCATCTGCTGAAGCCGGACGCCGTCCTCAACAGCCAGTGGATCACTCGGCCCGAGTAGGCCACTCTCTCGGGAGGGTGCGATCCAGGTGGCGACGACGGCAGTTCGATTCGCCTCTCGCGACTGATTCCCCCTTGACGGGATGCGATCAATACATCACTCCTTGTACGATGGCCTAGGCCACACGGTCATCGGAGAGGAGAGAGAAACGTGATCGCCGATTTACTGCGCCCGCACGGCTGCTACATCGCCGACATCGAGCAGGGCGGGCAGAGGATGACCATCGTTCACCGCTGCGGAAGCAGCGACTGCCCGACCAATCAGGGCGGATGAACACGAGGGGCCCTGGTTGCAACCCAGGGCCCCTCACCCGTATCGTGACCTAGGCCACTCGGAAAGGGGAGGCAATGAGCTTGAGCATGAGCCCAGCCAGAACGCTGAGCATGGACGTACTGGCCAGCAACGGAGAGGCGCTGCGGATCACCGTGCACCGCACCGGCGCAGGCCACGTCGAACTGAACAACCTGCTGGAAGTTGCCGAGGTGCTGCGTGACGGAGGCCTCGCCCCCGTGGGCGCGTACAGCGTGCGCGGCTTCCTGTCGCTGGCCGACGACGACAGCGTGACCATCCTGGACGCCGAGAGTGGTCTGGCCATCCCGAGGCAGTGGACGATCGCGGTCGGCGACTGGCTCCAGATGCTCGCCGAGGATCTGACGGACGGTCCAGACGGGGCCCCCTCGGTTCAAGTCCACAACGAGGCCTACGGCAACGACCCGGCGATGTGGGCCAGCGGGAAGCTGTCGTCGCAATAAGGACGGGGCGACCACCGGATGCCGACCTCATTGTCACTGGGGCGTGGCAGCATCAGCGACTGAACAGAAAGGAGGGGAGGGTGACCGTGGTAACGCCGGACGATTACCTGGGGCCGAGGATCGAGGGCGTGGTCCAATTCCAGGACGGCAAGAGCTACATGGTGAGCGCCAGGCCCCGGAAGGATGTCGGCTTCACCGACGGATCGATGATCGGCTTCCGGCCGGTCGGGAAGCGCGGCAGTTCGTGCCTCCAGGTTGGCCTGCTGCGCTGGCTCGTGAGAAACGTGGACGAGCCGGGCGGGTCACTTGAAGGTCTCGGCCTGCTTTCTACGCTGACCAAGGCCGACGCTGGGACGCTTCTGGCATGGCTGGACGCGCAGGACGGAACGAATGGGGAGGGTGGTTCATGAGGTACTTCGAGGTGCACTACGAGGCCCCGGGGGGCGCTCAGTACTACCGGCAGGGCGGTCAGGAGAACCTGGGGTCCACCCTCGGATACCAGCGCGCCGAGTCCCTGTACGAGGACGACAGGGGCGTGACCATCACCTTCGATCAGGGCGCTACCATCCAGATCCCCCGCCACCGCCTGATCATGGTCGTGAAGGGGTCGGCGTGACCTTCCATCATGCGACCGGCAACCTCCTCGACTCCCACTGCACCGGCCTGGTGAACCCCGTGAACTGTGTGGGGGTCGCCGGGGCCGGACTGGCGAGGCAGTTCAGGGATCGCTGGCCGGTGCAGGTGGCCGAGTACACGAAGTTCTGCCGGGACGGGAAGATGCGGCCGGGCGTCATTCACGAGGCGCTGCTGCCGACCGGCCAGACCATCCTCAGCGTGCCGACGAAGCGGCACTTCCGGGACCAGTCCCGGCTGGACGATGTCCGGCTCGGGGTGCGGGCGCTCGCCGAGTGGCTGCGGCGGAGCCCGGTCACGATCGCCATCCCGCCCCTGGGGTGCGGGCTGGGCGGACTACCGAAGGCGGAAGTCCTGGCACTGATCGAAGAGGAGCTGGGCGAAGCCGAAGTGGACATCTGGTTGTACGACTTCAACGCCATGTGATCGAAAGGAGGAGGACTGTGAGCGAACCCATCAGCGCCCGGGACCGGCTTCACATCAAGCGCTGCCAAGGCAAGTGCTACATCGATTCGGACCAACCGGACGCAGACTGCCGGAACCTGGACTGGTACCTCGATCGAATCGAGGAGCAGGCCCTGTACCTGGCGGCAGGGCAGGTGCTCAAACTCCGCCAGAAGGTGGCACGTGAACACGGGGCCGAAGCCGCTCACGGGCTGGTGCTGGCTGTCAATGCGGTCAGTCCGTACACCCGTCGCACGGACGGCCATCTGATCCGCAAGTCGGACGAGCTGCTGGTCCCCCGGTTCCCCGGGGACGGGGTGGACTAGTGGACGGACAGCGTGCCTACATCACCTTCGACTCGGACAGTACGCTGCGGGTGACCGTCCACGAGGGCTGCGCTCTCTACATGGACGGGACCCCCGTCCCAGGTATGTCCTGGTCGTTTCCGCTGGCCAGCGACGAGTGCGACCACCTCTTCGGCGCACAGCCCGACCAGCCATTCGCGGACGCGGACCGCCTCCTGGCCGACCACGGGTGGAACCGTGACGGCACCTGGGTCATGGGGGGCAGCACCTCGGGAACCTATGCACGGGTCACTCGTGCACACTGACACACAAGCCACTCGGAAAGGGTGAAGAGATGCAGTTGATGAAGAGCAAGCCGACTTTGAAGGATGTGGACGGCCGGGTGCCCGGCCGGGTCCAGCTCGTCTCCATCAGACTGGACGAGGACGACCCGAAGCAGATGTGCACGTTCTTCGAGGAGGAGTCCGGCAAGAGGGACCCCTACCTGCGGGCCGAAGGGCTCATGCGGAGCCTGGAGGACGACTGGCCGGAGCACGAGTGGGCCATGATCGGCAACTGGCGGGCCCGCTACCTCCTCTGGGCCTGGAACATGGAGAACATGGGGCTCGACTTCGGAGAGGATGCCCTGTCGCCGCAGGCATACCTCGACACCTTCGAGTAACCCGACCTCGAAAACGGAGAAAACCATGAAGCCAGCCCCTCTGGACTACGACACGGACGCCGACAACTTCCTCAAGGCAGTGTTCACGGTGCCGCCCTGGGAGGCGGATGTGACCAACCCCAGTGTGCCCGGCGGGCCTACGGTGCGGCCGGAGCATGTCGTGATCCTCTTCCGGCTGGGCAAGGACCGCCGCTGGTACCCCGACATCATCAACGTGGTGGGGCCCAAGATCACCGGCCCCGGCAAGCGGACCAAGCGGCACTACGAGGTGCCCTTCACGAACGTCGCCGAAGGTGACTCGGGTGCGCCGGACTACGCGGTCGCCGAGGCTGAGGCCCTGGCTGCGAAGCTCAACGCCTGAGGTGCTTCAGTGTGGGCCCGGCTACGGCCGGGCTCTCGCTGTGGAATCTCACGGAAAGGGAGAATAAACGCATGATCGTGGTTTCACCCGGCATAAAGTTGCGAATCAAAGACAGGTCCAGCTTCGCCACGCAGACTCTCGTCACCCTCTCGTCCCTCATGCTGAAGTACGACGAGGAGATCACGGACGCCGCGTACAGCGATCGTCTGGCGCATAACGGCCTGGCGGTGTGGCTCCGCGTGGAGCCGATGGTCCTCAGCTCACGGCGCCTGCCGCAGGCCGTGGAGGTTGAGATCGGCTACGGAGACGAGATCCTGATCGAGGTCGGCCGCAAGGAGGAGCGCGGCGCCTGGCTGGTGGCCCCACCTCTGGTCGGAGACGCCTGCCGTCTCGTACGCAGGGAGAGCTGACGGTGGCCGCACTCGACGGTTTCCCGCTTCCCACCACGGCTCGGCACGACAAGGACGGCAACCACGTTCCGCCCTTCATTGCGGAGTGGCGGGCCGCCGCCGACCCGACGTCACCCGCATACGACCCGGACCGTGCGGCGTCCGGCCGGGAGGTGGAGCGGGATCAGCAGCAGAAGGCGCTGTTCCATGCCCACCTGGAAGAGCACCGGCGCCGGGGTGAACCGGATGTCACGATGGAAGACAAGTACTGAGGAAAGAGAGAAGAGACATGCACCGGAGCGAGATCAACGAGGACGTGAAGGTCGAGGACTGCGCGTTCGACCTGGATGGCGACTACGGCTACCGGCCGATCCTGCTCACCGCCATCGCGAGCGTGGACGGCAGCGACGTGGCTGTCCCGGTCGACCAGGACAGTCCGGAGGGGATGATCCTGGCCCTCACCGAGGAGCAGGGCATGCAGGCGCTGCTCCTGCTGGCCCGGCAGCTCGGCAAGGACAAGAGCCTGGAGGCCATCACGAAGGACGAGGAGGGGTGAAGGTGCTTCTCACATCCGCCAGCGAGATCCTTCAGAGTCCGACGAGGGTGGTTCCTGAGGTCGGCATGGCTGCTTCGGTCATCACGTTCACCGACCGGGAACCGGTCACGGTTGTCGAGGTCATCCCCTTCAAGTCCGGCCCCCTCAAGGGGCAGGCCCGGGAGGTCGTTGTCACGTATGACGACTGGAAGGTGGTGTCCGGCAGCGAGCACGACGGCTCGGCGGTCTACGAGTACACCTCGAATCCCGACGGCCATCAGCAGTCATTCGTCCTGAGTACGCGGGGGCGCCGGGTCGGGCACTGGCTCCAGAAGGGGACGGGCGGCATCGGATACTCCTTGGTGCTGGGCTACCGCGAGCGGTACCGGAATCCGCACTTCTGAACCCTTTCCGGCTGAGGCGACGTCACGCTACAATGGCCTAGGCCGAAAGTAGTGCACGCTGGAAAGGGGAAGGTGAATGGCCGAACAGAAGACCGAGGCGGGTCTGCCCAGGCGGGAACCGGGTGCGACCAACCCCCCGGCACCGGGGCCTCGTCCGCCGCAGGAGTAGTTCCGTACTGCTCTTGACCGTTCAACGAGAGGGCGTCGAAACTGGCGCCCTCTGTTCCATGTTCGGGAAAGGCTGGAAATGACTCCCAGGGAACTCTTTGCTGGCACAATTCCTGGCCCGTGCTGGGTGCATGGCAGCGACCTCGGGGTGGACGAGGACGGTGGCCTCTGGGTCCGGGCCACGGCGCACCTCAAGGAAGGCCTGGCATCCCGGGTGCACCCGCTCGGGGAGAGAATCACCATGAAAGACTTCCGGGAGTACTCCATACTCACTCCCGAGGGGCAGACCATCCTGGATCCTCGTCACCGAACTGAACCACTCTGGCGGCGAGTTCAGGAGTTGAGCGCCGAATCGATCGGCAGCGACTGGATCGCCGTCCACTGACGGCACACGGAAAGAGAGAAGAGACGATGGAGCCGTTCGAGTACCGGAATCGGTTCGCCGACCGCTTCGCCGAGAGGGCCGCCGACAGCGACTACTCCCGCTACAGCCAGCTTCAGGACACCACTTCGGAGGACATCCGGGCGGCGGCCGAGGCCCTGTGGTGGAAGAAGTGGCGCAGCCCGGAGGACTACAGCGAGCAGGTCACGGAGGCGGACGTCATCGAGGCCCTGCTCGCCAAGGCCGAGTACTACAGCGACGACAACCACCTGGTCTCGGTCGTCTACGAGACCTACTGGGACATGACGGACAAGCTCGGCCTGCCGTCCGGCCTGCTCCAGCAGATGGAGAAGGCGTTGTCCCGGAAGTACCTCGACGAGAAGCGGGCCGAGGGCTTCGCGGTGGTCAACAACGACCACGGCATCTGGCTGTACCGGTTCGAGGGCTGACGACCATGGAGATCATGGAGATCAACTGCGCCCGGAAGTGCAACGGATGCCAGCTCGGCAAGCACGTCTGCGGTGGACGCGAGTGCGACGGCCAGGGCTGCTGCGCCTGCCAGGGTGAGACATCCCTCGCCATCCACAAGGATGCGGACGAAGGGGGCTGCCGCGACCCCCGCATGGAGAGCTGGAGCGGGTCGGCTCGCCTCGACTGGATCGCCGGTGGACGTCAGGTCGGGCAGGAGAGCCTGACCTTCACGGTCCACTGCATGGAACAGCCACAGGAGCCGGGCCTGAAGCCCATCGACATGCGGCGCCTGGTGACCCTTCAGCTTGTGTGCGCGGAAGCACGGAAGCGTTACGGCGTGCCCCCTCGCTCGGTGCGTGTGGACGTGGAAATGGGGCTGGACGACTCCACCACCGAGCCGGTCCTGAGCCGCGCTCGCTGGCGGCTGGGTCAGGGCTTCTGCCACGGCATGGGAATCCTGGGCGTCGCCTCTCCCCCGCCGGGTGCCCGCCTGGCCGACATCCACGAGCAGCAGCACCCCTCGCCCGCGACTACCGAAGAGAGTTCGACATGAACGCAACCAACGACATCACGCCCCTCGGCACTCCCGTCGCGAACACCGACACCCTGGAGGACTCCGCCCTCCTGGCCGCCCTGGACTCCCGTGACGGGACACTGGACACCCCGGACGGAACCCGCCTGGTCTCCCAGGGGCTCGCCACGACCGACGGTGACGGCAGCTACTTCCTCAGCGCGCTGGGCCGCGAGAGGGCCGAGGAGATGCGCGCCCGCGAGCGCGACCTGATCAGCGACGACATGCTGCGTGTGATCACGAAGCACGTACCTCGTGCTACCGCCCGGAGCGCCGGGTGGATCTCCGGGGTCACCTGGTACGAGGAGCGCCCCTACATCGACCTGGTCCGCCCGGCCGACCTGCCCGCCAAGGCGTTCCCGCAGCGCATGCGAGACCTCCTCGCCGCCGTCCACCACGACGCCCGTTCGGTGCTCGGACTGTTCTCCGAGGTCGACGGGAACCGGCTGCTGTTCGGTGCCCTGCGTCCGTCCCCCCGGGGGGTGACGCCCCGACTGGGGGAGCCCGACGATGAGCGGGACAAGCGCATCGCCGCCAGCGGCCACGCTGACGCCGTCTGGAGCGACCTGTGCGCCTCCGACGGACGTCCTTCGGTTCATGCTGCCTGGGCTCCGGGTGATGGCAAGGGTCAGGCGCCGATGGGGTATGCCTTCCACTACGCCAGTCGCACCGCCCTCCTGACCCTGGAGGACGGTGACCAGTACACCGTCAGCTTCGGCGTCAGCGGCCAGCCCGATGCGGGCCGGACCTGGACCGGACATCGCGCGGACGTGGCGGTCAAGGCGATGGCCCGGGATCTGTACGGCACGCTGTGCGCCCACGAGTACGGCACCGGACGCGACTCGTGCCCCGGCTGCGACTACACGGGAGAGGAGTTCGAGTCCGCCCACAAGGGTGAGCTGACGGTCATGCCGGGCAGTCTGCCCAAGCTCACCCGCGTGGTCTTCGACGACTCCCTCGCCCCTCTCAACGTCATCCACAAGGTGCACCCCGAGGGCTGAGAGCGGCCCGGTGCGCCGCTGTTCATCCGCGCACTCGGCTCACTCAAGGGCGGCCCTTTCCGGGGTCGCCCTTGTTTCATTTCCGGAGTGACCTAGGCCGATGGCTGGTAGACTCCGCACAACGGAAGGAGAGGAAATGCACGAGGAGTTGATCAGGTTCCCGGGAGTCGGCGGGACCTGGTCGGACGCGGGAGAGGGCCGCATGTACGTGTACGCCGTCGTCCCTCGGCCCGTCGACTACCCGGACAACTGCATCGTCGAGAACATGATCGTCCTCACGGAGCCCGACGCCCCGGTGAGCGACATCCGCCCCCTGTGGGGGGATCCAGCCTCGGCCGCCGAGGAAAAGGCGGCCCGGCGAGACGCGGCCCGCCTGATGGACCGTGAGGGCTTCGCCGTGAAGGCGGCCTCGGTCCGTTCCTTGGTATCCCTCGACAGCTTCTCCGTGGACATGCTGGCCGCTGTCTTCATGGGGTCAACCCACCACAGCCTCCAGGTTTCTGGGGGTGGCACCTTCTGGGAGGCTGCCCGGGAAGATCTCACCGTCGCTGGCACCCAGCTTCTGGACCGGCTTCACAGCGCCTTCGGCGTCGAGCCGGTCCTGCTGACCTTCCTGGACACCTGACAACCCGTCGGAGGCGACAGCCCGACATCGGAAAGAGAGAAGAAGCATGGAACTCATCCAGTCGCATCACGCGCCTGGGCCGGGCCCGATCCACATCGAGGCGCCGGAGCTTCCGGTCGAGATCACCGTCCGCTCGGACGTCGAGTACCGGCAGGTTCACGTCATGGTCGACCGGGGACTGGGTGCACACGCCAGGTCCGGAGGCGCCGGAGGCCGGGAGCTGCACGTCGTCGTCGGCCGTCCCGGCATGGTGGCCTGGATCGCCAGTCTCTTCGGGCGGCAGAGTTCCGCCACCTCCGGGGGTTCCGTCAAGGCCGGGCGAAAGTCTGTCGTTGCGGGCGGGAGCATCGACTCCAATGCCATCGGCAAGGGCGCCAGGGTCACCATCGACGGACAGCCGGTGCAGCGCAAGGGACCTGGGGTCCACCTGACCGTGCCCCCGGGATGCACCTTCGATGTCCGCGCGCACGACGGCATCAGGGTGCACTACAACATGACCGAGATGACCATCGAGACGGCAGTCGAGATCGGCATTCTGGAGCGTGCCTGATGTCCGTGGTCGTGGAGGACGGTTACCTCGTGGAACGCTTCTCCGGCGGCCGGTTGCGGAAAGCGCAGATCGTTGCCGAGCGGCCCGAAGGTGCCTCACACAGCCTGTCCGTCACCACCGAGGACGGACAGAAGTACAGAACCGGATGGTTCTACGCTCCAGGCATCCGCCAGGGTCGCGCTGTTGCGTGGCCCGCAACCTGAGCAGCTAGACGGAAAGGGGAGGAATCAAGGGTGAACGCATCGCTTACGCCGTTCACGGAGGAGGAGCTGGAGGCCGCCATCGACAGCGTGTCGATGGGGTACTACCGGCGGGCTTCCGAGCACGACAAGGCCAAGATCCGCTCTTGGCTGCCGGGCCTCCAGGCCATGTCGGACAAGGACTTCGTCGTCGAGGCCGCGTCGAGGATTCTCGACTCGGCCATCATGAACGGCTATCGGGGCAACGCTTCGGGGATCCACGCCATGGCGGACATCTGCCAGGACGAGGCTGCCCGGCGCCATCAGGCGGCGGGCCATGCCGCCGACTGCCGGGGCTCCGACTTGTACAGCAGGGCGTACAACCTGGCGCGCACGAACCAGGGCCACAAGGCTACGTTCCTGGCCCCTTGCACCTGCGGCTTCGAGAAGTAGTGAGAGCGGGGAGGACGAGATGTTCCAGTACGACATGGTCACCGGGGCCATCGAACTCGGTCGCGACAGTCAGGCGGTGCAGAACTACAAGGCCGGAACGGGCGCCCTCATCTACGCCTTGAAGGCGGGCGGATGGTCGGACGAGCAGATCGAGAACGGCCTGCGCACCCACTTCGAGAGCGTGGCCGCCGTTCTGGTGGAGCATCTGCGTTCCCATGCAAGCCAGCAGAACTACAGTGACGCCTTCCGAGCCGTCGCCAGCGCGCTCATCGACAGGATCGACCCCGCCGAGATCAACGGCAACTGACGAAAGGAGAAGAAGGGTGAACGCGAAGAAGTGGCCCTCTCTGGGTGACGTGATTTTGGTGCAGGACGTGCCGACCACCGACGCCCAGCGGGAGCTGTGGAAGAACCGGCAGCCGCCAACCAGGAAGGGTGAGGTGGTTGAGGTCCCGAACGAGGACGGCAGCGGGTTCCTGGTGATCGATGTCGGCGGCGAGTACGGCGGCGTCAACTACGCGGCGCGTGATTTCTCGACGCGGTACGTCTGGAAGCCCACCGGCGAGAAGGTCGACAGGGAGCAGCAGCGCAGCGAAGCGAGCGCACTGGTGCAGTCGATCCGGCGGCAGGCTGACGGGGCGGTCGAGTACCAGCCGACCATGAACATCTACGACGAAGCCGAAGACGGCCCCGCCATGCTCTTGTGCCTGCCCGTCGCGATCGTCGAAACCCTCGTCGACGTGGCGTACCGGCACATCACCCCGAGCATGGGGCTCGACGGGGCGTTCGTTGACGAGCTGCGCTACCAGCTCGCCGACTACCGGGCTTCTCTCAAGTCCCGGGGGCAGGGAGCATGATCTCGATCGAAGACCTGAGTCTCACGTCCATCGACGGTATACGCCACACGACGACCAGCGAGAGCATCGTCGCCGCCGTCGTCTTCGCTGCGAAGCTCGGCCATTCGACACGGACGGCGTACCGGTTCGTCACCGCGCTCGTCATGGTGAACGCCCTGGACGACATCTCCCAGTGGGAAGACGTCCTTCGCCAGGTCGTGACCCTGGAAGGGGAGGGCGCCTGAGGTGAGGATCACCGGCGTCAGCCAGGACGGACGGAAATGGATCAACCGGCGCATCACCTTCCGGCTGTGCGGAGGTGACTTCGCGAACGTCCTCTGCCTCGTCTACCGGGAGCACGACCTGGAGGAAGACGGTCCCCTCCCGGACCTCAGCAAGGCCAAGATCCTCGAACTCGTGGACGACGTCCTGCTGGAGCGAGCAGACAAGCGGAACTGGTGGAGCGACGACGTGGACGACGACGACTTTCGTGACGCCCTGTGGGAGTGGGCGGACGAACTGATCCGCCGCAGATTCCCCGAGTTCTACTGACTGGAGAACGCACAATGACCGACCTCGCCGCCGAACGCGACAACCTGCTCGTCCAGGCCCGCGCCAAGACGCCTGGCATCCGCATCACCGCCGAAGCGCCTGCCGACGATGCTGACGCTCTGCGCGCAGAGATCACCGCGCTGCGGGAGTTCATCAACCGCCCCACGCCCGGACTGCACACCGACACGTACGACGAGGCCACCGACCCCGACGGCCCGAGCGACGACCCCACGAACGTCTGACTCGCCCACCAACCCCAGGAGCAACCCGCCATGACCACCTGGTACGCCTGCCAGCATCACGGCAACGATATTCACACCACCGAAGGTGACGCCATCCATCGCACGTGCGCCCATGACGGCACCGTGCACTACGCCTGTGCCCCCCGTCGCGCACCGCACGGCACACCCCGACCTGCCGACTGGCCGACCTCTCTCGACTGGATCACGGAGGGGTCCACCGCATCCGTCGGCGACGACTTCGACTTCGAGGCTGTCGCCCGCGCTGCGTACGCCGAAGCCGTGACCGCCGGGGATACCCGCGCCGCGCATGCGCTCGCCGCATGCTTGCCTCGCTCACTCACTCCTGAGGAGCAGCGTCGGGCCGTCGAAGCCGCCTGGTCCGGCGTGATCCGCAACAGCAGCTTCGGCAAGCTTCCGCCCGGCGTCACCCGCATCCGCTGACCAGCCCGCCACGCGTCTTAGGAGCAACCCGCCATGGCCACGCCGACCACCACCGCTCAGGATGCCGCTCGCGAGCGCCTGCGCACCACCGTCGCCGCGATCCTCGCCGATGTGTACGACCGCACCACCGACCCCGACGCCGCCGAGCAGGCCGTCATGGACGCCGCGCAGCAGTGGGGCACCGAGGGGTACGTCATCAACGCCACGCCCGCCGAGCCCTGCCCCGGCAACGGCTACGGCAACGGCGGCACCGTCAGCCGCTGGTACGCCCCGAACGGCTGGCAGGACACCCCGCCCATCGACGCCAACGCCGACGCCGACCCCGGCTCGTACACCGTCGGCGAGCGCGTCACCTGCCCCCGCTGCTCCGCCTCCGTGGCCGTCGAGCGCGTCAAGACCACCAAGCGCGAGACCGGCACACAGTACGTCGCCTGGCTCGCCCGCCACTGACCACTAGGAGCACCCCCCACGATGGCTTACATCGAAATCGACGAGATCGATGGCCTTTTCGACGTCGAGGAGACCTTTCATCACGGCAAGCCGATGACCGTGCTCAGCATTCTTGGCATGCCCGTGCTGTACGGGCCGCCCGGCAGGCTGGACCGGCAGTACGGGGATGAGGTGCTGGAGGAGCTGAAGCCGCACATCGCCAAGGCGCTGGCGAGGCTCCTGCTCGCCGACGGCAACCTCCCGGGCTGGCAGGCCGAGCCGGTCGACGTCGAACCTCCACACTGACGAGACGGTTCGTGCCAAGCCCGGACATCAACCCAACATCGGAGCGTCGCATCTCTTGCCTTACCGATATGCATCCGTCACTCCGCACGCCATTCGGACCGTCTCGCCCAGCACTGACCGTAGGGAGAAGAAGCAAATGGCGAAGATCGAGATCAACGAGATCGAGGGCCTGTTCACCGTGGATGTAGCCAGGGACACCGGCGGCAACTACGTCGGCGTACTGAAGATCCTCGGTCACACAGTGCTGTACGCCCCGGAAGAGGTCGTGCTGCACCCCGGCACTGCCCACTGGAACGACGTCACCAGTGGGGTCCTGGCTCGCTTTCTGGCGACACAGTTGATGGACAGCGGCGCCATGGAGGGATGGGACTTCACGTCGCCCACCGGGCGAGAGGTGAGCGGGGACTAACGGCCCATCGATTGGGATGGCTCCACGCCCGACCTGAATGTCCGCCAGAATGACCCCGGCGTTCCGATCCGGTACCGGAGCGCCGCATCCTTCACTCAACTCCCAAGGAGGGTCCCTGTCGTGGGACTGAACTCTCGCGTTGCCCAGATCGTCTGGGGCCTGGTTCCGCTCGTTCTCGCCGGTTCCATTCTGGAGCTGCCGTTCATCTGGCGGGCGCTCAAGACCAAGAAACGTAGCGACATCCGGCTGGCGGTCATCTTCGGTGTGGTGCAGCTCGGCGTCTGGCTGCTCTACGTCATCTTCACGCAGGACTCCAGCACCCTGCGCGAGGACGTCCCGGCCGCCCTCATCTGGATCAGCGCCTTCGCCGCCGCCGTCGCCGCCGCGTACGTGTACCGGCCGCTGAACAAGGAGGAGCGCATGGACCAGGCGGCCCAGGACCGGCGCCCCGGCTCGTCGTATCTGTAGGACCCCCGGCCAGCCAGCAGGCAGCGACGTTACACATGAGCAGCAACCACGGCAGGCCGGGTGAGGCCCTGAAGGGCACGACCGCAGGCCACTGAACAGAATCAATCGGAAAGGAAACGCAGCATGGGCAGCAACGACAGCTCCCTCGATGAGCGCTACCCCGAGCACGCCAAACAGCGCAAGGTCATCTCCCAGATGGACGCAGTCCAGTCCTTCCTCGACGCCATGCAGGAGCGGGGTCTCGAACTCGGGGAGACGGTGGTCACGCGGGTCGCCGTGTTCGAGGGCACCGAGGAGTGCACCGCCGTGCAGTCGGTCAGGGGGGAGAGGCTGACACGGCTGGTCAACGAGCACTTCGGCATCGACCGCTCCAAGATCCTGGCCGAGAAGGAGCAGATGATCGCCGACATGGCGGCAGGAAGTCTCCGATGAAGCCGAGTGAACGCCTTCTGAAGATGATCCGCCAACAGCTCCCCGAGCTGGACATCCCCGAAGGCGCCCGGCTGGAGCGAGCTGCTGGGTCCTACGCCGGATGGAACCGCACATCGCTCGGAGCCTGGGTGTGGACGGCGGTAGACGCGAACGGCGTACCCCTGCACCGGAACTCCGAGGGACAGCCCCTGGCCATAGGTTCCCAGTGGACCATGACCGAGCTGGTGCGCGCAGGTTCCCTCGCGGCCAACCCATCGGGAGCGAACCCCGGAGACATCCACATCGAGCCGACAGACGAGAAGCAGCGAGAGGGGGTGGCACAGTGAACGGCTACACCGAGCTGGTTGTCGATGTGTCCGGCCTGTACGACGGCTACACGGCGCCCGAAGTGATCTGCCAGCGAGCGCGGGATCACTGGCTGAACGAGTTCGCGGCGGCCGAACTCAAGCTCCCGTTCGGAGAGGGCAAGCAGCAACGGCTGGACGACGGCATGTACCTCATCTACTGGTTCGTCGGCACCGACGAGTACTGGTACTACGTCACGCTCAACATGAATCAGTACAAGGTCACGACCGAACGGAAGGGCAAGGCGCAGAAGCGCGCCTGACGGAACGGAAAGGGGAAGAACATGACCGATCAGCCATGGGTGCAGGTGTTCCCCGGCCCCGGCCTGGATCCGGGATTCCGCTGGGACATCAACGGCCGGGCCCAGTTCCGGCACAAGGGCTACTCAGTGGATGTCCTCATCCGGCAGGCCACCACCGACGATGCCGCGTATTACGTACGCGAGGAGCCCAGCATCAACGACGTGGTGATCGTCGGCACGGTCAGCCTGGACCACGTGGAGCTGTCGAACGCCGAGCACCGCGCTGACATCACGGAACCCTTTCAGATGAGCCAAGCCCTCGCCTACGTGCTCGACGCGGCCGTGGAGGACGCTCGTCGGATGGTGGGCCGCCTGGTAGAGCGGGTGGCGGAGATCGACGCGAAGCAGAACTGACCCCAGGCCGAAACCGGGCAGCCAATTCAGTCTTTAGAAGGGAGGGAGTGGGACCAATGGTGAGCATCAACGATCTGGATGGACCGGTGCGAACGGTCGCCGACGTCGTGCGCCAGAGGAAGATCGGCGCTCACTTCGTCGCGCACCGAGACATCGGCCTGGATCCTCAGGGCAACTTCTGGCTCCGACGCGAAGGCAAGGTGGATCTGCTTCCGGGACTGAGGAAGAAGATCGCTATTGCATGCGTCCGGGATTCGGGTCTGCGCCTGAGTTCCAGTCAGACGATCGCGACCGACAAGGTGCAACGTCTCGCCGACCCCGTGGACGACACCACTTGGATCAAGGTTCAAGGGACCTTCTGACCGCAGGCCGAAACCGGGCATCCAGCCCGGTCGCGCAGTGAGGCTGCGCCTGACGATGGCCGTCAGCGGAGGAACCGGAAAGGGGAAGAGCGTGGGAGACCAGAAGGACGTCTACCTGATCGGCGAGCAGTACTCGAACAAGGCCACAGGTCGAAAGGGCGTCGCCGTGATCCGCCCGGCAGTGCTCGAAGGGCTGTTGTCGGAGGAGCCGAAGGTCATCACGACATCCCCCTGTTGCCCCGACAAGGTCCGGCACCTGTCCTACGCCGACATCACGTCGAGCCTGGCTGCCAAGCAGGGCGGCTGGGCCATGCAGTGCAAGGAGTGCAAGTGGCACTACAAGGTCGTCGCTGAGCAGACCGGAGCCACCCGGCTCGGCCTGTACGGCGTGCGCTGGATCTCGCAGGGGTTCTGAGGAAGGGGAGACAGAGGCATGGGAAGCAACCTGAGCGGCGTACAGGCTGGGACCGAGCTGCTGCTGGCAAGGAAGGGCTTCGGCAGGCGCAACCTGGACCAGGAGCCCAGGAAGGTGCAGGTGCACAAGGTCGGCACCAAGCTGGTGTACATCCAGGATGGCACCACCGCCACCGCGTACCGGATCGAGAACGGCCGGTCCAACTCTCAGTACAACGACTACGAACTGTGGCGGCCGGAGGAGTGGGCTGCGGAGGGCAGGCGTGCCGAGCTGGAGAAGGCCCTGAACGCTCACGGTGTCGAGGTCTGGCGCAAGCAGCAGCCGATCCGCGTCCTGGAGAAGCTGCTCGCCGTCCTCGACGGAGAGCTGTAGCCGAACACCCCCTGACCTGGCCTTCCAGCATGGAATTCCACCCTGGAAGACACGAGGAAGCGTCAAGAAGAGAAGTGGAAGCGCCCCGGAAGGGGGCTGGAACCGAAAAGGAAGAAGACATGGAACGGCCTGAGCCGAGGCAAGGGGACATCGTGATCGTCAACGGCCGTCGGAGCCGGATCGATGGTTTCGATAAGAACGGAGGCGCCCGGCTCCGCAACAGCAAGTGGGTGTGCATGTCGGAGTTCATCAAGAACGCCGAGGGCGCTTGGGTGCGCGAGGCGGAGGCGATGTCCGGGGTGCCCGAGTTGGAGCGGCCCGCCAAGGGGGACGCTGCGCAGGCGTTGTCAGCAGCGGCCGAACACTTGCGACAGAGCCCTCTGCGCTACGTGACCGACGAACGGTACGCACTTCTCCTTGCTGACTCGATGCAGGCGCTCGGGAGGATCGGTTCCTACGGCGCCGAGTTCCTGGACCGGGTGGGCGGCGCCGAGATGGTGCGGCTGGCGCGTTTCATCAATGCCAACGCCTGACCTCGATCAGGAAGAGGGGGTCATGCCCCTCGGGCCAGACCTCCTTGCGAGGCAGGCAACTCGACTTCTCCATCCCTGTTGTTACGACCGGGGATGGGGGGAGTCCAGGGGCGCTTCTCGTGATCCGAGCATCGGAAGCGCCCCTGGACAGCGCAAGAGTCGGCGAGGGTGAGAGTATGCGAGTCACCAGGGTGGACGCAGACTTCACTGGCAACTCGCACAGCGTAACGACGTAAGCACCGTCGTCTATGCCGCCTCTACGCCGTTGTTGACGGACAAGACGGCGGTCATGTTTGATGTGGCGAACCTGCATGGGAAGGAGAGACGCGACATGGCGAACGATGAAGCCAGGAGCGCGATCGAAAAGCTGCTGGGGTTTGAGTTCGTGTCAGACCCCCGCAAGTCCAAGGTCTCGATCCCCAAGGCCCCGAAGGGGCATCCGGCGGACAGGCCCTACCCCTTTCCGGCCCGAGAGTTCACGCCGGAGATGGCCAAGGACATCCTGAAGTACCGGGTCATCCGCATGGAGGTGATGCCGAAGGCCCTCAGGCATGCCGAGATGACCGGCAACCGGCGCTTCCTGATGGCGGCACTGAAGGGATCGCGGCACGACAAGGGCTGGATCCGCCGGTTCCAGGACAACGAAATGCACCCCGGCACCACGGACCCCGTCTGCTTCACGCGTGACGGTTTCGTCCTGGATGGCCAGCACCGCTTCGCCGCTTGCGTGCTTTCCGGCGTCCCCTTCGAGGTCCCGGTCATGGTGAACACACCCTGGGACACTTTCGCAGTGAAGGACACGGGGCGCGGCCGGACGGCCGGACAGCTCCTCGGTGAGGTCCCCTACGCGGACTACTGCGCTGCGGCGGCCAAGGTCATCCTGCCGGTGATCTTCGGGACCGAGCGGGAGCAATGGCACCTCTCGGACGCCACGAACCGGGAGATCTACGACCTGGTGCACGGCTGGCCCTACTTCCACGAGAGCGGCCCGACCGGGCAAGGCGGCTGGATGAAGGAGGTCGTCGGTGCGGCAGCCAGCCGGATCCCGCTGACCGCGCTGGCCGCTTCCACGATGATGGCGCTCGCGGCCGGGGCCGACCCGTTCCACGTGCAGAGTTTCCTGGACGGCTTGAAGCCGGGCTATTCCCAGGGCTTCCCCGACATCAGCGAGAAGGGCAAGGACCCGCGTTTCCTGCTGCGCCGCAAGTACCTCCGAGCGTCAGCCATCGGAAAGTCCATCACCGACGTGGAGCGTCGCCAGCAGGTGGGTCACGTCCGCCGGGCCATGTCCATCTGGCTGGACTACCAGGGCGGGTTCGGCATCACCGAGCTGAAGAACCTGCCCAGCGTTCCCGAACACGGCAAGCTACCCGAAGTCTGGCGGGCCGACAACGTCCGTGAGTTCCACCGAGAGAAGGTTTCCTGATGGGCAAGACGGTTCCCGGCAAGGTCGAGTGGCTGCGGCCGGAGTTCCGGGGGCGCGAGGAGGAGCTGGAGACACGCGCCGACTTCGAGAGCCGGACCGGCACCACGGCCCAGTCTCTGTCCTCCCACTTCACGCGGTACGCCAACCGCGTGCCCAGGGTCGCTGCCCGTTTCGGCAAGCAGAAGTGGTTCGTGGCTTCCGAGCTGGACGACTTCCTGACCTGGATCAGGGAGAATTCGGGCACCCGCTCAGAGACCGAGATCAAGGAGGCCGAGATTGCGCGCCTCGATATCACGCTGGAGGAAACAGAGGGGCGGATCGCCCGGCACAAGGCGGCCCTGACCAAGGCCGAGCGGGACAAGGCGCGGTTCCTCAAGCAGCGCAACCGTGCGCTGGATGATCTGAAGTTCCTGAAGCAGGGGAGCTAGCGCACTCCCTACCACTTTTCAGTCGCTGCACAAGCGCGGAAACGGGCCCCTTCGGGGGCCTTTTTTCGTGTTACCTTGAGAGGCAAGGAAAGGGGAAGATGGTGGAGTTCGCGGTCAGAGTTCTGGACTACGGACGGCACGGGGTCATCGCCAAGGAGCCCCGCACCCGGTGTACCGGAGAGGGTGCGACTGCCGAAGAGGCACTGGATGACCTCAGGCGACAGCTCTGGACCTTCATCGAGCACGACTTCGTACCCCCTGCCGAGGGGCCTGTCGAGAGCATCGTGAACATCACCGTCTGATGAATCGGAAAGGGGAACTTCAAAGGTGTTCACTCTGGTTCGCCACAATCTCTGGACGGCCCGGGACCTGCCGCTGTTCGAACACGGCCTGGAGCCCATGTTCATCGGACCCTGGACCGCCGAAGCAGTACGCCGTCTGGGTGGGGTCCTGTTCTACTCGCTCGACACGGCCTGGGATGCGGCCGAGGGCTTCATGTACCCGGACGGTGACACGCGGCGGCCCCCCAGCCCGGCGGGACGGTTCCGGGAACTTCCGTTCCTGAGGTTGCCGCTGTTCGTCCCCGAGTTTTCGGGTGACCTGCTGGCGGCCTAGGGTGGATGGGCAGGCCGCATCACGCGGTAGCATCCTGCTTCATTTTCACCTTCGAGGGAGTTGACCAAATGGCCCGTGTGCGCGGCGTCTACCTGAGGAAACCACCGAAAGGTCCGTCGGCCTACACGTCGAAGGAGGCGGCACTGATCGCCAACCCGAAGATGTTGGTCGCCGACGCAGCGTTCCCGAAGGATCGGATGGAATCGGTCAAGAACGCGGCATTCCGGGTCAACTCAGGCGGACGGGGTGAATGGTCCAGCTCCGAGTTCTACGGCATCTGGGAGTACGCCAAGGACATCGTTCTGCGGATCAAGCCGGATGACGGAGAGGGCTCCGTCGAAGTCGTCGGCTTCGAGGCGGACGGCACCGTCATCGGCGAGGAGGGTGACCCTGTCGGCAGCCTTGAAGACCTCCTCCGCGAGGACGGTATCGAGATGGGCGGGTGGGTACTGCTCATCGGGGTCCACCCGGCCCCCGAGGGGTGGGCGGAGGTCGTCAATGCGCCTGGAAGCAGAAGGCGCAAGCGCCGACGGAGTACAGATCAAGAGGACGACTGACGGGGAGCCGGGGCCGCAGGGGTGGCCCCGGCTTCAAGGTCGCAACGACCCAGGCCGAAGGAGGGGCGCATGGAAACCCGAGTCGTGATCCGGGACACCGCCACCGAGGAGAACTTCGAGCTGACCGGCAACCTGCCGCCGAGGAAGGTTGAGAAGTTGCGCAGAGTCGCGGAGAAGGTCGCTCAGGACACCGGGTGGGCCGTGACCATAGCCGCCGAAAAGGCGCGGTGAGCACCATCAATCCCTACGCCATCGGATGGCCGGAGTTCTGGCTGCGCTTTGCGGTCCTCTTCTTCACCGTTGCGGCGGTCCTGCTGGTGATCTCCGTGGTGCTGCGGATCTTCGCCGACCTCTGGGGAGCGGTGTCGTGGGTGGCGCGCAAGGGGTGGAGGCGGTGACTTGCACCAGAACCTGACGAAGCCGCCCTCGACTTGGTTGACACCGAGAAGCCGCCAGGGAGCCCTCCAGGGGGCCTGTCACACCGGTCGCCCCATCGTGATGCCGCTCCAGGCTGTTCGTCCCTCCTGTGCCCACACGGAGCCCCCGTGGGGGAGACCTCGACAGATCACCTCGCGACCTTGAGGCCCGGCAGCCAGAACCGCACGTCCCCGTCGCTGCGACTCTCCATCTGCACCGTGTCACACAGGCCGTCCAGGTCGAAGTGGATGTCGACCGCGCGTCGCCCGTACTCCTCCGTCAGTGCGACGAGGAAAAGGGAGTACTGCCGGATCGTCGCATCGAGCACCATGCACACCCGGCCGGTGTCGGGGTGATGCCCCTGGGTCAGAGCTTCCCGGGGCAGACTGGCACGCTCCAGCGCCCACTGAATACGGACCTTCGGTATGACCTGCCCCTGGTCGCCTGCCGTCACGTTTCCCCTCCTCGGCCTGCCTCTTTTCCGGGGACTATCCTAGTGATGTTCCATAGGACAATCTTCTTTCGGCGGGGGATCACTGTGTTCAGGCCGTCGCACCTGCGTGCGCTCGCCTACCTGCTCATATCTGCCTGCATGTCGCTCACCCTCTGGGTGTACATCCAGGGCGCCATCATGCTGTACCAGTGGTATCAGATTCTCCAGTGGTGTTCGGAGGTAGTCGAATGAGTGAGCAGCCCTTCCGGTCCGGCGGCATGGTGGGCGTGCCGACCAACGGTCCGGTGCTGGTGAGGTTCAGCAAGGAAGAGCCCATCTGCAAAAGCCCAGCCCATGCGCGTGAGTGGCTTGCGACGCAGGGAGTGACCGAAGACTGGATGCGCGAGCACGGCATCACCCAGGGGGGTGGAGGGGAGTGACGGTGCAACAGGCAGCGACCAGCTTGCAGCAGGCTACGGACGCGAGGGCAGTCCCTGTGCGGCGCAACTGGTGGCCGACTCACGTTCAGCCGCCCCGCACGACGTTCATCTCGGAGCGGCACAGAACCCTGATGTGGAAGCTCTGAGGGCGGCGTTTTCCCGTAGAATTCTTCCAGGAAAAGAGAGAAGAAGGGTGACGGGAATGACGACAGAAGAGCAGTACCCTCAGCCCCACGAGGGGGTTCGCGGACTGGATCTTGCCCCGGGGCACCCACTGAGTCTCGATGAGGCATCCGTGGACCGGCGCCTGGAGATGCTTGAGCGGGTTCGCCAGCGGTGGAACGACATCCTGCACGACCGGATCCCCGACCGGGACCATCTCTTCGACGTGATGTACGACCCGCACCCCGGGGACATGGTCCTGGAACTGACCACCTCGTTCCGTACCGACAGGGACTCCCGGGTGCTGGCTTCCGGCATCCTCCTTGTCCATGAACGCAAGGAATGGGCCAGTACGGATGAGGAGTGGGCACAGACCGTCGCCCAGGAAAAGGCCAGCCATGAAGAGGATGGCTACAGCTTCGACGAGGAGCAGTTCGCCAAGGACCGCTTCGCGACGTCGGCCTCCTACGTGCAGTACGGGCCCAGCCCTACCTACGTGTGCCGATGGTCGAACTGCAAGTTCATCGTCATTCCGATGGACCTGGCCGAACCATTCATCCGCCCGTTCCTCCAGGCGTACGCGAAGAGGGTGACCTCGTGACGGAGAAGCTGGTCCGGGACCGCATACCGGAGATCGCCGCTGCGAAGGGGCAGAAGATCAGAGTACGGAGGGCCAGCCCGGCAGAGATGCCCGCACTGCTGCGGGCGAAGCTGAGCGAGGAGTGCCGCGAAGCGATGGCCGCCAAACCCGACGAACTGCTGAACGAGCTGGCCGATCTGGTCGAGGTGGCGCAGGCGCTTGCGCAGGTTCACGGTCATGATGCCGCCGCTCTGGAGGCGGCGCAGCGCATCAAGCGGCAGCATCGGGGCGGGTTCACCCAGCGCATCGTCCTTGATCTCGGCGCTGTCGGCGCATCGGGCTGACGCGGTTTCAACACCTCAAGCCCGCACCCCGGGTTGGAGAACTCGGGGTGCGGGCTCTTGGCTGTACGCGTCCACCCTCAACCGTTGACCCGGTCCGTTACGGACTGGGACGATGGACGCGGTTCTCCTCGGGGCGTCTCGACCTGACCCGGACGGCCCTTGAGGCCCTGCCAGCAGCGGTTCCCACGACCGTTATGGCAGGGCCTCTTCCATGTCCGCAGATCAGTCGCCGAGATCCATGTTCGGGTACTTGCGCTTCACGGCCGCCTTGACCTTGGCCTGATCGCCCGGCGAACCGAACTGCTTCACGCGCGCCAGCGCCGACCGCGCCCGCGCCGGAGTGTCGATCGGATACTTCCGGCCCGGGAGGGCGAAGTCGCTGGAGTCGAGGTTGTTGCGCTTCTTGGCGTCGAGCGGAGCTTCCGCCATGGGCTTCTGCGCTTCACCCATGTCACCCCAGTCGACATCCTCGCCCTCATAGTCGTGGCCCTTCGGCGTGGACGGCATGAACTGGGGTTTTCCGTACTGCGCCACGATCGCGTCCTGCACGGACGTGACCACGTCGCCGTCCACGAACTGCGCGAGGACTTCCAGCGCCTGACGGGCATCCTCTTCGTCCGGGAAGCCACCGATGTCGTCACAGTCGGCAGCCTCGGCCATGCCCGGCCTGCGCGACTCCTTCTCCTCGTCGTCCTTGTTCTTGCCCTGGAGCCACGGAGGAAGGGCTTCCTTCTGCTCCTCCTTGTCGTCCTTCTGGAGCCATGGGGGCAGCGATTCGTTCATCCCGTTGCCCCAGGGGGGCAGCGTGTCCCGGGGCCTGATCTGCGCCGAGGTCGCCTCCTGGGCGGTCTGCCACGGCAGGGCGGCCTCGTTCACCTCTCCGCGCCTGCGAGTCGCCACGCCGGTCGGGGAGCCGTCGGGGTACACGATGGGCGGCGGAGTCTGTCCGAGCGCCCCCGGGTCGAGCGTGCTGGCTTCCTGGACCTGGCTGCGCCAGCCGATCCCGTTGCGCGTGTAGCGCTTGTCCCGCACTGCGGTCATGGGCGAAGCGTCGGAGCTGGAAGCCTCTTTGGCGCCTGTCGCCTTCATGCTGTGCTCGTCGTATCCGTTGGCCACTCGGGTCACCCCATTCACGGGTCCGTTGTCACCCGGAAAGCGTAGTCGTATATACGACGGATGGCCCGCCTCCCATTGGTGAGAGGCGGGCCATCCGTCGTTCTTCAGATTTCCAGGTCGGCACCCATTCCAGCGATGCCGTCATACCGAGCCTCGCTCACGATGGCACGGATACGCCCAGCCAGCTCCTCGGCCAGCTCTCGGTCGCTCGGGCTCCGCTCGAAGTCATCGTCGTCGGACAGAGAGAGCAGAACGATGATCTTGCCTATCTGGCGCCCCACTGGAGACCCCCTTGTCGATGTCAGCGGGCGTTCGCGGCGGCCATGATCAGTTCGTTCTGGTCACCGTGACGGACCTTCACGCGGGCGCCGCTCTTGCGCAGCTTCCAGCGGACGGTGGGCCGCCCGTCGGCGGTCATCACCCGGTCGAGCACGGCGACGATGACGCAGTTCTCCGTGCCGATCAACGAGGGCCGGATGCAGAAGGCCGGGTCAACGTTTGCGCCGCCTTCACCGTCGTACACCTTGAAGAGCACGTTGCTGGCGCCCTGGAAGCCCTTGTCCGCACGGTTCTTGCTCTTGAAGGCGGCCACCTGTACGACGATGCGGTGGTACTCGCCGGGGATCTTGTTCAGCACCAGGCGGATCGCCTCGTCGTCTCCCTCACCGTCACCGGTGGTGTTGTCGCCGGTGTGCGTGATCGATCCGTCGCCGGGCAAGCCGTGCAGCGGGTTGGTGTGAGGCTCCCAGCCTGCGACGAGGGTAACCGGGATCTGATCCTGGAAGAGCACCGCCACGGCGTCCAGGTCGGCGCCCATCTTGCGCGAGGCGCGACCGAGCCACTTCGCCTTGCCGCGAGAAGAGGCGTCCCAGGCGGCACCGATGGTGATCACGTCGCTCACGTCCAGCTCCTGCCCGTCAGGGAGGAGCGGAACGCCGACCGGAGCCAGCTCTTCGTCACTCAGCGTAGGCATCGCGTCGCCCTGCTGGATGTCGCCCTTGTACATGTCCGTCACTATCGAGGTCCCCGTCCCGCTCGCCATTCCCTGATGGGCTTGCCCTGGTTGGTGTCGGCGCTTTTACGATCGTTCGAGGGTAGGCCCTTCGAGTCTTCCCCGCTACCGTTACTGCGCCCAGTTTCGGGACGTAATTCGAGTATCACCCTTCCTCCTTCCCGAAAGCTCCCGTACCGCTTTCTCCTTGCGGCCTAGGCCAGTCTATAACGCTCAACCTCGTTGCGCCAGGCCGATCTTGGGCTTTCGGGGAAAATAAAATTGGGGTTTTCCGCTGCGCTCTCCCATGGAAACGGAGCGTGACGGGCGCAGGTCGCGGCGGCTATGATGCCTATCATGATCCTCGCCATCGTCGGGGACGAGGAAAGGGGAAGAAGATGGACGGCAACAAGGCTGCCTGGGTGGGGATCGCGCCGTCGCCCAAGGTGCTGGCGGCGCTGGATCAGGAGGAGACTTCCGTACTGGCACTCCTGGCCTGGTGCAGTGCCACGCGAAACCCCGTGACATCACTCGACGTAGCAGCACTCCCGGACCGCAACGGCACACCTCTGGGCATCATGGAAGCCCGGCGGATCACGCAGACCCTGCGGGACATGAAGATCGCCTCGGTGCTGGGCATGACCAACGACAAGCCGCTGAGCATCTTCCTGGGCGGCTTCCGCACATCCGGCGCAGCCCATCGGTCCGACCGGCCGGTCTCGCCCGCACGTACGCCCCAGCCGACGGGCCCTGGGATGTTCCAGTCCCCGGCCGCGCCTCGTCCCGTGCGCCGCGAGGCTCCCCCCAAGGCGAAGACGGGACTGCCGATCGAGCACAGCACGGGCAAGCTCGACGCACTGAAGACCACCCCGCGAACCCCGGACTTCGTGGCACGCGAGTCGCGCAGGCTCCGCAACGAGCTGAACCGGATCAGCAAGATGAACCGGCCGGTGCAGCAGGCGCAGGCCCGCAAGGAGATCCTGGAACGGCGCATCCAGCTCTACCGCCGTTGGCTCGCAGTGGAGCCGGACCATCCGTCGCTGAAGTCATGGCTGGAGCGCAAGGTGAACGCCCTGCCGGAACTGGACCGTGACATCGAGCAGGCGAAGCGCAGAAAGAAGAGCTGAGGCGCGTCAGAAAGCACAGAGACCGGAACCTGTGGGCGGGTTCCGGTCTCTGCGTGTTTCGCCTTCCGTTGGTCACATCCGTCACGCCAGGTGCGGTTCCGGTGGTCGTCAGGCGTGCCTCTCCCCCTCGACAACTCGGTTCAGGAGCCGTTCGGTGACTCGGCGCTCGAACCGGGCGACGGTGTTCATGGCTTCGACGCGCGCCTCGGGTTCGCTCAGCCCGCCGTACATCAGGCCGGGCACGAGGAGCTTTTCCATCTCCTCGCGGGCCTCCTCCAGCGTCGAGACCCCCGACGGGCGCTGCTGCCGCATCAGGGCCTCCTCCAGGGGACCGTCGTCCATCTCGTCCACGCCCTTCTCCTCATCCGTCATTCCGGCCCACTGGCCAGCAGTCCGTACCGCTTTCGCGCCGACCGCTCCAGCCGGGCCACCCGATCCTCCCCGATGCGCTCGACCGCTTCCTTGCGTGAGATGCCGCCCGTGTGGGTCAGCATCAGGTAGGACTCGTCGAGTACAGCGATGGCCCACAACCAGGCGACGTCCAGCTCGTACGCCTCCTCGGCCGTCAGGGGACCTTCGAGCACCTGAGGTTCGAGCCCCCTGACGATGATCCGTGCATCCTTGAGGCTGACGCCGGATCCCCGCTCCATCTCGATGAGGTTGGCGCGGAACTGTGCCACGGCGTTGCGGCCGTTCGGCGCCTCGTAGAAGTGCGGAACCGAACCGTCGCAGCCGACCGCCCACCAGTGCATCACCGTCCCCATCGTCAGGCCATGTGAGGCATGAAGAGCCAGCCGGGCTGGCGCACGATGGAAAGCTTCAGCTCCTCGGCCGCCGCTACGAGCAGCCCGTCCCAGGAGATGTACGGTTCATCCGAAGCCGAGTAGGGCTCGATGCAGGTCAGGTCACCCGGATTGACTTTCTTCAGGTGGCCCTTGATGACAAGGAAGTAGTCGTTGTCGTCGTACCTCCCGGCCGAGAACGGGGTCACTTTGCCATCCTGCGCCCTGGCTTCATTGAAGTCCCACCACGGCATCGCTTCGGTCAGCTCGACCTGCACTCCGTAGGCGACGTAGGCACTGACTTCGTAGGACACGTCACTCCCCTTCCTTGAGTCCGGCCAGCACCCTGCGCAGCTCATCAGCCTGCTGCTGGACTCCCTTGGCCGCCCGGTCCAGTTCGCGGACGATGTACGCCCCGTCCTTCTTCGTGTTCTCGACGGCAGCGAGCCCCCGCATGAAGACCTTCAATCCCTCAGCGGCCGTCTCCGGGGTCAGTCGCCCTTCCCAGGCGTAATCCTCCAGCTTCATGCCCAGGCGCTCCTCAAGGCGGTCCAGGAGGGCCAGGCGGGCTCGGTCCTTGGGGCTCAGGTCGCCACGATTGCGGCGCATCTCGTCCATGCGCTCACTGTGCCGCTTCTCCAGCTCCACACGCTGCTGGCGCAGCGCATGGATCTTCGTGGTCTCAGTGTTCGTGAGCAGGGTCCGCAGCAGGCCCACCGTCAGCTCCGGCTTGCGCTCCTCGGGCTTCACGATCACCTTGAACCGCCGCCCCCGGCTGCCTGGCACCATCAGGCCCCAGCCCGGCGGCAGTTCACCCTCCTGCACGATGTCCGCGTTCGGAACGACCAGCCACCAGGCGTTGCAGTACGGCCACCACGCTTCAGCCTTCGCCGGGTTCTCCAGTTCACGGAGCCAGTCGCCGCGCGACGTCTTCAGCTCGCACACGTCGATCCGGCCGCCGCCCCGGTTCTGCCACAGGCCGATGTGAACGACGTCGGCCCGGCGGGAGCTGTTCGGGGCGGTGACCTCCGTGAGGTAGACGGCGCCCGCACCGGCCTCGCTGATCCGGTCCTCGGGGCGTATGAAGTGTGTGTGCAGCAGCTCGTTCAGCTCCCGCGTGGTCATCTCGTCGGCCTGGACCGTCATCGCTTCCCCTCCAGGGCCTCGATCTGAGCGTTGACGCCCCGCGCGAAGGCGAGGAGGTGGGGGGACAGTGCGTGGCGGTAGGACGAGGAGCGGACCTCGGCGCGCATCATCCGTACGACTTCCGCCATGACCGCTGGCGTGAGGACTCCGGCCAGTTCGCTGCATACGCCGCCGAAGCCGTTGAGGAATCCCTCCTGCCAGGCCGTCGGTTCGTCGTACGGCTTCCAATACTCGTCGTGGGCGAGATCGTTGGCGGCTCGCTTGACCAGCCGGTCGAGGCGGTCGGCAGCCAGGAGGACTTCCTTGCGCTGGGCGTCCAGGTTCTCAGTGATGGCGGTTCCCACGGCTCTTGCTCCTCGGTCAGATCGTGGTGGGATCGAATCGGCGCCGGAGTGCCCACTGGTGACGGCACTCCGGGTTCGTGCAGCAGGCGCGGACGCGGAGGATGCGAACGACGGCCGTGATTCCCTCGGGGTCCGGGCTCTGCGGCCGGACTGTGCCGTCCTCGCCGATGAAGGCCAGACCCCAGTCGACGCATCCCTCGGTGTCCTCGGCGACGGCGCAGGGGCTGCCGCAGCGGGTGCAGGCGAGAGGCTGGCTAGTCATGATGCCCGCTCCTTCACCTTCTTGTAGTGAGAGAAGGCCGAGTCGAGATAATCCCTGTGTACTCCCAGTCGCTCCGCTGCGGCCTTTCGCGTGTAGCCCAATTCGTCGATCAGTTCGGACGCATCTTCAACGAGGGCTACGTACCGAGGCGTGTTGAGGACGGGCTTGCATTCGGGATCGTCTATGTCGGCCCACGCTTCCGTTGGATACCATCCCCGCTGGCTTGCGTTTTGCCGAGTGCGGGCTACATCTGTTGCCCGAAGTCCGTACTCCACGGGATCCATGTCCCAGAGGCGATCGTGTATTCTCCGGATGATTCGATTGCGAGAGATGAGCAATCGAGGCCGACCACCAGAACGGACCTCTCTCACCGTTCTCCGGTTGAGTCCACTTTCCTCGGCAAGTACCGAAAAGGGAAAGCCTTGCACGGCAAGGGCTTGCAGTCGCCGCATGGCCCCAACAGAGCTGATCATCCCATCAGAGGTCGACACCCACCCCTCCTCTGGAACCTTCACCCCCAACAGCGCCTCCTCCGTTGTCCAGTGAACCTGGACGCGACTGCCGCTCAGAATCTGAAGGATCGCCGAACGATCCACACCGGAGATGGTTTCAATGTCGACCGGAGACATGTCTGCCAGCATGAGCTGTCGGATATGTTGCAAGGAGCAGTCGGCGGGCACTGTGAACTTGCGGCCCCCTTTGCGCTCCTGGTAAATCTCACGCTTATAGCGCCGGAAAGCTGCCTTGCAGACCTCCTTCTCGCATCCGTAGCGACCGCATGAAGGATGTCCATGAGGAATCCGCGACTTAACTGGGCGCTGCATCGCTTCTCTCCTTTCCGTTCAGCCTTTGGAAATTCTTCGGCGGCACTCAACGGCGATCAATCACAACTGCTCGGGTCGGACACCCCCTTCGCACGGCTCCGTGTGGCCGGGCCCCAGCATGCATCCGTCCGCATGCCGGTCCACCTCGACCAATTCGGCCAGGTTCGCCGCGAGTTCGTTCACGAGGATGTAGATGTACTCCTCATGCTTGCCGTGCGGATCCAGGTACGGCTTGCCGTCCACCTGGAAGTGCTCAAGCGCCTCATGGACGGCCTCGTTGACGGTCATCGACAGGAAGTGGGCCAGCCAGTGATGCACCGTCGGCACCTCAAGAACTTCGCCGTTCATGGCCCACGGCGGCTGCTGCTCCCAGCTCCCGGTCTGCCTCTTGTCGTTGTGGGCATTCGGGATGTCCGGCCCGTCGATGCCGTCCTCGCGGAACTGGCGCGACCGGTCCGTCTTTCCGTAGGTCAACCGGAAGTTGGCTCGACGCAGGGCCGCCTCGAAGGAAGTGCTCTCTGTCATGACTCGTCCCGGTTCTCAGCGGTCTCCGATGCGGCCAGTTCCGTTTCCATCTCGTCCCGCGCCTCGGTGTACAGGTTCGTTGTGCACCACGGCTTGGAGCACTGCCACGGCTGGATGACCGTGGCCAGCTCGGGCTGCCCTGGCGGAAAGTCGGCGATCTTCACGCCGTCGGGGCAGTACACACCACGCTCCTCCTCCGTCGGCATGCCAGGGTTCTCGAAGTACACGCCTCGCATCACTCACCCTCCTTCCGAAGTGACTTGATGGCCGACAGGATCATTTGATCGGCGGCTTCGCCATCCAAGGCTTCTACATAACCATCCCCGTCGAGCCGACCTGGGATGTGACCGGCGACAATCAATGCCTTCTGGATGTCAGACTTCCAACCCGACTCCCCGAGCGGCCTCTTCCCGTCAAACCGATCTCCCTTACCCCAAAGGGCCACCAGCAGGGCGATCAGGTAGTCGCCAATCGTTCCGGCATGGGCATGGTTTTCGTCCGGCATGGGCGTGCTCAGAATCGTTCGCGCATCCGGCGTGCCGTTGCCGTGGACCGGACAGCCTCTACTCCAGTCACAGGCAGGGATGGCATCGCCAGGAATCCAGGAGCAAGCCATGGAGTACCACCTCCCCTTTCACTCGTACTGGGTGTGCATCAGGTCGTTCATGTCGTTCCAGTACTCCTGGATATCCGCTTCCATGGCCGCCTCGAACCGCTCCCGCGTGCAGTCGGCGACGGTGCACGGCCAGGGTTCAACCATGCGGCTGACCGGCGCGCAGTCGTTCTGCGTTTCGCTCGAATCCGCCTCGAAGATCTTCACGCCGTGCGGGCAGTAGACCGCACCCTGTTCCGGCTTGCGCATGGTCGACCCGAGGATCGCGTACTCATTGCCGACGGAAGTGGAGATGAGGGGCACGAAGGGGTCGACCAGCTCTCCCGTCCGTTCCACACCGTCCGACATGCCGGTGACCCAGTCCCCCGCCCGAGGCCAGGCGCAGTCGGGGTGTGTGCAGTCCTCCCGGAGTCCCTTGTGCAGCATGTCCCATGGGTGGTCACCGACCCCGAAGTGCTCGGTCATCGCTCTTCCTTTCAGTACACGGTGAAAACCGGGTGGTCGTCCTCGTACAGCGTCAGCGCCTCCGGGCTTCCATGGACTTCGTCGACAAGTCGATAAACATCCATGTCGCTGAGAACCACCTGGCCTGTGTCGTTGCGGACGGTGTACCTCGGCACGTAGCCAGGCTGCATCACGTGAGGCACGGCGCTGGCCGGAGTCTCGGTCTCGACGTCAACGCCCATCTTCAACTGGGCGAACATCGCGTAATAGTTCAGCGCCATTGCCGTGCCCCTCGCTTACGCAGGTACCTCGATCTCCGCCAGGGGCCGCCCCTCGCGGATCTGGTCGAACATCGTGGCGGCCCGCCGGTGGGCCATGCCGTCACGCCGGGTCAGGGCCTTCCGTACTCCTTGCGGAAGCTGATCCCAGCAGAGAATGCATAAGTAGTCGCCCCGGCGCCGCGTCTGCTGACATCCCGGGCAGCGCGTCACCGCCGCCTGAATCACACCGTTCGTCACTTTTCCTCCCCGCTTTCCGCCTGCATCCGCTTCCGCAGTTCGACCATGCTCAGGATCTGCCCGGCCAAGAACTCCAGCTCGGAGTCCGGGCCCTGCACCTCGACACGCTTGCCTTGCGCCGACTTCACCCCGTCGGTGATCTCGATAACGAAGCACAGGTGCGGATCGGGGTCCTTGCCGAACTCGCCGGGCTTCATGAAGCCCCGGCCGTACACGCCGGACGTCACCTTGCCGAACCACCTCGGCCGTCGCCGGTCCCGCTCCATGAGCCGCATGCGGAGCCGCGCGTTGGCGAGCCTGACGGCATGCCGGATGTCCTGAACCGGCTCGGCCTGCGCCCAGTCGGCATCCTCCGCGCAGGCGAAGATGTCCTCGATCTTCCCCAGGGCTTGTTCGGCGATCTCGTAGCGGGGGATGTCCACCCCGCTCTCGTCGTGCGTCACGACGGCCTGCTGTTGATGTACCGGGATACGGCCAGCAGGGAGGCGATGTTGCAGGCGCCGATACGGCACTTCTCGTGACCGCCGACCTGGTTGAGATCACCCACTTCGATCAGGAACGACCGCAGCAGGGCCGCTACGAGGAGCCCGGTGAACGGGTCGACGATCTGAAGGTAGCGGGCGTCGCCGGGCTCGCCCATCGTCTCGGCGACGTACTTGCCGTCGCCTTCGGACCAGAGACTGTGCCAGACGCGCCCGGGGCTGTGGGTGTCCGCCACGGCTTCCCAGGGTGCGGCGGAGGCGGCGTCGAGCGCGCCGGTCAGCCGGTCCACCGCAGAAGTCACCTCGCGCTCGTAGGTCACTCCCTCCGGCTTGGCCATGCCCGGCAGCGCCGAGAGGTCGATGAGGCTGTACCCCGTCGCGCGCTGCTTGCCAGTGAGCGCCGCGATCATGTCGGCAGCCCCCAGGAGCGGCAACTGAACCTTCCCGTCCATGTCTTCTCCTTTCCGTTTTCCTCAGTCCACCCCGTCAGAAGGGTGGTTCGTCGGAGCTGTAGGTGACTGGCGCCCCGCTCCAGGGGTCGGCGATGGGCTGCCCGGGGTTGTCGGCCGCCCGCAAGCAGGCAGTGCACGTTCCCCCGCAGCCGCAGCAGGCCGAACATCCCAAGTCGCAGCAGCCGAAGCAGTCGGGCTCTTCGCGGGGCTCCGGTACGTACGCAGACTCTGTGTAGCCGTCAGCCTCGGCGCCGTCGTCGCCGTACTCGGCGACGTATTCGATCTCGGTAGGCACGACCCCTCCCGGGTCAGGCCCCAACCGTGAGGCTGGGCAAGTGGATCTGGAAGTAGTTCTTGCGACTGACGCGGAACGTCAGGATCGGCGAAGGTGGACCCCAGACCGAGGTGATCTGGTCGTACGCCTCATCACCGGTCGTAGCCTCTTCCAGACAGGTCATCTCGGTACCGTCCTCCAGTCGGAAGGTCACCTCCCAGATGCTGTTCATCGCTGACACCCGCTCCCCTGGGCCTGCATGACGGCGAAGAGCGTTCGGACCGCCCAGTCCTCACCCCGTTCGGCGCACTCGTAGAGGCGCCTCTCGAAGGCCTTGAGGCCTGGTTCGCCCTCTCCGAACTCCTCGACGGTCTGCTGGAACAGGTCACAGAGACGACCGATCGCTTCCTCGTCCAGTCCGGGGTAGACGGCCTGGAAGTTCTTGGCCACCTCGTCCTTGTCGGCCACGACTAACCTCCCACATGGGCAGTGCTCAGAGATTCCAGACGATCCATGATGTGCGGCGGGGCACCTTCACCCCGGGCATCCCGCAGCAGCTCGGTGATGGACACCGGATCGCCGCGAAGGCTGTCCATTCGCTTCGCGTAGTGATGCACCCAGTATTGATCAGCCTGCCTTGCCTGCCAGGCTCGAAGGGCGCGCATGGCGTTTGCCGCTCGCACTGCGTTGGGGCAGTTCGTGCCGGAGCAGGACTTACCATCCATCTGTTGATGGATCACCTGAATGGGATTTTCGACCCGAGGCGCCTTCTCCCCGGCCGGGGGCTCCTCCAGGGTGATCTCGGTGGTCTCGCGAACCGGCCAGCCCTGGCCCCAGTCGAGGGTCACCCAGCGGTGCGGGCTGCCGTCGTACTTGACGTGGTCGGACACGTTCACGAGCCATCCGGCAGCGCCTTCCGGCCCTTCGGAGATGGCGACGTAGCGGCCGATGAACTTGTCCAGGTCGTGAAGATCTGTGCTCACTTGTCGCTCCCCCAGTCCATGATCGCCTTGTCGACCTTCTCGGCCCACGGTTCGCCGAACTCCTTCCGGGAGGACACGCTGTTGTGGAACGACGCCTGCGCACCCGGATCGTCCGGCGGAAAGTGACTCACCGCTCGCGCCATCGCAGCGAGGCAGGATTGTGCCTCCTCACGGCTGAGGCGGTACCCCTCCTCAAGGAGGGTGAGGATGCCGTCGACCCTTCTCAGCGCATCCTCGCTGCTGAAGTCCGAGCCCTCGGCAGGTCGCACGCTCACGCGTGGTCCCTCCAGCCGAGTACGTCGCGGCCGACCTTGAGGGCCCAGGGCTCGAAGCTGTCGCCGTACATCTCGACGGCCTTGCCAAAGTTGTCCACAAGGTCGGCGTCGCCAGGACGGCCCCTGTGCAGCGTTATGGCCATGGCCTCCAGGCAGCCGACCGCCTCGGAGCGGGTGAGTCCGTAGTTCGCCTCGATGGCCGCGAGGATCTTGTTCACCTCGGCCAGCATCGGTTCGGTGTGCCGACTCGGATGGTCGGCTGGCGTTGTCACAGGGTGCCCCTTTCTCTGGGTGACCTCGGCGTCCGCCTACAGCGACCCCAGCGTGAGCCCGACGTGCTCCTCGCCCTCGCCGACGGTCTTGATGTAGTGCCGCACACTCAGGGTGCCGTTGTTGATGGTCATCTCGGTCCCCGGGGAGACGGGGTGCAGGACGACGTTCGCCTGGGTGCCGCCGTAGACGACACGGTTCGCTGCGTAGGCCAGGTTCACGAGCGGACCGAACGCGGCCCGGTCGAGACGTCCTTCGACCTCGGGGGCCGAAGCGAGGACCACCAGTGACTTGCCCGAGGCGGCGAGGCCTGCCCGCAGCTCTTCGGGGTCGGTCACGCCGGACGCGTCCCGGGTCTCGAACCCGGCACCTTCGGCCGTCATCTTCATCCGTGTGTACGCCGGGCCGACCATCAGGATCAGTTCACCACGGTCGGGCCTGCCCAGAATGAGCTGGCCATTGGCGATTCCGCTCACGTTTCTTTTCCTCTCCGAAGTCGCCTTGTTTCCAAGGACTTTGAGACTCCAGCTTACCATGGCCTAGGTCACCCTGGGAACGAGAGGCGGGGCCCACCCGAAGGCGGACCCCGCATGTCACGCGACCTGCTCGTCCCGTACCTGATCGAACTCGATTCGGCCGCTGGGCCACACGATGGCGACGATGTCCGCCCTGTTCCCGATCTGCCGTACGCACCCTCCGCACGGCTCTTCGGTGACGTACATCGTGGCACCGACCAGCCGTTCCGGTGAGGCCACGTTCGCCAGCGCGTTCTGCTCCGCGTGGGACGCTATGCACACTCCCGGTCCGGTGTCGTAGCTGCTGCCGGGCGGCACGGCGTCCGGGCAGGGCCAGTCCTGCCCGCAGGCGCAGACGTCGATCCGAGTATTGCCGTCGGGCCAGCGCTCCAGCTTCGGATAGTGCCGCCCCCTCGGGCAGTCCCCCTTGAGGCAGCTAGGGCCGCCAGGGGCGGCGCCGTTGTACCCGAGGCCGATGACGTGGTGCCTGCGGGGCTCGACGATGACCGCCCCCACCTTGCGTCGGGTGCAGTCCGCACGCCCGGTCGGACCGGGCCCTACGGCGTACGCGATACCGAGGGCCCATGCATCCCACGTGGCACGTGTCTCCGCGTGCGGCGCCATCAGTCAGACGACCGTGACGTCCTGCGCCTCCATGCCCTTCTTGCCCTGCTGCGTCGTGTAGCTGACGCGCTGACCCTCTTCGAGGGAGCGGTACCCGGAGGCGTTGATCTGCGAGTAGTGCACGAACACGTCGGCACCACCGCCGTCCTGCTCGATGAAGCCGAAGCCCTTCTCCGGGTTGAACCACTTGACGGTGCCTTGTGCCATGACGTTTCTCTCCAGATCTCTCAACGTATTGCAGGAGGAAATCTACATGGTTGTACGACAACAGCCACCCCTGTTCTTGAGGTGGCTGTTGTGGTATTCGGTGGCGCCTGCTGGTGGGTCAGTTGCCGTCCTTGTCGGTCGGCTTGATCGCCTGAGCCAGACGGAGCTGGCGCAGGGCCTCGTTCAGGCAGTGCTCGGTGTCGGCATCGCCGCCTTCGTACTCGACGTCGCCCAGGCCGGACAGGAACTGGACGTCCCACAGGGCCTCGTGGATGACTTGCTGCGCCTTGTCGATGTGCAGGTGCAGGTTCTGCCGGGTTTGCGTGATGTTGCGTTCTCGCTCGATCTCGGTGCACGCCTCTCCGACCAGCTCCGCAGCCTGATCGGCACCCAGGGGCTTCATCCCCAGCTCCGGATCGAGGGTCGCACCAGTACCTTCGGCGAGGCGCTTCTCCAGTTCACCCCAGCGCTCTTCGCCGACCTTCTTCATGACCTCGGCGACACTGCTGATGACGTCCATCTGGAACATCACTCACTCCTCCCGAAGTTGCGCACGGTGTGCGGGTTGTCGGAAGTGTAGGGATCGGGGGTGACAGTCCTCTGCATACCGTTCTCGGTCTGCACGGTCGGCGCCGGGGGCGGCACGGGCTCGCCGTCCCTGTGGGAGGCCGAGTTCTGACTCCAGGTCGAGCTGTCCACGGGCGCATGCCCGCCGTCGTAATGTGCCATTTCGTCTCTTCTCTCTTTCCGGAACAACGCAGCCGCCAGGGTCTCCCTGGCGGCTGCTGAGGGGTTGTGCTCGTGGGTGGATCAGAGGGTGAAGATGTCCACCCCGGGCGCCCCTTCGTCTGCCGCGATCAGCGCCTGCGCGAAGTCCTCCATGTAGACCGGCGGGTAGTGCGACTCGAAGAGGTCGTCCAGAGTGATCTTCTGGAAGGGATCGGTGTGCCGGGGGATGATCCGGTAGGTCGGCGCCTCGAACCCGTGCAGCCGCACGTAGATCGGCTCGTTCGGGCTCTCACGGTCTCTCGTCATCACGACATCCCGGAACTCGATGGAGCCCTTGACCGTTGCCAGTTTCTTCATGGTTTCCCTTCCGAGTGAAAAGAGGGCGGGGGTCGTAAGCCCTCGACCGCACGGAGATCTTGCACCAGGAGCGCCGCTACGCGGATCACTGGAGTTGGCCTCTCCGTACCCGTGCACGGCCAGGTATACGTCCGTGCTGGCACCGTCGTGGGAGGAGCGGGATTCGAACCCGCGCGGATTCGCTGACACACGTCATTGTCCATGGCTGACGTGCAGACGAATCACCCCGGATTACGTCCGGGCCGATAGGCCGCTCTGGCACCCTCCCGAGAGGATCAGACGACGCCTCTCCGCTGCATCTTCTTCACCATCTTTCCGGTCTTCTCGCGGTGACGCTACGCCGCTTCCTGCCCTCTGGACTGCTCGATCTCGTCGGCCTGCTCGCTGCGTGCACTGATCACCGAATCGATCCATTCCGCAGTGACCGGAGGGTTGAGAGCCCGCTTCACCCTGTCGAGCCGTTCACCCATTTCTTCACCTTTCCGTTGCATCCGAGGTCCACCGCACCACCGCGCTTCACAGCTCGAAGAACTCACTCACCGAGGCTTTGCAGTACGCCGCCAGCAGCGTGGCTTCGTAGAGGGTTGCACGGTGTTCTCCAGCCAGCATGGCCTCGGCCAGCTCCTGCGACCCGACCAGCTCGGGCAGGTCCCCCGCCAGGTCTGGGTCCACCGCCAGGTGCCGTTCCAGCGCTTCACTCAGACGGGTCATCACTCCCCCGCGAAGTACACCAGCTCGTTCTCGGGGATGACGAGGGGCCAGGCCAGCTCCTCGGTCTCCACGTAGACCATGCCAGAGGTGACCGAGACCTTCTTCACCGTGGCACGAATCTCTTCGTGGCTGGTCCGGGGGGCCACGTCGATGACGACCTCTTGGCTCGCCTCGAAGTCGCCCAGCTCCCGCGCGGTGACGAACTCGGGAGCCACCGAGTCCTCGCCCCAGTTCCCGGTGATGTGCCGGTCCAGACTGCCTGCGTCCATCCTTTTCCCCTTTCCTGAGCCGCGCCAGCGGGCACGGTCGGTACGCTTTTGGGCGGGCTTTTCTGTCGACTCGAACGGCCGGGGGCCCGCTTGACCCTGGTGAGCCTGAAGGCTCCCGCGCTCCCCGGACTGGGTTCGAACCAGTGACCTCTCGATTAACAGTCGAGCGCTGCTGCCAACTGAGCTACCGGGGATTACAGGTGTGCTGCCAATTACACCATCACGACCGAGGCCGTGACTGGGATTCGAACCCAGACCTCCTATTTGCTGGCGTGCTTCCCTACACCACTCAGACTGTCGTCCGATCCAGGATTCGAACCTGAGCCTCCAGCCGTGGGCCCGGATGGTTTCGCACCACCGACCTCCGGGATTTCACTCCGGCGCTCTGGCTGTCTGAGCTACAGGCCCTTGTGACCAGTTGTTAGCGGGATGCCAGCCCGCGCTGCGCGTATTCTTTTCGGAGGAAAATCTGCCGCAGCCACATATCCACCTCGTGCATCCGGCAGGGCTTGAACCTGCGGCATCCTGATTAAGAGCCAGGCGCTCTACCAGCTGAGCTACGGATGCAGACCGTATTTACTTGTTCTTCCTGCGCTCGCGGTAGCCGGTCATCAGGTTGTCAGTCCCGACGACCGCGAGTATGACCGTCGCCAGGGCGAAGATCCGCTGCATGTCGGCGTCTCCCGCTGCCATCATGTAGGAGCCGAGCATGACAGCCGACGCCGACAACGGCCCCACTCCTTGCATCAACGTACCGCGCCGGGCGGGCGGTTCGCCGCCCATTTCCGTCTGCTTCACGTTCTTCCCCTTTCCGTTCGGACCCTTCCGGAACCCCTGGCTTCCTGGGTCAGCAGCCTCCCGTGGCTCAGCCTGTCGATGCGCCGTTCTGGCCGACTGAGCCACGGAGGCTGGTGCCCGTTGATCAGGTTCGGGTGGGCATCCCCTCCGGTCTCCTTCTGGGGTGGGGTTGGAAGACCGGCTCACCAGGACTATCTCGTCGCCGCGTTCGGCCCGCAGGCCCACGGCGCGTCCCAAAGTCCTGAGCCTCCGGCTGGACTCGAACCAGCGACCTCCCTTGCACCCTTGCGGGTCCCGGGTCGGGTGCTCTGCCAACTGAGCTACGGAGACGCGACCGCTTTGCGCCGGAGCGGTCCAACCGGGTGGGGGTCGGGTGTCTCGATGTCTTTCAGAGCACACGCTGGACGAACTTGAGGGGCGCGTACCCCGCTTCGATCTCCTCGGGGGAGAGCTGCATGGTGAAACCGCGCACGCCCTCGATGCGGCAGGGGCCCTGCTGGGGGAAGACGTGTCCCAGTACGGCCTCCACGGGAAGGCCGTGGCTACCCGGCGCCTCGAAGTTCATCATCTCGGCGACCGTCACGATCGTGCCGACGCTGACCGAGTCGCGCCACTTCGTGATGTGGCTGGCAATCTGGTAGTCGAGGTCGGGGTAGCGGTCGTACACGTCCTCGATGGTCACCTTGATGTTGGCCAGGGCATGCTTCGTACCCATTTCACCCTCCCCTTTCTGCGTGCAGCCTCAAGTGAGGCCGCTGGTCGGGACGGCGGGATTCGAACCCACGACCTTCCGCTCCCAAAGCGGATGCGCTACCAAGCTGCGCTACATCCCGTCGCCACATGGACTTACAGGTAGTTCCCGTTCTCGTCCTGAGGAGGCAGCTCGCTCATGGCGCCCGTACGGTACAGCTCCTCGACGATGTTCCGATCCTCGGGCCGAGACGCCGGGTGGGGCAGGGCCCAGTCGCAGGTGCCGGGAACGATCACCACGTCCTGAGCTTCCTTGCTGTACTCGATCGCGGTGAACGAGTTGCAGAAGAAGTTGCCGTTGTACACCACAATGTCGCTGCACTTCGGGCACTTCACGGTGGTCGGCTTGGCTCCGGAATGCCTCAGTGCGTGCTGACTCATGACCCACCTCCTCCGTTCTCGTTTGCCCGGGGTTCGGGCCGCTCCCGGGATGACGGGGGTGACATCCCGGGAGCGGCCCTACGCTGAACGAGGTTCGAAACCGCCGTCCTCACCTCGTCCTGCTCTTATACTCTATCGCGGAACTCTGCTTTTTTGTAGCAGTTTCCAGGACCCAAATGACCGAGAAATCTACTCGACAGCCGTCTGCCCGCCGCACATCTCGCCGAAGTTCTTGGCGAGCTGCCGCACCGGCTCCGCGAAGTCGGCGTGCTCCTCCCGCCAGGCCCGCGACAAGTAGGACAGATCCCCGAAGGCGTACGCGACCTTGACCAGCAGGGTCAGCACCTCGTGGTCGTTGAGCACGCCCCCCGACAGGAACTTCTCCACGACTCCCTTCAGATACGGGGTGCTGCCGCCCAGGTGACGAGCCTTGATCAGTCTCTGCATCTCCTGGACCGCCGCCCGGACGACGCCCCAGGTCGGCGTGTTCTCCACAGTGGCGATGAACGTATCCGTCATGAGCTGCCGGTCCTTGCGCTGGCGCAGATACTCCAGCCACTCGGCGGGCTTGAGGTACCGGTTGGCCAGGTAGTGCGCTGTGCCCGCATCGGTCAGCCCCTCTTCCAGCACAGCGATGAGCTGTTCCGGTGTGAGCCGGACCCGCTTGCTCTCACGTCCGGCGGTCATGGCGTTGGCCATGTCACCCGTCAGGCCCAGCTCATGCACCCGGATCGCCAGATCTGCGAAGTCCTCTGAAGTCTCAGGCTGCTTGTAGTAGTTCTCCATCAGCCTGCCGAAGGCGGCCAGATACGACGGGGAAATCCCGGCGCGGGCCAGATCCAGCACCCGGTCAGGGTAGGCATGCACCCAGGGGTACATGACCTGTCGCTCCTTGCTGGTCGCATGGAACGAACGCCGCGAGTTCTCGTCCTTGACGGGCAAGCTGCTCTTGTCCCAGCGGACGAGAGACACCTTCTCCCGGGCCGCCTCAACGAGGAGGCGGAAGGGCAGATTTCCCTCGCCCTCGTACTTGAGGTGCTGGATCACCGGAACCTGCGCTCGCCACTCTTCGGGCGCAAGGCCGTCCTGGCGGGCTCGGGTGACCAACGGCAGGCTGATCCCGGCGTCAAGCAGTTCCTTGACCTCTTCAGCCGTGGTGATCCCGGCGCTGACGAGGGTGATCCCGTCCTTGACCCTGTCACCCAGGCCAGCTCGGAAGAAAGCCACCGCCTCCCCATGGGGCAGTCCCGCGCCGGTCAGTGCCGTGAACCAGTAGTCGTCGTACTCCTTCATCGCGGCGACGTCGGCCGGAACGGCGGCTTCTCCGAGAAGGTCGGCCAGTTTGGTCAACGGCACCCCCTGATCCAGGGAACTCACGCCGAACTGGAGCAGGCTCTGCGGGGTGTGACCCGAGGAAACCGCCAGCTCAACGAAGGTCGGCTGGCTTTCGTCGTAGGCATTCGGCTGAGGCAGGATGGAACCCAGACCCCGTTTGACCGCTTCCTCCTGAAGCTTCGCGCAGATGCGGAACCACTCGTAGCCGCCACCGGCGACGGAGCCCGGGTAGTCGTCCCCGAAGTACAGGTGCGCCAGGGCTTCGTCAACCGTCAGGGGTCCGCCCTCGGGAAGGGCGTGCCCGGGGTACCGGTCGAAGGTGACACCGGAGTCCGTGAACACCTTGTGGCGTGTCGCGAGTTCGACCAGCGCCTCCAGGGTGTCGACACCGAGCTGGGCGAGCAGGCCGGTGAGTCCGGCATCCAGCCCTTCCAGGTAGCCGAAGGCGTTCAGGACGGCCTTGGCGTACCGGCGGTCGCCTTCAGGAGTGGCTGAGCGGATCTCAGCGATCGGAGCGCCATGCCTCATCACTCGCACCGGACCGGTCTCGTCGAGCCGGTCCAGGATCTCAGTGAGATCATTCCGGAATTCCGTCAGCGGCACACGAGTGCCAGGCTGCGTCTGCATCAACCGTCCCCTTTCCGAGGCCCCTTGGTGGGGTGCTTCCAGCCTGACACACCTAGACCATGATCACAATTACAACTTTCAGAAATGAAAAAGTTCCAACTTTCTGTGGCGAGCTTTGTAGCACGCACGGAACCCCTCCGGCGGTCGAGCCACTGGTGCGCTGCCGGAGGGGTCGTCTACGCTGAAGGTGCCTCGCAGGTGGCAAGCGAGTCCCGCCTCCTGGATGACTCCCCAGTTGAGGCGGGGCTCGCGGCACTCCCGGTTACTCGCCGGGCAGGAACTGCCTCAGTCCCGCACGGTTCAGCGTGGAGTCCGGGTCGGCCACGTCCGTCCGGACGCTGCGCACCGGCTCCTTGAACGTCTCCACCCTGCGTCCTGGTGCCTTCTGCCGCGCCTTGATCCGCTCGTACCGCGACCACGCCCAGCCGGGCAGGGACTCCAGCCTGAGAACGTCGGACGGCGGCAGGTCGTCGGCGTCCCGGTCGGCACACACCCGCAGGATGAACCGGCACAGGTCGGTCTCCTGCCACATGCGCTCCCAGGCGGGCTGGCAGTGCCGGTGAATGCGCGTGTAGTCGGCCAGCGCCTTCATGGCGTCGCGGTAGGCCTTCGGGTCCGTCTCCAGCCATCCGTTGTCGCCGGTGGCCTTGGACAGGTCCCTCAACTGCTGCCACGACAGCAAGGCCTGACCGGCCATCCGGGTCGCCCGCTCGACAAAGGCCCCAAGGTGGAAGCCGTCGCCCGTGACCAGGCCTACGTCCGGCGTGGCGTGGTGCTGGCGATGCCAGTCCGCCAGCACCTGCACACCGTGCGCCCAGCCCACGGCAGCCAGCTCCTCGGCCTGCTTGCCGAGCCGCTTCACCGCGCCGGACGGGTTCGGCAGCATCCACCACTCTTTTCGGATCCGGTGGATCTCGCTGCCGAGCGGACGCCCGTCCTCGGCCTCGAAGCTGCGCTCCATGTCGAGGTGCCCGTGCTTCAACGCGTACTCCCGCAGCGGCAGAAGGTTGGCGTCCCCCTCCCAGCTCCAGCCCTCGATGGCCTCCAGGGCCGACTGGAGGACGGGGTCGAGCCTGCCCCTCTCGTACTCCATGATCCAGTGGCGGGCCAGGTTGACGAAGGGCTCTCCGCGCTGCGGCAGTGCTGACATGCCGTTCTTGCGGATGTACTTGGTGATCTCCTCCAGCCGGTCCCGGTACCGGAAGGCCGGATCCTCGGCAGCTCGTTGCTTGTCGGTGCGCAGGTCGACGCCGAGCTTGCCGAGCCGGACAAGTTGTTGGCGCAGATGCTCCTTCATGCCGCTGTCGCTGGCATACATGCCGCGTTGCGTGTGCCACCACTGGTGGATGTCCAGACCGGCGACCGTGTACCCCTCGGGGATCTCGGTGTGCCTGTGCTCCAGGTAGAACTCGCGCACGGCGTTGATGCCGAGCTTGAAGGCCATCTGGCCCTTGCTGCTCCTGGTGTCCGGCAGCCGCCCGGGGTCCCACAGCGGGTTCCGTTCGAGCAGCATGGCCTCCAAGGCGCCGAGGGTGCCGATGTGGTGGCGGGAGAGCTTGTCGTTGTACCAGTCCCGCAGCGTCTTGTCCTTGGCCAGCGCCTCATCGAGATCCTGCCCTCGGCGGCCGATCCAGGTGAGCTGGTCGTAGCGCTGGAGCCACAGACTCCAGGCATGCGCCTTCTTCGGGGCCATGACTCCCCCGATCCTGGTGACGGGGATACCCTTCAGGGCCTGCCGAACCGGGTGGTCCTGCTCCAGCTCCAGGGCGTCGACCAGCCACCAGGCCAGCGGCATGTCGTCGCCGGGTGAGCGGCCGTCGTGCATGGCCAGATGCCGGATCAGTTCCTCGATCCGGTCCAGCTCCTCCGGCGTGACGCCGGACGGCTGACCGGTCATCGCTGCACCACCCCCGGCTCGGTGAGCCCGGCGTGCATCTCGACCACACGCCGGGCGGACATGTAGTGCTTGGGCTCGCCGAGCTTGTTCCGGTCCGCGTCCAGGGGCTGGTACATGCCCTTGAAGCGGATGTCGCCGGTGTAGCGCTGGATATAGCCGAGGATCTGCTGATGGCGGGTCACCAGCTTCATCCCGTCACCGAACGGCTCCCAGCGGGGCAGGTTCCGGTAGGCGTCGCGGCGCTCGAAGTAGTCGGCGGGCAGGGCCCACACGTTCTTACCCTCCCACTCGCCGCTCTGCCAGGCGGAGGACTCATGGGTGCCGACGTAGTCCGGCCAGTCCTGGTCGTAGGAATTGAAGCAGCCCATGTCCAGGTAGACGGGCTTCGCGCCGGGGCGGAGCTGCACCCAGTACCAGCCGTCGCTGCTGTAGAACGACTTGCCGTTGTGGGTCACGGGCTTCTGCTGGATACCGCAGTCGTTGCAGGACCAGGGCTCGCCGGTGAACGTCTTCTCAGTCATCGCTTTCTTCTCCTTCTCCGTGTCGGGTCACACCGGCTGCGTGTCTGCTGGCCAGGTCATTCCGAGGTGCGCCTCGACGGCGTTCTTGGCGTAGACGAAGTGCACCGGCCTGCTGCCGGGCACGGTCCTCTGGTCGGCATCGAGGGGCTGGTACAGCGCGGCAGAGGTGCCGCCGGAGAAGGTCGCCTTGATGTGGCCGAGGACCCTCCCGCCGCCGGTCTCCCTCAGCCACCAGTCGTCGCCCGTCGCCTCCCACCGGGCAAGGGTGGCCGGGGACTTCTGGCCGGGAGCGCGGTCGTCCGGCATGACCCAGAGCCATCGCCCCTCCCCCGCGCCGCTCCGCCACGGCAGCTTCCCGTTCGCGTCGCCAGCACTCGGCCAGTCGTCGCCGTAGCCGATGAAGCAGGGCTGGCACAGGAGGACGAGTGCCGCCCCCGGCAGGATCTGCCAGAACCAGCCCTGATTGCCGTAGGGCGAACCGTCTTCGTGGGCGGTGGACACCTGCTCCGCACCGCAGTCGCGGCAGCGCCACGAACCCTCGGCGGCCGTGCTCTCGTTGCTCATCTTCTTCTCCCTTCGAAGGGCGGGGCGACCCAGGTCGCCCCGCCAGCGTTACCGGGTCAGCCCCGGCGCTCCTTGATGTCCGGCAGGCGCAGCACCGGAACGTCCCAGCGCTCGCTCGTCACGGCGCCCTTCTTGCTGTCGGCCGCCTTCTGGGTTTCCAGGGCGTCGTCGATCTCCTGGATGATGTCGCTGTCCAGTTCCTGGTACATCGCCTCGTCGGCCTGGTCGAACTCCTCGGTCGTGTAGCCGTTGAAGTCGACCGCCCCGATCAGCTTCCCGACCGGTGCACCGGAGCCGACGTGCTCGAAGTACAGCTCGTCCTTGGTCCCGGCCGGACGGCCTTCCGGGTACCAGATGCCGTGACTGCGCGCCGCTTCCCGCTCGTCGCGCCGGTCGAACAGGCGGATCCACACGCTGCCGACCATGACCCCCGTGACCAGCTTGTCCTTCCAGTCCGTCAGGGTGATTCCGGTCGCGCCGGGGAACCAGCGGCGCACCACCCTGGCGACGGACTCCGGTGTCCCTGCGATGTCCAGCTCCTCCAGCAGAGTGGTGGGGATGGTGTACACCACACCGTGCTTGAGCGTGAAGGCGTGGCTGGCCTCGTAGGGGTGACTGCTCGACGGCGGCACCATGTACTGAAGGCCGCTCCAGAGCAGTTTGTTGACCCACTCCGGCTCACCCTGCCCCAAGGTGCGTTCGTCGATGGGGATGACCCGTCCCGCGCCGTCACGGATCTCCGTCCCATCCGCCTTGGCGAGCACCGGCACCTGACCGTTCGCCCAGGCAAGAGCGACCCGCGACAGCAGGTGCGGGTTGAGGACGTGCTCCGGCACCGGATCCTGCGACGGCAGGGCGCCGATGAGAGCCAGGTGCGCCAGAGCAATGTGAGCCGCATTGCGCCAGCGCGGGTGAGCCAGCAACTGACCGTTGCCACCATCGCTGAGCGCGGCCACGCCGACGAGGTTCTTCGCGTCGGCGACCAGCAGAGACAGGGAGTCCGGCCGGACTTCCCGGTCCCGGTAGTCGCCGGGCGGGTAAACAACGTCAATGTCCTCCTCCATCATGTGCGAGGCGCAGGACAGCAGCGACCGCGAGATGCGCTGCGGCAGTGGTTCGGTGGCGTGCTGAGCGAAGGCCGCCACGGCGGTGGCAGGGGCGCCGCCGAGCTGCTTGACGGCCCGCGTCCACCACACGAACTGCGCGGCGGCAGTGCGCGCCTCCACCGGCTGCTCACCGAAGGCGATGATTTCCTTGGGCACCCCCTGAACCCGGAGCCGCTTGGCAGCGACCTCCATCAGCTCGGTGTCGACCGAGGCCTCGGGCAACAGAAGGCCGTTGTACTCCTGCTGCCCGGTGACCACCACGCGGGCCGGATTGCCGGAGTGCCAGGCGATGACCCCGAGGGACAGCGTTGAGACGACGCCCGTGTAATGGTCACCCTCGCTGCCCATCGGACGGACCTCGCTGGTGACCGGATCGACGGTGCCGACCGCGATGTAGGCGGGCAAGCTGAAGATGCTCGCCAGGTAGTGCACGCCGACGTACCGCTGGTTCTCCTCGCCGTAGCCGACGCTGACGCAGGCGTCCCGGACGGCGTTGATGACCTTCGACAGGGCGCTGCGATCACGCTCCAGGGCGGCACGGAACACCTCAGGGGTGACCACTCCGGGCCCGAAGTGGCCGTCCAGCCTCGCCTGATCGAGGTCGGCGTACCGCTCCAGCAGGTCCAGTACGCCGTAGTACCGGTAGCGGCCGTCGGCGATGCGCAACAGGTTCAGCGGATCGCTTCCGTCCCGGAAGATCTCCGTCTGCGGTGTCAGCACGAGCGGGGTCAGGATGCCCCCCTTCTCGGGGAAGACGCGCAGCGAGTCGCGGTAGATGTCCTTGCCGTAGAGCTGCCGGTTGTCCTTCACGTGCCAGGCTCGGTCGGCGGTGCTCTCCCAGTTGAGCGTCAGCCCGTCCTTGGTCTCGTCGGGGTGCGGCGTCCTCGGGACCGACGGATCAGCCACCGGGTAGATCTTCTGCGCCCCGTAGCGGATCATCTCGTCGGCGGGCGGCATGAGCCACGGCGTCCAGACGCGGGCCGGAATGACCTGAAGGTGCGCCTCACGGTGGGCAGTCAGGCCGGGCAGCGGCTCACTGAGCGCCGCTCGCACGGCGGTGGGATCGACGACGGCGTGGGCGATGGTGGTGGCGGCCGTCTCGCCGAGACCGGTGACCTCCATCAGGCGGGGAACCAGCTTGCGGACTGCGTCCAGCTTGGCCATTTTCGGCGGCAGGACGAACGAGGCGGTGTCGTAGAAGCTGGGACCGTGAAGCGTTGTCATGGCGTGTAGCCGTTTCTTCCGCCGGGCGGCATGCCGACAACGGCGATGCTGGCGCAGGCGGATCAGGTGCGGTCAGGTCTCTCGCGCCGGATAGCCGCTCCGCCGGTCACGTCGGCCCCCGCCGTGCGGGGTGTAGTTGGTGACCGTGCGTGGAGTGGGTCCGCGCAAGCCTGCCTCAGCTCGCTGATCGATCCCGGCCGGGCCGGGCGTGGACCGCTGAGCTGGTGCGGTGATTCCACAGTAGCAGATGAACTCTGCGATTTGATAGCGGCTTTGGTGAATTTGATTCCATCTCCTCCGCCTGGGAGCACCGAGGCGGGCGAGAGGTGGTCCCGGCGGACCGTGGGATCAGCGTAGTCGCACAACTTTGCGATCTAGTAACGGTCCTCGGTGACGAAATGGCCTTTACGACACGCCGCCGATCTGACATGCTGAGTTTACGTCACTTAAACCGAAGGAGTCACGATGACCCGGCAGACCGCCGTCCCGCTGGATCACAACAGCCTGAACCCGTCGTTCCAGGCGGCCCGCTCGCTCGTCGAGAACATCAAGTGCGGTGAACTGATTCTGGATCCGCCATATCAGCGCGGCAGCGTATGGACGCTCGACCAGCGCATCGCCCTGGTGGAGTCCTGGCTGCGCGGCCTGCCTGCTGGTGTCGTCATCCTCTCCGACCGAGGCGAAGGGCTGTGGAACGGCCCGGATCCCTACGCAACCGGCAAAGGCATCTGGGCTTGCGTAGACGGCAAGCAGCGGCTGACCACAGCCGTTATGTGGTTCAACAGCGAGTTCGCCATCCCGGCGTCCTGGGTTCCTGTCGACTTCACAGAGGCCCCCGAGGACACCGAAGACGGCCCCTACGTCCGGTACAGCGGCATGACGGTCCGGGGTCAGCGGTTCCTTGACCTGCGCTGTCAGCTCCTGGTCGCCCAGACCAAGGACTGCGCAACCGAAGCCGACGAAGCGGCGTTCTACCTGCTCGTCAACGGCGGCGGCACCGTGCAGACCGAGGCCGACATGGCCAGGGCGGCGAACGTCGCCGGAGCCTGAAGGCTTGGATCCCCACCACCTCAACCAAGGAGAGATCAACATGGCGATCATCGCCTATCGAGCCGTAACCTCCGACGGCTCACTGCACGCTGAGGTCTTCGAGAGCGAGAAGGCCAAGCGGTTCAGCGGCCCGTTCTGCCCGGTAGGCCGACACACCTCGACCACCGTGAAGGAGGATTTGTACCTGACCGACAAGGGGGTCTGGGTCAAGAACACGGTGACCCTCAACTCGCGGCGCGGCTCCGAGACTGGAGACGTCAGCGTGTACACCTCCATCAGCCGGTCCGAAGCTCGCGACTGGCTGAAGGCCCACGACTACATGGGCGCCGCAGAACAGCACTTCACCCAGGTCTGAGGAGTCCCAATGGCACGCATCGCGTACACCGGCAAGAACGAGGACGGCTCGGAGTTCGGAGGCCTGTTCGAGTCCGACATGGCCGAGAGGTTCGAGGGCAACGAGTCCGACACCGGCGACGAATACGACTACTCCCTGCCAGAGGAGCTGTACCTGACCGACGCGGGATCCTGGATCCTGAACCAGGCCACGGTCGCGAACCCGGACCGCAACACCTACACGGCGCTGTCACCCGATGAGGCCCGCGCCTGGCTGGAGGCGAACAATCACCCCGAGGCCGCGAAGCGATACTTCCGACCCCGGGGTGGACGCCCCAACATCGGAGAACGGCTGATCACCACCGCCCCTGCACGGATGATCGCCCAGATCGCCGACCTCGCCGAGGAGTACGACGAGGACATCCCCGACACGGTGCGCCGCCTGCTCCGCGAAGCGCTGACCCACCGGGAGACGATCGGCATTCTGGGCGGCGACGGCCCGACAGCCGGTGAAGTGGACGCCGCATCACGGAAGGCCCAGCATGACGCGCTGATCGAGCTGGTCCGCGAGTTCGGCGGCACCTGGGATCCGGAGCGCGTCATCACCGGCCTGTTCTCCAAGGGCCACATGTCGGTGAACAAGAAGCGGGCTCGCCGGATCCTGCGTGACGTCGCCGAGAGGGGGCTGCTCGTGAAGGTGCAGGACCGGCCGGTTCTGTACAACAGTCCGGGGCTGGAGCACGTCACCGACAGGTGACTTCGGAACGAAGAGGCCCGCATGGCACCCGACCCCAAATCGGGAACACAGCCATGCGGGCCTCGCGCTGTCCAAAGCGCCCCCGAGGGGTTCCGCCGTCCACGATAGGGCTCGGCGGGCGCCGGTAACTACCCTTGGCGGCAAACCCGGACAGCCGTGGAACAAAGGGGGGATGCTACTTGCCGCTCTGCGGACGTCGCCTGTCGCGCGGTTCTCGCACTAGAGTCCCTGGGGCCCCCCACTCCTTCACCGCCTTGCGGTGGGCACTTCCACTACCAACGAACGCAAGGCGAGGCGTGCACCGATAGAACCTGGTCCTGCCTACTCTCTTCGCTTCAATCAAGAGCTGCGCCGCCAACAACACCTTGGTGGCCCGACCGATGGCATCGGGATGCATGCCCAGCTCTTCAGCGATTTCCGCTTGCGTTTGCTCAACAGCACCCTGACTCCTCTCCGTGGCGCACCAGTACCAGACCAGCACCCGGAACTCCCCGTCCGTCAAGCCGGACGCTGCGGAGGCCAGCTCTCTACCCTGACGGACTCCGATCGCAGCGTGAGGACCGTCGAATGCGTAGGCGCCTGGACGTCCCCTGCTTGCACCCGACCAACCGCGAACCGCCTCGGAGATCAGCGGCAGTGGATCCTCATCGCCGAAGTCGAACCACTCCCCGTGCACCCGCCTGGTGGCGAACCCTTCATGGAGGAAGTTCTCTAGATCTTGCGGTCCGGGGTGGGTGTCCAGGAGTTTCAGCCTGTAGGCCGAGCCCGTTTGAAGTTGCCTGAGCCTCCTTTCGGGCGCATCGCTCCAGCCGATCTTGACTCGGTTGCCCAGCTCGTCGGCCCCCATCACGTACACGAAGCCGTCACCCATCTCTTCTCCTCTCCATAAGCGAGAGCGGGAAGCTGGTGGGCTTCCCGCTCTCGCTTCTTCTGCATCAGGCTGCATGACGCTGTTCCTTAGAGGCACAAACGCCATACAGCCGTTCATCATGCTGTTGCCGTCGGGCACAGTCCCAGGTGGAACCGTGCCCGACGATCTCTACGCAGTCCGCCGCAACGGCACCACGTTGTTCAGCTTGGGCTCCGCCTCCGGGCCGAGTCCGTAGTAGCGAACGTTGCCGTGCCTGGAGGCGACCCGAAGCCAGCCCGCCTCCAGGAGGCGCGGAATCGTCCTGGACAGAAGGGGCCGGTTCATGCCGATCTCCTCAGCGACCCTCTCGCCCGTCATGACCACGGCGTCGTTGAAGTCGGGGTCTTTCTGGGTCGTGAGGTAGAACAGGGCGATTCGCATCTGGGGATGCGGCAAGTCCATCACCTTGCGCAGCACCTTGGGCTCGACGCCTTCCGAGACAAGCGGTGCGCTGTTCATGCTGTCCGACCTTTCTTCTGTGGAGCGCCGGGAACGACGGGGATCCGGTGCGCTGCTGCATCTTGACGCTGCTGCTCACCGCCCACTCGTGAGGCGTGGTGTGGGCTGACCTTGTAGTAGATGACACGCCCGTGCTTCTCGGCCTCGATCAGGTACCCAGCCTTGGTCAGGCGCTTGATCGCGGTCGCTACGGTGCGGGCGCTGATTCCGAGGTAATCGGACATCTTCGCGCGAGGCCAGCGGAGCACGTCTCCGCGCCGTTCCGGACCGTGCACGTGAAGCGCGAGCACGTCCCGGTCTGATGGCGTCAGACCGCTCTCCTTGGACAGGATTTGCAGGCCGGTTCTGTTGCTTACTGCTGTGAAACCTCCCGGAAAGTTGTAGGCAGGCGGGCGACGGTCACCGTCCAGATCGACGTACTCATGGACCTCACCCGTCGCGGGGTCGGCGAAGCGCCGCACCGGAGCGGGGTTTGCTGACATGCCAGCAAGCCGGACCTTTCCCCTGGGAACAATGGACGTGGCGATGGTTGCACATCACTGTTCCTCACAACAACAGTCCCACGCTGTCGTGCAGTTTTCTCCCCCGCCCGGGTGAGTCCCGGTCACATTTCGGAGCGCGAGCTGCTTCTGCGGGTGCGCACGGGAAGGGGTGCCCGATGCATCTGATGGGGCACGGCAAAGTGCATCCCAGCGCACAACACTGTGCTTCTGAGTAACAGTGAAACGCCTCTCGCTGCACTTTGAGACGTCTCCGGTTGCATGATGAGCAGCTCCTGATTGCATGATGAGTCATCCCGCGTTGCATGATGAAACGTCTGCGATTGCATGATCAGTGGGTGCATTTGCGCAGGTCAGAGCCCTGCAAGTCGCTCGCTCCTCTAAGTACACCAAGGAGGACGGCCACCCTCCGCACCGTACGGGTGACCCTGCGGTCCTCGCGCAAGCGCTGCGGTCCTCGGGGGGACCCCGAGCGGTACTCATTCGCCCGCGCCGCCGTCTTGGCCGGGGTGAGCAACAACAAGGAGGCGTGGCTGGTGCCGGATGGGGCTGACGTGACATACGCGCGCCCGACCGTTCGGCCCGCCCGCCGTCGTGGCGGGCTTTCGTCGGCTAAGGTCTCGACGGGGGGACTGAGGTGTCCCACGCCTGTGGAGGCACCCGGAAAGGGCGAAGCCCGATCGGGTAACGCCGACCGGGCTTCCGTGCCCCGCCTGATGAACGAAGCAACATCCACTGTACCAGCAGGAGTTCGGGTGAACGGGGCATCGCTGGGAAGGCCGTTTGTGCGGGCCGGGCCCGAGGCTGGTGCCGCCGACTCCTACGGTTACAGCGGCTGACGTGCCAGCTCCGGGCTCGACCCCCACGCTTACGGCGGCGAAGCTCCAGCGGGTAGGACGGTCACTACGGTATCGACGGATACCGGTATCGCTATCGGACGGTGGTCCACCCGCCGCAGGTACGGCAGGACACGGCGACGGGTACGTCCGCCTGGTCCGCCTCGTCGAGCGTGCGGGCGATCATGTCCTGCGTGGCGGCGGCCACCGTCCAGCCGGTGCTCTCCGTCGAGGGGAGGCGCGGGCAGCCTTCCTGGTGGACGCTGACGCGCCTCACGTGAGTGCCGTTGCGGAGGGTGGCTGCCCGCCGGATCGCCAGAGCGAGGGGCGGGGTTCGGCTTGCCGGGGATCCGGGCCGGGCCGTGACCACCTTGAGGGGTTCCGGGTTGATCTCCAGGCGCCGGTCGTTGATCATCTGCCTCTCCTCACCCCTGGGCATGGACGTCATTCTCCCACCTCTCCCTCGCTCCCCACCCGGGATCTTGCTGTGCCATCAGGTGTGACTTTAGACAAAAGGAGCCCACCACCCACTAAGGGAGGTCGCGCGCGGCGCCGCCCCGCACGTTCCGCACTACGTCAACCACCCCGCCTCTTGGGTTGGGGCAGCTCCTTTTGTCTAAAGTCGATGCCGGATAGGATGAAGTCACGGATGAGACAGGCTGGTTGACGGTGAACCCGGCCTCCTGGCGGCTAGACCGCTCTCTCGTCCGACTTGATCAGCTACCGTGCGATCCCCGCGCAGACAGGACGTCCTTCATGCCCAACGACCGCTTTGATCCGCGCTACAAGCCCACTCGTGAGGACGTGTGGATCGCCGTGGGCCTTCCCGACCCCAACCCCCGGAGCGGCCCCGCTGACCCCGACCCCTTCAACATGAGCCAGCACCCTTCGACCGAGTTCGAGATCGCCAGCCGCATCGCACGGATCCGGACTCTGCCCCCTCATAGCTCGAACGAGGTCGGCCGCGTCCTGCAACGGAACCGGCTGCGGGAACTGCTCGACGAGATGGTGACCGAGGGAATGCTGGTCGGCCTCCCCCGCAGCGAATGGGCCGCCATGAGGCGAGAGCCCAAGAGCCGAGCCAAGGACACCCTGTACGCCCACCCGGTCCTCGTGAAGCTGTGGACGGAAATGGATGAGGCGCGGGCGCTCGCAGCCGCCGCCACCGAGTACCGGCTCCTCCTTCCTGAAGGCGGCGGAGTCGAGGTGCGAGCAGCCCGACGGCCGCCCGGCCAGGGAAGCGGCTGGGCTGTCTCGGTCATGCGCAGCGGCGGCGGCCCGGCGTGGACCACCGAAGGGTGGCAGGAACCCGTTAGCGCACTTTCGGTGGACCGGCTGTTCTGCTGGCCCGAAGCCACCACGGCCATCGCCGAGATCCGCACTGCACTGTCACAGCCGGACGCGGGATCCTAGCGGGCGTGCCTGCTCTCCACGCCGCAGCTCCCGCGTCGGTCGAGAGGAAAGCCGCACTGCGAGCCGTCCACTGTCGGCGAGCTGCACGTGCTGCATCCGAGGGACCAGTAGTCGTCCCCTTCGTAGAGGTCGCCCATCGGCCAATTGGGGTCGTCCTCAGCGTCTTCCGGGTGGGGGCCGTACAGCTCGGGCTCGTTCGCCCACCTGATCATCTGCTCGCCCACCGACGGGTACTCCCACTCATTCGCTTCCATGTCCCGTTGGACGTGCGGATCATGGAGGTTGTTACAGGGCACCCGCCGGGAAGTACAGCAAATCCCGGGCAGTGCCAGGATGTCCGCCATGGACTCCCGCGCCGTACTGAAGAACTGGATCGGCAACCCGGACCCTGAAGCCGTCCCGCCTCCGGACCGCCGGGGCAGGCGCGGCGCGCACCTGCGCGGAACCAGCCCCGAGCGGTACGCCGACGACGTCGCCGACTGGCTCACCTTCATCGAGGACGTTGTACGGATCGGCGCCTGGCACGCGGAGCCCTCCCACATCAAGACCTGGCTTGACATGAAGGGCGGCGCACCCCGCTCCCGAGCCCGCCGCGTCTCCGCCGTCGGGGCGTTCTACGCGTACGCCGTGCACTTCGGGCACGCCCTGCACAACCCCGTCGACCCCCGCCTGAGCGGCAAGGCGCACCTCTCCACGCCGCGCCCCCGGCTGAGCGAAGGCCAGGTGCACCTGCTGCGCTGGGGCGCAGACCGACTCGACGGGGACTACGCCGAGCGCGACCGGCTCCTCGTCTACCTCATGCTGGCCGGATTGCGCCCCCGACAGGTGGTGGAGCTGGACCTGTCGGGGGTCACCTTCGAGCAGCACCGCATGACCGCCCTGGTCTGGCAGCGCGGCGGAGGCCTGAGGCGCACGGCCTTCCCCGATGAGGTGCGCGACCTGGTGCGTGCCTACCTGCCGGTCCGAACTCACAGGGGGCCGGACAGTCACGAGGACAGGGGGCCTCTGCTGGTCACCTACCGGGGGCACCGGCTGGACCTGAACAAGACGCCACACGACATCCTGAAGATCGCCGTCGCACACGCCCGGAGCTGCCCGGACCCGGATGCGCCGGACCTGCCCGCCCGCGTCAATCCGGACATGGTGGCCCTCTCCCCCAGCCCCTTCGAGCCGCTGCGGGAAGTGCTGTCGTAATGCGGCCAGCCGAACGCCGTCAACGTGCGGGCAGCCGCAGAAGACGACCATCGCCCCGAATGCTCCCCAGCGCCAACTGGGGTCGGATGTGGCGATGATCGCCTTCTGCTGGTTGGAGCCCCTGTAGCACCCAGGAGTGATTCCATCGTATCTCCGCGTTCCGGCTCGCGGCATGTACCCGGAATTGCTGGTGCGATTCTGAATCAACTCGCAGCACCCTCGACGGACTGCACGGTCTCGGAGATTCGCGCTACCGTGAAGAACCTGATCGATGAAGCCTGTTCACTGGAGGGTGACCATGACTGGCAGGCCGGACCCCGACGAGGCGTTCGATGCCGAGGAGCTGGCAACGCTCCGCGAAGCAGCCGAGGAGAAGCGCGCTGCTGGTGATGCAGCTCTGGCCGACGTCCTCGATTACTACGCGGAGAACGGGCTCCCTGTCGCCCAGGAGTGCACCCCCTGGGAGGAGCTGCGCGACGCGCACTACCGGTCCCTCGGAGTGAAGGTGTCGGGGTCGCATGTCGCCTAGGCATGGTCCGCGCCGGTCTCAGGTGGTGTTCACCGAGGTCGCGGAGAAGCAGATCGAAACGCTGTCCCTGCCGGAGATGGTGGTCCTTGACCGGGTGATTGTCGCCCTGACGGTCAATCCGTGGCTGGGTGACCTGGTCGGCAGGACCCCGCTGCGCGAGTACCAGGAGGATGGTGCACGCGTGCTCTACACGACGACCGTCATGGGCTCGGTCATCATCGTGGCCTATCTGGAGGCCTGACCGACTTCGGCACCGAGGTCTGCCCACCTCCAGGGGGTGTGAGTGGTGTGCCGTCGATGCCGTCCGCACGGCCTGCAACGAGACGGGGCGTGCCGCTTCGGTATGAAGCGGTGCAGGGGCAGTAGCCACTGTCCCTCGACTTCAACATGGTCGCCCCGGTGCTGGCCGCAGCCGTTGTAGTCGCAGATCCAGTAGCCGTCGCTCCCGTCGGGGCGAACCGGCCCCTCGCGGTGCCAGTGATCCGTGATCAGGGGGCTTGTCATTCGAGCACGCCCTCCTCTCGTCGCTGCCGGTCACGCCCCATCGTTGATGTGTCTGCCTTCGGCCGCAGACCATGTGGAGTCGCGACGCCTGTTCTCTTCGGAGCTGTCCTTCAGTTCGATCGTCGCCTTGCGGAACCGAGTGGAGTGGGCGGATCCTCTTGGATCACTTACGAGTACGGACACCTCCATGAACCAGTTCAGCTCGTAACTGCTGCGCTGTCCGACGATCCAGTGACCGGCTTCCTCCAGTGCTTCGAATTCGATGTACCACTGATCCCCGGTCCACTCGGCGGAGATCACCTGAACCTCGCACCGTAGAGCGGGGTTCAGGGGCTCCCAGCACCAGACAGACCCCTTCTCAATGACCAGGGGGAACTCGGGCATGGGGTCACAGGGGACGATCACTCTCTACTCCTCTTTCGGGTCTTTGATCTCTGACAGGACGGCGAACTCCAGGGTGTACACCCGGCCGCACTTGTCGTGGCAGACCTCCTCGCCCCAGTCGCGCAGTACGAACCAGGCGTCGCACGGCTCGCAGTAGACGTTGTAGTCGTCCGCCCCGTCGGCCGTGGCGAGGTCGCGCTTGAGCGGAATCCGTACCACTGCTTTGCCCTTGTCGCGCAGGCGGTGCACGATGAGCGACCGAAGACCGCTGTTGCGGGCGTCGCTGCGAGAGCGCGGACTCGTGCGCATCGAAAGCTGCCAGTCCCGGTCCGACAGGAACCCCATCACCTTCTCCTTTCCGTTCACGATGAAGCCGGGCGGGGGTGCGCAGGTGTAGCCGGTCCGTCCGCTGGCACCGGCGCAGCCGAACTGGTCAGCCCCCAACCCACGGTCTTGTCCGGCACACTCTTCCCTGCCTGCCCCGCCCGGCGGTCCTTGTCCGCCTACGCAGGCGTTACCTTCTGACGTACTTTCGGTCCACCTCGGACCAGACGCACTCCGAGAGGAGGCGGTTCAGGTCCAGGATGGCGTTCGGATGGGCCTCTTCGCACGACGCCCACCCCATCCCCTCGCCAACCTCCCAGCGGGGGTATGCGAAGAAACCGTACTCGCGGCATTCAGCAGTGCCGGGCGCTTCGCCGGTCCAGACGGTGCGGCAATCCACGTCCGGCACATGGAACACCTCCACGCCCGACTGACAGTTGCTGACGCGACGTCGCCCGATCACCGCGCACCAGGCAACCCCGCACTCGCCTTCATGCAGCTCGCCCGGCAGCACCTTGCAGTCCGGGCAGAGCTGCGGCGTGCTCACAGCTCCGCTTCCGGGTCGAGCGCGTTGGCCACGGCTTCGAGCTGAAGGCGTGCCTCGGATCCCTCGGGGTGCCTGGGCGCCCAGCCGGTGCGAAAGAGGTCGGCGTATTCGGCGCGAACACCCCGCCCGGTCTGCATCCGCTCGTCGGCGATCAGCGAGACTGCCCGGTCGAAGGGAATGTCGGCCGCGAGCAGCGTATCCAGTAGGTCCCGCTGCTCCGATGGAGTCCGTTTCGCCCGATCGATGGTCCTCTGCTCGGAAGCCTTCACTGCGGCCATCGTGGTCTCCTCACCCGTCGTCCAGGACTGCTTGTCTCCTGCGGCGCTCACGCGTCTCCTCTGCTAATCCAGCAGGAACACCTTGGCGTTCTTCGACCAGGGCGCATCCGCCGGTCCCGCCACATACGGTTCGATCTCCCAGATGCCTTCACGGGTTTCACCTGTGGCCGGGACGTACTGCCGTGTGCGGATCACGGGCCCGATGACGGTCTTGACCGTCCACTTGCCACCCCCGCCGCTGCTGGCTGAAGCTCGGTGCTTGAGGGGCTGGCCGATCCGGATGACCTGCACACCGTCATTGATGCGCTCCTCCGGAACTCCGGCACGGCGCATGCGCTTGACCGCTGGCCGGGGCGCCGGAATCTCCTCTCGCCGGGCGAGCTTCATCCTGCGGATCGCCAGAGTGGCCACGAAGGTCTTCACCATCTGCGACAGCATGGGGAGGATCTTCTCGTTGGCCTCGATGAAGCGGTCCGCAACTTGCCCACGCTCCGCTTCACGAAGATAGGAGGGGTCCGAGCGGACTGTCGACTGAAGGCGTTCCGGCTTGTCGCTCTCGAACCAGCCGAGTGTCGTGCCGAGCGGCAGCACCTGCTCCCTCTCCAGCGGCTGCGGGTCCGAGAGCTGAAGGGCGACGGCGCTCTTGTCGATGATCGCCCCGGGGGGCAGGTCTGCCTTCTGTGCCTCGATGTGACGCTCGTAGTTCTGCCGGGCCTTGGAGCCGTCGGTGTAGAACACGACCAGCACCTCCTTGGCGCCGGGCAGGATCCGCCACGACAGGGCGTTCACCGGCGTCTCGGAGTCGCGGAAGCCTTCCATGACGTCATCGATCACCTCGACATCCACCAGCTCGCCGGAGTCCCTGTCGTACTGGGCGGTGAGCTTGCCTCGTGGCTCGGCCTCCCCGATGGGGGTGTCCCACATCATGAATCCGCAGGTCATCAGCGACTTCTTCTGCACAGGGTCCAGGTAGAAGAGGTCGAGGTCGAGGCGGAACTCCTTCATCTCGGTGCGCGCCGCGAGGTAGGAGATGTCCCGTCCGATGTACAGCAGCTTGGCCTGCTCCAGGGTGAAGGCATGGAAGGCGGCCAGCTCTTCGTAGGAGCGGAGTGTGGCAGCCTGCTGCACGGTGACCATGTGCTCGTGGGCCACCTCGGGGACGCCGGTCCGGCGCAGGGCACGATCGTAGGTCTCTCGCCGCAGGGCAAGGGCATCCTTCTCCGGGTTTTCGACTCCCGGCGGCCAGTAGAACGGCGATCCCAGGGCGGCCTTGCCGGACCACAGACGGCCAGCGGAGCGGCGTGTCCAGTCGGCAAGATCATGAACGAATTCGTGAAGCTGTGCCGGTTCCATTTCTTCCTCTTTCCGGTATGACTCTGGCGCGGCACCCCTGAGGCCGCCGCGCCAGTCTGCCATCTGCCACCGACAGTCGCTTCAGCCGTCGGGGATGATCTCGTGTTCGTACGGAAGCCTGCGCAGAGTGCGCTCCAGAGTCCGGCCGACCACGCCCGCGCCATCCACGTTCGGCACCTTCATCCTGATCACGACAGTCACCTCCCGGGTGTCACCGTTCTCGGTGCCGCCAAGATCCCGGATCCGCTCCTCCAGGGCCCCTATCAGGGCTTGCCGACGAATCCAGGCGCTCCCCTGCTCGCTACTGCTGGAGGCGTCAGCCAGTTCTTCCAGGATGGAGTCGTAGTCGTCGCCTGCCACGTCTCCCCGGGGTGCCGGAATGCCCAGCATCTTGTGGTACATGCCTTCAGCGATGCGGGGTGCCGACCGGAGCAGGTAGTCCCGCAGGTTCGAGCAGTACTGCAAGCTCATTTCGCTGATCCGGTGACGCTCGCCGCTGCCGTCATACCAGAACTCCGTCTGCCCTAGCAGCACGGCATTGCTCGGCCGCTTCACGGCCGTCCCCCGTTGAGGAGGAGACCGAGTGAACCCCACCCCTGTCCCCCGGCTGCCGGGATATCAGGGGTGTTGTCGCGGAGTTCGAACTCCACACCGTCACCGTCGGCCCGGAGGGCCTGGAGGTGGTACAGCTTCAGCGGCTGGAGCGCTTCGAGGTTGAGCCAGCGATTGGGGTGCAGTCCGTCGCCGATGAACAGCGGCCCTCGACTGACGGCAGCGAAGCCGAGGTGAACATCCCCGGCGCCTCCGGTGATCACCTGAATGCCGTTCGAGCCGGTGAGGATGGTGATCCGCTCTCCGTCCTCCAGCTTGTGCAGGTCGAGTCTCCTGGCGCTGACGTGAATCACATCCACACCCCTTCCCTGCTCTGAAGGGCGACTTCTTCGAGTGCGTCCTCCAGGATGCTGGCGATCCTTTCGTACATCTCATCCTGGAGCCCTTCGGGCAGCTTCGAGACGTCAGCGAGGATCTTGTTCTGAAGGACGGTGACCCTGCCCTTGGGCGTCTTGGCCCCCTTCAGCTTGTTGTCCCACCACTCGTCGCGGTAGCTGCTGCACTCCGGTCGCGCCACGTCTCTTCTCCTTTCCGGGGTCCCGGGCGAGCCGGGACTTCCCCCCTTTCCGGAGTCGAGCCTATCAGAATGGCCTAGGCCATGTCAGCCCCTCTGGGTGGCGGCCTGCCGCTGCTGACGAGCGGGCGCCGGACGCAGTTCCCGCACGTTGCTGCCGGTGTCGATGCCCTCTTCGCGGGCCACCTCCTCGACCACGTCGCCGGTGAAGACGTCACCGGTGGGCTCGCAGTACGCGCGGGCCAGCTCTGCGTACTCTGCCGCCTGCGCCTTGGCGATGCCGCCCACGAAGTCGAGCACTTCAGGAATGGTCCGCTGCTCCTTCATGGCGGCCTCGGCGGCGGCCCGCAACGCCCAGACGATGCCGATGCGGATGCTGCGCTCCCTGAGGACCCGGGCGGCGCGAGTGGGCATGTCCGTACTCTCGAACGCCTTGGCCTCCAGCTCGCACAGGTACGGCAGCACCTGGCTGTAGGAGCCCTTGCCCATCTGCTCGATCTCGGCCGCCACCGTCTCGGGGGTGATCAGCATGAACTCCCCCTGTGCCGCGATCCGGGCGATGGCGCTGACGGCGATGTTCAGCTTGGCGTCATCCTTGATGTCGGCCGGGTTGATGTCGTAGCTCATCCCGTACCGGAGCATCGAGCCGACCAACTGCTCCTGGACCGCCTGCTGGCTGAAGCCTTCGAAGGCGACCGGCTTCTGGGTGTGCCTGGCTTCGACCTGGATGACCATCTGCGGGCGCTGGTCGACCGTCTCGAACGGAACGATTTCGAAGTCGTCGAGGCCGAGCCCGTAGGAAACATGGTCCGAGGTGTCGGCCCCCTTCATGTCGACCGGAGAGCAGACAACCCTCACCTGCGGGCACATGCGGGACACGTCCTCGAAGACCTGCTGCGCATGCTCCAGGCCGGGGTCGTCGCAGTCGGCGACGATGATGACCTCCACGGCCCCCCTGAAGTACCTGGCGTACTCACGGAGCCAGGACCCGGCGCCCATGGGCGAGGTGGTGGCCGCCTCACCCATGGACCACAGGAGGTCGGCATCCTTCTCGCCCTCGACGAACCAGATCCGACGACCCTCTTCGATGGCCTTCAGGATCTCCGGCAGCCGGTAGATGACGCGCCGGACACCCACCAGGTTCCAGCTCTTGCCGGACTTCTTCGTGGAGTCGGGCTGCCACTGCGAGAACCCTCGCGGGCACCCCTGCCCCTTGCGTGAGCAGCGGGCCGACGCGAAGAGCAGGACTCCCTTCTCGTCGGTATACCGGTACTCGGCCGCCTTGTGGCCCGAGCACGGCTCGGGGTCGTCCGGCTCTTTCTTCCTTCGCTGGCACGGCATCCACAGATCGGGCGCCATGCGCCGGTCACCGTCACGTCCGTCGCCGTCGAAGATGGCGGGCCATGGCAACTGGAGCGCTGCGAGGATGTCCGCGTTCTCGCAGTTGGCGTGGCACTTGAGCAGCGCACCCTTCTCACCCTGGCTGACGCTGAGCGACGCGGTGCCGTCGTCGTGCGCGGGGCACTGGGCCGTGTAGTAGCCGCCGTGCGGGCGCACCCTGGAGCCGTGTTGGGCAAGTGCATCGAGCACGTTCTGAAGCCCTGACCCGTGGGTCACGTCGCACTCACCCTTTCGTCTTGACCAAGTTCAGCCCTGCCCATGGCAAACCGTCCCTCGCACATCATGCCGGTCGGTAGATCGGTCCGCTGCTGTCGTACACAACAGGAACCTCGAATCCCTCACCGTCCACCACAAGCGCATCACAACTCACCCGGATCACCCGGTTGCTGATGTCTCGTGATCCGTCGTCGAAATCCGGATCGACCACCAAAACAGGTGGCGCGACCCTTTTCTTGATACGCCGCAGATTCCGAGGAGAGAGACGGGGTACATACACGAGATCAGCTCGTTCGACCTTCTCCCAGCCGGTGCCGCCGGTGTGCAGTGTGATCGGGAGCCGCCGCAACTCGCGGCTGGCGGACTGGGGGTCCCCACCGGCGAGCAGGGAGACCATCGCCTTCCACACGTCGTCGTCGCTGCGCTGGTAGGGCAGCAGCATCAGGGTCTTGGCGCCGGACACGGCCGCGCTGCACAACATCTGAGCCGCCAGCACCTCGGGGTACCCCCCCGTACCGTCTGTCACCAGCGTCGTCACGGTGCCCGTTTCCAGCCCCCATCCCGGCCGTGCCAGGGAGATGGGTCCTGCCGTGATCACCATTTCTTCACCTCTCCGAAGGCGAGCGCAAACCTCAACTCGCGTCTGCCTCAATGTACTACATGGCCTGGGCCACTCGCACCAGTACGACAGTCCGCAGACGCGCGCGTGCCGGAAAGGGCTTGCTGAATCCCCATCATCCCCGTTGCCCTCACCCCCAATACGCCCCCAGCCGGGGTGAAGTCAGGCCAGGGCGCCTGCCCGTGGGCAGACCCCTGGCCCGCATGCCTTTCGAGCCTACCTGGCCCGAAACGTTGCTCCGTTGATTATCTCAGTGTCGGAAGCATTTATCACCCGTTGAACTACTTCCTGGATCTGTGGTAGATCCACCCAACGGAACTCCGAGGACGGGTTCATGGGGGCCTGCTTACCCTGCTTGATCAGCCTCTCCACTTGATCAAGCCATTGGTCACAGAGAGCGAACTTCGCCGCCTCGATGGTCCAGGCCATGAAGGATTCCCGTACCGCATCCCCGTGTTCGGCCAACTTCGCCCCCGCCAGCCGCTTGCGGAAGGCCTCGGCCTTCGTGAACGCCTTCCGGTACCTGTCGTTGACCCACTTGCGTTCCTCACGGACGCGCGGCAGGTCCCACTCCTCCAGAACCTCCAGCTCGCCGGGTTTGACCAGGCGCCCCAGGGGGCCCAGGTCGTCGGCTATCAGGAACTCGTCCTCGACCACACCGCACCCCCCGGAACGTGCACTCACCGTCACGTTTCATCTCCTTTCCGATCCTGCCTTAACGGCCGCTTCTCACCAAGCGTCCGAAATGCGCACTCCCGGCGGCAGGAACCGCTGGCGCATGCCATCGAAGATCAGTTCGTCGACCCCGACGGTGCCGTGCCGGTTCTTGATCGTGTGCGCCTCCGCCTCACTCCCCGGCTTGCCCTCCACGAACCTCCGGTGCAGCAGCATGATCGTGGAGGCCGCGTTCTCGATCTTCGCGCCGTACGAGATGTCGTTGACGTTGGTCGGCGCCTCCTCCTCCCTGCCCGGCATCGGCTTCTTGAGCTGGGCGAGAAGCAGTAGATGCCGGTTGAGAGTCAGACTCGTGTCATGCAGGCGCGAGACCGTCTCGTCCATCCTGGCGCGCATGTCGTCGGTGTGCCGGTCGGACGCGACGGACTGGGCGTAGTCGACGATGAACAGCCGGGCACCCATGTCCCGGACCGCCTTGCGGGCGAGCAGGTGGATCTCGCCAGCCGTCGCACCCGGAACGAACTCCACGCGGAAGTTGCGGTTCTCCGCCTCCCTCTCGGCGAACTTGTACACCCGCTCCCTCTGGTCGGCGGACAGGGTGTTCTCGCGTATGTCGCTGTAGGGGATGGACAGCTCCGCTGCCGCACGGCGCTGGATGAGGTCGGCGGGCGACATCTCCAGCGAGAAGAACACGACCGGCGTGTCCTGCTTGAGCGCCACGTTGCGGCCCACGTCTCCGGCAAGAACGGTCTTGCCGATGGCGCTCCGTGCGGCGATGCAGGTCATGTGGCCCGGATGCATGCCCGACGTACGTTCATCCAGGTTGCCGTACCCGAAGAGCAGTCCCGGCTCCCGCTGGCGCAGCCCGAGGATGACCCCCAGCCCCTCCTCCACCAGACGGTCGCGCTCGTATCGCGAGTTGGGCGCCTCCCCGTCCTCGACCGCGCTGGCAACCTGGGAGAAGGCGTCGGAGATCGCGACGTCGGCATCCTTCTCCCCGGAGCGCACCAGCCGTGCGCCGCCCTCCATGGCCTGGGAGACGACGCGCCTGCGGTACAGGTCCCTGAGGATGCGGGCCCCTTGCACCGCCCCGACCGGTCCCTCGGCATTGCCGGAGAGCCAGTGGACACGTTCCATGATGTCGGCATCCAGGACGCCCTCCCGGCGGAGAGCGGCGATGATTCCATGGGCGGCCGTCGAACTGCCGCTCACGAGGCACTGCATGAACGCCTCGTAGATCATCTGATTGTGCTCGACGGTGAAGATCGCCGAGCCCGCCTGCCCGAACGTCTCGATGACGTCCTCGCGCGGGTCGAGCGGATGCCCTTCACCGTTGAGGAGGGCGCCGAGGACCGCGTTCTCCACGGTCTCGTCCATCAGCAGCGTCGGCCTGCCGGGCAGACCTGACACATTAGTCACGAATGTCGCCTTTCTGAGTACCGGTCAGAATGTCCGTCGCCGCATCTTGCGACCCAGCACCGCCAGGCGCTCCCGCGTGGCTTCGTCGTCGGCCGAAGGCGGAAGCTCGACAGGCGTCTTGGGCTCGGTCTTCACGGGGGCCGGACCGTCCCACGGGATGTCTCCGAGGTCCACAACCTTGTCGCCCACCACGATGACCCCGTTGTCCTCCTGGTGCGCCGGAGGAGGGGTGCCGAGGTCGGCAGCCTTCTTGCGAAGGAACGACTCAACGCTGAAGATCTTGTCTGTGACCAGCAGGGAAAGCTTGGAGGCGATATCGGCGGGGCTCCAGCCTTGCTCCATGGCCGGTGCGCAAACTTCGGCCACCCGCTGCGCTTCGCCCCCGAGGAGTCCCTGACGGTTCATCCCCTTGCCGTGGCAGTTGCGCACCAGCAGGCGTGCCAGCTCGTCGACCTCGGAAGAGGGGCCAGTCTGGACCTCTGCCGCAGGCGACCCGGCGTCACCCTGCTCCTCCATCACCCCGGAATCAGGGCCCGGCTCATCGTGCACCTCGGGCAGAAGGTTGCGGTCCTCGCGGTGCCCGTCCTCGAAGTTCTCCTCAGCCTGACGGGAGGCGGCCCTCGCCTCGTTGTTCCGCTGGGAACCGAGACGCACTCCAGTCACCGCCGGGATGCCGGGCATGTCATCCTCCAGGCGCTGGTAGTACGCCTTGGTGCCGCAGCGCTTGGCGACCTTCTTCGCCTGGTCGTAGCCGTTGGTCGGGCCGCTGATCCGTCCGCGCGGGTCGACGACGAAGGCGATCACGAACCCGGAGCCGTCCTGGGGTTCGTTCAGGCGGATGAGCACGCCCTTGCTGATCAGCTCGTTGAGCCCGCGCCGGGCGGTGACCGCCGTCATCGGCTTCTGCCAGTGAGACGTCATCTCGGTGAACCAGCTCGCCGTGACATGCACGGAGTGGGGGACGACGCCGTTGCGCTCGAACGAGGCGTTGCAGCGCAGCAGCATGTAGACGGTGCGGGCCGCCGGTCCGAGTTCCATCAGGGCGACGTAGTCGTCCGCCAGTGAGAAGGTTGGCTTGGTCCCCATAGTCTGGTATCATCCTTCGTAGGTTGGTTTTGGATCTGGGGCCCTGTGACAGCAGGGCCCTTTTTCTGTGCCCTCAGCCGCTGTGCCGTCAGCCGTAGGTGACGACCGGCTTGCCGTCCACCTGAACGCGCCGGTCGATGAGGGTCTGGACCTTCGGCGGGTAGTCCTGAAGCCGGAACCGGATCCGCCCGTTGGCGTAGTCGGCGACCTGCGTGATGGCCCCGACCTCCATCAGCTCCTGGATCGCGGCGTAGCCGTCACCCTTGGCGAAGGCGTTGGCCTGCGGGCGGGTCAGGGTGATCCGCGTGCCGCCGGACTCGTCGTCCTTGGCGGCGAAGCACATCATCACGTAGAGCCGGATCGTCTCGGGGCGCAGGTCGAGAGCCAGCACCCAGTCGGAGACCCAGGTGTACTGGCCACCCTCGTGCATCTCGGCCATCTCGTCCATGTCCATGGTCTGCTTGGCGGTCATGTCTTCTCCCTTCCAGGGCGGAACACTAGCCGTCGTATGGCCTAGGCCGCAAGGGTGTCCGCGAAAAACCCCAGGAATGAAGGCAAGCCCCCTTGATCATTTCTGTCAACCCCCGTGCAGGCTTCCGCCGGGCAGCGGGGCGGCTCCCGACCCCCCGTCAGATCGTCATCAATCGAGCAGATTTGTCCAGTGGCAAATTGTCATAGTTCATGCGGGTCTCACGACCGGCCAACGTTTCACATCCAGAAGAAACCCCTCGGCCACAAAAGTGAGATCTCCTTCGACATCTGTGAACGAACGGCGAGCCCCTGACCTGCGTGGATTGCGTAACCCCCGGCGCAAGAAGGTAAGAACCTCATCGGTCTACGGCGTGCGCTGGCGACCGTCGTTGACCCGAGGCTGCCCAGTCGGCCCAGCCCGTACCGGGTACCGGTCGGACGGTCGCCAGCGCACGCCTCCCGCCGGAGTGCAAGCGACTGTCGTCCTCCCTCCGCCATCGCTGCGCGATGGCTCCCTTCTTGACCGCCCGGCTGACGCCGTCCGGCCTGAGGGGGGAGGACTTGCTCCGCCTCTTCGTTCGTGTTCCTGGCCTGTCCTGCGTGCGCGGCCCCGGGGCTGGGCGAGCGCCATCTGTTGACGGTGCACCTGCCGACGGCGGCTGCTGGCTCGCTTGGGTTTCTCTTGGATCGTGATGTACCGAGATTCCCCGTTCGGGTCTTGTGCCGGTTTTACGGCGTCCATGGCCCAGGCCACTTTGTGCTAGGTTCGTAGCCGGGTTAAAGGACCCCGTCGGAAGGGTGAGAGGGTGATCATGTGGTGACGGCTGTGTGCAGTCAGTCGACGGATGGGCTGGAGGCCCTGTTCGCTTCAGCCTGGAGCATCTACCAGGAGTTGGCGGCTTCGGAGGCTCCGGAGGCGGCTCGGCCGGTATCGCTGCGGTGGCGCTTCGACAGCTCCCTGCGGACCCTGGAGGCAGCGCTGGCGGCCGACGGTCGGGTGGGCGTCAGTACCGTACGACCGGAATGCTTCTGGCTGCCCGTGGAGCGGGAGACGGAGATCCGGCTGGCACAGTGGGCCCTGCGCCACGGAAAGATCGCTCAGGCGGGGTTCGCCGACACGGTGAACCGGAGCCACCGGCTCCGCCGGTCGGCATCCTGAGTCGCCATCTCCGATCAGGGCACCAGGAGGACCCCTGTGAACGCGCAGGGGTCTCCTTTTTGATCACATTTGCCCAACTCCCTTGTGGTAGAATGGATTTCACGGAAAGGAGAAGGTGAGCGCCCGTACCTCGCGAGGCTTGCGTGACGTTCACCCGTAAAGGAAGGTGCTTCTGTGACTTCCGAACGGAACACCCCCTGCGGTACGCGGATCTCGCAGGAGCGAGGGGCATGACCCTGAACTCGGACAGTTCCGAACCGTGCGTTTTCTGCGACATCGTGACCGGGCGCTCGCCCGCCGAGTGGGTTGTACTGCCGGACCACTGGGATGATGTGGTTGCTTTCCTGGCGGACCGCCCGATTGCCGACAGGCACACCCTGATCGTCCCGAAAGCTCACGTCCGTGACTTTGCGTCAGACCCGGACATCTCTGCCCGGGTGATGCGGTGCGCAGCCGAGCTGGTGCACTTCTCTCCGCAACCTATGGCCATACTGTCTCTGCGTGGTGAAGCGGCAGGTCAGGAAGTCATGCACTTCCATCTTCACCTGATACCGAGATCCGCTGGCGACGGTTTGCGAGTCATTTCACGTAAAGGGGGCGGGCGTAAACGATGACAGAGTCTGACGTTCTCACCGACCTGGACGAAGAGGTCGAGTACAACGGCAAGTTGATCGCCATTCGGGACCTTCCCGTATCCGTCCGCCCTCACTTCGGTTACGGGCACTTTCCCGAGCACGGCGATGAGGTTGTGCCGCATCCGGACGGCGAAGCCTGGCCGTACACGCCGGAGAAGTGTCTTCGGGCTGACGACATGCGCGGCCTGTGGATCGAAGAGCGTCTGGTGTGCACCGGATGCGGTCTCGACGTCACCTGAGGGAGGCTGTCATGAATCACACGGCAATTCCGGAACTCATAGCCGACGGCGTGCCCCGGTGGCGCGACCGCATCGGCCGCAGGCGCTTTCCCTGTGAACAGTGGGGCCTCGACCACTGGTCTCTCCTGGCCTACGTCGAAGTCCGGGTGACCGACCATCAAGGGGCGATCGACTGGAACATGCTCACGCTCTCGCGCCGGAACTGGCCGGAGCTGTGGGCTGCCCGGAATCCCTACGAGACGGCCCCGGCCCAGGACGCGGCGGATCAGTACGGCCTGCGGGTGAAGAGTGCCGACGGGGAAGATGAGCTGGTTCTGGGCCACTGCGAGGCGGACGCCCTGATGGATCTCGTCGACCACGGTCTCGTGACCATCACCATGCCGCCCGTCAGCGCGACGGGCCAGAGCTACCTTCGCGCCGACGGGCACGCCCTGAGCCACCCGAGTCCGTATGAGCCCGTCACCGGGCTGACCGAGAAGCTGCTGATGCCGTGGGCCACGTTCGGCCTCACTGAGCGAGGCTGGTTCGTGGCGTCGCAGCTCCGGAAGCACCGGGGAGCCCGCCGGAGCCCGGCTTCGTTTTCGATGCCCGACGGTCTGGAGGCCGTGGGGCCGTAAGGCCCGGGTGACGTAAAGACGGCAGCGGAAGAAAAGATCTTCCGCTGCCGTTGGCGTACGCCGGAGCAAGCCACGGGGATACCGTGGGCCACCGGACCGCTGAGGCGATGCGAACGGAACACAGTCCGGCCTGCGTGCCGGTGGAACGGCAAGCGACCGGAAAGGGAAGGAACACGGATGAGGGTGCAGCGCTCCAGCAACGTCAACGCGGGGCACGGCGTACAGGACTACAGCAACGGCGACAGGGCGGCGCTCCTGTTCATGCGCACGGGTGACGAGGAGGTCTTCGCCGCCCTGTCCAGGGTGTTCGCACTGCATGAAGCGCCTACCGTCGACCTGTGTCACGCAGCCCCTGACCCTGACAGGACTGCCGGGGGCTGCGTGATCCGCAACAACGGGATCCTCGTCACCATCCAGTCCGTTGTCCATCCGTCCGCCCGCAGCGGCGGACCGGGCATGTACGGGTTGAGTCTTGACTTGACATGGGGGGAGACGTCCCCGGTGTGGACCGAAGCGGCCCTGAAGAACGGCTACGTGACGGCCTGCCTGATTTCCGAGAGTCGCTACGAACGGGCCACCTCGCTCAACGGCGACGGCCGCAAGGTCGTGGACACGGCGAAGATTCCGTCGGTGCCCGTGCTCAAGCTGGGGGCGTTGCTCGGATGACTGCGCCGCGAAGCATGGACATCGCCGACTACCAGAACGAGGTCACGGATCGCGCGGGCCCCCCGAGCGGTGGCGCTCCCGTCGACATGAGCGAGCCACGCCGCGTGCTGACCTGGAACGGCCAAATCCTGGGCGGGGCGTCCAACGGGGAGGGCCGCAACGACTGGACGTCACGTCGCAACGTCACGGTGCATGTGGCAGTGACGGGCTCCGGCTATGCGTACGGTGCGTCCGTTGCGGCGTGCAACGGATCCGTGGAGCTGGGGTACCAGGCTGAGCTGTGCGATCTCGTGAAGATCTCCGAGGTCGACACCGGCCTGCTGTGCCGCCGTCCGGCGTGCCGCGCACTGAGGAACCTGTCGACCGAAGAGTGACTACCGTCACGGCCGTACCGTCCAGTCCTGGACTCTCAGCGGAGCCGTTCACGGCGAAGCTGAACTCAATGCGCCGCAGTCCGTGCGGCCTTCGGAAGGAGAAAAGATGCAGCCCACCGTCATTGTTGCGTTCGTCAACACCCGGTCGACCCCCGAGGAGTCCATTCGGCGCCTGGTCCAGGCGACCAACTACAGCGACACCATGCTGTCCCACAGCGCCCTGCGGACCCTGGTCGCGCTCACTGCCATGGCGCACCCCACCCACAAGGAGGGTGACATCGTCTCGCAGACCGTTCCGACGGCGGATCTCGACCAGCTCGAACAGCTCGGCTTCATCGCGAAGCCCGAGGACTCGATCGGAATCGAGCTGATCTGACGGACCATGTGACGGGAGCCACGGCCCCGGTGCCCACTACTGGGCACTGCTGGAAGCGCGGTGCTGCGAGGGTGGTGCAGTCGCCGCGAACGGCGCGGCTTCCGGAAGGAGAAGGCGATGGGTGCGGTATCGGTCGAGGTCGCAGGCTTCCTCAACGACGACAGCGTGGAGGAGTCCCTGGGGCGGCTCGGGCAGGCGGCTCTCGGCAGCGGCATCAGTGATGCCGCCCTGAGGTCCCTGGTCAAGATCACCTGCCGGGCGCACAACGTGCGGGTCGAAGGCCTCGACACCCACGGCATCGACGAGGAGCACCTGGAAGAGATGCGCAGCGTCGGCCTCATCTACCGGCCGAGCCGCTGCCAGGTGAAGATGGTCTGACGCATCACCACGCGAGGCCGCCCGGTCATCCACTGGGCGGCCTCGCCGCACACCGGAAAAGGAGAAGGAGCGATGGGGATTCACGTACACAAGGCGATCGGTTACGGCCTGACCGACATGGCCTACAAGGACTACAGGATCACCGACCCCCGCATCAACACTGGCAGTTTCCTGCTCGGCGGACGGGAGGTGCCTCCCGTCGAGGATTACATCGCCTTCGTCGAACGCACCACCTCCGAGGGTGACTTCGAGGCCCGGCTAGAGGCGGGCATGCTCCGTGAGTACGAGGGTGCAGACGTCGACAGTCAGGAGCTGTGCATCTGGAAGGCTGAGTACGGCCTGCCGGAGGTGCTGCTGCTCCGGCCCTTCGGCTGCGCTCGATGGTTCAGGCGCGACGATCCGATCGACGTCGAGGAGGAGGCGATCCGAGGTACGACCATGGAATACCGCGTCGAGCGGACGGTCGGCAACATCCACCCTTACGACGGCATCTACATGGACGTCCGGACCGGAGAACGATTCGTCGGTGACCAGGCGACTCGGGTGAGGGCGTGGCGTCGCGTCATCAACGCACCTGTCGGCGAGAAGCTAACAGAGGAAGGCCGAGCCGACCTTCTCGACAAGATCGCCAAGGTCATTGGCTACAAGGACCATGCCGAAGCCGAACAGCTTATTGCTCCCCTGGTGCCCGACGAGGTCCGGCGCATCTGCGAGTGGGGCGAGCTGTTCACCTCGCCCGACGTCTGGCGCCAGCTCCGGCCCATCCTGTACACGTACTGGGCCTGAGGTCAGGGCCGTCAACTCGCAAGCAGTAAGGGGGAAGTGTGATGAGCGAGTCCAACGAGACTCACAAGTTCAGTCAGCCGCTCACCGATGAGGAGGAGCGACGGCTGGCGGCTGAGGCGGGGCAGCAGTCGATCGCGGGCTGGTGGAACTCTTCCTGCGGCTTGGGCCGCCGCCTTCCAGTGACGCGGAGGCGTCCGAGTGGTCCATCCGTGCAGACAGAAGGGCCCGAACCATCACAGTTCGGGCCCTTCTGCTGTTGATCACACACAAAGGCCCACCCCGGTACCACGGGATGGGCCTTGTTGACCTTCACCCATTGCAGGGGCGGCGGTCGGGTAACCCCCCTAGCCGAGGGGTCACCGGCGATTCCTTAGGGGAAATCTGCACCAGCATACCAGTCACGTCCACAGACTGGTAGACCGAGAGCACTTTTGCTGTTCCGTCGCGGCTGGTTGTGCATCCGGTCGATACGGCGTTTCTGAAGCAGCATCACCTGGCTGGCGACACTGATGAATCCGCAGGTCAGAGGCGTTGTCAGTGGTGCCCTGTAGAGTGGAAACATCACTGAAGGAGTGCCGGAAAAGGGGTAGGAACGTGACCACTGACGTCCTGAAGAACCACCGTGTGAACCACGTAGCTCTCGTCATCGACAAGTCCGGGTCGATGCGTCAGCACGAACAGACCGTCATCCGCGTCGTGGACGAGTTCGTGAAGGGCCTCAAGGAGGAGTCCCGGGAGCGCGTCGACCCGTCGACCGGCCGCAAGGTGCCCCGGCAGGAGACGCGCATCTCGCTGTACGCCTTCGACCACACGGTGGAGTGCCTGGTCTGGGACATGAGCGTGGAGGATCTTCCCTCCATGCGTGACGTCTACCGGGTCCAGGGCGGCGCCACTTCGCTGATCGAAGCAACGGTCCTCTCCCTCGACGACCTGGCCAGCGAGGTCTCGCAGAAGTACGGCGAGCACAGCTTCCTCCAGATCACCTGGACCGACGGAATCGAGAACGCCTCCGGCTGCTCCGAGACCGGCCACATGCACTCCTCGCCGGACGGGTACCGGGTCGAGCGTCCCGACCAGCTCAACCACTGGAAGAAGCGCATCCAGACCGCCATGGCGGAACTGCCGGACAACTGGACCTCCGCGATCCTGGTGCCGAACGTCCTTTCCAAGCGCAAGGCGCAGGAGTACGGCTTCCCGTCGGGCAACATTTCGATGTGGGACGCCGAGACGACTCAGGGTGTCGAGGAGGCCATCGGCACCATGAAGGCGGCTGCCACGAGCTTCTTGCGGGGTCGCGAGCGGGGCGTACGCGGTACCAGGAGTCTCTTCGCGGTCGGCCAGGATCTCGACGTGGCCACGGTGAAGTCGGTTCTCACGCCGCTCGACGGCTCGAAGTACAAGCTGCTCGACATCAAGGACACCGACCACGACCGGGAGATCCGCGATTTCGTCGAAAAGCGGATGCCCGGGGTCACGTACAAGCAGGGCATGGCGTACTACCAGCTCGGTCCGCGCGTGACCGTGCAATCCAGCAAGGACGTCGTGGTCCTCGACACCGAAACCGACCTGGTCTACGGCGGACCGGACGCCCGTGAGCTGCTCTTCGGGGGCGCCGGGCGTGACGGCGGCTCCCTGTCGGTGAAGGCGGGGCAGAACTCCAAGCTCAAGGTGTTCGTCCAGTCCAAGAGCGTCAACCGCAAGCTGAAGAAGCTGACCGGCGACGACACCAAGCTCCTCGTCATGCTGTAGTCCCGCACTCTTGCGTTCGCGCCCTCCCCCTCTTGGTTCGAGAATTGAAGAACAAGCGAGCTGGATTCCCAGGCACTTGAGGTTCTTCATTACAAATCCAGTGGTGGGTGAAACCTGAGGTAAAGTTGCAACCGGCGAGGGTGACCAGCAGCAGCCGTCTTTCGAGGGGAAGGCGGCTGCTGCTTTCTCTTTGATCCACATTGCCCCCGGCAGCGTCTACGCTGCTCCTATAGGGAGAGGGGGCTCGAATGCCGCTGCCTGCTGAGCGCACCGTCACAGGGAAATACGTCAACCCGGTTACCGGCGAGCCGTATGACGGACGAACTGGCGAACACTATGTCATTTTCGAACCCGTTCCGGACCGGTGGACCGATCAGGCGGGTAACCAGATCCTGCTCGGTGGTGGCCGGGTCAACCTCGACGAGACGGGCTCATTCGCCGAGGATGTGGTGTGCACCGACGTGGATGACGTGCTCCCCGAAGACGGGCGGCTGTGGCGCCTCAGGCAGTACGTCGGCGGCGCCTGGTCCGTGCAGTACCTCCAGGTCCCCACGGGCAGCGGACCGATCGACATCACCGACGTCGGATCCGTCGACCTGTGCGGCATCGAGTACGTTCCCGTCCCGGGTCCCCCCGGTCCGGCGACGGAGGTCACGGGTGTCGCCCCCGTGCAGGTGACGACGCAGGCGCCCGGCAAGGCGCAGGTGTCTCTGGAGCCCGGCGCGGAAGGACAGGTGCTGACGACCGCTGACGGGCAGGCTCAATGGGTGAATCCTTCCGGGGGTGGCGGAAGTTCGACCTGGGGCGGCATCCTGGGGACACTCAGCAATCAGGCAGACCTCAAGGCCGCCCTCGATGCAAAGCTGTCGGCCTCACTGGCGGGCGCCGCCAATGGTGTAGCGAGCCTGGATTCCAGCGGCATGGTTCCGCTCCCTCAGCTTCCCAGGGGCGGCCCGCTCGGGCTGGCCACGCTTGACGCTACGGGCAAACTCTCTCTGGGTCAGCTTTCGTCGGACATTCCTGCTTCTTACGTCAACTCCGGCACCCTGGATTCGGCTCGCATTCCGGATCTCTCCTCGCTCTACCTGACGGCATCCCAAAAGGGCTCGGCCAACGGCGTGGCCAGTCTTGATTCCTCCGGGAAGGTGCCGAACTCCCAGCTTCCGGCGGCAACGCCCCTCGGGATGGCAACTCTTGACGCCGACGGCAAACTCGTTCAGACCCAGATTCCGGACACCGACGCAGCCAAGGTCACTTCGGGGGCTTTCGATCCTGCCCGTATTCCGGACCTTTCGAGTGCTTACGTCGCCGTCACCGAGGTCGGCGCAGCGGACGGAGTGGCCTCACTGGGGTCCGACGGCAAGGTCCCGGCGGGCCAACTCGACGTGATCACGGGTGGCCTGGACACGGCGACCCTGTCGGGCGGCAACATCCGCCCGAATACCGTCAACCCCCTCGCCATCGACATCGACCCACTGACGGGGCGCATTGTCGACTATTCGACAAACCCGCCCACTGTCACCGACGTCCAGACCGATGACGTGATCACGGTCGAGCTGGACTCCATCGCTCAGGAGCGGGGTATCACCTGGCTCCTCATGGGCGCTGACCACAGTGTCTTCCAGCAGGAAACCCGGCCGTCCCCCGAGGACCGCCGGAATTTCCTCGTTCTGGGCTTCGTGCTCCAGGACGGCGGTTCCATCGTCCTGGCCCACTCCATACCCACTGTCATCGAGCAGCCCGTCAACCAGCTCTACGACCTCCTCGACGCGATCGGGGCCTTCAACCTCTCGGGCAACAGCATCAGCCCGAACGGCAACAACCTGATACTGAACCACGAGCCGGGCCGCGTCTTCTCGCGGGGATGGAACTACTGGGACGGCTCCTCCCGCACCAACAGCCCGCACATCGTCTCCACGGTCGGCGCCATTCCTGCCTCATGGGTGCACGTCACGCGGGACGGCGACATCAGTCCGGCATCCGCCACGGCCACCGTTGACGTCGGCCACTACGACCTGGACGGCGTACTGACCCCTGCCACGGAACCCGTGGTGCACCAGCTCTACGTTTTCCCGACGTCCGACGGCTCCGAGATCCACGTCCTCCAGTACGGCCAGCAGACTTTCGCTTCACTCGACGATGCCGTCCGACAGGCAGCAGCGGCACCCATTACGGTCAACCCCGCCCTGCCCGGCAACGCGGTTCTGCTGGCCTACCTCGCCGTCTCCCCCACCGCCACCGACCTGTCCGATCCGGCCCAGGCCCAGGTCATCATCGCGTCCGCATTCGGAGGTTCCGGCGGCAGCGGCGGTGGCGGGGGCGGTGGGTACGCCCAACTCAGTGGCGCCGAGTTCACCGGCCCGGTCGGCAGCGTGCGCGAGGAGTCCGACTCCATTGCCGAGTACGCCCGCACCACCGCCGACACCTCCCACCGCTTCCGCAGGCTGGTGGACGGAACGCAGCAGTGGGGCAGTGGATCTGCCCCCATGGATGCCGAGCTGCGCCGTCTCGCGGCTGGACTGCTGGCCTTCCTGGACACGGACGTCCTGGTGGGGCAGGACGGTGCGAAGGCTCTCCGTCTGAGGCAGTCCGGAACGAATGTAGGAGTCGACGCCTCGGCGGCCGACCTCTTCGTGTCCGTATGGGAACTGGCCGGGTTCGCCGGGGCGCAGCGTACGTACCTTCGGCTGGAGGCCACGGCGCAGCTCGCCCACGCCATCGGCACGTGGGCTTTCGCGGCCGACAGCGACGGTTCCGCCGTGCACACGCTCGATGCGGCCAACAACAAGCTGGGACTTCACGGCGCCACACCTGTCGCCCGGCAGACCGTGAGCGGAGCCCGTTCCACCGGTGCCGCCCTCCAGAGCCTACTTCAGGCACTCAACCTCGTCGGCCTCATCAACGACACCTCCACCGCCGGGCCGGACATGGTCCAGACGGTCAACGGGGAGAGCGGTCCGGACGTCACGCTCGACGCGGCAGACGTGGGGGCCGACCCGGCCGGATCGGCGACTGCGGCAGGAAGCGCTGCCGTGTCTGCGGCTGCGGCGGACGCGGCGACGAAGTACACGCCGCTGACGGACCCCCGCCTGACCGACTCCCGGACGCCCGTTGCTCACGCGGATACCCACGCTTCAGGCGGAACCGATTCGCTGACACCGGGCGCGATCGGTGCCCTCTCGGCAAGCCAGAAGGGCACCGCCTCCGGCGTAGCCAGCCTGGACGCGGGCACGAAGGTGCCGGTCGCCCAGATACCGAACCTTCCTGCGTCGCAGATCAACAGCGGAACGCTGGACGTCGCGCGGATACCCGACCTGTCGTCCCTGTACCTGGCCGCCAGCAGGCTGGGTGCGGCCAACGGTGTCGCCTCCCTGGGTGCGAACGGCAAGGTGCCCGCAGGGCAGCTTCCCGCGTCGACCGTGGCCAACGTGAGGGACTACGGGGCCGTCGGTGACGGCACGGCCGACGACACCACGGCGATCCAGGCGGCGATCAACGCTGCCAACGGCGTGGGCGGCGGCACGGTGTACCTCCCCCGGGGCGAGTACAAGATCTCGTCCGCCCTGACCATCTACAACCACATCGCCCTCGTCGGTGACGGTGACTACGTCACCAACATCGTCCAGAGCAGCACGACGGCGCACGGCCTCGTCGGCAACAACCTGTCCTACGTGACGATCAAGTCGCTCCGCCTCACGGGCCCGAACAGCGGCAACGGCGAGGGCATCGCTTTCATGACCGAGTTCGACTACTGCATCATCGAAGACGTCACGGTCACGAACTTCGGCTCTACCGGCATCGACATCGAGCAGCCGATCGTGAGCCATTTCGTCAAGGTGAAAAGCCGACTCAACGGCGGCGCGGGCTTCTACATCCACGGCACCGGCTCCGGCGCGGGCACCTCACTCTCAATGGACGCCTGCTGGGCCCACGACAACGTGAGCAACGGCTACAGCTTCTACAACATGACGTACTGCTCGCTCAACGCTTGCGCGGCGGACAACCAGATCAACTCGGGCAAGTCCGGCTACCTGCTCAACACCTGCATCGGCTTCAACCTGTCCGGCTGCGGCAGCGAGAACAACAACATCGGCGTCACGTTCACCGGCGGCGGATCGCACGTCGTGAACGGATTCTTCAACTACAGCAACCCCTCCGGCGGCATGGGGTTCTGGGTCACCGGCGGGGCCAGCGACATTCAGTTGAACGCCATCAACGAGAGCGCCCCGAACGCGAGCGCCCTGAGGTGGGTGCAGGTCGACACCGGATGCTCGGCGACCGTGCGCGGATCGTCGCACACCACGGCGGATCAGTTCGCCAGCGGCACCACCGTGCGCTACTCGAACGCCTCCGGCACCGAAGCCGTCGCCGGGTCCCGCGCCGCAGGCCAGAACCTCGTCGTCGGCGCAACGGCACCACTGGGCGACAACGGGGTGGGCGAGATCCAGGTCGCCAACGCCACGACCGTCCCCACCACGAACCCGACGGGTGGCGCCACGGCTTACGCCCAGGGCGGTGTACTGAAGGTGCGCCAGGCGGACGGAACGGTCGTCACCGTTCAGAATCCGCCGGTTACCTCGGTCAACGGCAAGACAGGCGCCGCTTCGCTGACCGCTTCGGACGTCTCGGCCGTTCCCACCTCGGCGGTCGGTGCGGCCTCGGGTGTAGCGTCGCTCGACTCGGGAAGCAAGGTGCCCACCGGGCAGATCCCGGCGCTTCCCGCCTCGCAAATCGGGTCGGGCACGTTCGCCACTGCCCGGATCCCCGACCTGTCGGCGACGTATGTGGCCGTCAGCCAGAAGGGTGTGGCCAGCGGCGTCGCCACGCTCGATGCGAGCACGAAGATCCCTACCGCCCAGATCCCGGACCTTCCGGCTTCGCAGATCAACAGCGGTACCTTCGCCGTCGGGCAGATCCCCGATCTCTCCTCGGTCTATCTCGCCATCGGACAGAAGGGCGCGGCCAGCGGCGTTGCCTCCCTCGACGCGACGACGAAGATACCCGTCGCGCAGATACCGAGTCTTCCCGCCTCACAGATAAACTCCGGAGTCCTCGATCCTGCCCGCCTCCCGGACCTGTCGGGCACGTACGTGACCACCGGTCGGATCGGCGCCGCCAGCGGCGTCGCCTCACTGGACGCGGGGAGCAAGGTTCCGGCCGCGCAACTGCCGGATCTGTCGTCGACCTACCTCGCCACCTCCGCCGCCGGAGCCGCCAACGGGGTCGCCTCCCTCGACGCGACGACGAAGATACCCGTCGCCCAGGTGCCCAGCCTCCCCGCCTCGCAGATCGCGTCGGGGACCTTCGCTGCCGCACGCATCCCCGACCTGTCTGCCGCCTATCTCACCGTGGCACAGCGAGCAGCGGCCAACGGCGTCGCATCTCTGGACTCCGCATCCCAGGTCCCCGTCGCCCAGATCCCGAGTCTGGCGTACCTGCCCAGCGCTGGCGGCAACCTCACAGGACCCATCACTTCCACCGGGGCCTCGGCCGCCGCCATTCTTGTGGCCGGAATCGTCTCTGGCGACGGCTTCGATCGTTACCGCCTGACGGCCGACGGAGGTCAGGCCTGGGGGTCCGGCGCAGCAGCACGTGACACCACGCTGCGCCGCTCGGCGGCCGGTGTCCTGGCCACCGACAACACGTTCGCTGCTCTGACCGGTCTGCAAGTCGGCTCCGTATCCACGGATTTCGGCGGTGGAGCGGGCGTCGTCAGCATCAAGAACGCCACCACCGTACCGACCGCCAACCCCACCAACGGTGGCATCCTCTACGCCCAGGGCGGCGTACTGAAGGTGCGGCAGTCCGACGGCACTGTGGTGACGCTGCAAAACCCGCCCGTCACCTCCGTCAACGGATCGACCGGCGCGGTCTCCGTCACCCCGGCCAGTATCAGCGCGGTGGCCACTTCCGCCGTCGGCGCCGCCAGCGGCGTGGCATCCCTTGACTCCTCGTCGAAGGTGCCGGTTGCTCAGATTCCCAGCCTCAGCAGCACTTACCTGACGGTCTCGCAGCGCGGCGCGGCCAACGGTGTCGCCAGCCTCGACGCATCCAGCCTGGTGCCGACATCCCAGCTCCCCGACCAGAGGGTTCTCGTCGGAGAAACGGGTCGGAAATACCGTCTGCTCAGCGGTGTCATCCGCAACACCGGCAGCGGCTGGGCCTTCATCAACGACACCGGTCACCAGCCCTCCGGATTCACCGGCGTTACAGCCACGACGACCTATCTCACGCTCGCTCACGCTGTGGGCGGCCTCAAAGTCAGTTCGTTCCAGATCACCCCCGACGAGACGTTCGCAAGTCTGGGTATCCGGGTCGGAGCGAGCGTGGGCGTCGATTCGACGAACGTCTACATCTACCGAGAGCCGGAGGACCGGATCTCGGATTTCATCCAGTGGGACTCCACTAACGGCTGGACCTCTCAGAACGGTGTTTTTACGGGCCTGTCCTTCGCCAGCGGCGTCCTGACGGTCACCCACGAAGCCATGGGCACGGACAAGCATCACAGCATCGCCATTGCCAACCGGGGCGGCGTGCTTGCGCAAGCGGCTGCCCTCACCGACACCACCTTCCAGGTTGCCTTCTACAGCGGATCCTTCGGCAGCCTCGCATCGGTCACCACGGCAGCGTCCACGATGCGCTTCTATGTCACCCGCTATGGACGTCGGGCCACGGTGCCTTCCGAGAACCCGGCCAACGTGGTCAGCGCCAACGGCAACTTCTGGATCACCGGTCTGATCGAGGTATAGCGGGGGCCTGTGAGCCGAGAGGCGGCCGTTCATCAGTGCGACGGCCGCCTCTACTGCTTCCGTCGCCAGAACCGGTGATACCCGCTCAGCTTGCGACGCGCTCCCGGCCAGCCCATGGCCTTCTGCGGGGCGTCTACCGCCAGGTAGCTGCGGGCGCCCGCCCGGCTCGTGCCGTCAGCGCTCACGTCCATCAGCAGCCCCTCGTCGAGGAGGGCGTCGAGGGCTTCTCTCGTCCGGGTCTTGGAGGACGGCTTTCCGTTCACGCCGGGGAGCAGCCAGCAGACCTCGTCCAGGGTCATCGGAGGAATGCCGAGCCCGTTCTCGAACTGCATGGAGCGCAGGATGCACCACAGGCGGAAAGCCGTCGGGGTGATCCGCTCGCACAGCATGACCCAGTCGGGGATCAGCGTGAACGAGGGCCGCCTTCGCCGCAGCATTCTGCGTCGAAGGCGCCTTCCAGTCGGAACCGACGGCACATCAGTCTGCTGCCCCATCCCCCCTCCCCTCGCAATCCCCGCATCGGACCCTAGTCGTGTTTTCGGCTGCCACTGCCGACCGGGCGCGTTCATCCGTGCGCCTTGCCCGAAGGGGTGCCGCAAGTGGCTGACCTTTGAGGGGGCACCCGGTCGGCGCCTGCCTTCACAGAGGCCGTCGCAGCAGCTCAAGTCTACTCTCCAACAGGCTACTTGACGGCCTAGGCCACTCCATGGAAGAGTACTCCATGTCGCCACAACGGGGCGGCCTCGGAAGGGAGAACCAAAGGTGAGCAACGGCCGAAACGGAAAGATCAAGCCGATGGGCTTCGACGCTGCGGCGACAGTTCTGACTTGCGACTTCTCCCCTGAGGCACGCACCAACTTCACCACTCTGGTGAGGGACGTGGCCCGCCAGTACGACCACAACGACTCCGTCGCCCTGAACCGCCTCCGCAGCCGCCTGAACCGGGCGGCAGGAGGGCGCAACGCAACGAGGCGACGCTGGGCCGAGGAGGTACTGGCGAAGCTCCCCAAGCGGGAGCCCCTGGCTGCCGGTTTCGGCCGGTAACCAGAGTCATGAAGCCCTAGGAGGGCCGTGAGAGCCGTAGGTGGCTACCTCGCCGCAGCGGCTGCATCCATGACCGCGTGGTCCTGGGCCGTTCTCGAACGCCAGGTTCACGCGGTCATGGCATTTCTGCTCGTCGCTGTTGTCGCAGCAGGTTCCACGGTTAGATCGCAGTCAAAACAACGCAGAAGTGGGGAGGGAGAAGATCGTGAAGAAGGTGTGGGCGTGGGTGTGTCTGACGGCGGCGGCGGGCCTGATGCTCGTGGCTGGTGAGCGCCGGGCGGTCGAGGCTGTCGCGCTCGACTCGGACAACCTGGCGGGCATCCGGTGAAGCAGCCCTGGGAGGTCATCACTCGCCTCCCCGAGGGCAGCCAGTACCTGGAGGCCGTGATCTGGGTGCCCGACGAAACGGAGAGGGCCGACGTCAAGGAAGCCCTCTACAGTCTTGGCGCCCAGTTCTCCAGCTTTCCCGGCGATGTCGCTACCGGTTACCTGCGGTCCGGCAAAGCGTTTTTCTCCCGTGACTCCGTCGCGGTCGAGGTCCACGGATTCGGCGTACTGGCCCCCCTGGAGATCTCCAGTGTCCTGCTGGAGGACATCAAGTGGCTCCGCCTGCACGTGGCAGAGGAGTCCCACAACACCAAGGACCGCGCCAGGCGTGAGTGGCTGACCGCAGCCGTTCCGCTGGAGCGGCTGGAAGAGGAGTCCCATGAGTAGACGTGACCGACGGCTGGCGGCCGAGAAGTACGCGGGCCAGCCCTCGGCGTCGGAGACGAGCCGGGCCAAGGAGGCGAAGCGGGGGCGCCCGTCCGCCCCGGCTGCGGGGAGCGTCCAGCAGGCGCTCGCCAACTTCGATCCGAGCAACCCCAAGGAGACGGCGATACCGCGCGACGAGGAGTCCAAGAGCCGCGCGCGCTCACACCGGCTCGGTCTCCCCCGGCTGCCCTGACGGACCCGTCTTCCGGCTTTCGGGCGGGAATTCGGACCTCACCCCAGAGGTATTCGGGAGGTAACTGAAACTGCACTCTGAGTGAGAGGGGGACTCGATTCTTCACCGAGTCCCCCTCGGTGTGTTCCCATATTTATCAATGATGGTGTAACCATGAACCAGCCGACATCGTCGTCCTGTTCTCCCTGAACCCTCTGTAAGCTGCAACTACCCTCGCAATCTGGCGATTTGGCTGGCAAGCGGTGGTAGGATAAGCGCAGTTGAGGAAAGGAGCCACACGTGGCCGCAAGCGAAAACGTCCCGCCGAGTCTGAACAAGGGCAAGCTGGCTGATGCCCTGGCTGAGCGCACGGGATTGGCCCGTCCCGTGGCCAAAGAGGTCGTGGAAAATGTCTTCGAGATCCTCGCTTCGACCGTGGCGCGAGGCGGCCGGGTTTCCATCTCCAACTTCGGCGGGTTCTCGCGTGCGGAGAAGCGGCCACGGATGGCGCGCAATCCGCACAACGGCGACAAGATCCAGGTTCCCGCGCGGAAGGGCATCAAGTTCTCCGTTTCCCCACGCCTGCTCGACTACGCAAACTCGGACGACCCGTCTGCCACGACCATCCGCAAGAACCCCGCTTCCAAGTAGTGGCCCAGGCCAGACTGTGGTAAGCTTCTGATGTTCAACGAAGCGAACCCATAAGGCAGTTGACGGAAAGGCAGAAGAGATGTCCCTCGGTACCACGGCCCGTGCCCTGATGCGCTCGGCCAAGAAGAAGTTCCCCGGCGCCGCCAACACCGACCTCGTCGAGTACGTCACGCTCCAGGTGCGCACGGCGCTCGCCCACCCCTCCACCACCATCAAGGACGACGAGCTGATCCGGCTCGCCGACGCCGAGTTCGCCAAGGCCGTCGAGCAGGGCGAGACCTGGGCCGTCGCCCTGACGAACTCGTACCGCGACAACGTCATCGCGCCCCTCGTCGAGAAGGCCCGGGAGAAGGGCGTCGACCCCGTTCCGGCCATCGTCATGCAGACGGACCTCACCGAGGCCGAGGCCAGCGCCCTGGTCGCGTCGCTGGACGCGGACGCCGGGGCCGACAGCGACGGTGACTCCGACGACGGCAACCCCTGGTCCTCGGCGGGCGAGGACGAGGGTGACAACGACGACCGGCAGGCGGCCGGTCTGGCCAACGCCGCGTCCTACTGACCGTCAAGGTCGCACGAGGCCGGTCCCGGTGCCCCACACCCGGGTCCGGCCTTTCGTGTCCCCAGCTCCAGTCGCCCCGACACTGCATGGAGGAAGCGATGTTCCTGTATTACGTTGCACCTGTCGTGCGCACCGACGCAGGCATGACCGTCAACCCCCTGAGCGGAGCCTGCGTGCTGGCCGGTTCGCCGCACGAGGGTCATCGATCCCTCGGGCTGCCCGACGCGGGCGAGATGTTCGCCGTCTGGGTGTTCGGTCAGACCGACTCTGCCGAGCGCCCCGAGCTGACCCTGTGGCGGGCGGGTGAAATCTGCTCACAGATGCCACCCCACAGGGTCTACGCCTGTCTCGGCGGTGGCGCCTTGTGTGAACTGAACATCGATCCGCTGCTCGATGTGCGTGTGGAGGCCGGACGTGCTGGTGCCGACTGACGAAGAGCAGCGCCTACTGGAATGCCTGTCAACGGAGTGGTGGTCGAAGAACGCCACCGCTCCGGTCGTTCGAGATGTTGTCGTGCTCAAATCGGAGATGACACGGGCCGGTGTTGAGGCACACCTGAAGATCACCGGAAACAGCACCAACGCGACACGTCAGAAGCTGGAGGACGGTGTCGACTTCTTGCGCGTCCTGCTGGATGTCGAAGATGACCATCCACTGGTGGTTCTCCCCAACGGCCGAGCCTCACAGGTGAAAATCGCCATCCGTACCCGACGGGTCACTGAGGAGATGGACATGTTCTGGCATCCGGGCCGCGTCGGGCTGGGTGTCGACAGCGTGACCGGGGATGTTGTCGACATCCCCTTCCAGAAGCAGCTCCAGGTGTCCGGCGCCAAGGGGTCCGGCAAGTCCTGGGCCATGCGCCCGATGATGGCGCGTGCCGTCATTCTGCCCGAGATCAGCCCGGTTTTCGCCGACCCCAAGATCGTCGAAGGTACCTGGTGGGAGGGGCTGATGCCGGTCTACTACCCGGGTGAGTTCGAAGAGATGCTGGACTCGGCGACCGACGACATGCACACCCGCGCCGAGCTGATGCGGAAGGAGAGGTCGACCGTCTGGCGCCCCGAGTTCGGCCCCTACCGGATCTACATCGTGGATGAAGGCCGCGAGTTTCTGGGCAACCTCCGGCGAATCGACTTGGTCAACCAGAAGCTGGCCCGTGCCAGGCGGCGCAGCGAAGAGGAGAGCGAGGTCGAGCTGTCTCCCGGGGACGGCGAGTGCCTGGACAAGCTGCTACGCATCTCCAGCATGGGTCGAGCCTGGGGCGTCTTCCTCTGGTGGGCCACGCAGTACCCGATCGTTTCTGGGAAGAATCCCGGCATCGATACCAATGTCGACGCGAATGCCGACTACCGCTTCTCTCTTCGCGTGAGCAAGCCTGGGCATGCCGCCGTGGCGCTGGGCGAAGATGCGGACTACGGGCCTCACCTGCTCACGGCGGACGACAGGAACCGTGGCTTCGGTTATCTCGGCGGATACGGACCGTCCCTGATTCAGACTTGGACCGTGACCGACGAGATGATCTCACTTCTGGGGTATCCCGATCACGGGCGCGGAAAGTGGCCCCGCGACATCGCCCTCAAGGCGATTCAGGAACAGCCGGGCGCCGTATGGACGCCGGATCTCCTGACGTCGCGAGTCGGCTGCGGCCGAGTACAGGCGAGCAGGTTCCTGCGAACCTTCTCACGTGAGGGGCTGATGACTGCCGACCGAGACGCTTTCCGCCTGGTCGTGTGAACTCGCAGCCAGATGAGGGGCACCGTATGAGAACCCCTTGACCTAGGCCACTCCGGCTCGATAACGTAGTAACCAGTTCGAAGGCGGAAGCCGCACTTCGGATCACAACGAGGGTGATGTTACGACCGTCCTCGTTGTCTGTTCGCGCCGAGCGGCCCTCCGAACCGCCCGGCGCGAGACTGGCGAATAGCTCAGCTCGGTCAGAGCGCGGAACTGATAATTCCGAGGTCGAAGGTTCAAGTCCTTCTTCGCCAACTGAGCCAGGGGGGTAGCGCTGGGCACGGCGCACCTCCTGGCTCACTCTCTCTCCCCGCTGCACCTGGTACGGGCGGTGCAGCGGGGAGACGCCAAGCGAACGGCGCAAGGAGCAGGTCGCATCGAGATGGGTGGTTCGTCGGAGCAGGTCAGGGGGTTTCGGCCCGACGGCCAAGCGGTCAACTAACCACCATCGTCCATAGCTTGACGGTCGAACTGAGAGTAAATACCTTGCGGCACTACCGCAGGATCTTGTACTGTTTTTCTTAGCACCCGGTGTGAAGGCAACGGTTACTTCTTCTGCAAAAAGAACCCACACCGTAGCCGATTCGGTTAACCGGGGGCGTCAACTTCACAGTGGTTCTGGAGTCGTTCGGTGTGATAGTGACGGTTACTTCACCTCTGGAGTGAGTAGACCGGTTCAACTCCGGCGACGGCGAAAGCCCGGTAGTGTAACGGCAGCACGCTAACGTACACCGTTGCGATTTGGTTAACCGGACGACCCCAGAGTCACTGTGATGTGCGCAGACAAACCGGCTGGTGTGTAAGCATCAGTTACTTCCGGTAATCTCTAGGTCGTTGGTTCAAGTCCAACCCGGAGCTTAAACACTTCGGTAGCTCAGTTGGCAGAGCAAGAGACAAATTGTCACTGGTGCGACTTGGTTAACCAGCCGGTCTGCCTGCGTACATGAGATGCCCCCTCCCTGGAGGGGGCATTTTTTGTTTGACCGGAAAGGGGAGAAATGAAAGCAGTCGGTGTCAGATATACGAACATCGACGCCCCCGAGAGTAACGGGTGCGACGGGTGCCTTGCCCTGAAGAACGTAAGGGCCTTCTGTGCGGATCACCGAGAAGGTCGCCCCTGTCTCTGGTGCCTCGACAGGGGCTACGCCGTGAGGGAAAACCGCTGGTTGCCGTGCGGATGCCGAACGGATCGAGTCAACGAAGAGGAGAACTGAACCATGACCCGTTTCAACATCAAGACAACCCAGCCGAAGGCGAAGGCTCCGGCCATCGGCACCTCTGTGAACCACGAGGGCGGCACCGGCTACACGCTCCCGGAGAAGGGTGAGCTGTTCAATCTCGCCACCGTCAACTTCGTCGGACAGGACACCTTCTATGAGAAGGGCGTCGACCGGGACGCACGCTACAACGGGCTCGTTGAGAGCGTCGCAGTCGACGACTGGTCCTGGTTGCGTGGCATGCTGACATGGCTGCGCTCCGACGCCAACATCCGCACCGCCTCCCTCACAGGCGCCGCGCACGCCGTGCACCGCCGCCTGGCAGCCGGTCAGTACGACGGCAACGCCGAACTGGTCGACTCCGTGATCCAGCGCGCCGATGAGGTCGGCGAGTTCGCCGTGTACTGGCTCGCCACCTTCAAGGGCACCATGCCGAAGCCGGTCAAGAAGGGCCTGGCGATGGCGATGGTGCGCCTCTACACGGCCCGCAACGCCCTGAAGTGGGACTCGGGGGCGCGCGGCATGCGTTTCGCCGACGTCATCAACCTCGTCCACCCGAAGCCGCGCGACTCCGAGCAGGAGGCGCTGTGGAAGTACCTGCTCGACGAGCGCGGGCACAAGGACGGCAGCATCGACACGGTGCCGATGATCGCCGCTCGCAAGCGCTGGTACGACGAGTTCTCCGACGAGCAGAAGCTGGCCTCGCTCCGCGACGGCTCGGCGTTCCGCGACTGCGGTCTCACGTGGGAGAACGCGTCGTCCGAGCTGAAGGCCCGAGTCGGCGAGAAGGTGCTATGGGAAGCGATGGCCTCGCACCTGCCCTACATGGCCGCCATACGCAACCTGCGAAACATGGACCAGGCGGGCATCTCGTACACCACGGCCAGCAAGCTGGCGGCGCGCATCGCAGACCCGGCGGAGGTGGCCAAGTTCCGGCAGCTTCCGTACCGGTTCCTGTCCGCCTACCTGGCGGCTCCGAGCGACCGCTGGAAGGGTGCCCTGGAGGAGGCCATCAACCTGTCGCTGAAGTCCGTGCCGGAACTGCCGGGGCGCACGCTGGTCCTGGTCGACACTTCGGCGTCGATGAACCAGATGGGTTTCTCGGAGAAGTCCAAGGTGACCCCGGCCGTGGCGGCGGCCATCTTCGGCACGATCCTGGCCCAGCGCAACCCGGGCCGGGTCGAGCTGTACGGCTTCGCCAGCGGCGTGTTCAAGCACGACGTCAAGCCGGGTCAGGGGGTCCTCGCCGCCACGCAGGGCTTCATTCGCCGGATCGGCGATGTCGGGCACGGTACCGAGATGACGGCGTCCATCCGCCAGACGTTCACCGGGCACGACCGCGTGTTCGTGATCAGCGACATGCAGTGCTTCGCGGACGACTCCGGGACGATGCTGACCAACGGTGAGACATACGGCGCGGTTGCGCAGCCGGTTCCGGTGCCGAACGGTACGAAGGTGTACGGCGTCAACATCGGCGGCAACACCAAGACCGCGATCGACTCGCGGATCAAGAACCGGTTCGAGTTCGCCGGACTGACCGACCAGGTCTTCCAGCAGATCCTCGCACTGGAGGCCGGGTTCGCCGAGAAGTGGCCGTGGATGACTGCCTGAGCGGCGCACAGCGACGGGCCCCTTCGGAAACGAGGGGGCCCGTCGTGGTTCACTCTCACCGAAGGACTGGCCTAGGCCACGAAGTTTCCCATAGAATGGAATGGTTGACGGAAAGGAAAAGAAACGTGACCACCAAGATCTGGATCAACCGAGCCCGCACGTACAAGACACACCTCATCGACATGCTGCGCAGCAATCCCGACGGGCGACCGGTGGAGATCTACACCACGCACGTGGAAGCCAGCCCGGCGACCGCCCGTGCGGACCACTACAGCGCCGAACCCTCCCGGGAGACCCCGGACGAGGAGTACGCCGCCTGGGCCCTGGAGTTCGCGGAGCGCAATGGCATCGACTTCCTGCTCCCTTCGGACCGGGTCGTCGCACTGTCTCACTACCAGCACGAGTTCGCCCGGATCGGCACCACGCTGCTCTCCGCGCCGAACCCCGACCGCGCGGCCGTCACCAACTCCAAGACGGAAACGTACCGCCTGGCGGCAGAAGCGGGCCTGCGGGTGCCCCTACATGTCCAGGTGTCCACTGCGGCCGACTTCCGTGACGCGGTTCGCAAGATCGAATGGCAGGGCTTCCCGGCCTGCGTGAAGCCCGACACGGGGTGGGCGGCCGACGGTTTCTGGCTCATCAATCACCGGCGTCCCAGTGCCTCCGAACTCTTCACTCGCGGGCAGCGTACGGTTCGCGCAGAGGACTACGCCCGAGCCCTCCACGACCTGGAAGACGGCGGAGAGAAGATTCCGCCACTCATCGTGATGCCCTACATGGACGACCCGGAGACGAGCATCGACTGCCTCACCGCTTCGGACGGCCAGGTCGTCACCACGATCGCCCGCAGCAAGGGTCGTTACGCGCGCACCTTCAGCGACGATCCGGCAGTGCATCACATCGCCCGCACGATGGCGCAGGCGCTCGGCATCACCTACCTGTCCAATGTGCAGACCAGGATGCTGGACGGTGAACCCATGCTGCTGGAGGTCAACCCCCGCGCCTCGGACGGTCTGCCCCACTGCATGGCCACCGGCATCAACCTCGCCTGGGAAGCGGTCCGCCTCGCCTCCGGAGAGCCCGTGCGTGCACTGCGGCCCGACACCAGCAAGCTGCTCTACGTCGTGGACAGCATCATCGAGCTGTAGGGATGGACCTGGGGTCCTCCGTGCAGCAGGCACCTTGAAGGAGGGGCCTGGAATGGGTCAGGGAAGCACGGTCGAAGTCGGCGGAGAGGTTCTTTCCGTCGGTGACACGGTGATCGTGGAGAAAGGGCGGGACCGGGTGGAATGTCCGATCACCTCGATCGGCAATAAATACATCCACGTGAAGATGCACAACAGGGCGCTGAGGTTCCGTATCGGCGACCAGTCGGTTGCCGACAACCGGCGCGGAGTGCCCGCCCGCTTCTACACGCACACCGAAGTGGCTCGGGCGAAGAAACGGAGGGATCTGATCCTTCGCCTTCATGCTCTCGGATTCAAGCCGGTGGAGGGTTCTCTCAGCTCCGCGTCTCAGTACGATGATGAGACGTTGGAGCGGGTTATCGCCGTCTTGTCCGAAAGCGTCAACTCCGGGAAATAACAACGGGGTTGGACCGTGGTGCCCCTCCTCTGCTAAACTGGCCTAGGCCGATAAGGGAGGGGCACCATGGAGCAAATCCAGGGGTTCTACGACGCAACCCACATCGCCCGGCGTCTCGGAGTGAAAACGTCCGAGGTTATGCGATGGGTGAACAGTCCGACTGCCCGCTTCCCTCTGCCCATCGCCATCCTCCTCCAGGACAACGGCAAAGACCGGCCGATATGGAGCCGAGATCAGGTCCCTGAGCTGCGCGCCTGGCTTGCCCGGCGCCTCAACCTGAGCAACCCGGCTGCCCACTGGGCACTGATCGACCGTGGCGGAGAACAGCCCGGAGATCACCCGGATCAGATGGCCATGTTCCAGGCCACTCACGACGGACCGGCCGAGAGCGACACCCTCTTCGCTGTCGAGAGTGAGGTCGCGTGAAAGGCCACCTGCTGTACTGCGCCTTGATCACCACGCCTCTCCTTGTGGGCGGTGTGCTGCTCGGCCTGTTCGTCCATCCGCTGGCCGGAGCCGTCTATCTGATCGTCTTCTATGTGGCCTACACGCGTTACAACTGGCTACACCTGACGGCGGATCGCATCTCAAAGGGAATCGGAAAGGGGAAAAGCGGTGAACGATCCGCGTCTCGAACAGCATCTCGTCATCCATAGCGCAGCCACCCTGGCCTTGGCCGTCCTCTGTGGCGCGGCCGGAGGGCTCGTTGTCCACTCGTGGGCGGTCGGCGTCCTCATGGTGGCCACGGTCATGACTCTGGGGGTCCTGGCCATGCGGCTCGGCCCGGTCCGGCGCAGCATCAACCGGGTCGCTCTGGCCGTCGTCGAGGGCGCTCGATGAGGCGGATCGCAGACCATGTCTTCCGGGGGCAGAGCAGGTGCCTGTACCCCGTGCCGAGCCGGATCCCCGGCGAGGGTGCCGTCTGCGGCAGACCGGAGCAGATGCACAAGGAGAGCGCCGACGGTCGCTCGCGCCCCTCCGTGCACTTGTTCATCGGGCTTCGCCGCTGTGCCGGATGCGGTCTGGGCTTCGATCATCCGGGCCACTACTTTTCCCCCAGCAGGCGAAGGTTCGGCAGGGCCCAGTAGAGGCCTGCACGAGGCAGGGGGAAGGGCGTCATGCAGATCACTATCGATCTGGCGGTCTTACTGGCGATCATCATCGTCATCCGGCTCCGCCGTCGCACCGAGGCACGGAGCCGGAACGACGAGCTGTTGACAGTGCTGATCGTGCTCGTCTTCGGTGTGCTTGTGGCGCCGACGTCGTTCGGGCACGCAGTCGCCGGACTGGCCGACTCGGTCGTCCATAGCAAGCCATGACAGGAAAGAGGACAGCATGGCCCGAACGGAATCGGTCGGCCGGATGGATCGCGTACAGGTGATCCGTGAGCTGATATCCGACGCTGCGGCAGAGACGCCGCGCACCGTCGAGGACGGCCTGGAGCAGCAGGGAGCACTCCGCTTCCTGCAACGCAAGCTCAGCGAAGCTTCCACGGAGGTGATCACGGGTGACTGAGCAAAGCCGCAGCGGCGACCAGCGGTCCGGCCGCTTGTCGGTGACCGAACCGGACCTCCGCCTCGTGCAGATGTCCGACCTGCTTCCTACAGTCCGGCTGCGCTGCCTGAGCGCTGAGGCGGCCCAAGAGGTGGTTCGGCGGTGCGACGAGGCGCCGCACAAGGGCTGGAACAACCAGACCCGTCTGGACGGCGACAGCGTGGTCATCACGTACGCCGACAAGCGGTGGCCCTACGACATCGCAGAGATGGCGCAAGAGTTGGATCTGGCTTCCGACGCGGATGCAGCCCGGGTGATCGCATGCCTCTAGGCGCTCCATCGGATCTGGGTGGCGGCCGAGGTCTCTACCTGTATGGCGGCTGCGAGATCGTCACCAGGCGAGGCGACCGGGTTCGGGTGCAGGACTCCTCGTCCATCGAAGGGCCGCACCTGCGGGTCTTCCGTGATCCGGGACCGCGCGAGAGTGCGGACTGCCTGCACGTGACCCTGACGGAGGTCATCGAACTCCGCGACCGGCTCGATCAGTTCCTGGGCTGCGTGAACTCCCGGTGGGGTGACGGAGTCCTGGAGGCCGCCCTGGAGGCGGTGGCGCAACATCGCAGAGACGGCCACAGGGCCGACATCGGAGAGTGAGAAGAAGAAATGATCGCACACGAGCAGGCGGTTCTGGCAGTCCACCCCCGGGCGCGGGAGTTCCGGCCCGTCCACAAGTCGCTGGGCGGTGGCATCTGGGGCTGGGTGTACCAGGTTCCGGCCGGGGAAGGGTCGGCATCGGTCGTGTTCTCCTGGGTCACGGTTGACGGAGAAGTCTCCCAGGACTGCACGAAGGAGGTGCGTCGGGCCGAAGGGAACCTCAAGACGTACATGCGCAATCGTCGCGCCCACAAGGCCCCGCGCATCCAGTCGGGCCACCTGGAGGACATGAAGTGAAGACGCTTCGCCCCTACCAGAAGGAGGGGGTTGAGATCCTGGCCGGAGGCGGCCTGAACGCTTCCGGCCTCGGTGCGGGCAAGACGCTGATGAGCGTCGAGAGTGTCCGCACCCTCCGGCTGGGCCGTTCGCCGCGCATCCTCGTCGTCGCCCCGGTTACCACTCTGCGCCAGTGGAGGGCCACGTTCGTCGAGCAGTTCCCCACGCTCGATTCCAAGAACCTGGTGCACATCGTCGGCACCCCGCAGAGCGACCCGGACGGCTGGCAGCGGCTGACCCGCAAACAGTCGGGGGTGTTCATCATCGGCTGGCAGGCCATGCACGGCGGTATACCGGAGCAGACGCGACGTGACGCCTCTCACGGCCGGAACAAGACCGCCCGGCGCCCCAAGGTCACCGTCGAGGCGGTCAGGAAAGCCATCGCCAAGGGCACCGTGCCGCCGTGGACCAGGACGGGCACGTGGGACCTGGTGATCCTTGACGAGGTGCACCGCGCGAGCAACAAGGACGGCGTCCCCCACTACGTCCTGCGGATGATCAAGGCCGATCGCAAGCTGGCCCTCTCTCACACCCCGGGCGGCAACAACCCGGAAGGCCTGTACGCCGTACTGAACCTTCTCTGGCCGAAGAAGTACAGCAACTACTGGGACTGGGTTTACGCGCACTTCCACGTAAAGCCCGACACGATCTACAAGAGGGGGCCCAACGGGCAGGCAACGCCCCATGAAGTGCTCAAGATCGGCAAGGAGCTACGGCCAGGCAGCATCTGGGACGACATCCCGGCCGTGGTCCGGTACCGGACCGAGGATGTCTACGACCAGCTCCCGCCCGTCATCGATCGCGTGGTGCAGGTTCCCATGGGGCCCGAACAGGAGGAGCAATATCTTGATTTCGCCGAGCAGTCGTTGGCCTGGCTCGGTGACCTGCCGGTTGCCACACCGCTGCCCGTCGAGCAGCGCACCCGGTTGCGCCAGGCGGCCCTCGGCACCCTCAAAGCCGAGGAGACCAGGAAGCGGAAGGTCTCCTGGCTCACCGAAGACGGCCTGGCGAAGAAGAGGGAAGACCCCAAAACTCTCGACCTGAAGGTGCTCGAAAAGAGGATCAACGAAGAGACCGGGGTCGCGAAGTACCAGGTCTCCTATCTTCAGGAGAACCTTGACATCTCCTACGAGGAGAACGCTCCGCAGCCCAAGCTCGATGCAGTGAAGGACATCCTGGCCGACCTGCCCGATGGTGAACCACTGCTTGTCTGGACGCACTCGGCGAAGTGGGCACGCATGGCAGAAAAGGCCCTGGGCACCCAGGCGGTGTCCTGGACCTCCAGCACCACGGATAGCAAACGGCGGCAAATCGAGGAGGAGTTCGGCACCAAGTGGCGAGTCCTCGTAGCTCAGCTTCAGTCCCTGTCCGAGGGGGTCGACTGGCTGAAGGACGCCTGTCGCTGCGAGGTCATTGCCTCCGTCACCGAAGACGAGGTGATGAACCAGCAGGCCGAGGGCCGCTTGCACCGGCCAGGACAGAAGTCGCCGGTGCAGCGCTGGCGGTTGATGACAGAAGGGACGGTCGACGAGGACGTGACCGTGAACAATCTGAAGAAGCGTCTCCGGATGGGGTCGCTCTACAAGGACCCAATCGGAGAGGAGGCCGCCTGATGTCCGCACTGTTCAACGAGGAACGGTCCAGGGTTGTATGGACCGGCTGGGATGAGGGTCTTCCGCCGGGGTACGGCATGGCGACCGGGCGGGACGAGGCGAACCGACGATGGATCTGGGTCTTCAAGGGACGTGAAGCCAAAAAGGCGGACTTCATCGGTTCCGTCGGCCTGCCCGTCAGCGAGAGGGACGACCGCCTTCATGTGTACGACTCCACTGGCGGATACCTGGGACCGTGCCTCGACCAGACGAAGGCGTTGCGCGAGATCGTCTGGCACTACAAGGAGGCGACGTCAGGCGGGATCCCGGGTGAGACCGGAACCCTTCAGCAGCGCATCGCCGGAGTCGTCGAGAACGAGGTGCCGGTCGCCTACGTGAGCCTTCTGACCGCCCGCCTCCGGCAGACGGTACGACAGTGGGAGGATGAAGCGGCTCAGGCAGCGCGCACCGAAGCTCAGCGGGCCCTTGCCGCCCTGGTGCCCGACCAGGCCGACATCACTGTGGCCCACGAGGTAGCTGACCGCATCATGGCCGCTGCGCACATCTCGGACTCTGAGGATGAAGCATGGTGATGCGCGTCGATCATGAGCGGTTCCACAAGATCCTGACCGAGGCCCAATGGGAGCGGTCCCTGCGGAACGACTGGGTCGAGTCGCCGGACGGACCCAGCGAGCTGGGGTGGGTCATCTTCGAGCGGGAGACCATGCATCGCGCCGTGAACCAAGTGCGAGGCGAGAACGGGCTGGCCGAGATCTCGGTCGAGCACGTGAAACGCGTAGAGAGGATGGCCACGGGCCACTCCGACTACACCTTCAAGTACGCCCTGTACTGCGCCGAGCTGGCGGCCGACATCATGCTGCCAGCCCCCTAAGAGATCGGAAGGAGAAGAAAGGTGAAGATCTACGACGTGAACCTGCGCGTACGGACGGACGACCACGTGGGTCCCGAACTGGTCAAGGCGAAGCTCACTCAGTCCAGCCAGGACCGGCGCTTCAATGTCAGCGTCACGGACATAGAGCCCGGCCACCTCACAGTGGAGGAAGTCGACAGCCTGGCTGCCTTCATCCATGAGGGGCAGACCGACAAGGGCGGCACGCCCTACGTCGAGCACGTGCGAGCTGTCGCCGCCGGACTGAAGGCGTTCGGACCCCTGCTCGTCATGGCTGGCCTTCTCCATGACTCCATCGAGGACGGCGAAGGCTGGAGCGCCGAACAACTCCTGACCGCTGGCGTCATCCCGTCTGCGGTGGAACTCGTGGAGATGGTCACCAACACGCCAGGAGAGCCCTACCAGGTCAAGATGAAGCGGATTACCCAGGACTATCTGGCGACCCTGCTGAAGATCTCCGACAACGCGCACAACAGCCGGGAAGACAGGCGGAAGGCGCTCGACCAGGCCACCAGGGACCGGCATGCCAAGAAGTACTCGAAGGCCCGTGAGACGCTATGGGCAGCCGTGAAGCCGGAGGATGTCGAGACCATCCTGAAGGCGGTCAACCCAGGGCTACTGCCGGAGCTGTACAAGATGCACCCGAATCTCAGCGAGGAGATCACGTGCTGAACGGCTGGAACACGCGTGACGACGTCGCCGAGGAACTGACGGAGACCTACGGCTGGCTGGAGGATCCTCAGTCCCCTGGCGTCTTCACGCTCGGGTACGCCAAGTGGACAGTCATCGCTGCTAACGGCGAGAGCGTCCTCACGGTTACCGGCACCCAGGCCGTCCCCGGCTACGCCATCAACTTCGTGCCGACTGTTCCGCACTTCCAGATCGTGCGCGCATGCATCGAGGCGACGGCGGACTGCTGGCGCTGCGGCACCGCCTGCGAGGGCGACTGCAACGAGCCGGACGGCGTCGTGTTCGGCCGCGACGGGGACGGCACTGTCTACAGCCGGACCCTGTGACACGAGAGACGAGGACTCGGGGGCGGACCAAATTCGGTTCGCCCCCGAGTTGTATCGCGCGATACAACTTGATGCACCACGGAAAGGGGAAGTGATGAGCGACAAGACCGCACTCGGCGACCGCATGAAGGACTACGAAGCCGTCCAGAGGACCGTTCTGCCGCGCCGGACCTACACACTGCTGCGTCTCGACGGCAGGGCTTTCCACACCTACCTGCGGGGCGCCGACAAGCCCTTCGACATGCAGTTCATCGGCGATATGGCGGCCGTCGCCGAGGCCCTGTGTGCGGAGATCAGTGGCACCGTCTTCGCCTACACGCAGTCCGACGAGATCAGTCTGCTGGTCACCGACTTCGCGTCACCCCAGACTCAGCCCTGGTTCGGTGGAGTCACAGCCAAGATGCTCTCCGTCTCGGCATCTCTGGCTACCGCCGTGCTGAACGAGCGGCGTCTGGGAGGACGTGCACTCTTCGATGCCCGGGTGTTCACCCTGTCGGACCCCGTGGAGGTGGCCAACTACTTCCTGTGGAGGCAGCGCGACGCGGTCAGGAATTCCGTCTCGATGGCAGCTCAGGCGCACTTCTCGCACAAGCGGCTGAACGGAGTCGACAGCAACGGCATGCAGGAGCTGCTGTGGTCGGAGGCGGGCGTCAACTGGAACGACTACCCCGACGAATGCAAGCGGGGCAGCATCTCCCTTCGGATGACGGGCCCGCGCCCGGTGGAGTACTTCGACAAGCGCACCGAGAAGCTGATGCAGACCGTCGCTACTCGCTCGTGGTGGGAGACGGCTCCAGCGCCGCACTTCACACTCAACGCGGACGGCTGGTTGGCCGAGGTCATCCCGGCCCTTCCCCGGCTCACGGGATAGCCAGTCTGTAGGGGTCGAGCGGGGCCGCCGATGAAGGTGGCTCCGTTCGATACAGTCGCGCATACGAGGAAAGGGGAAGGCGAGATGGGTAAGGGCAAGAAGCCGTCGCCACGAGTACGTCGGGCCGCTGAGACCAACGAGGCCGTGGAGCGGATCATCGCGTGCACGCAGCGCGCGGCGGCAGATCTGGCACCCATCCCGCAGGCCGCTGAGAACGTGCGCCGACTCCGGCGCGGCATGGGCACTACCTGGCCGTACCCGCTCGTGGAGGCGTACGGGGCGGAGAAGGTGCTCTCGCTCGATGACTACGTGCTGCGGAACGCCGTGGTGGATCTGTGGCGGCTGGAGGGGCGCATCGCATACGACCTGCATCCGGAGATGGCGGCCAAGCTGCACCGGGCCGACCTGAAGGGAAAGGTGCCCGGCGATCTGTTCAGCAGACTGCCTCACCGCAGCCCGCTGGTTCCCCTGCCTCGGCCGTGGCCGTTCCAGTCCGGCCGGAAGGGTCTGATCCGAGGCTTCTTCCTGACGGGTGTCGTCGGTAAGGGCGGTGACGCCGGGCTGTGCATCACTACCGACCCTCGCTCGGACGGGCTGGGCGTCATGCCGTGGATCGAATGGGAGGGTGCCGGACCGGACGACTACGAGAAGGTGGTCACCCCTCTGTTCGTGCTGCCCTCCACTCGGGACGCATTCACGGTCGCCGACATCGTCGACCACACCAACGACTGGCACGGCACGGAAACGGATGGCAATGAGCGGAAGATCGTCAAGCAGATCCTCCCGGGTGCCATCTCGGTACTGATGTACCTGTGCTGCGACAACCGGGACATGCCGGAGCACGGGGATCGCGGGCCCGGCGCCAGCAAGCGAGGAAGAGCTGCGCCCCCTCGCGATCCGTTCTACGTTCGGGTCGGCTGGCACATCGGACCGAAACTGCATGCTGCCCGGCTGCTCGCCCAGGGCGGCGGACAGCTTCGCGACGGAGTGTCGGTACCGTCGGGCGTGGAGTACGGGCCGCAGCACCGGGTGGGTCACTTCAAGTGGGTCCATCACGGACCGGCCCGGTCGCAGCAGTCGTTCAAGTGGATCGATCCGTACTGGACGAAGCTGGACCTGCTGGAGGAGATGCGGGCCGAAGGCCGTGAGCCCAGCACGGGGATCATTCCCGTAGATGCGCAGCGCAGAGACCCGGCCGGTCATCGGGACGTGAAGCTGTCCAACCTGGGTCGGGCCAAGGAGCGTGAGATCCGCGAACGTGAGGCACAACGGTCAAGGGAAGACGACTGGGACTGGTAGAACTGCACACGTGAAGAAGGGGCGGACCACTGTGGTCCGCCCCTTCGAGTTGTATCGCGCGATACAACTTCCAGCGTCAGGCTGGCTGCCCGACGCCCAGCGCCGCGAAGATCTCCTTGGCTACGAGCAAGGCGATGTCCGGCTGAGCCTTGGCGACTTCTCGCACCCGGGCGGCATCAAAAACCCCCGCCTTGGTCTGGAACCTCAGCACCGGAGTGCTGTCGCCGGAGCCTTCCTTCTCCCCTTCGGAGATCACCTTGTTCGGTTCGTAGCCGAGCTGCGCCCGAATCTTCAGTAGAGACGGCGCACCGGTGTCCCCCCATCCCATGGCTGTGGTCCAGACTTCCCGGACTGCCTTCTGGCCGTAGTTCGTGAGGACCGGGGAGAGGGCATCGATTTGGCGAACGCCGAGCTTGCCGACGTCCAGGCCCTTCAGAGCCTCCATGATGGGCTCTTCTTTGGTCATCCGGTAGGCATGTTGCCGGGACACTCCGACCATGCGACACCAGGCACTCCAGGAGCGGCATTCCTTGTTCGTCGCGGGGTCGATGGTGTCTCGCCAGGATTCGCTTGCCCAGGCCAGACGTACGGCCGGTCCCGCGTAGTGGAAGTAGCTCGCCAGGGACCGCTTCTGCATCTCTTCGAGCAGAGCATTGGCTGCATGGATGCGCTTCTCGCAGGCGACAATGATCTCGGCACGCGTACCCGACTCGGGCAGCTCGGCCGTCAGCGCCTTCGCGAGGGCTTCGGAGAGGCCGAGAGCGGCAGGCATTCCCGACCGCCCTCTCGGCTCCATCCGGGCCGCCTGCTTGCTGGCGTCCGATACGTCAGACTCCTGAGCGGAGGCGCCTTCGGTCGGCTTGACGTTCGTGGCGTCGCCCAGTGTCTCCCTCGTGACCTCGATCGGACCCTCGCCCGTCGGTGGCAGCATGCCTCGGCGAACCTTGGTTGCGGCGTTCCCGTTTGCCTGACCTCCGACTACGGTTCCCTTCCTCATCAGACGGCCAGCTCCTTCACCAGGTCATCCAGCTTTGCCGGTTCCATCAGATCCAGCTCCAGGATCTCTTCCCTGCTCAGCACTTCACCGTTGAGGAGCATCGGCACGAGTTCACCAACCTCCCGCTTGGTCATCAGCTTCGCGTCGAGCACCTGCTCCACGGTCAGGATCTCCATCTCCAGGAGCATGGGCACGAAGCCGACCAGCTCGTCCCAGCGCGGGCAGTCCGGGTCGATGGCCGGTGAACCCTTCATTCGCGGGATGCGGCCGAACGTCCTCTTGTACGCCACGAGCATGGGGATGTCGGTGTCCAGTAGCGGGTACGGTCCACGCCTCGGGTCGTCCGGCTTGTACCGGGTGTCCTCCGAGAGAAGTACGTCGCGGCTGTCCTCCCGGTCGCGACTGTTCTCGCAGCGGCTCAGCACGTAGTAGAAGGCGCACCCCCAGGGGTTGAGTGTGGCAGCCATGAACGCGGCGTCGCGAGTTTTCGGCGCCTGCTCCAGGTCACCCTCGTCAGGGCAGAGGGGCACGAGCAGTTTGTGGGCCCGCTGGACAGCGCTCTGGAAGGCACCGACGTTGCCGCCACCGACGTCAACGATGATGTAGTCGACGTCGCCTCGGTCGATGACCTTGTCGATCTCGTCATGGAGGGTGTCGAAGGGGTGGCGGATGACTTCGACGCCCCAGTCATAGGCACGCTGCTTCGCCTTGAGGGGCCAGTTGGAGCTGGTCTGCGAGCCGGAGTCGGCGTCGAACACGACGACGCGGTACCCGAAGACGGTCTTCAGGATGAGGGCCATGAGCATGGCCAGGCGGCTCTTGCCGGTGCCGCCCTTGAGTGCGCCGACCGCGACGACCTGGGTCTGACGGGTCTCTCTGGGCTGCGTATCGTCCAGAGGTGCGGCGGGTTCAGGGATCTCCATGGGGTTCCTTTCCGAGTGGGAGAGCCCCGGTCTCTGGTGCACTCAAAGGAGGTCGGGGCGATGACACCCAACCATCCTGATGCATGAAGATACAAGCGACGCCCCTGAGATGACGCCCAACCACCTGAAAATATGACCCTCGTCTGCTAGGAGGCGCTGGGTGCCGGGTTGGGCACGGGGGTGGGAGCCGTTGTGCAGATGCGGTCCGCCGCCAGCTTCGTTGACGACGAAAGCCGGGTGTCACCCTGGTCTCGCAGGAGGGCCCACAGGGCGCAGGTGAGCTGGAGCTGGTCCGAACGCTGCGCCAGCCCTGTCGTCTGGCCGCTCTTCAAGTTCGAGTACTGCGTCTGTGACTGTGCGTTTTGCCAGACGAGGAAGATGGCGACGGCGACGGTGACGGCGCCGACGATCATCATGATCAGAGTGGCGTCCTGTCGGGCTTTTCGCGCCTCAGGGGTCGGCATGATTACTCCCCTCGGAAGAGAGCCGCCAGCAGGGCGGGGATGACAGGCACGGTCTCTGAAGATCCAGGACTGGAGCCTGAGCCCGCCTCCGAGCTAGGGCTCGCAGATGGGCTGGGCTCGGGATTGATGCGGCGGCAGACCAGACTGTCGGGGTCATTGGGGTCCGTTTCCAACCGGTACCCGTCCGGACAGGTCTGCCCGTCCCGCCCGTCCTTGCCGTCCTTGCCGTCCTGGCCAGCCTGGCCAGCCTGACCGGCGGTCCCAGGGGAACCGACGGGGCCGACCGGCCCGGGGACGGTTGAATCGGCTCCAGGCGCCCCCGCCGGGCCCGGAACGGTCGATGACGGCCCTATAGGTCCAGGCGGCCCGCTGGGTCCTGGAATTGTCGAGACGGGGCCCGGCGCCCCTGCCGAGCCCGGTGCGCCTGCTGGACCCTGAGGCCCCGGGACGGTGGAGGTGGGCCCCGGATCGCCCCTTTCCCCACGGGCGCCGACGACCGGTGTTCCGCCAAGACTGCGCACCTGCTCAACCAGGGCGTCTCGCTGAATCGACAGGGTGTGGACAGTGACCAGCACGTAGCCGAGCACCAAGACAACGGCAAGGACTCCCGCCGCCCAGACGAGGTCACTTCGCCGCCGCGCCCGAGAAGGCGTGCTCGGTTTGAGCCCCCTCCTTCTTGCGTGTTCGCCGTTCATCTCACGTCCCCTTGCTCGCCAAGTACACCTGAAGCAGGGTGAGAAGAAGCGGAACGACGAGCGCGGTCAGGATGAGCCGCTTGTCGGACGCCCTGCGTGCCTCCAGTTCCCGCTGTTCCTGCTGTCGACGCTCGGCTTCCCGGGCTCGCTCGTTTTCAATCTGCGCTACCCGAAGAACCAGTGCCTCATGTCTCTCATCCTGACTTCGTTGCTGAAGTTCCAGCAACGTCGCATCGACCTTCGTGTCCAGACGTGTCGTCAGGGCACGCATGTCTTCTTTGAGGTCTTCGAAGCCTGCATCCAAGCGACGAGCCAACTCGCCGTTCGTCGGCTCGACGCTCACGATGACCTCCTCGCACGGCAACCGTCACTTTCGCTGGTCTCTCACGGCGGCGGGTTTGCGAATCCCGAGAGTCACGCCGCCTTCGACAAGGCGGCCGGGGCGCGCTGTTCGATCGGGGTGATGGCGACCGGCGCCGTGACACGCTCGCGCAGCCACAGAGCCACGGCACCCTCGACCGCGAACATCCACAGGGCCTGCGTATGGGTGTCCATGTTGAGCCCGAAGGCGAGGAACAGCGCCAGGGCGCCCTGTGCCAGGTTCACGATGGCGGCGCCTATCGCGCCGGTCTTCAGGACGACCGCCTCGACAACGGCGACCACGAGGGAAAGGAGCGCCATGATGGCACCCTGCTGCGCCTCGGAGACGTCCAGGCCGTACGCCGTGGCCAGCTTCAGGACGACGGCCACGAAGGCCAGAATGTAGACCGGTTCCCGGCCGAAGATCTTCATGTTTGTTTCTCCTGTCGATCAGGCGACCACGGTGAAGCCGTGCTTCTTGCCGAGGGCGGTCAGTGAGTCCATGCCGGGGATGCCGTCGGCGGGGCCGCCGGACTTCGTGGAGGCGCCCGGGTACAGCTTGAGCTGCCACTTCCGGTACGCCGTGACGGTGTCGCTGCCGAAGTGGCCGTCGAGCCGGGACTTGGCCAGCAGTCCCTCGTTGATCAGGGCAGCCTCGACCGTCCGGGTGCCGGAGTAGGTGACCGGGGTACCGCTCTTGTCGGGATCCGTCTCGGCAGCCTGACGGAGCTTGGACAGGTCCACCACGGGCTTCGACGGAGCCGGAAGCGGGTTCGGGGTGGACTTGTCGAGGCGCTTCGCGACGGCCGCGAGGACGAAGTCCCAGCTCATGCCGGGGCCGCGAGGGTCAACCTTCCCCGGCTGCCAGTCCAGGTGGCGCAGGGCGGAGCGGGCCGACCAGCCATGGTGGCGGCAGATCGCTGCGACCACCTTGACGATGGCGTCGATCTGTACGGACGGCCATTCGTCCTTGTTGTCGCCCAGGTTCTCGCACTCGAAGCCGTAGAAATGACGGTTGCCGTCCACAGTGGCCTCGTTGTCGGCGGGCGGCGTGCGCTCGGCGATGATGGCGCTGAGAACGTCCGGGTCACCGAGACCTGCGTGGTTGGCACGGCCGTAGCCAACCAGGTAAACCGTGCCGTTCTTGGCGATCATTCCGTGGCACAGAGGGCCCGGCAGGTCGGTGTATCCGTTCCGCACGATGTTGACGGTGTTCTGAGTTCCTTTGGTCACGGTGTGGTGAATCATCACGCCGTGGACGGGTCCCCAGGGCCCCTTGTGGTTGCGGTTGTGGTTCTCCCAGTCGCCGACTTCGACGACGGTGACCCCTTCGCCCTTCAGGGCCGCAAGGAAAGTTGCTGCGCTCATCGGCGTAGACAAGGCTTTCTCCTTCCGGTTTGACAGTGATAGCCTGCCATGTTTTTGGTATCGAACTTCTCGACAAACAGCGGGCTTTCCTGCAATACTGGTAACTGGAAAGGGGATTGAACGTGAACAAGGAAAATGGCTCGACTACCGCAAGTTTCCGACGGAGCTTTCTGGTCGGAACGGGTGTCGCAACGGCGCTCGCCCTGACGGCCGCCTGCTCGGGAGGCAGTACCTACTACTACGGGATCCGTGGCGTGGTCGAGGATGCCGTGATCAGCTACGACTGTCCTCGGAACCTGTCGATGGAACCCGTCTCGTTCGATGCAGGCCATGGACGAGGAAGCGGCCCTGCGAGTTCGACTGGCCGAAGCCGCAAGGGCTCGGATAACAGCTCGAAGGCGAACTCCGGATCACAGGATCGCAAGACTCGCTCCCCTCGGCCGCAGAACGGCGCGACGAAGCAGGGATCCACGGAGGGCGCCAAGAAGGCCCCGGCGTCCAAGGCCCCGGCGTCCAAGGGTGTCGCGCTCTCGGAGAAGCCCGAGAAGCCCGAGCGGGTGAACAGGGTGCCGTCTGCACAGTCTGCGCTCGCGAGGCGCGGCTGCAAGGTCGATGACTACGAGCTGTTCATCCGGAACAAGAACGGTCTGTACGAGCAGGACGTCCGGCGCACGGACTACAAGAAGTGCACCAACAAGGCGCGCATGAGCTTCCCCGCCTGCACCACGATCTGATCAACGTTGACCGGGCCGCCGCCTCCGCCACACTGGAGGCGGCGTTTCCGTTTAAGGGAAAGGGCGAACATGGCTGCACGAATGCGAGTGCTGGGCGAGCTATGCATCGAACCCCCGCTCACCCTGGCGGAGATCAAGCAGAGCAGCTTCCTGTCCACCAGCGACGGCGGCACGCGGGTTGCGGACGTGGTGCTGCAACTGACTCAGGAGACCAGGGAGACGGACACTGAGGTGGTCACTGTCATCACGTGCGAACGCGCGGTGCCGTGGACCACGAGCACCTATGACGCCGGGAACCTGCTGGAGGACGTCAAAGAGCTGGTCGCCGAGTGCGGGGAGCGCAAGGTCTCCGGGCAGATGATCGCCTACGACACCGAAATCTGGTACGTCACGCGTGTCGTGGTCGATGAAGACGGTGTGCGCGAGGAGGTGGCCAAGATGATCTGGCCCGACGGAACGGAAGTCGAGTCGCTGTACTGAACTGAAGACACAAGGGGCAGGGCCACATCGGTCCTGCCCCTTCGGTCGCTGAAGGGGTCGCATGAGGAACGACGCAAGGACGATGCTGCGCTTCGAGCTGGCCGTCAACATCCACAGGCTCCTGGGGAAGCGACGGGGTGAGGTGATCGCCATGCTGGAGTCCTGCGGCATACCCGCAAGGGACGTCCCGCGCGAGACGGCGATATGGCGCGAAGGGCCAGTGGTTCACCTGGAGCGGTTCGTGCGCCACGAGGGGGACGGCCCCATCCTCGTGAACGACGACGGGACAGGGGCAAGGGTCGAACCGCTGTCGATTACGCCGGACCGGATCCCGGAGTGGATACCGATGGACTGAGAAGAGCCCGCTTCTGCTGAGGCGGGCTCTTCTCGCGTCACGCGACTACCACTGGGTAACAAATCTTCCGATTCCGAAGCCATCAAAAGTTACTGGTAAGTCACTAGATTCCGGAAGGAACGGCTCCGAATTCCAGTGGAAGTACCGGAACACGAAGGGGGACGTACGGGTCGAAACGGACGGGATGAAGCGCATGGAATCGGAGTCAACAGACGTGAAACAGGCCGAATCGGACATGCGCCCTGTCCTCTTTGATCTGATATGGGGTCTATGACCAGCGCTTTAGGGCGGCGAGTCCACCCTTCCTTGCAGTCGCTCGTCGGGGACCCGCCTGACCTGTCCCGATTCGACCCCATTCATGCAGACCTGGAAGACCGCCGAAGCGGGGCGGTCCGGCAAGTGGCCTATCTCTGGGGTAGGCCAGCCTGTATGCTCGACCTAGGCCACGAAGGGACAACCGTGTCGCCGCAACTTGCAAGCCCTGAAGCGAAGTTGAGTGCCAACCTGGAAAAACCGCAGGCCGTGTTCACTATCATCGTGACCGGCTCTCGGGGGTGGTGGCACTGGCCGTCCGTGCAGCAGCCGCTCGACAATCTCCTGCGGAAGCACGGCAGGCTCCTGATCCGTAATGGCAGGGCCCGTTACGGCCTTGACGCTCTCGTGCACCGGTGGACCGTGGAGCACGAGGCTCAAGGGGCCATGGAGGATCCACATTGGGCCGACTGGGACCGCTTCGGCAGGGCGGAGGCTGGCCGTATCCGCAACCAGCGGATGGTCGACGAGGGCGCTGACCTGCTTCTTGTGTGGGCGTTGCCCTGCCGGAAACGCACGCCCTGGTGTCCCCCCGGGGAGCACCCCACTCACGGCACGGCGGACTGCGTTCGGCGTGCCAGAGATGCCGGTATTGTCCCGAAGTTCTGCCCGATGGGCATGAGCTGGGCAGCGTGATCCGGCGCAAGCACTTCAAAAAAGGTCAACTCTGAAGATTCGCCTTGGAATTCGTGGCGAACACCCAAAAGGAACCACGGAAAGGAAGGGGGCTCTTGGCTATGGTCAGGAACCCCCGAAGAAGAAACGGAGCTAGTCATGAACAGGTGCAAGAGTGTCGTCCTGTCCGCCACGCTCAGCGTCGCGTTCGCCGTCGGGGCGGCTACCAGCGCAAATGCCGCGCCGACCATACGAGATAAGGCGCTCAGCACGGCCGCTACCCAGAAGGGCGCCCGGTACGTCTACGGCGCTGCGGGCGGCTACAGCAAGGGCTACGACTGCTCGGGCCTGACGTCCTACGCGTACGGCAAGCACGGGAAGAAGATCCCCCGCACGGCTCAGGCTCAGTACAACCGATACACGCACATCTCGCCGAGCAACCGGCGCAAGGGTGACCTGATCTTCATCGGCACGTCGTCCAGCAACATCTACCACGTGGGCATCTACGCGGGCGTCAAGAACGGCTACGGCCTGATCCTGGACGCGCCCAAGCCGGGGCGCACGGTGGGCTTCCACCGGATCGTGAACTACACCGCAGGCTCACCCAAGGCCTACTACGCCCGGGTGAACTAGTCGATTCACCTTGGATTCCAAGACGCCAGGGGCGCAGAGAGACCTTCGAAGGAAAGGGGGGGACATGGATACGCACGAGCGCAGCGCCGATGTCCCGGTGCAGGAGAAGATCGTCCAGACGGAGCTGATCATCCAGACGCGGCAGAAGGACACAGACCCGTGGTGCAGCCAGGGGAAGCCCTTCCCGGGCATCTTCCAAGCGGCGGCGCGGAGCTACCTTCGGCTGGTCAGGACGGGTTATCCGGGCCTGAAGAGCCGCATGATCGAGCGGTCCGTCATCCACCGCGACCGAGTCGTGGAGAGCTGACGGACGACGGGTCTGGACCACGTCGACCAAGTTGCCTGATTCACCCTGGAATCCAAGGCGAACGTGCATGGAATTAGCCTTGCTACCAGGGTGAACAGTCTAAATCGGAAAGGAAAGAAGGCATGGAGCGCAGCCTCGACATTCCCGAGGGGGCTGAAATCACGGTGATCAGCAGGCGGATCGCCGTGCAGTCCCGGGCCGACGAGACCGAAGCATGGCGAGTCGAGAACGACACCACCAACGCCACCTCGAAGGACGCTGTGGCCTGCGCCCGTCGGCTTGAGCGGATCTACCAGACCCAGGTCGACCCGAACCGTGAAACCCGCCTGGTCAGGCGCACTCACGCGGTGTTCGACGAAGTCCTGGAGGGCTGACATGGGCGTCAAGTACGACGCCGGAGACCGGGTGTTCGACCCGGTCATGGCTCACCTGCCCCCCCTGAAGGGGCAGGTCGGAGAGGGAACGCTACAGAAGATCACCTCCAGCCTGGTCGGTGGTCTACTGGCTCTGGGCTGGGGCAACGCCGACGGGTGGGTGGGCATGTACGACACGGAACCCGCCGTCGTCGCAGCCTTCAAGGAGCACGGCGTCCGACTGAAGTGCATGTCAGAGAACGACGAGCATGGCGGCTGGTGCGAAGAGGAGCGCGGCCACTACCCCGAGACCCGGCACAGGGACGACGACGGCCGTACCTGGACCGAAGAAGAAGCAGTGCAGTAGAGGAGGGGCAATGGAAGACGAACTGTGCGGGGGCGTCGCAGGATGCGGCCACCCGAAGAAGGAGCACAGCAGGGTCGCGGGCGACTCCCGGACGGCCTGTGCTCACCAGCTCAGCAAGGGCGGGCGCAGCATCACGTGCTCCTGCCGTCGATTCAAGGCGGTTCGGTCCAGTTCGTCCATTTCGGGGCGCGCGGTGACGACAGCGCATGGGTGAGCAGGCTCCCCCTCCGCAGCAGCGTCGCGTCAGAGGTCTCGCCTCCCTTCTGCTCGACCTGCACCGCTGTCAGCACGGTCGCCTGGAGGGGGATCCCTGCGGCGGCTGTGACGGGACATCCACCGGGAACCGGCTCCTCCGGCCGGGCATGACGATCGGTCACACGCTGTACGGCGATGCGATCGTCATGCCCTCCTGGGAGAACCACAACGACCCGGCGGAATGGGTTCAGCAAGGATGATGGAATAGCTGGCCGTAAGGCCGGTAAAGGGCCCGCCGGAGCCTTTCTGGCGGGCCCTTCGGAAGGGAGAAGAGGGTATGGAAACAAGGCACAAGAGGCCTGTCCCGCAGATGGCCGGGCTTCGTCAGTCTGTAGAGCTTCAGCACGCCAAGCGGGGCATGGGCCGTATGTTCCGCCGAGGCCTGCACGGCGCCAAGAACTGGATCCTGGAGCCGGACGATGAGGGCGGGCACCGGTCCTTCTGGGTCAAGGGGCTGAGATTTCTGGTGGTCATGACGCCCCTCTGGATCGCCCTGATGCCGTTCACCGGGGGGTCCGCGAGCGAGGGTCGGCAGATGACTGGCATGCAGGCCGTGTTCACTGTCGTCGTCTTCGCCCCTGCCTGTGCTGCGGTTCTTCTCGCCGTCTTCTCGGCTCGCGAGCGGCGGCTCGGGCGGGAGGAGCCCTGGTCGGACCTGCCACCGTTGGTCACCGAAAGTAGTCAATCGGAGCCGGTCCCCGATGACGACACTGCGCCGGAAGCGCCTACCGCCCTCCTGGAGAAACCGCAGGTCAGCGAGATTGGTGCCGACGGCGACGAGGTGGTGCAGCAGAACATCACGGACACTCTCGGTAATTTGCCGCATATCGACCAGGGGTCGTTGCGCGGTCCGCTTCAGCAGGCCACTTCGGAGGAAGCGACAACCCTTGTCCTGCCTGCGGAAGAACACGGCCCAGAGGTGGTGCACCCGGCGATGCAGCAGGCCATCACGCTGGGTGCAAACCAGGAGGAAACGGAACGGACATCGGAGACAACCCCGGCACCCGTGCCGCCAGCCCCCGTGGAGGTGATGCAGACGGCCACTTCAGGGCCGTCCTTTCCGCAGGTCAAGGCCGAAGTAGAGGCGGTGCAAGGGGTCTCCGGGCAGGCCGCATCTGAGTGGGCAAAACTGGACACATCGGGTGACACGGAGAGTGACGAAGGGTTGATCCTCGACACGCCCACCGTTTCGCTGCATCCCGAGGTGCAGCCGGTGGTGCACGACCCGGGTCCTGCACCGGTATCCGCCCAGGTCAGCCTCAGCAAGGAGCCGTTGCAGCAACCGGTGCAAGGCGAGTTGCAGGTCCGTTTTGCCGCCCCGGGCCCATTCCCCGTGGGGGACGAACCGCTCGCCGAGGACTGGTTCCTGACGAAGCCTGACGTCGAGGAAGAGGCGGATCAGACCGGCGGCGACGCCGAGATGGATGCCGCCTCCAGGGACGGTGAACCGGCACTCGACACCGGGGGCGCCCCGGCCGTCGAAGGGGCCGAGGTGGACGAGGCGGCCCCGGAAGCCGAGGCAGCCCCGGAAGCCGAGGCAGCCCCGGAAGCCGAGGCAGCCCCGGAAGCCGAGGCAGCCCCGGAAGCCGAGGCAGCCCCGGAGGGTGAACCGGCCATGCCTGGCGTCGTGATGCTCTACCTCGCCGTCCAGGCCAATCCTGCCGCGTTCGACCCGGAGGCACGCGAGAAGGCCCGTCAGAACGCGATGGGGTGGCTGCACGGAGAGATCGAGTCGGGGCGCCTCTCCCGGGCGCAGGCAGCCGTGATGTTCGGCGTGGACAAATCCACGGTCACCCGATGGATGAACAGGGATCCGTGGGCCGATGAAAGCGGCTCGTGAGTGCACCGCATCACCGCAGAAAAAAGGGGCGTCGGATGGTTATCCGGCGCCCCTTTTGCGTACGCTGTGCCGGGATGCATCATGCGCAGAAAGGCGTAGACATGAGCGACGTAACCTTCGACACCGCCACCCTCGGAAGCGAGGCCAGCAAGCTCCTGACGGTGCTGCTCAGTCACGCCCACAGTGACGGACGGGCGCAGGTGTCCACCGCCGGACTGCTGAAGGAGACCGGCCTGACGCAGGGCGCTCTCGTGCGCGCACGCAGTGAACTGACCCGGCATCGACTGCTCAACGTTGAGCGCGGGTACTCCGCGAACGGTTTGCGCGGGGCCAACGTGTACATCCTCAACCGCTACGCGCTCGGACTCAGCCTCGCGGGCTCTTCGGAAGACGGAACTGGTGCGCCTTCCCTGGAAGGCGCGACTGCGCCCGAGCGAACCACTTCCAGTGACGACATGGCCGAGCGAACGAGCATCTGGTCCCGCCTCTTCCGGCGGAACACCGCTTCCAGGTAGCACGAACACCTTCCTGGCGGCCTGGAAGAATGGACTCGGGGATCGGTGGTTCGTCGGGTGAATCGGACGAACTCGGACAGAGTGGCGCCACATGTCCGGGCATCGTCTGCGAAAACGTCGAATCGGACAGAACGGAAACTGGAACGATCCCCGCCTGGTTCAGTTGACACGGCCTAGGCCATCTGGAAGAGTCGTACGTATCGCCCCCGCAGGCACGAGGGGACGTCCTTCGGAAAGGGAGAAACGGGAAAATGGCCGAGACGGAGAACGAGACGGTTCCGCAGAAGACGGAGAAGACGAAGAAGCGCAAGAGGTTCAGTCTGCTGATCCTCCTCGCCGTGATCCTGTCGCTGGGGTCGCTCGTCTGGACGACCTACTCGCTCCTCGACTTCTTCCAGGACGGCGGCATCAACCCGGCGACATTCAACTGGAAGACCGTCAGCATCACCGGTCTCTCGGCGGCGGCCACGGCGGACATCGCATGGAGCCTGACGATGTTCGCCGACTACCAGGGTGTCCGGATCGTGAAGCGGTTCAAGTGGCGCGAGAAGCAGGCGACGGTGAACATCCTCCCCATCGTCAGTTGGGTCGAGGTGCTGTTCGTAGCAACACTGCTCCTCATTCACGGTCTGAACGTGGGGGGTGGCGAGGCGGCGTTCGCAGCGGTCCTGCCGGTCCTGACCCGGTTCTCCTGGATGGTGGCCCTGGCCGACCTGAAGGACCCCTCGGACCTTACGGACGAGGAGAAGGCGGAGATCGCCGAACTGGAGCGTGAGTCTCGGCGCATGAAGGCGCGGATGGAGGCTACGGCCGCGAAGCATGAGGCCGAGCTGGAGGAGAAGCGCCGGAAGAACGCGGCCAAGCTGGAGGACAGGAAGGTCGAGAACGAGCTGGTGCTCCTCGACAACGAGACCGACTTCAAGCTGAAGGAACTGTCGATGCGGCAGGAGAACGAGCTGAAGGCGCTGGAAGCCACCTTGCGGGCCGAACTCCAGATGAAGGTGCTCGAAACCCGTGCGCAGGTCGAAGAGATGCGCGAGGAGCACGGCTGGAGCATGGGCATCCGCCGCCAGACGCAGCGCACGATCGTCGGCCACCTCGTTCCGCAGTACGGGCTGACGCAGGGAACCACCCTGGGGATCGAGACCGGCTCGCAGGACGACGTGACGTCGCCGTCCATCGACCTGGCAGCCCAGGGGCTGACCCCGCCTCAGCAGAGGCAGGCGGCCCTGGCTCTCGCCTGGTACCAGGTCGACGCCCAGTATGGCGGCGCGCTGACGAAGAAGGACTTCGTGGAGCAGAACAAGAGCCAGATCCCGGGGCTGTCGGCACCCCGCCTCAGCGAGGCGACGGGCAGCTTCCCGCGCGAGTGGTTCGCCGAGCGAGGTGTGGTGTTCCAGGGCTGAAAGGGCGCATGACGAGAAGCCCCCGTTTTTTCAGGCGGGGGCTTCTCGTTTTTCAATTTGCTTGTATTCTAAATGTGTTGGTAATTACCGGGAAGGAGAAGATCATGGCCTGGCGTCTTGAAGCTTCTGGCGCACGGGGCGCCAATTTGATCGTCATCGAACCGATCATGCCCAGTGACCCTGACTACATGTTGACTCACGTCCGCATCCGGGTGACACCCAAGGGTGGTCACGAGTTCCCTACGGTGCCGCTCTGGCCCCGGGGCACGCTCTACCGGGATCGCCTCGGATCCGAGTACACCATCATCAGGGGCATCGTCGAGGAGCGGGGCGGGGATGACGGAGAGTCCTCGATCTGGACGTACGACTACCTCGCCCTCTGGGGAGTTCACGACTTGAGTGGACTTCAGGCGTAGCATGTAGCCCGAAACGCGGAAAGGAAAAGGAACGTGAGGGTGAAAAAGGAAATGGCGGTGCTTTCGTCATGATCGAGAAAGTCGTCTCCTGGGCCATCCAGAAAACAGTGGAAGAAGAGACGGGCGACAGCGTCACCACGGCGGCCCTGCTGGGGGCCGGACTGGACAGTGCAGCCTTCACTGCCATCGGCGTACCCGGCAAGGCGGCGGTCGCCGCCGGAGCCGTCACAGGGGCCGGGCTCCACGTCTGCAAAAAGATCCGGGAAGGGAAGAAGCAGTGACCGACAGCATCAAGACCGACGACCCGAGACTGACCAGCCTGCTGGACCACATGCCGCCAGCCCTGCGCGCCGTCGTGATCGCGGTGGACAGCCTCCGTGAGAAGTGGGCGTCGTCCAGCGAGGAAGAGCGGCGAGAACTGTGGGGAGAGGTGGACCAGAAGATGGTCGCCGTCTACCTCTCGGCCGAGCCCTCCCTCATGGAGGCGCTGGCGGACGTCGTCTGCGAGCGCAGGCGACAGGACAAGAGGTGGGGCGAGCAGAACTACGGCGACTTCGAGGGAATCTCCATCCTCACGGAGGAGGTGGGTGAAGCCGCCCAGGCCGCCAACGAAGCGAACTTCATCTCCAGTCCGACGCGCGGCGACTACTCCCGGCTCATCGAAGAGCTGATCCAGGTGGCCGCAGTAGCTGTGAACCACATCCAGATCATCCGCCGCCGCCGGGAGGGGGTGACCAAGTGACGACCGACTGGTGGTCATCTACGAAGCAGGGCGAGATCGACGTTCGCCCGTTGCCCACACCGCCGCCACCCTCTCACGCCGAACCGAGTCCTGCGATCACTCCGATCGTCGAGCCCGGCCCGGAAGTGCAGGCGCCGGAGAATGAGGAAGTGCAGCCTTCGGGCGTCAGCCGCACCCGGGCGATGAAGGTCGTCGGCCTCGTCGCGGGCGCCACCGTTGCAGGAGCCCTCATAGTCGGGGGCATGCACGACGGCGGTGAACAGAAGAAGCCGTCCATCACCTCGGCGGAACAGAGTGAGGAACTTCCCGCAGCGGGCGGGGGTCCGGAGGCCTCCCTTCCCAGCGGCGACGAGAAGGCGGTGCCTGGGGGTCAGGACCAGACCTCGGCTAGTGCGGCACCACGGGTCGTCACGCTGGCCGCTACACCCTCCGGCAGGGGACGCACGGGTGCCGTGATGAAGCTGACCGTTCACAACGGCACCGACAGTCCCGTCATCGTTCTTGCCAGCATGGTGAAGGGGGACGGCCACTCGGCCATCGTCGGCGAGGGAACCCTCGCCCCGGGGTCCCGTACGGTGCAGCCGGGCGAGACGGTCACTGGAACCGTGGAGTTCTCGACGGCCGCCGCTCCGCACCAGGTGGCCTTACTGGACCTGTCGGGCAACGTGGTCGCCGCGAGCGACGAGAGCTGAAGCGAACGAAAGGGGAGGGTGATGGTCAAGCCGGTCCTGTCTCGACTGGAGCCGAGAGGGCGTGTGCAGCGCTACGGAGTCACCGGATTTGATCACCTGGTCGTCGAGGCTCAGTACTCCGACGAGGACTACCGGAAGCCTCAACTCCAGGACTGGGTCGTCATCGACACTCGGTTCGACCAGGCCTTCGACAAGTGGTCACGATGGTTCGTGTGGCTCGGGCCTGCCTTGTCTGACGTCCGGAACTGGGTCCGTGCGGGCGGGCCCAGCCTCTGGGACCCAGAGAAACGAAAGGCGGATAAGGACTGGTGGCCAGCGCCTGACGGCATGCGAGTGGGCGCGAGAACGCCCGGCCCTCGCAGAGAAGGTGGCGACGTGCCACTGAAGCGCCGCGACATCCGGCGGGCAGCCAACTACTGTGCCGCGATGATGCTCTATGCGGCAGGCGAGCAGGGCTTCGGCGTTTCTCAGGACGTGATCGACGATCTTGGTCTGAGTGACGAAGACGTGCAGCGCATCGAGGACGAAATAGATGCGATCCGTCAGGGACTGCTGGATCGAAGTCACCAAGGGGGGAAGCGTGGACCGGAGGACGGCGGCACGCGAGGCGAAGTTCCGGGCCGGGCTCATCCTGGAATCGGCCCTGGACAACGGATGGCAGGAGGAAGTCGAGGACCGCTACGGAGAGAAGGGGGCCTCGATGATCGCCGAGGAGATGTCGAAACTGGCCACTCGGCTCATCGAGAATTCCGGCCGGACGACGTAGCAGGCAAGAAGTATGCGGTGTGTCCCGCCTGGGTCACACCCGAGGACGGTGGCCGACGGCATGTCGGCTTCGCAGACCTGGTCCAGTTGTACGGGGTGAACGAGTCGGAGTGCCTGCTCATTCCGGCAGACATACAGGATGACCGCCTGCCGTCCTACGTCGAGGATCTGGTCTGGCTGCACCCTCAGCCGTCCGAGGAGCGCTACCGCGACATGCGTGAGGAACTGGCTCGGGGGGCTGATGCGTTCAAGCTGACCTGATCCGGCGAGATCCCCTTCTAAGGCTGGCTGAAAAACGTCGAGACGCGCCATTCCTGTAGGACTAGCGTAAGCACCGTGAGCTAGTACGCGAAGTGTTCGTCTACTAGCTCACCGGAGAGGGGGAAGAGACCAGGTGACACCGAAAGTGGAGCGCGTGCTGCCACCCTTCATGCAGATCGCAGAGGCTTACCGCACGCAGATCAGAGAGGGCGCCCTGCCTCAGGGCGCCCGGCTCCCGTCGATCCCGAACATCGCCCTGGACGCCGGAGTCGCTACGGCGACGGCAGCCAAGGCGATCCGGCAGCTCCAGAGGGAGGGATATGTCCGGTCGACGCGACAGGGGACGTTCGTCGACCTGGCGGGCAAGATGACCAGCGGAGCGGACCGCCTCCAGATGCTGAGGGCGACGGGTGGCGGACTGAGAACGGGGGAAGAGGTCGAGGTCACGGCGGCCGAGATGGTCTACATGTCGGGAGACATCGCGGACGCTCTCGCCATCAACGACGGCGGAGGGGTGATCCGGCGACGCAGGGTCTACCGCGACGGGGATGGAGTGATCGCCGTGTCGACGTCCTGGCTCCCGGGCGCCCTGGCCGACACCGCCCCTGAACTCCTGACCTTGGGACCCTTGCCTCAGATGACCTTCGGGTTGATCGAGGAGCGCACCGGACGACGTGCATCCCGGCGAAGCGACCGGGTGGCCATCAAGGCTGCTCCCGACGACATCGCCGTACACCTGGAGGTTCCGGCGGGAACCCCGGTGCTGGCCATGACCAACCAGTACTGGGACCAGAACGGCGACCCCATCGAGTACGCCCTGGACTTCCTCGGGGCTGGCAGAGAGTTGTCCGCTGAGTACAACATCTGACCACAATGAGACGGGGGGTCGGTTGCAGGGTTGTGGCCTCCCTGCAAC